CAGTATTTATTATCTCTATATCTTCTTCTGTTATATTTATATCTCTCATATTAATCGGGCCCCTATTTCTCTGCTATTAAGAAACGAACTCTTATCTTCTTAACCATTAATATATCTATCTCCCTTTCTTATGTTTCTCTAACATATTAGTCATATCTTTACAAATACCTTTTATTAGCTCTGTATAATCTCTTAACTCTATTAACATCTTTAAATCTTCATCTTCTATATATCTTAAAGCTGGCACCATACCATTTGGATATAATACCTTTGTCTTATCTTTTATTAATTTGTCAATAAATCCCTCTATCATTTTTATTCTATCTAGTTCCATCTTCTTATTCTCCTTTGCTTATAGATTTTATATATTCTCTTATTTCTTCTATTACATTTATATTAATTAGGTCTTTTATTCGGGGGGGGCCCTCTTTTCTCCGCTATTAAGAAACGAACTCTTACATAACAGTATTAACTAATATCTCTTCTACTACTTCTTTATTAACTTCACATCCACATTCAAAACAAGTATATCCTTTTACTTTACTTAAATATGGATTATCTTCTTCTGTATAATAAAACTCTGGATAATATCCTTCTATCTCTTTCTCTAATTTTATTTCTCTTTTATTATAATCTTCTATACTCAATACTTCATATTTACCATTATTAAGTTTTTTATATATCATCTCAGAATCTTTTACTATCCCTGCTTTTCTAGAATCTCTTCCACAATAAGCACAATGATATTTTTCTTCTTCATCTACATATTCTCCTTTATCTATCGCTATTAAGAAGTCTATTGCAGATTCTAATCCTTCCATAATATACTTTTCTCTTACTAAATTAGCTACTTTATTACTTAATCCTGAACACATAGGACAATTATATTCTTTTCCTATACATCCTCCATAATCTCTATATGTATATGGTATCATATTTAAACTTATACTATCACAACAAGTACAACTTGTTTTCCAAGCATCATAATCTACACATATATCTATCCAGTCTAATACTTCAGTACTGTCTTCATGTATAAATCCTTCTTCAGCTTTTAATAGCTCTTTTGTATCTATTATAAACCACGTTCTATTTATTTCTTTTTCATGACACATATATCTTATATCAAACATATCTTGATTATCATATATAAACGCAACTAATCTATTGTATTTATTCTTCATCCATTCAGGATTATTTACTCTCTCTGCTCCAGTATAACAACCTACTGCATATCTTTTCTTAGTTTCAATATTCTTTTTCATATCAATTATCCTCTTTTCTTTTTATTATAATTATTTATTATTTTATATTTATATTAATCGGGGCTATTTCTTCGCTATTAAGAAACGAACTCTTTATCTTTTATCTCTTAAGCTATACTTATCTTACTTATATATAACCTCTACACCAACATACTCATATGCCTCTCCTATTATACTTCTATGACATTTAGATACATCTCTACAATAACATAATAAAACTACATCTTTACCACTATCTAATATTCTCTTTATATATCTCATCTTCTCTAATGCAATCTCATTATTCTGTATCTCTTGCTTATATACTCTCTTATACTCCTTAAACCAATTATCTATCCCCTTATTATCCATATACCAACTAAATAACTCTTTACTAGGTGCTAATTCTATAATATGCTCTGATATTCTACTATCTCTCATTGGCTTTCTAGCTATATTGATAATAACACTATTGTCTGGTGCTATTAACTCATATGTATACTTACTTGCTAAATATAATTTACCTTTTATCATTTATCTCATTCTCCTTATTTTATTTATTAATAATCTTTTAAAATACTTTTCTGCATATTAAATTGTGGCTCCCTTATTGTTTCCGCTATATTACTTCTATCTTTAGAAACGAACTCTTATCCTATCTCTTCTTTCCATATATCTTGATAACATAGCCCTAGTCATTTCTCTAATAGAATTATCCATATCTCCTTTTAAATCTTCTCTTTGTAATGCATTTGCTACCTTTAATAACTTATCACTTTCTATCTCTTCTTCTCTACTTATATCAGTAATAACTACAGCACATATCTCTTTTCCATATACATCATTTACTTCTCTTATATCTAATACATCCTCTAATTCAAATATCTCTATACTCTCCTTAAAGTACTTCTTTAAATCTCTTTTTATACATATTAATAGCTTTTCTCCTGTATTCCTTAATACTGGACTACCTATACTCTTTTTCATTTCTGTTTCCTTTTCTCCCAACTAGATTTTAATTCCTTATGCCAATAAAACTTATAATCTATCTCACTTAATCTCTCAACTAACAAGTAATACTCTTCCTTTTCTATCTCTCTCTTTGTTATCTTATTTCTAAGTATTCTTATCCTACCTGTATATATCCTTTTCATTCTCCCTCTTTCGGTACTTATCTCTTTACTTTCTCTCTTTAGATTATCATCTATTCTTTCATCTATAACATCATATAATAACATGTCTATCTCCTTTCAATGTGTATATCCACTATTTACACTTGGTAAATATATTTATTTTTATCTATATCACCGCTAACGCTTATATAAACATAAATAACTATATTTACTACTTTTTAGCCTTTTCTGCTCTCTTACGTTCGCTTATAAGCCATTTTTGCAAAACGGAGATTTAATCCTTTTTATTCTTTTCTGCTTTCTCTTTATTTTTACCCTAATTTCACGGTGAGACTCTTTTTTTACCCTTGCGGACTAGGTCCTCCCGCTCAAAATATATAAATTTCTCAAGAGAGACCAAAACGGGTTGAGCGACTGTTATATAAAAATAGCAATTTTATCGTAAAAGTTTAGTATTTGTTATGCTAGGTATGGAAATCCTAAAGACTTTTTCTGCAAAAGTTTAGTGAGAGTAAACAAGGTTTTCTGCTAAGAGAGGATTGAGAGTAGATAAATAATAAGGGAAAGATAATCTTCTGACGAGATTAGCCTCGGCCTTGCGGCCTCGGCATATTATATAATGTTTAATAGTATATCATCATTATATTGTTCTATATCTAAACCAGTATTAATGGCATGACATATAAGATTATCTATAGTCTTATCATCTTCTTCTGTATCAAATTTAGCTATTAAAGAAATAGCACCTTTTAAATCCTTTAAGTTATCAACATTCTTATTCATTTTAATATCCTCCAAATAGTTATTATTATTCTAATTTATATTACATACTTCTAAACAATCTGTCTCTATAGAACATCCAGTACATTGATTTTCTGCACATTCTATATCTGTTAAAGAAACCATTTCGTGAATCCATTGTTTTCTAACTTGTTTAGAATTACATCTTGCTATTATATTGATTAAATTTTCTCTTTGATTTTGCATAATAATATCCTCTTTTCTATAATGTTTTTTTATATTGTAACATAACTTTGTTTCTAAAATCAAAATAACCTAGTTGTATATTAGGTTTTATATCATAAAGAGAACTTTTCTGCTCCCAAGCTATATTTATCTGTCTAATAAGTTCTAACATTTACAATAAACCTCCAATAAAGCTATTAAAAAGAAACGAAGCTCTTAAAGAGCTCCGAATCCTCTACTTAATTTAGCTGTTTCTTGTTTCTTAAATGTAGTCTTTATAGTCTTCATTAAGTTTTGAACATTATCACCTTTCATTAATTCTTTGTGATTTAGTTCTTTAATAGCTATATTAGCTACACAAGCAGTAGCCTCTACACCAGTCTTAACCATACCTACACCAACTGTAGCTCCGATTTCAACACCTGCAAGAGTTACTTCTCTACCTACTCTATTTAATACAGAAGCACTAGCTCCTCCTATCATTCTAGCTTTCTTAGTAAAGTTACTTACTTTTACTCCTGTTTGAGCAACTTTAGTAGCTAGTTCTATAGCTTTCATTTGGTCATCATTTAAATTAAAAGCTATTATAGTATGCACTAAAGTGTTATACATCCCTGGTGCAAATGGTTGTTGTAATACTATTATTTGTTCTTCACTTACTTTAGCTCCGCCTAATATGTCTTTAAGAACTATTTCTATTTTCTCTGGACTATTAGCTATTAAAGCAAATGTATTTTGTATTAATGTTTCATCTGGCTCATATCCTGTTAATACTCCAGATTGTACTCTTGAACTTAAAGCAGTTTCGATTATCATTAATTGAATGTCGCTTAACATTTCTGTATCAATTTTAATCATATAACCGTCTTGTTCAGAACCCATAGATTCTACTCCTGTAACTACTCCTTCTTCATTAGAACATAATGGTATGAATACATTAGCCATTAATTCTCCTATAAGTCTTTCATCACCTTTTATCATTTTTATTGCTTGCATTTTAAAATCCTCCTAATTAGTTAATATTATATTTCCCCTAGATGGGGAAGGAGATTAAGCGTTAACTTGTACTCCGTCCCAACTAGGCTTTGTTCCTGCACTTTCTATATTGAACACAATTGGTTCATCATTATTATTCTTTTCTGCTACAGCTCCAGATAGTTCTTTATCTAAATCTGTATCATCTATACTAGCTCCTCCAGTTACCTCAAATTTAGGTTGTTCTGATGGTATAGTAGTTCCTCCAGCTGTTAATGTAACAACTTCTGGTGCCTTTAAAGCGTCTCTTTCAGCTTTAAGCATTTTATATGTATCCATATCACCTGCTTTTAATGCATCTGTCATTAATGCAGTTAGTGTTTCACGTAACTCTTTATCAGGGTCTATTACTTGAGTAGTAGTTTGTGGTACACTTGCAACAGTTTGCATTGTGTTAAGTATAGCATATGCTTTACTTCTTAAGTCCATATATACTTTGTTATCTCTCATTTTAGGTATATATGATACTTGATTAAATCTTACATTTAATAGCCTATCTTTATATAAATCATAGAATTCTTTATATCCTGCTAAGTCTTCAGAAGCTAAAGTTTCTCCATTTAATTGCTTACCAGTTTTAACATAGTCTATTGCATATCCAGAATTTATTCCTTGAACTAAATCCATTAAGAATATTCTAAATGTCTCACCTGCCTCTGTTGGCACATGATTCTTTAATACTTCATTCAATACAGCTAAATTAGCACTTACTCCTGTAGTACTAGATTTCTTAATCTCAACACCTTCTCCGTATGCTACTGCATTATTTCCTTTACTTACTATAACTATCTCTTTCATTTGATAGTACCTCCTATAATTTAATAATTTTATAATTTCATAAATAATAATTTTCTGCTTATGCTTTTATAACATAATGCTCATATAAAGCTTTTTCTGCTTATAATGAAAAAAGAAGAGGCTATTAACCTCTTCTAGTTATACCAACAACTTTGAATGGACAGTTGTCTTCATTTTTATTTATTTCTTTAATGAAATCTTCTAATTCCTTAGTCATGTCTTTTGACTCAACTCTTTCATCTATTCCATTAAATTTATTAGAAACTACTTCTAAGTCTTCTAGCATTTCAGGTAAATCTTTTATTAAACTTTTAACGAAAGATTTTCCTGCAAATACTAAGTCTATAGCCTCTTTAGCTGTGTACTCTTGAGTAACCTCTATATCATTTATTTTTACTCCTTGTACTTCTATACTTCCTAATTTAAATATTGTTTTCATATCAATAATCTCCTTTATTTTGTAATTTATATTTTATAATCATAATAATCAATTTTCTGCTGTTCCCCCGAAGGGGAAGAGAGACTAATATGCGTCCACTGCACTAACTCTTTCAGGTGCTGGAACCATACTGTCTACTATTTTCCATGTAGCGTCTCTATAATCTATGAACATTTGAGATTTTAAACCTCTTTGTCCAAATAGTTGTATGTTATTGCTTAATAGCTCAACATTCTTATCAAGACGTTTTACTTCTGTTAATAGCTCTGGAGCTATCTCTTCTCCATTCTTTTTACATCCAGTAGTTACCCAAACTTTTCTAGTATCTTCATATCTTAAGAACTCTATGAATCTAGGTAGTAAAAATACAACTGGTTGGTCAAATTTCATTTGATTTGGTCTAGGTACGATTTCTAATATATCATTTAATGCTTTAATAGCACATAATTGAGTATTTTGATTCTCATCTACAAATGTATATAGTGCACCTTTACCATTTTCATTTTTCTTACTATCTGTTATTACAACAGTACCTGCTCTTCCTGCTACAGTATAAATTCTTCTTGCCATTTCAATTACCTCCAATAATCTTATAATATTTTATTTCATAAAAGACTTTTTTCTGTATCTAAGCATAGAAGAGGCTTAATAGCCTCTAACATACTTTTTCTTGTCTTTCAAGATAAAGTTTTAATGCCTCATCTTTTGTAAGACCAATAAATTCTTTCTCATAAAAACATAGTTTTGACATATCATATATAAACAAAAGCTCAACAGTTTTATCATCAAAAAAAGCACAAACATAACCTTCTTCAGTGATAAAATCTACGTTTTTATATGCTATTGAACAATTTATTATTTTTTTCATAAGAATACCTCCGAAAATTCAAATTTAATTTCACAAAATATTATTTTCTGCTCTCGTAGAGTGATAGGCACTCGTAGAGAGATATGAACAAATATGTTAACATAAGCTGTTAAATAACATGCTATGCCTTAAGACATTTGCTCACAAAGAAGACTTTTCTGCTCCCTCTGTTAAGAGGGAGATATAATCTTCATAGAAGATTGTTTTCTGCTGTCTCTCGTAGAGAGACGTAAAGTCTTCTGCCATAAAGGCCACGTAGTGACCTTTTCTGTGAAAACACCCGTAGGGCTTAGCAAATGTACCCTCCCCGTAGGGGGAGTTAGGCTTAGAACAGTTCAGCTTCTATGTCATCAAGCATAGAAGAACTTGAGAATGAAGCAGTTGAAACTACTTTCTTCTCATCCTTCTTTACTTTATCTAATAAGCCAGCAGCTGCTATTAAAGCTTCATCGTCTTCACGTTGAGCTTTTCTAGCTTCTACTTTCTCATTAAATAATTTAGCACTTTCTTCTGCTTTCTTATCAGCCTCCTTCTTATTAACATCTAATAATGCTTTATATTCTTTATACATATCTATAACCTCAGCTGTTACCTTAGTTACTATAGACATGCTTGGCATAGTCTTACTTTTCTTAGCTATTATTGCATCTAATGAATCTACACTAGGTCTAGCAAATTTAGGAGAGTAGCTATATAAGTAGAACTTACCATTTAATTTAACATATCCAACTAAAACATCTTCCATAGAGAATTCAGTTACACCTTTAATAGCTGAGCTTCTAGCCATATAAGCATTATCTCTATTTATTTTAATTGGAGATAACTTAGTTCTATTAGTTAAGAATTTATGCTCATTTACTAATACATTCTCAACAGCTATCTTATATTCATCAGATAACTTCTCATGAGATAACCAAGTTATTTCATCTGTAGTAGGACTAGCTATTAAATAACACTTTTCTGTTTGATACAGTTTAGCGTTAGGATTCTTTCCTACTTTACTATTAGACACTTTAACAAATTGTGGAGCGTCTATATTTTTCTTCTCTTCCTTCTCAGTTTTCTTCTCCTCTTTAACTGGTTCTTCCACTACTGGCTCTTGTTGCTCATAGTGTTTTAATTCTGACATTATACTTTCTTCTTGTGAAGCTAAGAATGCCATATAATCATCTTCATCAGATGTATTTGTTGTCTCTATTACTTCTTGTGTTTTAACAGCTTGTAATTCAGCTATAGTTTTCTTTAGCTCCTCTATTTCTTTCTTTTGAGCATCTATTGTATCTAAATGTTTTTCTATTTCAGTCGTATCTTGTACAAATTGTATTGGCCCTGGTACTTGAACTTCTACTATCTTTTCAACCTCTACTATTTTCTCAACTTCAACTTCTTTAACTACTTCTACTTCAATAACTTTCTCAACTATCTTTTCTATTTCCTTTTCTACTACTTTCTCTATAGTAGTCGTTTCTAATAAGTAAGAGCAGTCTAATGCAGCTAATATTTCTTTTACTTCTGCTAATTTCTTTATAGCTAAATCTTCTTTCTCTCTTCCTATGTTAGCTAATATATCCTTTGCTTGTTGTTCTTTCTTTAATAATGCGTTTACGTTTTTCATAATATTTATCTCCTTTGTTATTTAAATTATTTTATCTTATAGTTTAGTTTTATTAAAAAGAGGAGCCATTAGACCCCTCTATATTGTTGCTTATCCTAATATAGCTATAGCACCTTTAGCACATACAATCGTATCCATCTTAGTGTATTCGCTCATTTTATTAGCTTTAACAACATGTGACACTCTACCTAACATTCTAGATGCAGCATCTGAATCTCTTCTTAAGTTTAGATGTAACTTACCACCTATCTTAATAGTGTGTAGAGAGTATTTATCTTTCTTGCTTACACTTAGCTCTATAGCATTAGACCATAGACCAAATGATTTTTGTAATTTTGCAGCATCAGCTTTTTCAGCTAATTCTTTTTCAGCTGCATCCATACCATTAGTATTAGTTTCAGTCATAGTAGTAACTGAGTTAACTATTACTTCACTAGTAGCAGCGTTAGCATTGTATACATTAGCAGCTTGAGTTAAATCACAAACATTGTCAAACATTAAGAATTCAACTTGTTCGAATTCATACTCATTTACATACTTAACAAATACAGCTTCACCGCCTATTACTTTAGCTATAACTATTCCTGTGTAATCATCTTCTTCAGTACAGAACATGAAATCAGTTGAACCATCTTCTAATTCAACTTCACATTCACCATTTTCCATATAGAATGGAGTTCCTGGAGCTATAGCAAAGTTATCTGGTATTTCTACTTCTATAGTGCTATACATAGCATCTGCATTGAAGTGCCATTTTAATTCATTGCTGAACATAGCAGATATTGCAGTGTATCTATAGTTCTTTAATAATGAGAAGTTTTGTTCTCCTTTATATTCAGTTATCTTGAACCAACCAGCGTTACAAGCTATTCTGAATGTTTCTTCTGGAGTTAATCCTTTAACTTCTCCTAAAGTATATATAGCATTTCTTAATTTAGCAGCTAATTCATCTACTTTAGTCATTGGCATATGTTTAGCATATCTAAAGTGATTATGTATCATTTCACATGCTATAACAACCATTTTTTTAACATCATGTATAGCATTAGCGTCCTTGTTTATATTTAAACCTAAGAATTCTTCGAATAATCTCATATTAGATAATTCGTACATTTCTACTAATTGCCCTATGAAGTTAGATTGTTGTTGTACCATATACTCTTTTAATTCTGTAGCAGAGTCTTTTATTAAAGATTCTTTCATTGCATCCTTTATAGCATCTGTCTTAGCTTTAACTAATTCTTCTTGAGATGCATTAGGGTTAGCAGCTACAAATAATTCAAATTGCTCTTTAGCATAGTCATAAGCATTGTCTAATGGTAAGTAGTCATCTATAGAGTATGTGAATTTAACATCTTTCTTATGCTTAGCATCTGCTTTCTTATTAGCTACTATTTCAGCAAAGTTATGAGATACAGTTAATTTCTTAGAAGCTAACTTACAAGTGTAAGCTGACATGAACTCTGTTATTTCCATCATTCCTTCTTTAACTGTTGCATCTTTAGCTGAGTCTATTTCTAGCTCTTGCATAACTCTACCTATCTTTTCTAAGTCTTGACCTATTCTTACTAAGTCTTCTTGAGTAAATACGCTACTCATTTCTAATTGCTCAACAAATGTAGTTATATCAGATTTAAGAGCTTTAACTAATCTCATTTGTCTTCCTTGTAAGTTTTCTACTAAGAATATGTTATTATTAGCTTCCATAAATATAGCAGCATATCCTTCTCCATTACCCTTAGTACCTACAGTAGGGAACACTTTTCTTAATTTTATTAAATCAGTAGTACCATCTTCTTTTATGAATTGAGTGTTATACTCGTTATCCATTAATACTCCAGATACTTCTACTAAGTTAGTTATTATACCAACCATTGACCCAGCTACATATCCTAATCTAGCTAAAGCTCTTACTACAGAACCTGGTTGATTTAATTCTATTTCTGTTTTCTTGTTAGCTTTTAAGTATTTTATTGTTTCATAGTTGTTTAAGTCTCTTGCTACTAATGCGTCTTGTATCATATTGTCTGACATTTCCTTTCTCATTTTATTTGCTACCATAGATTTAGTGTTTACGTTTATATTCTTGTTCATCATTGTTATTCTCCTTCTGCTGTCTATTAACAGCTCACCTATTATTTTTATTTTAATTAAATTGATATTATTGTTTTTTAATGCTTATATAAAAATAGAGAGAGCCTGATGCCCTCCCTGATTATTTACAGATTATTGTTGCTAATCCGTCATTGTCATTGTATTTAGTTAATAGTATGTCTACTAATTTCTTTTCGAATACTACAGCTATACCATCGTAGTCAGTATCCATACCTGCTAATTTATGCTTTAATGTATTATCAGCACCTAACTTAGTTACACCATAAGAAGTGTTTAAGAAATCGTCTAATAATATAGCTCTTTCATCTCTAGTTATTTGCTTAGCTTTATACATAGCATTTATTCTAGCTTTTAATTGTGCTGAAGTAACATAAGTCACTATAGCATTTTCATCAGAAGATGGAGATGGATATTTGAATGCTACTCCTGTTAATAACTCAGCTAACTTAGCATCTTTCTCTGCTCTAGTTGCATTAGAGCTTTCTATCTCATTTATTTCTTCTGCGAATTTTACTTCCACGTCTCTAGAGTAACACTCTAATCTTCCACTGTATTCGTTTCTAGCTAATAAGCTGTCTACTTTACCAGCTGTTAAGAAGAATGTATCATCGAATAAAGCTCTTTGGAAGTAAGCTTTTATATCTATTTTATTTTTGTATACCATAGCTTGTTGTCTTGGTAACATTTCTTTTATTAATGCTTCTAATGCAGCAGTGTTTTCAGTACCATTAGCAACATATCTTATTATGAATTGAGCTAATGAAGCTTTGTGTGCATCTATATCACCTGATAACATATTTTCTAATTCTGCATCGAAGTTTTCTGACATGCATTCTAATAATGCATTTATAGTAGCTTCTTTATCAGCTATTAAGAACTTAGCTAACATTTGTCCTGAAGTTGAAGTATCTGAACACTTAGCTATATCTAGTAAGTGAGTTGTAACATTACCTTCTACTATCTTTTGTAAAGATATGTTCTTTAATAACTTACCACCATTGTAGTCTATTATGCATCCTAATGTCTCTCTATTACCTACTACTATTACTTTGTAGTCTTCTCTGTTTAAGTTTGAAACATCTGTACCAGCTTCTACAAATAATACTTTATCTTCACCATACATTTCTATTAATCTATTTAATCTGAATTGCATGTTCTTTTGAGTCTTAGCTTCACCGAATACTTTAGTAAAGTATTTATTTGCTCTAGTTTGAGCTGCGAATAATAATGCTTTATCCATAGATAAGTTTCTTCCTAATTTAGCGAATGACTTTTGCATCATTTCTACTGATATACAGTAAGCACCATCTGAAGTATTATCATCTATTTCTATACCATTAGATTCTAACATCTCTCTTGTTTCTTCATTGTAGTCTTGAGGCCCTAGTATTTCATCTAATACTATCACATAACCAAACTCTTCGTTAGCTGCTTTAACCATTTCTACTGATGGAGCACCTAATATACCTAATCTAGCTGATAACTTAGTTAAACCAGCAACTGTTAATTTACCTGACATTGCTTGAGATAATGCACCACCAGATACTTCATCCATTATTTTGAATGCATCATCTGGTTGTATAGCTGTCATTAATTGAGTTTCACTTCTCATGTTAGATGGTGACCAGTTTAATACTGTTAAGTGAGTACCTTCTACTGATTTATTAGCTACATATACTTTATCGTTCTTAGTTATTCTAAGACCCATAGTTTCAACACCATCAACTAACTTATTTTTAACTTCTTTTATCTCTGCATCTGTACTGTTTTTCATTATCTTTCTTATATCATTTTCAAGACGAGCGTATACTACAAGCGTATGAGTTTTAGTAGCCACGTATAATCTGTCAGCTGTAGTGTCATTACACTTAACTGTATAATCTGGTACTAATGCTTTCTCATCTTCATCCCAGTGAGATAATTGAACTACTGCTTGCTCATTTGTATCGAAGTCTGCTGCAAATTCCATTAATGCTCTAGCATTTGGGTTGTTAGAACCTGTAGTGTGGAATCTCTCTCCATATAAGTACATTTCATCTGATTCTTTGTCTTGTGCTGCTCTTAATATTATACCTTCTATAACTGGAACCATTTTGTGAATGTTTCTTATTATAGCGTTAGCATGTCCTTTGTGAGCTCCCATTGATAATGTTTCTTCTACTGTTACTACGTCTTCTGCCTTTTCTACTACTGCCTTTACTATCATTCCGTTTGCGTTTAATACTAATTTACTCATTTTAATTTCTCCTTCTATGTGGCTATCTTAACCACTACCTAATATAATTTTATTTTTTTGATTTAATAATTTGTTATTTAATTTTTCTTATCTAAATTTAAATGATTTACTAGTTTGTACTAGTCTTAATTGTTTAGCACCATTCTTGTTTTCATATCTCGCCTTCGTCATGTCTAGTTTTAAGAAAGAATCACCTTGGCTAAAACAAATATCCCCAGCTTGAGAATACATAGGCATTACCATAGATGTTAATGGAGAATAGCTGTCTGCTAATATTGTTGTTATTTCTCTTTTGTTCATTGGAGTTACCTTTAACCTTTGTTGGTCCTTTCTAATATGATTTGGTAATCTCCCCCTGATATACTAGCTCAATCTCCCCAGATTGGCTGTCTAAAACTCTATTGTTAAAACTATTAACTATATACCAACTCCTATTACATTGATACTTCCCCAAATATCAACGTACCCACATGATTGTTGGCAGCCCCATGGATATACAGACCCCCATCTGCATATCTCCCGACGTAAATATAGTTTGTTACTTTGTTATGCTATTAATATCTAACTATTATTCTTCCCTCTTGAACTAATTTAATAGCTTTGCTAGTAGTTACTCCTAACTGTCTAGCAAGTTTTTGATAAGCTACTTCATCAACTGTTTTTCCTGTTGCTTCTGCTATTACTTTACACTCCATATAGAATGGTGTTACAAAGTATGGTACAGTAAGCTCTTCCTCTTGATGTTGTTCTACTCTTACTACTGGTTCTTCTTGTACTTTTATCTCAATCTTATATTCTGGTGCTTTTACTTCTTCTACTAATGCTACTGGTGCATCTGCTATTAAGAATCCATTTGCACTGTTTCTTAATGTATTGTACATTGGTTTATCCATATATTTTCCTGTTCCTCTTAATCTATTGTTTATATTTTTCATATCTTCTCTTGTTAACATATCTTTTATTCTCCTTTAATTTTTATTATTTTTATTTTAATTATCTTGCTATATTTTTAATTCTTTTTAACATTATCTTTTTACTACTTAAGTAGTTACAGTTATCTCTTATTTCTCTTAAACACTTTCTAAGCTTAATGTTATTCATTTTCATCTTTCTAGCTGCTAATAAATCAACTTTAGTTTCTATTGATAACTTATTCTTAGGATTATCTAATCCATGAACTACATGAGCTATTTCATGTTCTAATACAAATTGTTTAGTTCTATTACTAAGCTTTTTAAATACGTTATCTACTGCTATTACATAAGTGTATTTTTGACTTGTTTTATATACAGCTGCTACTTCTGATACGACTAAAGCGGCCTTATCTCCACTTACTATTGCATCTACATCTTTAATATGGAATGTGCATCCATATCTCTTTATTGTGTGTATAGGTACCTTATAATCTAAGTCATATAACACATCATCTGCTTTAGTCATTGCAATAACCTTTTTAGTTATTTCATCTTTCACTGTTTTAACCTTCTTATAACACTTGTTTAAAATCTTTCTTATTACCTTCTTTAGCATATTAATGCCTCCTTTTAATTATTTGTTTTATATTATGCTTGTACTATAGGTGTCTATTATTTCACCTCCTTTTCTATTAAGCTGCTATTACATAGTCCATAGCATAGTGTAAATCTAAGCTAAAGTCTAATGTATTTATAAGAAGCTTAGCACAATGTCTAGCATGTGTTTCATGCCAACTGTGCTTATAGCTTACTTGCCCTGTTTTCATTTGTTGTCTACTTGCTTTAAATTGTCTAGTCATGTGTTGTGCTTGATATGCATGTGTTAGTTCATGTAGTAATGTCTCTGCATTCTTTCTTAAGTTACCATCTAAGAACACTACTATCTCACTATCTGCATGATAACCTTTTACATTAGGTTTAGTTATAAACCCTTTAGCCTTTACATCTACATATCTTACATTCTTAGTTATTTTATAAGCTCTTTTAAAAGCCTTTTCTATTTTAACTAATTCAACTACATGTTTGTTATTATTGTTTACCTCTGCTACTTCTAAAGCTATTGTCTTAACTACTTTCTTTATTGTTTTCTTTACTATTGTCTTTGTTGTCATTTGTTTATCTCCTTATTTGTTATAATATTATTGTCTACCACTCTGCATTTACTAGGACTTGTGACCTACATGTTATATAACATGGTTGCATTAATAGAGGATAAGTATATTTACTTACCCTACAAGTGTTGTCATTTAAGACATAGCATGTTGACTTGACTATTGTGTCAATTAACATTTAAACAGTCTTTGCCTTTATCTTAATAGCAATGTATGAACTCTTTTTATGAGTTAAATATCATTGTCTATCTACCTATTAAGATTTAATTACAATTAGCATCAGAGTGCATAGTGTCATGCAGTGAGATAGATTGTACATCAAGCATACTAATCATACTTAGTATACCTGGGGCTAAAATTCTAGCTTCATTAACACTATCAATAAACCTGTTACCGCCTCGAAAAATTATAAATTTTTTATTTTCAATAGAGTTTTTAGAATTTTCTGACAATTTAAATATAATATATAAAATTTCTATCTATGGAAAGTTTTCAGAATATTCAGACTAATTAATATAAAGTTAATAAAGAGATGTGGGCATAAAGGTTTATATAATATAGATATAAGAAAATATGGAGGTGTTAAAATGGCAAAGCTATTAATAACAACAGATGAAAATGAGGTAATAGAAGTACAAGGAAGGATGACATTTAAGATAAGTAAAGTTCAAACTGATGATGGAGATATATTAATAGCATCAGGACAATTATCTATGCACAACTATATAGAAGGAATTGTAGGTATAGAGTCAGCTAGATATAAATTAACTAATGTGGAAATAGTAGAAGAAGTATTTGGAACAAATGATTTTAATATCTTATATGAATTTATATTAGCAGATGGATGTGATTTTGAAGTTAAAAAAGATACATTATCAGAAGAAGCTATTAAAGAAATAGAAAGAGAGGAATATAGAAACGACGAGTCTAACAAATGGGAGGTGTAATAAATGGACTTAAGAAACGAACTAGAAGAAGTTCAAAATAGAGATGCTATAGAAGCTAGACAAAGATTTGAAGCTAATATAGGCAATGTGTGGGGCCATAGTGGTTTAGGAATAGAAGCTAAGAGGGCAGCGATGGCTATGTTATCTACTAAAACAGGATTATATGCAAAAGTACCTATAACTTGTAAATCAGATACATGTCCTTATTCTAATACTTGTGCATTGCTTCCATATGGATTAGCTCCGTTTGGAGAGAAGTGTCCATGGGAGACAGCATTAATAGAAACAAGATATGCAGGGTATATGCAAGATTATGATTTAGATTCGGCTAGTTTTACTGATAGCACAATAGTATCTGAATTAATAAATATAGATATAATGTTAGAAAGAACTAAAGCATTAATATCTGAAGAGCAAACTCCTATTACTGAAGTTGTAGCTGGTATGACAGAATCAGGAGAACAATTTACAAGACCAGAAGTATCTAAAGCATATGAAATATATGAACGTAATCTTAATAGAAAAGAAAGATTATTAGAAATGATGTTAGGAACTCGTAAGAGTAGAAAAGGTCAAGAAGACAAAACAGATTCTATACAAGATATACTTGCTTCTGCTTTAAACGACACAGAATTTATCATAGAAGAAAAACCAGACAATATCAAGTAATAGTTTAATAGCAATAAAATATTAAATTAAAAGAGGTGATATGATATGGCAGGTGGAGCAAAGATAGCAAAAAACATGCTTAATTTCGCTGCTGGATTAAATGAAAGTTTAAGACCTGTAGCTAGTAAAGCAGGTAGAGAAGCATTAGATGCAAATAGTAGAAAAGCTGCTCAACAAGTACTCAATTCTTCAGCTGGTCAATTTGGAGCTAAGGTTGGTAAAAAAGCTCTTAATAATACAATGACTACTGGTATAGCAAGTACTATACATAATTTAGATAAAGGTGCTGGTAAAGTTGATTTTAAAGAAGCTATTAAAGCAGCTCATTCGGTAGTAGATAAATCTGCACCTAATGGAACTAGAATCTCTAAAAGAAAAGTTGCTGGTACAATGGCTACTGCTGGTATAGCAGGTAGAGTTGCTACTGGTGGTGGATTATATAGAGATAGATATGGAAATGTAAATATTCCAGGTTTACCATTTATATAAGATAATAGAAGTAATAGAATAGTGCAGTTATAACGACTGCACTATTTTTAAATATAGAGAGGTGATACAATATGGGATTAGGTAAAGTTGTAGGTAAATTAACAGATACGGTCTCTAACTTAACTTTAGGTATACTTCATTCTAGACCAGTACAAGGAGTGCTTAAAGGTACATTTAGAGGAATTAGTAATTCTGTTGAGCCAATAGCAGGTGCCGCAGAGAAAGTTTGGAAAACAGGAGAAAAAGCAGTCGGTGCAGCTGTTAAAAAAGAAACATATCAGAATATAGGTAAAGCAGTTGAATCTGGTGTAGGTAAAGTTATTAAGAATACATTAACTGACCCTGACTCTTATAAACAAATAGGAAGAGTTCCAGAATTAAAGATAAATAATCTTAAATTAAATAAAAATGTATCAGGTGCTCCTATACTTGCATCTAACAAAGCATTATTAGCTGATGATATTAATAGGAGAATTAAAACAAGTCTTAATACATTAACAGCTGTATCAAAACCATTAATAACTACAGGTGGAGATAACTTATTACCTTTTGGTATGAAAGCTACAGGATTAGGTATCGCAGCGGCGGCTACATTTCAAATGGGAGCAGGAACTCCAGAAGCTGTTAAGTCATGGAATAAAAATAGACAAGGAACTAATTATGATAATCAACCAGTAACAAGTGCACCTAGAGTACCAGCTTATGCACAAAATGGTGGAGCAACAGGAGATTTAGTATTTGCTCTTAATAATCTAAGACATGGAGGTATGATGTAATATGGCACAAAAAGGTAGAAAGAAAAAAGAAGAAGCTAGATTAAAACAAGAACAAAGTAGACAAGTAAAAGAACAGAGAGCATTAGATGCATGGCAAGAAATAGTTGATGAAGCACATGCTGAAGCGATACTAGAAGACAACATTCGTACTGTAGATGACATAATCAATAAAGCTTACTCTTCTAATGAAGAACTATTAAATGACATTTCTTATAAAACAGATGATACTTTTATAAAAGAATCTCGTTATAATACCGAATTAGAATTAAAAGCTCAACAAGAAAAGTTTTATGCTGACAATATAGATGTAGATGTAAGAGCTATGGATGCTATGCATGAAGAAGCTTTAAAGATAAATCAAAAATTTGATGCAGATAAAGTTATCAAACAAAAAGAGGAAGCTAGAAATTCAAGAATCAATGGTATCATTGATGATGCCTTTGGACATTCTTCAAGTGGAGAAGCACATGCTTATTTAAATAAATTAAATAGAAATGGTGTCTTCGACAATCAAGAAGATTTCTTAACAGCTAAAGCAAGATTAACAGAGAAATATAATAATAAAACTACTAGAAGTGTTCTTAATAGACCTAATACTGCTGAAGGTGTTAATAGACTAAAAGGTAAGAGTTTAAAATTCCACACTACTAAAAATGCTTATGGAATTAGTTCAAAAGCTAACGGAGAAATAGTAGGTACTGTCTATGATACGACATCTAGAACAGTTGCTGAAGGAGCAGAAGATGTAGGTAATCAATATCTTAAAAAAGCTCTTAGTGGTAGAAACCTTAATGCGTTAATGAACTTAGGATTCGCTGTTAGTGATTATAATGAATCAAGAAACTCTGGAGATGGTGTCTTAAAAGCAGGTGCTAAAGCGGGAACACTATTTGTAGCAGGGGAAATGCTAGGCGGTTGGATGATGCCAGTTATGTTAGCAAAGCAATTGCCTACATTAGCTGTTAGTGGTATAGAAGCTACACAAAATATAACAAGAAAGATGAACAGTACTGCAAGAATACAAACTTTTGGTGAAGCTCAATTCCAAGATACACAACAACTAGCTACTATGAGACAAGCTGGTATGGAGTTGGCTAAGATGAGTCAGTATAACTTACAACAATCTATAATGGGCAACGAAGCTCAATATATGCATAGACTTTAATATAGTATAATCATTAAATAAATTTTATTTTAAGGAGATATGTGAAAATGATGAACCCTAAATACGTATTAGTAAATATGATAGAAGAAAGATTAAATATAACATTCACTAACGAACAGTTAGCTTACATATTTAATGAAGACGCTAATTTATTAATGACGGCCCCAAGGAGATATGGTAAAAATTTAATAACAGCTGTTAAGATAGTTTTACAATTGCTTCTTAATGATAATTACAGAATAGGAGTATTATGTATTTCAAGAGATTCAGCTAGAATATTATATGAACAAATTAAAGATTTGTTTACAGAAATAAACATGGATAATCAAATAAGTTCTTGTAATAAATCTATTCTTACTATAAAAATGCATAACAATAGTCAAGTAAGTTTATTCTCATCAGAATCTGATATGAGGGGGCATAAATTAAATGAGGTGCATATAGTTGAATTTTATCATCAGTCAGGAATAGATAATGTTATTAATAGAGCAAGAATGCTTACAGCACGTAGCAGTGATTATAAGATAAATGTAATAGGCACACCTATATCAAGTATGTCAATGGAAACTATATTAAATAGTCTGAATCCAAGACGATATATAATGGCTACAGAATTAGATACACATTCACTTAATAATGATACTGTAATAGTGACTAATATAATGCCTGAATATGCAGCTACAGGTCAATTAATATTTAATACAAGTACAAATGACTATTATATAGGTAATGAATATGGAGAATTAGTTCCTATTGATTTAAGATAAATAAAGGAGTGATATAATGGCTTTAGCAAAAGCTGAGGCGGCGAAGTTAAAAGAAATATTTGATGACCCTATTAAATGGGCACAAGCTTTCTTAAGAACTTTTGACCCTAGAGAGAAAAAGATAGTACCATGGACAGCAAGATGGTATCAAGTAGAAATGCTTAGAGATAAGCATACTAGAAAAGTTTATAGATGTGGAAGACGTATCGGTAAGTGTTTACCAGGTCATACAAGAGTATATGACCCTAGAACTGGAGACAGAGTTCCAGTAGAAGAATTATATAAACAAGGTAAAGCACATTTAGTTACTATGACAGATGATTATAAGTTATCTGCTCACTTTACTAATGAAATACTGGATAACGGTATAAAAGAAGTATTCAGAGTAACTACAAAAACAGGTAGACATATTGATGCAACAGGCAACCATCCTCTTTTTACGGCTAAAGGTTGGATGGCAATAGATTTCTTAAAACCTGGTGATAAAGTAGCATTAGCAGGTAATATGGGCTTTTTTGGAAACCATTATATAAATGAGAATGAAATAAAGTTACTAGCTTATATGATAGGAGATGGCAATTGTTCTAGCAAGACAATAAGATTCTGTACAGCATCAGAAGCTATTAGAAAAGAAATGGAGAGAGCTGTTAATTACTTTGATTGTGAAATGGTTCAGTATGCTAGTAATCGTGATATAGATTTTAATATAGTTAAAAAGCAAAACAGAAATAATAGAACATATCCTAATAAGATAAAAGAAATATTAGAGCATCATGGTGTTTATGGTAAAACAGCTCATACAAAAACTATACCTAGTGAGATATTTAATTTAGATAGAAATGATACGGCTTTATTCTTATCTAGATTGTATGCTACAGATGGATGGGCTCATACTAAAAATAATAAACAACAGATAGGTTATTGTTCTGTATCTAGAGAGTTAATAGCTGACATACAACATCTGTTATTAAAGTTTGGTATTAATTCTTATGTTAATGTAAAGAAAGCTAAATATAATGGAGATATAAAAATATCATATCAGCTATTAATAACAAACTCTAATGATGTTATTAAGTTCTATAAAGAGATAGGTATATTCTCTAAAGAAGAAGCATGTAAGGCAGCATTTGAATCAGCTATTAAGAACAATAAATATGACACTTATCTTCCTAAAGAAATATTAGAATTCGTAGAAGAAGATAGAGTGAGACAAGGATTATCTAAAGCAGATTTATGTAAGTCTAATAAACATGCAAGACTTAGAATGAATTATGATATACAAAGAAGTAGATTAAGAGAATTTGCAGAGATATTAGATAATGAGGATTTAAAGAACTTTGCAGATGGTGATTTTATATTTGATGAGATAGTAAGCATAGAGTCATTAGGAGAGATGCAGACATATGATTTGTCTGTGCCATTAACTATGAATTTTATTGCCGAAGATTTTATAACTCATAATACAGAGACGATGGTTGTTGAGATGTTATACTTAGCATTCACTAAGAAAAACTTCCGTGTACTTATGGCAGCACCATATGAAAACCAAATACGTAACATGTTTACACGTCTTAATGAGTTAATATCAGAAAGTCCTTTAGTTAAACAGGCAGTAGTCTCTAGTACAAAGAACCCAGCTAAAATAGAATTTGCTAATGGTTCAATGATATTAGGATTTACAACAGGTGATGATGCAGCTTCTGTCCGTGGACAAAGAGCTGACTGGATATTTATAGATGAGATAGACTTCATGTCTGAATATTGTTTCGAAGTTGTTGCTGCTGTTGCCATAGAGAGAGCAGAGATAGGTATAACTGTTTCTTCTACTCCATTAGGTAAGCGTAGTCACTTTTATAGAATGTGTACAGACCCTTCAATGAATTATTCTCAACATTTCCATCCATCTACTCATAATCCTAACTGGAATGACCAAATGGAAGCAGAACTAAGAGCACAGTTAACAGCTGAAGGTTATGTTCACGAGGTTCTTGCAGAATTCGGTACACAAGAAACAGGGGTTTTCGATAAAGATAAGTTAGATGCAGCACAAAAGGTTTTAAATTATGCTTATAATCCTTTAGACTATTTCCAACAAAAGAAATGTATTGAAGAAGGTAATGAACCAGAAATACTTATGTACAATCAATCTTTTAAAGCTCCTAGAAATATATTTAGAACTATGGGAGTAGACTGGGATAAATATGGAGCTAACAGTTCTATACTTATATTAGACTATGATACAAGACTAGGTAAGTTTAAAGTATTTAAAAGAGTTGAGGTTCCTCGTTCTGAATATAGTTATGATGCAGCTATTAACACAATAGTAGAACTGAACGAGATATATAATCCTTCATGGATATATTGTGATGCTGGTTCAGGAGAATACCAAATAGAAAGACTACATATTATAGGTGAAGAGAATCCTCATACAGGATTAAAGTCAAAAGTTAAAAGATGGTCCTTTGCTAATAAGTTAGATATAATGGACCCAATAACTAAAGAATTTGAAAAGAAACCTCTTAAGCCATTTATGGTAAACCAATTACAAATAGCATTTGAAAGAGATAAGATAATATTATCTCCATATGATACTACACTAGCTAAGCAATTAACAGATTATGAGGTTGTTAAAATGACCGAGTCTGGTGTTCCTAAATATACATCAGAGAACGAACACTTTGTTGATGCATTAGGACTTGCTTATTTAGCAATGGTACTTGAATTTAAAGACTTAACAGGAATGATACAAGAGCCAGAAGTTACTTCTGAATTTGTTATATCTCATAAACAAATAGGAGGTATGGCTGCTAAAATAGAGTCTGAAACAAGAGCATCTTCTGATAATAGAATAGTAGACTTCTATAATAATACTGACTTCGAAGACTTACCAGGTGATAGACAAAGATGGGTAAAAGTAGATGAGTCTTATAAGTCTCCTAGATATGGAGGAGGTTCTTCATGGGGTTCAAGAAGTTCAGGTGGATTTGGAAGAACAAGCTTCGGTAGAGGTTTTGGAAGATAAAATATAGTAATATATAAGCGACGGTTATTATGCTGTCGCTTTTATAATATAAATATAAACCTAATTAAGAAAGGAGTTGCTATTAATGCAAGAAGAAAGACTAATTGGTTATAGACCTGATTTGAAATATACAGATGAATATACTTCAGATGCTAGTGCTATATTTAATAGCCAAGATAATACAGAAGATAATCAAGATACTAATAACATTATAGAAGATGTAGTAGACCAAATGGAGGTTATAGACACTTTAATTAATAAGCTACCAGGTGATGCATCTGATATAGTAGGAGAAGTATTTGACCCTATAATGGATTTTGTCAGAGATGAATTAGAAGGGAATATATATGATAGAGTACCTGAAGAATGGGAATGGAATTATGAAACTCCAGATACAGATACAGAAACGGAAGCACCAGATAGAGAACCTGAATTTAGTGAGGATAACTTTTGGGAAGATGTTGACTCATTCCCTATAGTGAAAGAAGAGCATACTAAACAGGAGATAATAGAAAAAGAGTATATTAAGAACTTAACAGATTTATTTAATGATTACTTTACTAGCTTACATAATGCTTTGTCTAATTATTGGACTAATTTAGTGCCAGCAGTTTTGAATAAACCAACAGATGAAATTGCTATGTTAGTTGATAATATACTATTAAGTAGTAGTGATGTTAAAAGCGAAGCAAAACATTTGTTAGATTCAGCTTTAAGAAATCAAATTACTAGAACTATGAAAATAGATTATTATGCCACTATCTTTAATGCAGAAGAAACTATAACACATCTTAAACAATTTAAAGCTATGTATGAATTAAGATTAAGATATGCAAATATAGAAGAAAAAGAAGCTGTTAATAAAACAGAACAAATGAATAATAATATTCTACAAGGTATGCAATTAACATATGATAAGAAATATGATATAGCATATGGAAACTTATTTAGATATTTAAAAAGTTCAGTAGATATATTAGATGATACATTAAAGACGTGGATAATCGAAATAAAATCTAAACAAACATTAATAGAAGGGAAAGGTATAAAATAATGATATTACAACCAATAGCAGACAATGTAGTTTTAAAAATAAAAGATAGAGAAAGAGAAGAAGTAAGACAGTCAGGATTAATAGTAATGAATCAAGGGACTGAACAATCATTAAGAATGGAAATAGGTGAAGTAGTTGCAGTAGGAGAAGGAAGAACTTTAAATAATGGAACTGTATTACCGTTATCAATAAAGGCTGGACAACAAGTAATGTATAATAAGTATGCAGGTACACAAGTAATGTCTGGTCAAGATAAATATTTAATATTAAAGGAAACAGATATATTAGCTATAGTAAAAGAAAAATAATAAGAAAGATAGGTGAAGAGAATGGCTTTATTCAGTTCTAGAAGAAAACAAGCTATTGATGAAAAGCGTGAGCCTATAGAAGTAGATGAAAACAAAATACCTAAAATTAATATCAACAATAAGAAAATGAAGGACTTTGTTTTAAAAGCTATAGGTGGAATTCAGAGGCAGTCTGATGCCAGAGAGAGATTCCAAAGACCTGAATATAATCTATGGGAAATCAAAGAGGCATCTGAATCTGATTCATATGTAAAAATATCATTCAGTAAATATTCTTATCTTATTTATAAAGCAGGAGCTAATCTTAAAGGTGAAGATGAAAGAGTGTCATATTTAGAGAAAAGATTTAGAATGATGTCTTTTATGACACAAAAGCCTATGGAGATATTATTCCAAGAAGTTGCTGATGACTTAGTTAAGTATTCTAATGCTTTCTTAGTTAAAAGAAGAGTAGATAATATAGTTGGAATAAATGCTCGTCCTATGTTAGCAGATAAAATAGTAGGAGGATACTTTAGAGTAGACCCTGCATCTGTTAAAATAAAAAGAGATAAGAACGGTAACGTAGTTAAATATGAACAAGGTTATGGAGATAATATAAGAGAATTTTTCCCTAGAGATATAATACATATGTTTATAGACAAAGATGCAAATAATGCATATGGTACACCTAGAGTAATAGCAGCATTAGAAGATGTTAAGCTATTAAGAAAAATAGAAGGTAATGTAACTGCACTTGTATATAGATTCTCAATGCCTTTATATCAATGGATAGTAGGTTTACCACAACCAGGAATGCAAGCAACACAACCTGAGATATATAAAGCTCAGAATGAAATTGAACGTTCTACTTTAGATGGTATAGTAGTTACTAATGAAAGAACGGCTATAAAAGCAATAGGTGCTGAAGGTACAGCTCTAAATGCTGAAGGATATTTAAAATATTTCGAAGATAGAGTATTCTCTGCTTTAGGAGTATCTGCATCACAAATGGGTAGAGGAGGAGCTAAACAAGACTCTGAATCTATGGAAGCACAAATACACGATACAGTTAAATACATACAAAGAATAATGAGTATCTTTATAAAAGAAAAGATATTAAATGAATTATTATTTGAAGGTGGATACAACCCTATATTAAATGAAGAAGATATTGTTGAATATGAATTTGAAGAAATCTCTCTTGAAACAAAAGTTAAGAAAGAAAATCATGAAATGCTTAAGTATCAATCTAACATGACTACATTCGAAGAGTCAAGAAGAAGAATGGGAATGAAAGATAGTGTTGAAGATGAATCTAGACTATATAAAGAGATGATAGAAACAAAAGCTGCATTAGCTCAAGTAGATAGAACTGCTGAACATCAGAAAGAATTAGCAAGAATAAATTCACAAAATAAAACAACTTCTGGTAATAGTGGTTCATCTACTGGTAATAAAGCACCGAGAAGCAATAAATCGCAAGGGCCCAGCAAAGCGGTAAGTACTAATAATAGACCACAAAATCAACATGGTACTCATTCCGCAAAAATAAAAGAGGGTCTAGAGATAGATAATCATAGAGGACAATTTAAAGATGTTTTTAAGTGTTATGACTTTGCTTGTGAAGAATTAGAACAGGGTGAAAATCTAGAAGTGATTAGTTCTATATTAAAGAATGCATTAGTAGCTAATTTATCTAAGCATATAGATGAATACTCTATGCAAGCTATAATGGACGCAACAGAAGAAATAAACGCTGTTAATAAAACAGATAAATTGTTACCTAGTGACAGCATCAGTATGAAAGATTTTTATGAAGAATCTGATATAGCTTTCAGTAAGTTAGTTAAAACACTTAAATTAGCTATAGAAGAGGATAAAAATAACATTTCTGCTTGTTTTGAAAAATATGAATACAAGCTTAAATTCATATCAGATTTTATAGTAAGAAAAGCTTATTGGTATTCTTATACAAAAACAGGTGCATTACTCAATGTAGATAAAGCATATATTATATTTAACAGTGAAAAAGATGCCGAAGGTAGAAATGATAATATAGATACTAAAGCTTTCTCTGTTGATGATATCCCAGCATATCATTCATTCTGCGATTGCGAGATAACTTACAATAAGGAAAAGGCAGGTGAAGAAAAGAAAAATGGCAATAGAAATTAAAGAATATGTTGGACATGAATTTGTTTCAGTAAATCATACACCGACTAAGTTAAAGAATATGACAGAGTCTAGTGTAGAAACGTATATAGATGAAAACTCTCTAATGGTAGATATAGAAGCAATACATTCAAGAGTAACAAGAAATAATACTTATTATTCACCAGAATGCCTTAAAGATTCTGTTCCTTATTGGACTAACCCATATGAGAGACCTGTTATAATGCATCATAATGAAAAAGATGGAGTAATAATAGGTAGAATAAAATCAGTTGAATACAAAGAAGCTGAAACAAGAACTGGAACTCCTGCATTAGTATTTACAGCTAACATAGGAGATGAAGAAGGTAAGAAAGGTATTAAAAACGGTACACTTTCTACTGTATCAATAGGTGTTATAGCACATGACTTAAGATGTTCTATATGTGGAACAAATCTAGCTGAAGAAGGATTGTGTGAACACGAAAAAGGTGAAACTTACGATGGTAAGCTTTGCTATTGGATAATAAATAAGATGGAACCAAAAGAAGTTTCTTATGTAATAGTTCCATCAGATATATATGCTCATAACTTGAGAGTGTATGAAGCAATTAAGAAAAAGAAGAGTGAGGTGAAGGAATCAGTGGATAATATATTTGAAGATTTAATAAAATCTACACAACAAATAGTTGATTCTATACAAGAGTCTACAGAAACTCAAGAAGGTACACAAGTAGACGAAGAAGTAAAAAAGGATGCAGAAGTACAAGCACCTGAAACTAAAGAAGAGCCTAAAGCTGATGAACCTAAAGAACCTACTAAAGACGAAGATGATAAAGAAAAAGAGCAAGAAGAAGCTCCTAAGTCTGAAGAAGGTAAAGAGTCTGAATCTAAAGATGATAACAAAGAAGAGTCTAAAGAAGAAGATGAAAACAAGGAAGATGAAGCTAAGGAAGATAAAGAAGAAACTGAAGAAGATGACAAATTTAAAAAAGAATTAGAAGATGCTAAAGAAGAAATAGCAAAATTAAAAAAAGAAGTAAAAACTTTAAAAACTGAAAATGAAAAATTAACTAATAAAGTTGATAATGAAAAAAGATTAAAAGAATCAGCTGAAGCTAAGTTAGTTGAATATCAAGCAAAAGAAAAGAAAGCTTTAGTAGAACAAGTAAATGTTTTAAGAGCTACATTAAACTTACCAGCTGAAGATGAAGCAAGCTTATTAGAAAGCTCTGAAGATACATTAAAATCAACTATAAAACAATTAAATGAATTTACAGAAGTACAAAAGAAAGTATTTGGAATGCAAACTTTAACTTCTCCAGCAGCTGTTTCAGAAGCTAAAGATAATACTTCAAAAGAAAATTCTAAAATTCAAAATGTAAAAGAATCATTAGAAGATAGTAATAACAGTATCGAAGACGAATACATAAAATTATTTTCAAACATATTTTAATTTAAACTAATAATTCAAGGAGTGTGAATATACAATGGCATTACAACCATATAGCTTCTCATCAAGAGAGGTATTACAACCTGGTGCAAGAGGTGAAGCATTCAAGAATGCTGGATTCCCAGGACACAGAACAAATGACAATAGAATAAATAGAACTAATAACGCATTATTAATGAATGAACATGATGTATTAAATATAAAATACGCTATGGACCCAAGATTAAAAGCAATGTTTAGATACGGATGGGCTTACGGATACAACCAAATAGTTATGCCTAAAGGTAGAATAGTTGCTGCTGACCCATACTTAACAGTAATGGATACAGATACTTTACATTATTTCAATGCATTAACATTAGCTAACGGTGGAGAAGATGTTGAATTAGATTTATCTAAAGGATTTGCTGCATGGAAAAAAGCAGAAGTAGCTTTCGAAGCTGATATAGATGGAAAACACAAAGGTGATAAAAAAGAAACTTTAAGACCTGCTAACAAACCATTAGGTATAATGGGAAGAAATGAATACACTAGAGACGTAGATGCGTTCAACGGTATCATGCCAGGACCAATACATACAGATGCATTAGTAGATATGCCTTGGTTCATAGATGCTGATAAAGCTGAAGGAAACCCATGGGGTTCTATATACGGAGCTGTTAAGCCAGGTGATTTAGTAAAAGCTGACTTAAACGGAAGAATGACAATATCTCCATTATCTTATACAGATAAGACTAAAGTTCAAGGCGGATGTTCAGATATGACAATAGCTGAATATGAAAAAGAAAGACAACAAGTAGTAGGACAAGTTTACTCTACAGATAAGTCTTTATTACCAGAAGGTGCTGCTAGATTTGCTCAATGGGCATTATCAGACAGAAAGAACTTCAATGATTTCAATCCATATATATGGCCAAACTCTAACAGAGCTGGAGAAGATTTCGTAACTAATCCTCCAACAATGTTACAATCAGATTTCACTTACCCAGGATACCCATTAGAAAAGAACTACATATCTAATGACTTACATATGTTAGCTTCATCAAGAGAAGGTGCATTTGACCCAAGATTAGACGAAGCACATAGATTAGATAGAGGTATACCAGGTTTAACAGATGGACAAAACGCTGTATCTAAAGAATATGGTGCTGGTGAAACATTAACTATAACTCATTTAACAGTTGCTAAAGAATTAGCAGGAGCTCAAGAAATGATGATAAGATTACCTGAAACTGATATAGAATCAGCTAAGATAAAAATAGGTGAAATGGAAGCTGTATCTATAGCTGCTAACGTTAAAGTTGATAAATTCACTATACAATATGTTGACTTACACAAAGGTTTAATATCTTTAGTTCAAACAGAAAAAGGTGATGGAAGCAAGAAGCCAGTTAACGTTTCTTACGTTAAGAGAGGTATGGCTGGGGTTCCAACTTACTTAGACTGGGATGGATGTCAAGGAGTAGTTTCAGTATTATTACAAAAATAATTAAAAATTAGAAATCAGTATTGATTGATTAATATAATAGAACTATTAAGGGGAGCAAGTCTCCCCTCTACATAAAAAATGTAAATACGAAAATTAAAAAATAAAAACAGAATAATTAAAACTAAATTATTTTTCGAGGAGGAAATATACAAAATGTACGGTTTACAAGAAACTTTAAGTAATATAGACAGACTTAAAGCTCAAGTTGAAAAAGCAACTCAAGCTGGAAAGTCTACACCGATAACAATGGAATCATTAGAAATGGTTGAAAAAATGGCTAGAAATATACACGGAGATTATTCTCAAGGTAAAGCTACAATACAAGAAGCTATAACTACAACAGATGCTGTTAAGTTAATACCTAAAGTAATAGAAGGTAAATTAAGAGAAGCAGCTGAGCCAGAATATTTAGGAACAAGATTCTTCAATACAGTAAGAGTAGAAGGAGGAAACTCTGCGGTATACGTTATACCAGTTGTTGGTGAAGTAACTGCTTACGAAGTTGGAGAAGGAACAAGATACAAAGAGACTGCATTAGATTACAACACACTAGAAAACGCAACTCTAGAAATAAGAGTTAAGAAGATAGGTGTTAAAGTATCTATAACAGAAGAAGCTATAGCAGACTCATCTTGGGACATATTAGGAATAAACGTAAGAAAAATGGGTAGAGCAATGGCTAGATACAAAGAAGAAATGATATTCAATGCATTCTCTAATCATGGACACGTAGTATTCGATAACGCTAAGAGACAATATCAAGAAGCTGCTGGAACTACAGGTTTAGGAAAAGACGGTAACTACAATGATACATTATCAGTAGAAGATTTCTTAGATTTAACATTAGCTTTAATGGGTAACGGATATAACCCAACAGACGTAATAATGCATCCATTAACTTGGGTAGTATTTGCTAGAAACTCAATGATAGGTAACGGATTAACATTCGGTGCTTTAGGTGGAAACAATGTACATCCAAATGGTGGAATACAAGGTACTCCAGCTGCATTTGGTATGGCTAACAACGGTAATGGACAAAAGTTAATAATGACTCCAGACCAAGTACAAAACAGATTACCAGTACCAATGGCTATAAACTTCTCTCCATGGGTTAAGTTTGATAAGTTAACTAAGAAATTCGATATGTATGTAGTTGATAAATCAGAAGTTGGTATAGTAGCTCAAAGAGAAGGATTATCTACAGAAAACTGGACAGACCCAGAAAAAGATATCAGAAACTTAAAAGCTAAGGAAAGATACGGAATAGGTATATTAAATAACGGTAGAGGTATAACAGTTGCTAAGAACATAGCTGTTGCTACATCTTACCCAGCTGCTCCAGTTATAAATATAAACCCTGTAATGCAATAATAAAAACTAAAGGAGGTTGTACCAAATGAGAGCACCAATAGCAAAGATAAGAATCAATGCTGGAAATCCAGGTTGGTATGACCCTCTTACTAATATACATTTAACAATAACTAGACCAGAGGCCTTTGTTTATGAAGGTTCTAATACAACTAACATAAAAAGAAGTATAAGCCATGGTCTTGTACATATAATAGAAGGTTCTTTAGAAGATAAAAAAGCTACTAGAGAAGCACAAGCTGTTAAAGAAGTAAGAGAGGTCGCTCCTCAAGTTGAAGTAAAAACTGAGGAAGTAGTTACTAATGATGTTATCCCTGAAGAAACTCAAGAAGTTACAGAGATAACAGAAGAAGTAGTTGAAGAAGAAGTAGTTGAAGAAAAGCCAAAAGCTAAAAAGACTACTAAAAAGAAAGCTACTAAAAAAGAAAAAGATGCTGAATAATTAAAAGAGGTGATAGATAATGCAAAGTATCTTCAACATTACATCTATAACACCAGACTATACTAATAAGTTGATAACTATTAAAACAACTTTTAAAGTAGACCCTGATACTGTTAATAGAAAAAATGTTCAAGTTATATCTGCATCATCTGGCACTACTGTATTATATAAATTATCTGTTGATGATGACAAAATAATAGTCAATCTAAAAGACTGGCCAGAATTAGATAGCTATTATGTAGTTAAAATTGATAAGATAAAAGATAAATTAAATCGAGACTTAATTCACCCTATAAGTAAAGATATAGTTTTCTCAGCTGATACTAAGCTGAAAGTTATAATCGAAAGCCCAAACAATAACGAAGCTGTTAAACAACAACATAATTTAGTTTACTTTTCAATAAAACAAGTTAATCCTGATGGTTCTACATCAATTCACCCAATGCCAGAACCAAATCCTTCAACTCCAGAGCTGCCAGAGAGTGAAGAGGAAACAGGATTATCTAAAGAAGCTGTATTGGAAGATGAATCGGATGTTACGTATCATTTCGAATTCGCTTCTGATATAGCTTTTTTTGATATAGTAAAAGATTATAAATCTAAATATACTAATGGCTATATATTATTAGATAATAGTCAGTATTATTTAAGAGCTAGAGTTATACAAAATGGGATGAATGGTGATTGGTCTGATATAATTACTTTTACAGTTGTACCAGATGTTAGCGAATGTGATGATATTCTAAGTGAAGCTAAAAAAGAATACTTAGATGACATAATGGCTCCTGTTGAGTTCTTTTTAGAACCAGATGAAATGTTAGAAATGGTTTCTCGTTCTAATAATGGAGTTACTTATCCTGAATTCTTTATTGAATTCAATAAAGATATAGACCCAGAAAAACTACCTGAGAATATAATAGCTTATAGGAGGGATTTATAATGAGACATGAGCGTATTAGTTGTAGTCTTACTATAGATGAAATAGAGCCTAATGTTCTAATAATTAAGCCTTTCTATTTACAAGACTTTCAATCAGATAGTATATATGAATTTAAGCTTCCTAAAATCTATTCTGTAGATGGAGATTGTATAGAAGCTCAAAAGATTAAATATATATCTGCTCCTAGTCTTGCTTATGCAGACATAAAAGATATAAGAGCTAAACTTGGTGATATAGATATAACAGATGAAATTATTTTATATCATATAAGAGAGGCTTCTAGACTAGCTGAAGTTATTGTGGCTAAAGCTTATAATAAACAAAATATAACTTTCAGTAAAGAAGACTTAATGGAACTAAGAGGTTCTGTAGAAAGTATGAGAAATGAACACTGGGTAATATGGGAGTTTGTTGTATTAAAAGCTGCTTATGAATGTTTAAGTAGTTTATATATAACTATGGCTACTAGACCAGATAAAGTTAAAGAAGTTCTATCTGATTTAGCTAAAGAATTTAGTTATAATTTATCAGCTATTAAAGACTTATTAGATAGACTTAAAAGAGCATACGAAGATATAATAGAACAGATATATACAATTACAGACCCTGTTTGGGGACTTAGAGGTAAATATGCTATGCCTATTAATCCTAATGTTGCTGCTCCTTATCATGGACTTAATGGTATGCAAGGATATAATAGAAGTTATGCTAGTGGATTTGCCGCAGGTCATCCTCAATATATAGGTAGAGGAGGTAGATGGTAATGGCATTTAATGAAAGTTTCGCTCAAGAAGTCATAGATAACTGGGACTATAATTTCTATGTCATTAAGCAAGTCCCTAATATGCAATGTAAATGTGTAGATAAAACTTCTAAACAAGCTCAACAAAGTTGTCCTTTATGTTTAGGGTTAGGAAATAAAATTAAAATATATAAAGTAAAAGGTGCATCAAGAGAGTCTAAAGAATTCGAAGCATTAAGAGCAGAATTCCCTACAGTTACTCCTAAGATATTTTACATCAAGACTAAGTTGTTTATAGATAAGCAAGACTTAATTATAGACAATGAAACAATGTATTCAGTATATGCTACTCAATTCCATAGAGGTTTAAATGGAGAATTTAAATTCACAAGATGTGTATGTCCAACAGTTAAGTTCAATAAATACGAAATTATGAAAAATTTCAAAAGGCTATTAAATGAACATAAACGTAAACAGTAGTTATATATCTAGTGAAATAACTAATATAAATTCAGGCAAAAAAATTCTTATAGCAGGACCAGCATTATCTAACTATAAAGCTAGAGAGATAATACTTCCTGCTAATAAGGAAGAAGCATTAAATACTTTTGGACAAAGTGAATTATATAAAGCATATGAATTATTAATAGACCTTGGTGTTAGTAATGTATATCTTAGTAACTGTTACAGTCGTTCTGATTATATAAGATTATCTGATAAGATAATACATTATGACTTTGATTACTTTATACCTATAGATATTTATCTTAGTGATAAATTTTATAACCCTATAACAAATAAAGAACAATATTACGCTGAATACTTTTTAGAGCAATTTGCATTGGTTAATAGCTTAACTACAACTATAATGACAGAAAGACATGCTAGTCTATATAAAGATTTTGACCAATATATAAGTACTATGACTAAAATAGAAACAGAATTCAAAGAAGAATTTGAACATGAAAAATCTGTTTTCTTAGAACAGAATGGGAATAATTTAAACTTTGTTTACAATAACTTAAATAATATTCCTTATTCTAATGTAGTATTAGGAGCTTTATATGTAATAAGAGATTATGCTAAATACTTGTCTCCATTATCAGGAGTATCAGTTGTATTTGATTTAGATTATAATGATATACAAGGTTTAAGAGCTATGTATTTTAAAACTAATTATTATGCAGGTAATACAACATTAGAAAATCCTATGAATTTTAGAACAAGTAATGATATATATGCTAATGCATTAATAGATGATGTCATTAAAAGAGCTATTAAATCAATAGATTTAGAAAAGTATAAAGGTAGACTATATAATCAATATATAGCTATACAAATAGAATCAGAAGTAGTAAAAGCTTTAAATTCTATGAAAGGGAAGCTCTTTAAGGAATATACTATAAATAGAGTTGGTTTTAAAAAGACAGACGCTACATCTGGATATATAATAATAGATTATAGTTTTGTACCATATGGAACATTAGAATCTATTAGTGTAATAATGGGGGTGTAATATGAATAATTTAGAATTGCTATTAAATGAAAGTGAAAAGTTTGCTGAGAATTTAATAGCTAAGAAAAGCAATAAAAAAGATAACTGCGAAGAACCATGTGGTGGAACAGCAGTAAATATGCAAAGAGCAAAAAAGGGTGCTAGTTTATATGATTTCTTAGATATGTTAGCAATAATAGTTGACTATGCTATGTCTGATATGAATGTAAAATTTATAACAGATGAAGAAGAAATTAAATTAATAGACCCTGAAATTTCATTTAACCATCCTTATATATCTTATAGAGTCATTTCTAGAAAACCAAATAATGAATATAAGCCAATAGTTAGGGAAGAAATTATAGAACATGATGAACACAATGAACAAAGATTAGGTACTATTAGAGGTATCGGTTTTGATTGTATTGTACAATTTAATGTCTTTGCAAGTGAAAATAAGGTCGCAAATAAAGTAATGGAAACATTTGAAGAGCTAATGCTATCTTATGCTGGTTACTTTATGGAACAAGGAGTTAGACAAGTTTACTTTAAAGAACAAATAACAGATACTGATTATAATAACTTCCGTGATGTTCTATCTATAAGAAATCTACGTTATTATGTAGAGATAGAGAAATTAATGGTAATATTCAATAGAAGAATCTCCGATTCATTGTTATACGGAGACATAATTGAAGATAAAACAACTAAAAAATAACCCAATTGAGGAGGAATGCTATAATGGCAAGCACAGGAATATTCGATAATGATTTAATCCTTCCTGGTGTTATAACTGAAATAATACCAGATTACGCACAAGATTATGATACTAGTTCATTTGGAACTACAGAATCAGTTACAATAATAGGTACTGCATTTAATGGACCAGTAGGAAGAGTAACACCTATATTCTCTCCTGAACATGCAAAATACATATTCGGTGATTCATTTGACCCTACTACAAGAAGAGAAGCTTCTCTAGTTGCAGAAGTTTACGATGCTTGGGAAAGAGGATGTAGAACTATATACGGTATAAGAGTTTCAGGTAAAGAAATATATAAAGATTACTCTTTTGCTACAGAAACAAAATTAAAATTAAGAGTTAGTGGTATATTCCCATCTAACGACAATAAAGAAGTTTATATGAACTTCACTACTACTCAAGCTGAAAATGGAGAAGTGGGTAGCATAAAAATATACAAGCCAGCTGATAGAAGTAACATGAAAGAAAAGATGCAAGGTTTAGTATTAAACCAAAATCAAATGTTAGTTACTGAAGTTAAATTATCTGGTTATGGAATAACTAAAGATTCAAGATTAGTAGATGTTGTAAACATAGTTAATGGAGCTGAAAACAACAATGTATTAAGATTAGCTATAGTTAATGAAGATGGTGCTGATGTTACTACTTCTTCTAAAGAAGCTCAATCATTATCTGTTGGAGTTATGTTCCCAGGTTTATACACTATAGGTAGAGATAAAGCTGCTGCTGAAGTTACTGTTAAAACTGAAGTAGGATATATTTTATCAAGTGTAGCTAAACCTCATGGTAACTATCAAGAAGCTATATGGAAAGAGCTTGTAATAAATACTGATGTATCTGCTTCTTATCCTATATATGCTAAATCTAACGGAGATTTAAATACTTTATTAGGAGCTGTTACTACAGATGCTGCTGGTGAGTGGTTAAAAGCTGTTGGAGTTATAGATAAAATAGCTGAAAAAGATAAAGTAGATTACGAAGAAGCTGAATTAGATGAATTTGATTTATATCAAAGACTAGGTTCAGGTTTCGCTCAAACTGCTAAAATAATAGAAGTTAAAAACAATGATGGACATAATAAAGGATACAAAGTTACTGTACCAGATTCTAATGATGAAAACAGAGTTATATCTATACCAGATGGAATATACTCTATGTTAGAAAACCACTCTACAAACTACACAGTAATGTCTAATGCTAATGCTGAGACAAAAGTTTCTGGTAAGCTTCCTAGAAAAGATGCTTTCAAAAAGAGAAAAGCAGGAGTTATAAACTTAAAAGATAACGGAACTAACGTTATAGAGTTAACAGCTAAAATAGATGAAAGAGATTTCTCTGATGCTATTAAATATAATGTAGAAGTTATATCTGTTGAAGAAGGTTTAGACCAAGCAAAAGTATTATCTAAATTAGCTACAGATGTTAAGTATGAAAGAATAACTACAGTAACTAAAGATGAAGCTAACAATGTTAAATTCGCTGAAGGTACTATGGTTATGGTAATAGAAGAAACTTTAGTTGACGTATTATTAGTAGATAGAGCTATGGCTGATGTTACTTTTAACTTAAAGACTATGCAAAATGGTGTACTAGTAGAAGCTCCTCAATCAGGAAACTTCATAGTAGAAGTTGAAGATAAATTATACGCTGTTGAATACGAAAAAGAGTCAGCTAAGTTCAAAATCAAATCTGTACAAGAAGATTCTTATGTAATAGGTACTTGTGGAGAAATTGCTAACGTATATAAAGTTTTAGCTGACAATGAATTAGAACCAGTTGCAGTTCTTGGACAAATAGCTAACAGAGAATTAGAAGAAGATTATACAATATGCTTCGTTGAAATATTAGCTAATAAAGCTACTATAAAAATATTCTCTACAGAAGCTCAATGGATGAACTATGATGAGTTAGTAGAAAAGTTAAATGAAGATTCAGTATTTAGTGAATTATTCACTGCTGTTGCTTTCACTCCAGACGTAGAAGTTGCTGCTAAATTAACTGGAGAAGGATTAGATAAAGGAGATACATTCTACGATACTACAATGTATATACCTTATACTACTTCTGACAACTTTGCTAGACACTTAGCTCAACACTGTACTTATACATCTTTAAAGACTTACCCAACTCACGGTATAATAGGATGCTCTAAGTTAAACGGTGTAAACTTAGCAACAGTTGCAGATAGAGTTAATGAAATATTAGCTTTAGACTTAGACTTATATGCTAAGAGACCTAACGGAAATAACATGTTAAATAATAATAACGTGCCACATCCAATAGGAAGATGTATATCTGTACCATTCATGCAATATACAGTAACAACAGGTAATGGATACAACTATGTATCAAATGGTGCTGCTGGATACGCTGGTATGGTTTCTACATTAGCAGCTGATAGAAGTTCAACTAACCAACCAATAAATATACCAAACTTAGCTTTCGAGTTATCTAACTACCAATTATCTAAATTAACTGGTAAAGGCGTTGTAACTTGTAAGAGAACTACTCAAGGATTAGTTATAACAGATGGTATAACAATGGCTCCAGTTGATTCTGCTTATAGAAGACTTTCAACTACTAAAGTTATAAACGTAGTAGATAGAAGTTTAAGAGAAGTTATAGAACCATTTATAGGTTTACAAGATAACTTAGCTACAATAAACTCTTTAAATACTGCTATAACTTCAGTATTAAATAAATTAAAAGAAAACTTAATAAGCTACTATGAATTTAAAATAGTAACTGACCAAGCTTCTTCTAGATTAGGTATCATTAAGATACAATACGTTATAGTACCAACTAACGAAATCAGAGAAGTTAGAAATACAGTTTCTGTTCAAGAATCTAAGTAATAGTGTGAGAGGTTTAACACCTCTCCCTATATTAACCTAATAAATTAAAGGAGGAATGTTCTTATGGCTAACAACATGTCAAGTGAACAATATACTAAAACGTATACTACTTTTGGTGGTAGTGATATCGTTGCAACTTTCAATGGTAAAGTTATAGGAGAATTACAAGCTATAACTTATTCTATAACAAGAGAAAAAGTACCTGTTTATACAATGGGGTCTGCTGAGCCTCGTTCATTCTCAAGAGGTAAAAGAGGTATAGCTGGTAACTTAGTATTCGTTACTTTCAACAGAGATGCTTTATTAGAAGAATTATCTGATGGACCACAAATACAAAAATATCAAGCAAATGAATACAGCAGAACAAATGGTGATTCAGGAGCTATGCAATTTACTTCTATAGAAGAATGGGATGCTCATATGAGTTCTTTAGCTTCAGGAAGTTCTTCTTCTAACGGAACTACTGGTAAAACTCCATCTGATTTAGTTAATAAGTATAAGCCAAGATATGCTGATGAAATATTACCATTCGATATAACAATAACTTTCGCTAATGAATATGGTAACATGGCTTCTACTGTTTTATACGGAGTTGAGCTATTAAATGAAGGTACTGGATACTCTATAGATGCTCCAACTTCAGAAAGAGCTTATACATTCGTATGTCGTTCAGTTGAAACAATGAAACCAATAGACGAAACAAATAGAGGATTTATAAGTACTACTTGGTAGTAATAATAGAGGGAGAGCAATCTCTCTCTTTTTTATTGCTCATATATTATAACTATTAACTTATACAAAGGAGGATAATATGGCTAATTTTGAAATTAAAGGTTATGATAGTTATTCAGGTTGCGATATCGTAGTTACTGCTAGATTATCTACACTTAATAACTCAACTAAAAAATTAGAAGAAAAGATATATACACTTGGCTCTTTACAAACTTTATCTGTTTCTACTCATCAAGATAAAAAACCCGTAAGAGTTATAGGAAGCATGAATGCTTTAGATTACACTATGGGGCAACGTACTATAGCTGGGTCTTTAGTATTTGCTGTTTTTGATAAACACTTTGCAACAGAAATGTTTAATGATTTAGAAGCCGCTACAGGTAAAACATTCTTTTTACCAGATGAACTACCTGCTATGGATATAACTATTACATTCGCTAATGAATATGGTAGAACTTCTAGAATGGCTATATACGGATTAAGAATTATAAACGAAGGACAAGTAATGTCTATTAATGATTTATATACAGAAAATACATATCAATTCGTAGCTACTGCTATGGAACCATTAAAGAAATACAATGGAGGTGGTTCTTCATCTAGTAGACAAAATGAGGCTCAAATTGCTTCTGTATTTAATTTAGATGATATTCCAGTAGCTTATACTGGAGAAGATATATGGACACAAGGATGTATTAATGAGAATGAAAGCCTTAAAAGAGTGCTACTAACAGCAGAAATAGACCAACCTATTTATGAAGGTCAAGAAGGTATAGTTAAATTTACTTTATCACCTAATCAATCTTCTGGTGTGATTTATATATATCATCAAATTCAAAATAAAATATACTCAGAATTACATGTAGATGGTAAAGCTCTATACACTTCTTATTTGGATGCAGGTTTATATTCTGCTTGGTATGAAGACAAAGGACAAACTTTATCTAATACTGTTACATTCTCTGTAGATAATTTAGGAGAACATAATTCAAATTATGATGATTCACCTAATATTGATAACATAACTGATTCTACAATAAAAATAACTTGTAATAATCCTACACATACAATAGGTGTTTGTATAAACTCTTTAGATGGTTCTACTATAGAATTAGAACTAACAAATAGAAATTGCACTTTTAGAAACTTGATTAATAACACAAGTTACATAGTTTATACTAGAGACAATAATGCTACATCTAAAACTATTGCTACAAAAACATTAGCACCAGAAGAAAGTTTTGTATCTGGTTTTAAAAGCTATGTAAGATTTAATAACTCTTTATTGTTCACAGATTTAGATGCTTATGAGAGTATACTTGATGAAATAAAAGAATCAGATGATTTAATATATTCATTAGAACGTAATCAAGATATAAAAGCTAAAGAGTTAATGTATATGGCTGTTAAATATAAAAATGAATTTACTACAGCTATTAATAGTCATAAGATAGAATCAATGCCACAAAAGAATCTTAGTAATATATATGGTAATTCATTTAAATTTAATACTGGTATTACTAAAGCTAATATATTCTTACTTAAAAATAAGAAAGAGTATTATGAGTATTCAGAACAGTATCCAAATGAAATGACTTATACAGGAAAGTCTAATAGAAGTTATAATGTCGTAGCTATTACTAATGACTTTGCTAAATCACCTAAATATTTATTTTATTCTTTCAGCGATAATGATAAGTCTAGAATAGATACTTTATATGGAGACGCTAATATTCTTAATAATATAGATTTAACAGAATATATGGACCCATCTAAAAAATATTCAGATATAGCTTTAAAATGTTTAGCTGTAAAGAATAATAAAAATATAGATGTTAAATTACTACAAGCTCCTAATATTATTTTAGATGAAGAATTAAATATAACAGTAGATGTTAATAATAGTGATTTAATAGGAAAGAAAGATAATGAATATTATCTAGTTATATCTAATCTAGAGCAAAGTTTAGATAAGACGCCTTTTAGAAAAATAAAGATAACAGACAAAGATGAAATTGTGTTTGCTAATAAGTATTTAACAGCTATTAATCATAAAGATACATATGCTATATGGATAGAAGACCAAAACTTTAATATAGTTTCAGAAATAGCATTTGTATCAAAGAATGAAGAAGTAATTGATTTTAATTCATCTCAATTAGAAGATGCAATACAAAAGATTGTATCTAAAGTTGAATTTAATTTAGGTAAAACTAATTCTATGGCAGATGTACATTCTTCTGTATTAAATAAAGATACTTCTATAAAAAATATTCATTATGATATGATTCAGTCTATAGTGGATTTAAAATTAAATAATACTTTAGCAATATTAGAAATTTTAAAAATAAAGTTCAATGATTTGTATATAAATCAAGATAAATATAGAACAGTAACATACGATGGAGTCAAAGTTACATTTGATAATTTTAATAATGCTCAATTAGTACATATAGGCTTTAAGAAAGATTCAGATTATATAATAGAGGTTATAGACGAAGACTCAATGATAGTAGATAATAATTATTTATATAATCTATATTATGTAATAGATAATAATCCTGTTATCAAATCAGGCTTTGTTTTAATAGCTAATGAAAAAGCAACATCTCATTTAATAAGATTGGAGGAGATATAATGAAAAAGAAACCGTACTTTACTTACGGGGTCAATATGAGTGCATCTGATAGAGATTTAGTAACAAGTACTACTATGTATAATGGTCAGTTAAAGAGATATTTCTCTAGTTTAGATGCAGAGGTGTTTATAGGAGGAGAAAGAATATTAGATATAGTAAGATTAGATTTTTCTTATGAAGAAAAGAAAATGCCTTTCTATGGATTTAATAGCTTTTGGCCATCTAGAATATTTGTAGGTCAAAAAATAATACAAGGTACTTTTGCTATTAATTTTACGGAACCAGGTTATATTGCAAAGTTATTGCAAAAGATAGATGGTTCTAAAGCTCAAGACTCTGCATCACTAGTTGGTCAATCTTGTAGTTTAGAAAACTCACCTCTATTTGGTAAAGCATTTGATATACTTGTTGGATATGGTGGATTTAATGTAGAGAATGAAGCATCATTTAGAAATACGCATCAAATATTAGAAGGTGTAATGGTAAATGGTTATAGTCAAATATTAGATACATCAGGTGAGCCAGTAATGGAAGTATATAGCTTTATAGCAAAAAATCTAAAGTATGGAGGTTATAAATTTGATAGAAATAGTTACAACGACGACATTGGTAGCAATGATAGTAATATTGGTTCGTCTGGTCCAACAACTTTAGGTGGAATGGAGATTGTAGAAAAAAGATTTTCTGGAGAAGTTGCAGATTTAAGAAATAGATGTTCAAAAGATGAGACTTTCTTAGGAGTAATAGTTGATGTTACTAATGCACTACATAAAGATAATAAATCTCATATTTATATAGACTTTGCATTTTTAAATGATAACCATACTTATGTTAAAGATAATGTAAATTTAACTATACATGATAATGAATTACATATATCAGAAACATATACTTTAGTAAAGAAGAAAGATAATACTTTTGGATACATACTAGATGAACAAAAAACTGCAAAAGTTAAAGACAAGTTAACTGGTAAAATAGGTTCTCAAAAATTAATAAGTTGTTCTATATCAGGAGCATTTATGCATAATGGCAAGCGTGAACCATTTAATAAGAAAGTATGTATGCGTCCAGGTACAAATTATTAACATATAATAAAAACATAAAATAAAAAATAATGGAGGAATTTAATATGAAAAAAGATACAGTTAAAAAGACTACTTCTACTAAGAAAAAAGCAATAGAAGAAAAAGCAACTGAGGTTGTTGAAGAAGTAATAGAATTAACTCCAGCAGAAATAGCTGCTGAAAAATTAAAAGAAATACATGGTGATGTATTCATAACTACTGTAGCAGGAGTACAAGTAGTATGGAGAAAATTAAAAAGAAGTGAATATAAAGAAGCTATGTCAATAAAGTTTGATGAAAACGAAGATATAAATTATTTTGAAAGACAAGACTTTATGGCTAAGAAAGTTATATTATATCCAGAGAATGTAGATTCATTATTAGAAGATTATGCAGGAATATCTGATATTATAGCTACAGAAACAATGGTTAAAACAGGTTTCGGTATAGCAAATACAAAGGCTGTTAAATAGATGAAAATAAGTTCTCAGAATCAAAAACAATCTGTTAAAGATTTTGATGATTTGATTAAAAGCTTTTTAGATAAATACGGCAATATATTCTTTTCTGAAATAGATGGACAAATATTTATATATAAGCCTTTAGGAAGAAAGGCATATAAAGATATAGTTAATAATCAGAATATAAGTGATTTAGATAAAGAAGATTTAATATGTGAAGAAACAATAATATGGCCAGAAGGTTACAATGCAGATGATTATGATGCAGGTATACCTTCTAAGCTATATGAAGAAATATTAGTTAACTCTTTCTTATCTAGTACTGAAGATATGGTTCATTTATTAGAAGCATGTAGAGAAGAGACAGAACAATTAGATGTTCAAATGAGCTGTATAATAAGTGAAGCTTTCCCTGCATACGATATGGATGAAATAGAATCATGGGATATGATTAAGTTTTGTAGAATGTTTTCTAAAGCTGAATGGAAACTAAAGAATATGAGAAGCCTTGAAATGAATGAAGATGTTGTAGGTTTCTTAAAACAAGCTATGGGTGTGGAACCTGAAGAGAGTAATAATACTACTAAGAGTGCTCCACAACAATCTCAAAATAATAATAGTAATAATGGAAAAATAAAAGTAGGAAATAGAGAAATGACTAAAGAAGAGTATCAACAATATCTAGATTTCCAAAGAGCTAATCCTCAAATAGATTGGGGAGCAGATGCTATGTTTACTGGTTATGAAACTCAAACTACTGTACCTATTCCATTAAGACCAAGAAGATAAAAATATAAAGAGGTGAATATATTTGTCTAAAAAAAGAAGAGATAAAGAACATGACTCTTCTACCGTAGGCAAAGTCGCTAAAGTTGGAGCAGCTGCATTAGCCGTAGGGGTGGGTGCAGCTGCTTTTAATAATATAGGATTAACTCGTAAACTAACTTCTGAAGTTCTTCCTGCTTTAGGTTCTACTACAAAACAAGTATCTAAAGATTTAAGAGGTTATAAATCTAAGCGACAAGGTCTAGATAGAAGATTACAAGCCAAAGATATTAAAAACATTTACAATAATCATTTAAAAGCTAATAAGACTTTTAAAAATGAATTAGCTCTTAGAACTAAAAAAGAAGCTCTTAGAATTAATACAGATAACAAAAGACTTAGCTTAGCTGGACAACTCAAAAATATTAAACAAGTTATAAATAACGATTTAGGTCATAAACTTAAGTCAGGTTTAGAATCAGATTTACAACAAAGATTCATAGAAGAACTTGCTTTAAAATATAAAGATAAAGCATCATTTGAAGATATTAAAACATTAGCTAGTTCTGCATATAAAGATATAAATACTAATTTCGTTAAAGGTAAAGACGGTAAAAACTCTTATTCTGATTTCTTAGATAAAAGATTTAAAGCAGCAGGTCTTTCTGATAATAAACAAGAATTCTTAGACCTAGTATTTAAAAGCAAAAATGAAATAGAAGAACGTGTAGCAAGAGCTTCTACTATACAACCAGTTAGAGATAAGATAGCCGATAAATTAATGGATACCTTAAGCGAAAATAAAAAAAGAGGACAAGGTATCTTTGGTAAAATAGATAAAGTTTTAAATATAGATTCAGAAATGGCTTTTAAAGGTTATAGAACAGCTACTCTTGATGAAGTATTAGAAGCTTATAGTAAAGATGAAAATCTATTTGCAAAACAAGATATACATAAAAGAATTAAAAATAATTTTAATAAGACAAGTAGATATGAAGAAATAAATTTAATGGAAGAGCTATCTAGACTTAAAGATAAACATGACTTAGGAAATGTATTATTTGATAAGTCTATAAAGATAGACAAAGATGGAAACTTATTCAGTACTGTAGAATTTGATATGGCTGTTAAGAAGCAAGTTGATAAATTTTCTTCTACTTTGCCTGGTAAATTATTTGCTGGTGTAGATATAAGACTGCAATCTGAAGTTCCTATTATGGAGATTTTTAAAGCAGGGTCTACAGGAAAAGAAGCAGCTTATGAAATGGGTAATAACGGTACAATGCTTCGTAACTCTAAGGTTGCTATTGGAAATGCAAATACAGGTCAAGCTAAATTATATAGTTTATTTGTAGATGCAGATGGTAATTTACAACTTAATGATGAAGTATTAGCAGAAGGTCATATAAGAAATAACTCACATGGTAAATCTGCTAGACTTAATAAAGAAATGGTTGGTACTAATATTAATCCATTAGAAAGAGATACAAGTTTTATTGCAGAAGCATTAGATATAATGCAAGATGGTCAGCCTACACATGAAACAAGATTAAAGGCTTGGTTAAATAGAAAAAATAATGATGACTGGAAAAAGAATATTTTAAAAAGCAATAAAAGATTGTATACTAGCGATGCATCTATGTCAAAAAAGATAGATGTCTTAACAGCTGAATATTTAATCAAAAATGGTGGAGATGAATTAGAAGCAAAAGCAGCAGTTGTTTCTAAAATATTAGAAGACCAAAAAGAAATATCAGCAATGCTTAATGACTTAACAGCATCTAAACAAATTAATAATCAAACTATATCAAACTTAATAGAGTCTGGACATATCACAGACGAAGGCTCTTTAAAGATATTAAATCTATTAAATAATAAAGAGTATCTTAACACTTCTGAATTAATAGAATCATTAAGTATAGACCATGAAGGTCAAGTTACTAAATTTTTTAATAAAGATTTAGAGAATATAGTCAATAGAGGATATGTAAATGCGGACCATATTTCTAATATGCAAAATATATCTCAAACTAGAACTCAAACATTCTTAGGTAAGAATTTAGAATACACAAATGTATTAGATGTAGAAGATGTTCTTAGAAGAGAAGCTGTTAAAGAAGTTATGTTAAGAGAAGCTAGTGAATATAGTCAAGGTGTTTATGATTCTTATATGCCTACTAAAAAAGGTATGACTAAAATAGAACAGATACTTCAAAACAGTAATTTAGATGGAATTGAGAAAAAGAATTTATCATATGTTACTGATTGGGGATTATTACAGTCTATAACTAAGTTAGCTAATGATACAGATGATGCATTAAATCTAGATAAGATGATAGGACCTAATGGCTCTTTAACTTATTTTGATTCTCTTATGAAGACTAATGACCATTTTAAATTCAGATATACATCTATGTTAGATGATTTAGCATCAAGACATTCAGTGTATGATTCTGAAATAATAGGTAACATTAACGAAATATATTTCAATGAATATAACAATTATACATTCATGAAAAATAGTGTAATTAAAGATTTTAACTTTAATAGCTTAGAAGGTATCAATGAATCTATTAAACAGTTAGGTAAAGAATTAACTGCTGGTAGACATGATATGAAAAACTATACCACTTTAACTCAAATACCTCAATTTATGAATGCAAGACTTATGTGGGGTATTGATGCAGTAGGTTTAGGATTTTCTAGTGATAGTACAGGCTCTACACAAGATTTAATTAAGAATATAATGATGAAGAGAGTGCTTCCTGTAGCAGGAGCATTTGCGTTATATGATTATTTAGATTATGAATCTGAGAACATTACTGGTATTTCTATGACTGGAGCTATGGCTAATTCTATAGCAAATATAGATATGGCTACTAGAAGATTAGCTTATGCTACTGGTGCAGGACAAGCTATTGATTGGCTTAAAGAATCATCAGTATGGGGAGAATACTGGACAGGTTCTACTGATTTTCAAACTGCTGAAGAAAGAGCCGATTGGTATGAAAATGGTTATAGTGCAGTAAGAGGAGGACGTTTCTGGGGATTTGGTTCTACTTCAGAATTTAGAGGTTCTGCTATTCAGTATTATCAACCTAACTATTTAAAGAGAGCTCACAGTAACTGGAAAGAAATTGGTATATATGGTTCAGCTGAAGAGAAATTTAAACATTCTTGGTTACCGTCTCTTAGACATCCACTTTCTCCTATAAGAGCTTTAATGGACCCTTATTGGTTAGAGAAAAAGAATATGGATGAAAGACCGTATCCTTTAACAGGTAAACTATTTAGTGAAGGAACTCCATGGGGAGCAGTATTAAATCCTACAATAGGAGAAATGATAAAGCCTGTTAGAATGTTACCTGAAATTAAAAAAAGATTAGGTAAAGACGGTAGAGATATTAGAACAGTAGTACAAGGAATAAATGAACGTATTAAAGGTAGAGCTAATAAAAATGATGATATGCTTATCCTTAGAGGAACAGATATAAGAACAGCTACTTATACTCCATATGCTAATACAGGCGATGGTTATATGAATATCCAATTTAATAATGGTCAAGTAATGGCTCCTGGTATAGGATTTATGGATGGAATAAGTAAACTTAATAATGCTGGTATTGTAGCTACAGGACAAGTACAAGGTCAAATAGATTTACCTACATTAGACCCAAATGGTGAGTTAATACAAGAAATAGCTTCAGTATCATATGATGCTAATCAAGCTGTTAATGGAATAGTAAGTGCTATTAATAACAACATTAAAAAATTAGCCGCTAGATTTGGAGGATATCAAGAAACTAATCCAGCATATACAATGGGAACTATGCCCGATAGAACTCAAGGTACATATGTATATACTAACTTAGTTAATAAACGTAATCAATTTAATAGCGAATATTATGCTTCTATTAGTAATCCAGGTATGATAGACAAGAGTTTAATTAATGACTATATAAAAGATGCTACATATTCTATGGGACAACTTAGTGGTATATATGGATTCTTAAATGATTTTGCTTTTGGTGAAACATCTTATAGCTTTAGATATGAAAATGCAGGACAAATGACTAGTTTCTCTAGACACTTCTGGGATGCACAAGTCGGAGGCGTAGGTGGAGGATTCATGGAAATCGCTAGACGTTTCTTTGCATCGGAAGATAAATCTAGAATTAATTATAACCCATTAAGAAACTCTATGCCTGAATGGTTACCTGAAAGATTTTTAACTGGAGATGCATATGCTTCATTACCTAAAGGGGAAATGAGGATGCCAGGTAAAGGGTATGAATCTATACATGATTTACATCCAGACCAATTTGGTGAATATGGTGCATTTGATAGAATGAAGATATTAGGAGATATAGCTCCTACTTCTGAAGAATATAAGTTATGGAGAAATATTGCTAGAAATACAGTAACTGATTCTAACTTAATAAAACAAATGGATGAAGTAGAAGAGCGTGCTACTAAGATGTCAGGTAAACATGAGTTTTATGATTATAGATATTTCAATAACAATACAGTTCAAAAACATGGTGTTGTTAAAAGCTTTGATGGAAACATAGTAACACTTGTTTCTGGAGAACAATTAAGATTAGGAGGTATAACTCTTAATGAAGAAGCAGATTTATCTATGTTCTTACAAACTGGACAAAAGATACATTATCGTACATCAGCAGATGCTATTAAAAGACTAGAAGACGGTATTGTAACAAATGCTGTAATTTATAAGAAAGAAGGCGGATTTGGTACTAATATCAATAAAGAGCTTATATCTTCTGGTATGGCAGAAAGAGATAAAACAGATAGAACAGCTATAGGATATTTAGCTAACTCTTCTGCAATGCAACAAACATTAGGTGCAGCACAAGAACTTATAGGACATACTAATATACCATTCTTGCATAACAAGTATATGAAAATAGAAACTGCAAGAGAGTCATTTGTTAATGAGCATGTTTATGGGACATCATTTGCTACTTGGGATAATCCTATAAAAGGTTTTGTTAATCCAGCTTTAAATCAAACATTTGGTCAAAGTTTTGGTAGACATTTAGCCGCAGTAGGTTCATCTGCTTTATACTTTGGTCTTAAGCATGTAGATAATTTAAATCCTGTTATGAGATATGGAGCAGGAGCATTAATGGCTGGTCTTAATCCAACAGCTTTATTAGGTATGGGTATTGAATTTGGTGCTCAGCTTAGTTTAAAAGCTATTGGTGGAGGAAGTAATATGCTTAATGTAGAAAGAGGTGCCGCTATAGGTTCTGTAGTAGGGACTGTAGGATGGGGATTAGCTAATGCTGAAAATCCATTTAAAGCAGCAGCTTCATTTGCAGTAGCTGGAGAAAGTATAGCTAGATATTTAAAGGTAGAAGACGTATTTGATAATTGGGGAAGTGGAAAAGGAGCCTTAATAGGTGCAGGTATAGGTTTAGCTATATCAGCTATTAAAAATCCTAATTTCTCTAAAGATATGTTTAGGTTTAAATGGATTCCTGAAGAAACAAAAAAGAAATGGGAATTAGATGAGTACTTTGATAGACTTGAATACATTAAGTATAAAGGACTGTATGAGCAAGCAGCTACTAGAGCTTTCTTGTTTGAAGGAAATATAAATTTAGATAGGATATTTAGAAAAATAGATAAAAATAAAGAGAAAATAGCAAAGCTTACAAGAAAAGCGGAAAAGTTGAGTAATAAACATACAGCAGGTGGTTATAAATACGAGCAAAAAATGAACGAGATTAATAATAAAATAGAGGCTCTACAAAACCAACAAACTGCTTTCCGTGGTGGTAAGTATACAAAGGCAGCTGTATCTTATCGTAAGGCTATGGAATCTACTATCTATGGATTATCCGAAAGTGCTACACCCGATGAAATATTAGCATCTGTTCCTGTACAATATAGAGACCATTATATGGCTTTTATGAATGAAAGCTCAGCAAAGGAACGTAAAAAGATACTAAAACAACTTCCTGAATATCTTAGAAAACCATTGCAAGTTGCATGGGGAGAAAAGCCAGATAAACTAGATAGTAATCTTAAGTTTTTCAAGAATCATGCTATGCCAGGTATGGCGTGGAGAGGATGGAAGCCTAACGTTAATTTAAAACACGTTAAAATGAAAACCATTCAGAATGAAGGTATGTTGTTATCAGATTTCGGATATTATGAATCCGAAAAGTCAAAGATGGAGTATCATATGGCTTCTGGTATAGAAAACTTCGACAAAGGACAAGGTGCAATAAGTTATATATCTAATATGACAGGGGCACTATCTGGCTTAGGAATGTCAGTACAAAATATATCAGTAGAACCAACATCTGCTCCAGGATTATGGATTGCAGCCGACATAAAACAGACAGCTAATGACGTAAGCAAAATAGGAAGTTATGCGGTGAATTCGGGCATACAATCTTTAACTTCACTATTATTCTAAAATATAAGGGGATGATTACAATGACGCAAGCACTTACTCTTGATGCTACTATCGTTGTGGCAATAATATCTTTATTTGGGGTTATATATACTTCAAAAATGAGTATGCTTACAGAAATGAATAAGCAACTTATGATAGAAATGAAAGAGTTAAAAGCACAGCATACTGCTGAAACAGAAAGACTTGAAAATAAGATTTCTATTCTAACAGAGGAAAACATAGAACTTAAGAATCAAATATTTGAATTAAAATTAGTTCTTAAGACTAATGAAATTAAAGAAGAATCAAAATAATACTTCTTTTTAGACCGTCTATATAGGCGGTCCTTTTTTGTAATAATATAATAATATTATAATAACGTATAGAAAGGATGAAAAGATGGCTAGAAATAATAAGAATACTTATATATATAAAACACAACAAGATAGTATAAGACGTGCTAATGAAAGACGTAAATCAATAGATAAATATGATAATGATAAAATTAATTTAGTTAAAGAAGATATAGCTAACATATTCCAAGAAATGTTTAAAGGAAAAGAAGTTATAATAAACTCTAATGTAAGTACTATCAATAATCCTTCTAACAATTTTAAAGGAAAACAAGTTGATAAAGATTATGAATATAGTCAAATTACAGAAGCTATTAAAAAACTATACGATAATAATTTTTATGATGTTGTATCTGGTAAAATAAGTACAGCTGAACAATTGATGATGAAGTCTATAGAAAATAACGTAAAACTTCAAATGATTAATCAAGCAGGTAAATCAAATGAAAGTTTACATTTATTTAATGAAAAAATGAAATATATGAAAGAATTAAAAAAAGAAAATGGTACATTCATAGCGTATGACTTAGAAACACTTGGAGGCAAAGATGCTCATGGCGTTTGGAGACCTACTCATATAACTGAATTCTCTATGCATCAATACGACTCTAAAGGAAATAAGATAGACGGTAAAAAGATAGATATCCTTATGGGTTGGAGAGATAAAGATGAAGCAGAACATTTATTTAAAAGAATTAAGACAGCTATTAAAGATGGGACTATAGATTATGACGAGGAACTTAGAGTCGCTGCTCATAGATTAAGTTTATATGGTCATGATAAAGTTACTTCTGTATTTGATAATAAATTAGGAGTATATAAAACTAATAGTTTTATAGATAGTAAATATGGAGACCATAAAGATTTAGATAGAATAAGAAAAGGTATAGATTTCTTTTTAGATATAGGTAAGAAAACTGGTGTAGATGAACATGGTGTTCCTTTAGATGTTAAACTTATGATGCAAACAATAGCAGATGCTAATAATTTATTAAATGATAAAAATAAATATGCTATGCTTGTTGACTATAATGGTAGTATGTTTGATAAGCCTATAATAGATTCATTTGGAAATAAATTTATAGCACAACATCCTTCATTAAAAAATTTATTTGATAATGGAGAATTTTCATTGAATGCTCCTGGATATAAACATATGGATGCTCAAGGTGCTTTGCAACATTTTAGAAATAATTTTTCTACTAAAGCATTATTAGGAGATAAAGTACATGAAATAGATGAGGCTAGACTTAATAGACAAGAACATTATGTTAAAGCATTATATTCTAAACAATTTAAAGATTTAGGATTAAAACCACATGAAGCGTCTTCAGACGTTACTGCTTTATCATTCTTCTTTACTCAAGATGCAGAAGGATTAGGTATGCCTCTTATAGATTATATAGCAGAAAAGTTAAATCCAATAGCTAACTCTAAAAAAGTACATAACTTAGAAGCAGGTCAACATATCTTAAAAGCTAAAGGATATTACAATGGAACTTATGGTGGAAAGAACATGTTAAACTTTGCAGTAGATAATAGAACTAATAATATATTTACTGCTGATAACCATATGATAAGAAATGGTCAAATATTAAAACAAGATTTTAATGTGGGTGTTGGTTTAAATCAAGGAGCTTATTATCAATTAAATGGTGTTAGACAAATTAAAGCTGGAGACCCTTATCTAAAAACAATGAGCGATATATTTCCTCAATATTCTTCTAGTGATATGTATGCAGTTACATTAAACATGATGACAACAGAAGAGTTTAAAGATACTAGATTAGGTTCATTATCACAAGTTGTTTTATTTAATAGCGAAACAGAGTTACAATCTTTCATGTCTAATACTTTTGATGTTGTTGCAGAAAAAGTAGATGGAGAATTTAAAATATTAAATAGAGATGCTTTTGATATAAGAGAATATGATATGATAAATGGCAAACCTGTATTCAAAGATGTTAATAAAAACTATGCTAAATCAGATAAACAATTAATAAGTGATGCTATAAATCATTCTAATAAAAAGATAACTACATCAAGAGCTGAAAATGCTATTAATGGAGAGAATGCTTACAATAATATAAAAAGAGCATTAGAAATACAAAATATAGCTAAAGACCATTTAGGTAGATATATAAATGATAGAGAAATGAATGGTATAATGTCTCGTAATATATCTGAAGGTAAAATGGCTCTTTCTATACAAGAAGAATTAGCTAATAAAATAACTAAAGTATTAGAACATAAAAACGGTGTTTATGATTCTACAATAGACAACATGTCTACTTACATGAATACTATAAAAGATAGTAGTAATTATTATGCAAAGTTATTAGATGTATTACATAGCAATGAAAAGTTCTCTAGTCAAAAATCTATAACAGTTCAAAAAGAAATGTTTAAAAGAGTAGATAGGCATTTAAGAGAAACTTTAGCTACAAACATATATGAAGATTTTTCTCGTCAAAAGAAAAGCGTATTAGGAGATGAAGCTTTACAAGCACCTATTGAAAGATTTAAATCAATGTTTGAAATAGATTTAGCAGGGATACCTGGAGCTAAAAAGCAACAATATTTTGATTTAGTTAAAGCTAAAGAAAGTGGTTTATTAAGATTAGATTTAGATAAGAACAATGTGGAATATAGTTTAGTATCAGCTGTTAATACAATGCTTCAAGGTGATAAAAAAATAAGACCTCAAGATGAATTCGAATTAACTAATAAAAACTTTAGAAAATTTGTAGACTATATGTTACAAGATAAAGCATTTAAGAAAAGCATAAGTGAAGATTTTCGTTCTGAATTAATTAATATTGCTAATAACGATATGCAATTTAATCATATAGATGTAGCAGGTAGAATGATATCTGAATTTCGTAACATAAAGAAAGTAGACCCATTTGCAGGGATAAAATCTAAGGATTTATATATGAAAGACTTAACTTCTACTTCTGGTTTTATTAATGCTTTAAATGGAGATAAGTTCTTGAATTCAATGGACGACTTAATCAATTCTCATATCAATGATATGGATATAAGACTTATCAATGGAAATAGAAATGCGGCAGAATCTTTTGTTAAAGATAACTTATTAGATTTCTATGTTCCAAAGAATCCTACTAATATAGTTCAAACTAAAGCAAGAGAAGAAATGTCTAATTATTTAACTGACTTAGTTTATTCAGCTGATAAAATAGGGGCCAATATATCTGTAAATAATTATGGAGATATAACTCTTAATAGCAGTGGTAAAATAACTACTTTAAATTTACCTAAAATAAAAGCTGATGGAGATTCTGATGTTTGGTACATTCAAACTGGAAATATGAAAAATAAACTTATAGGAAAGCTTAACATAAATCCGATTCTAGGTGGTAAAAGTGTAGATATGAATGTATCAACTAACTTCGGTGCTGCAATTGGTTCTTATCCTATGAGTAAAACATTAGAGAAGTTTTATGAAGATAATATTTCTGGAAAAGCTACTAAAGAGTCGATGGATTACTTGGAAACAGTAGTTAATACAAGTAAAAAGAAAATAATTAAAAACTCTACTATAAATGGGTTTAACGGAAATGATTTAAATTCTAATAGATTAATAGATGTTTCTAGTATATCTAATGTTTTACAAGAGTTATTTGGTAAGAACGGTAATATGAATTATCTAGTTAAAAACAAGAATTTCCTAGATTCTAATTTACAAGAAGTCTTAGGTAAAGATGTTTCTAGATATATACAATCAGGTAAACCAATAGAAGAACTTGATGCAAATATGACTAAAGATTTAATAAAGAATATGCCACACTTACTTGAGATACTTGGAGTAAGGGCTAATGTACAAGGTACAGAAGTTGAAGAAGTTTTAAAGCAAATATCTTTTACAGGTAATGTAAAACAATCTTCTAGTATGATAGGTGTACTAGGTGATATGTCTTTATTCTCTCCTCATGCCGCTTTAAGTAATTTACAAAGACCTCCTATATTAGCAGCAGGTAATGCAATACCATTAAGAATGGATGCAGTTAAAAAGTTAGAAGGGTCAGGAGTTTTAGCTGGTAACATAGTAAGTACTGCATCAACTGATAAAGCTACTATGAGATATGTAACAGGAGTTGGAGAAACAACTACAGATGTTATGATGAATATAGCTTATGTTTCTACAGATGCATTAGATGTTATTAGAACTAATAATATAGATAAAGTACTTGCATCAAAATCTAATGTAGATAATAACTATAAAGAGCGTATGAATAGTATGTTTGCTAAGTTAAATACTTATGAACAAGAAAGACATATGGATGGTAGAATTGCTGAAAAATTATATGGATTAATGCCTTCTAAAGTTCAGAACATATCAGCATCAAAAGATATAGCATCTGCTATAGAACTTATGACTGAACAAGAAGCTAAAGAACAAGCTGATTTATTAATAGGATTAAGAGGTTCTATAAAGATAGATAAAAGTGGTCAATTATCTTATAAAAGTGCTACTGGTAAATATGTTAAAAGAGGAGACACTATAGTTCAAACATTAGGATTCGGTGATAAATTAGAAGCAATATCTCCTAAAGTGCAACAAGGTGTATTTACTCATAAGTTCATGAAAAGCAATGGTATGTCTTTAACTGATGAAGAAATCACTAAAATCATTAATCAAAATAAATCTATATTTATAGAAAATGGTAAGCTTGTAAGTAATACTAATGCTACAACTAAACTTAGTGATTTATTAGAAAGCAAGTATGAAGCTACAGGATTATATAGAATACAAGACATATCAGCAGCAGGATTTATAAAGCCAACTACATCATCTGCTGAAAAAGGTATGACTAACTTAAACTATATAAAAACAGGTACTTTAGATAAGAATGTAGATAACTTCTTTAAATCTATAGGTATGCAAGATGTATCTAGGCAATCTGTTTTATATGATGAAAGTATAGACGCTATATTAGGTCATGTAGGAAAGAATAAAGTAAAAGCTGGCTTAAAATCTAGTGGATTTAATACAGTTGATGCATTAAAACAAGCTATTAATGTAGAACGTAATAAGTTTAATGAATTCTTAATGGATGATTTATTTGGTGGAAAAGCTCATATGTTTGTTAACGATGGTGTGTTTAAACATGGTGGAGCTGGACAAGTACAATTCGGTATTCTTAATAAAGCTATAGATAATTACATCAAAGCTAATAACGGTAATGTAGAAGATACTCTTGAAAAAGTGGTCGGTATTATTAATAGCAATAAAGAGTTTCAATTCTTATCTACTAAGAACTTAAATACTAATAAAGCAGCTTATACTAAATTTAGTATGCAAAATGGTCGTATATACATGGATGATATGGCTACTAACATAGACAATCTTACTGTATCTAATATAAAAAGTTTAGAAAAACTTATTATGAAAATAGATGAGAAGATTGAAAAATTAGGTGGCGATAAAATTGTTCATAAAGAAGGGTATGTTCAAAAATGGAATAAAAAAACTAAAGAAATGGAAGTAGTTCCAATAGATAAAAATAAACCTTTATTCGGAGATTGGTTAACTCAAGAAATAGATGGTAAGAAAGTATTTGTAACTCCTGTAACAAAAGAGGATGTTAAATTACTTCCTGATGTTGAAACTCAAACAGGTACAGAATCTGAATACTTTAAACTTAAAGACCAATTAATGTCTTTAAAAAGTAGAAAGAATTCTACTGATAACCAATTAGAAAAGCAAAAACTTATAGAAGAAATCGGAGTAATAGAAGCTCAACTTAAGAACTATGAGTCAGTGTCTAAAAGAATGACTGTAGGCTCTACAGAGTTTCAATTACTTGAGAGAATAAGAGTAACTGACCAACATGCTCAACAAATGCAAGACTTAATAGCTAAAGGTGAATTATCTGATGAGATATTAGCATCAGAAGCACTTAAAGGTAAAGTCATAAGAAATAGTAAAGGACAATTACAAGTTGATGAAAAATTAAAAGAACCAGTATTAGACCACTGGTTACAAAGATTTAAAGGGCAACTTACTTTTAATCCTTTAGAAGAATTAAAACTTACTGCTGAGGATGTTGCTAAAGGAGAACCTTTAGAACACTTATCGAATGTATTTGATAGAGCAACTAAATATGGTTATGATATAGGTCAAGATAGTGCTCAAAAATTATATCAATTAGAAATGGCAGATTATGCAGTTAAGTTTAATCAAAATGGTAAAATAACTACTGATAAAATGAAAGATTTAGGTTTCGAAGTTAAGAAGATAGATGAAATCAATTTTGAAGTAGATGAAATAGCTAAAAAGAATTTACTTATAGATTTAGGACCTGAATTTGAAGGGAATAGATTTATAGCTGTAGCTGGTACTGGACATAAGTTAGGTGAAGATGATGAAATCTTAACTAATGGTCAAAAACAAATAAGAGCTTTAGCACATAGATATGATGAATATAAAGATATGCGTCATGACCTAGAAGCTCAAAGAGAAATTAAAGAAAGAGTTGTTGACCAAATAGATGAAGCTAGAACAGCTATTAAAGAAAGTATCTATGGTAAAAATGCTTATGCTGATACTTTAAATAAAATACAAGTAGATGATGTTAATTATAGATATAAAGCATCAGGTGCTGTTACTAGTGAATTCACTCCTGGATTAAATAAAGCTATAAAGAAAAGTTCTTCTGATTTAGAAATTAATAATGACTTATTAAGTACTAGAGTTATTAATGGTAAATCATTAAATGAATGGCATAAAGAAGGAGTTCATTACGATTATAAGTTTGTATCTCTTGAAGCTATGCAAGACATGGGTATGTTTAATGAAGATACTATGAAATTATATGGAGCTAAAGACCGTACTGATATGATTAATAAATTAAAGAAGTTTGGTACTATGGACATAACGGACCGTTATCCAAATAACAAAAATGACTCTATATTAATGACACATGTATTCTTAGATACGGATTTAGTAGGTAATCAGACTAAAGTTGCTGGTGCATCTGGTTTAAAAATGTTACTTGACCATGATGGAGATAGTGTTTCTAGTTTTGCTTTAAGATATAAAGCAGATGATGGTACTATGCTTGATTATGGTATGTTCTTAAATAATCCAGATATGGTTAAACAAAAAAGTCAAAAAGCATATGATACATTTGCTGATATGTTAGCAATAACTACAACTAGAGCTGCTACTGAAAATAAAAAGTGGGCAGAAGATGTTAATGACATATTAATTAAAGATGCAATAAAGAATACTGAAATGGGCGACCTTACAAAAACTGCTTTAGTTCCAGATGGTAAATCTATATTTGGTAAAATAACTCCAGCAGGTATATCTCATATGGATACTATGCAAGGTACAGAAGAAAATAGAAAGCAAATAGATAATCTTCTTACACAAGCTAAAAGTTTTTTAAGTACTAATGATGTAAAAGATATTAAGGCATCCGATTTAGATTTAACTTCAGCTAAGTCAGAAATAGTTTTAGATAAAGCTTTAACTGTAATGGAACAAGCTAAGAATCAAGGTGTAATAAATGAAGATACATTATCTTCTTTTGAGAATTCAGCTATTAAGAAAGTAGCTATTGATAGACTAGCATTACAAAACTCAGCTAATACTGGGGTTGCCACAACTGGTGCTATAAACGTTGCTACTAACTCTATAAAGAAAGCTGCTCATGATACTCTTATAAAACAAGATGCAATGAGTGTTGATATGATAAGAAGTATACTGGATATACCAGAACAGGAAGCTATATCTTCTAAAAAAATAGTATCAGCTTATAATGATACTAGAGGTAGAGAAATGTCAGAAATTCTTAATGATATGTTTGACCCTAGAAAGAATAGAACGTCTACAACTATAGATTCAGAGAATATGACTGATTTAAGAAACTGGTTCAAGGCTCATGCTAAAGATAAAATAGAGTCAGTTTATGATGAATTTGCTCCTAGAATGGATAAAGCAGTTCAAGAGCATATAACAGCTAATCCTAGTCAAAAGTTTGATTATATAATGGACCAATTTACTAATCAATTACAAAGTTTATCTGGAAACGAATATTTCCAAGCTAAGCGTATGAATTATAAGAGCAGAGGTTATGCAGGTATAGGAGCAGGAATGTCAGATGATAGTTACAGTGCTGTTGTTGGTAAAATGATAGGCAAAGCTGATGATTCATTTAATATAAGATACAATGAACAACAACAAATGGTTGAAGAAGCTATTAAAAGACAAAAGAATGCTAGTGAGTTTTATGCTAATACTCAAACAACTAAACAAGTATCAAATGCTATAAGCAATATGGTTGATAGCTTAAGTTCTAGTTCGTTTAAAGTTGGTGGAGGTTTAGCTATGGGTGCATTAGGTTTAGCAGGAGGATTAATGGCGGCAGGATATGCTTCAGGTAATCCATTAAATGATAAACAAGCATCTCAAGTTGCACAAGAGCAACAACCTACACAAACAATGAGTGTTCCAGATTTTATGGATAAACAAGGTGGATTTGTGACGGGTAACAGTCAGCAAGGCTATATAATAAATATAAAGGCCGACACGAAAAAAGGAAGAAAACACATGCAACGAATTATGAAACAAGCTGCTGAAGCTTCAGTAGGAGGAGCAGTAAGTGTTAATATGAATATCAGAAACTCTGGAGAAAAAGGTATAACTGATTCTGATATAGAAAACTTCCTAGAAAGACATTTTTAAGATTGGTGCTTTTAATAGCACCTTTCTTTTATTTATATATTTTTAATTTGAAATAGAGAGGAGAATTATATGTCTGAAATATTAAAAAAATATAAACATATGGCAAATACAAGAAGTGATTATAATACAATCAATAATATAAATTTCATGTTGCCAACTATGGGAGAAATGGTCGAAGAAGATTTAATGAGTGATTTATTAGAACAATTTGTTAACAATGATAGCAATAATGATTTTAAAGACCAAGACAGATTAGATGCCGCTTATTATGTAGAGCAACCTTTTTCTATACAACCTGGTTATCATCCAGTAGAAGCTGCTTTTGTATTAAAAGTAAGAGCATTGGCAGATGCAAAAGATAATGATACTTGGGAATTAAATAAATACGATGGAGATACAACTTCATATTTAGTTGATGATATTGATGATGGCAATGAATCTTTTACTTTTAATGATGGAATAACTTATCGCTCTTTTAAAGATTATTATAAAAAAATGAAAGGTAGTAACAAACTTACTATCAGACATGCAGGTATAAATACTCCTGAAATTCCCCATTTAGAATATCAACCAGTTGCTAAAGAATCTGAAAGAGATAGAATATCAACTATGACTTTCAAAGAACTTAAAGAATTTATGAACAAAAACAATACTGTTCATTATATAAAATATCCTGTCAATAGCGATAAAACAAAAGTTGTTTCTTGGAAAGATGATAAAGAAATAAAGCTATTAAAAGTATACGATGGTAAAAAAATTGTATATCATCAAATACTAGAAACATTAGATGATGAAGCAATAGAATTAAAGATACCTAATGCAAATGCTCAATACAGTTATCATAAAATAGTTATAACAGATGATTCGGATTATAATTCTGTAGTTGATGGATATAAAGCTCAAAATACTGTAAAAAAAATGATAGATAAAGCTAGTGAAATATTATTAGTAGTTGATGCTAATCAATTATCAGTAAATAAGACTGAAAACTATAATAAGACTTTTAACAGCTTATATTACATGACTGATGCAATAGATTATTTAGTTCAAGAATGGGGCAAATCTTACAGAGATATACCTCAAACAAGTTACACTTATAATGCATATGGTGCAGATAAATATACTCGTTCTATGGGTGTTATCTATATAAGAACTGAACACAAAGGTCAAATGGAATGGATAAATTTAAATAAATATGTAGCTTGTAAATCTAATTATGTTGAAACTAATCCAGATTATAATAGTTCTCCAGAATTACAAGAAATGAAAAATGGTATGTCTGAAGCATTTAAGTTATGGTCTTATACTAAAGACAACATAGAATGGTTAGACAGTTTCAATAAATTAACTTCTCAATCTTATAAAGAAAGGATAGAATTACATAAACAATTAACAGGTATAGATTTTACTACAGAAAGAAATTGTGCTCTTATGATAGGAGATACTATGATGTTAGTCCCTCCTGAATCTATAAGAAATGTAACTCAAGTTAATTATGAGAAATTACCTAATATGAGAAGTAAGGGTACAATGGCAAAGCAAATGGGCCAAAATGAACATATGCTTGAAGTAGTATTATACTTCTACGGAGAAAAAGGAATAAACGGTATAAAGAATACAGTTACATTCCCTAATGGTAAAAAACAAGATTATTATATGAATGGACTTAGAAGTTTAATAGCTCAATTTAAAATTGCTCCTTATCTTCCTATAGAAAATGGATATATAAATGATGTTCTAGGTATAGAAGCTGTTACTCTTATGAATATGAATATAGAAACAGTTAAAGGATTCCCTAGATTATATAGAACTGTATTAACTTTAAGAGAATTTAATTACAGAACATTTATGCCAGATTTACCTGTAGATGATGTATATGGAGAAACAGAAGGACAATTAGCTGAATTAAATCCTTTATTCGCTAAATGTTTTAACTGGGAAATATTCAGATATTATTATCAAAGAGCTATTAAAGCAGGAGATGATTTAGCTGGAATAGAAAAAAAATCAGGATATGCATCTTATGATTATAATTATAAATTCTATTCACATAAAAACACTATAATGCCTTGGGACCCATGTGGGTTAAATGAATTAAATAGTTCTAGTGTAAGTTTCTATATACCAGATGAAAATTGGTTAGAACAAGCATTATCTTTAAAGAAAGAAAGAGATGCTAATTATACTTCTAATTTTGCTAATGTATCTTTATCTGTTAATGCAGAAGAATTCTTAACTGATTTAGAAGATTTAAGTCAAGCTATTAATCAAGCTAATAATGTTATTTATTCAGACCCAGATATACAAAATAATAAATTGCAAAAAGCTGTAAGCAATTTTATATCTCAAGATGGTAAAGGAAATAAACAGATACTTGCTGATATACCTAACTTTAAATTTGCAGAAAACCCAGATGAAGACAATGGTGCTTATATAAGAAACATTGCAGATACAACTGCTAATTTCTCTTCTGTTTATATAAAAGACGGAAATAAAGATATAAAGAAATCTAATTTCCAATCACAATATATAGCTCCTATAGCAGATGCTTATTTAGATATAATTAATAACTCTAAATATATGACAGGAATGTCTGTTAATGAAGCTATAAGATGGGATAGAAATGAAGCAGCTTATAAAATAACTTGGGAGTTTAATATAAGACTTAATGCAGAAAGAATAACTGATGATGATATGTTAGATATCAGAGAAGTTTTATCTAAAGCATCTGGTCAAAAAATGGACAAGATATTTAAAGATAATATTGTAAAAGTTAATTACTCTATGTGGTTTGATGCATGTAATATAAGTTCTTTTACTGGAGAAGTAACTCTTAAAGCAGATATTTCAGGTAAAGGTGGTACTAAAGCAAAAATAAGATTAGGAGATACTGGTTCAAATAATTTATCTACTAATACTTTTAAATTTGAAGATTCATATGATACGGTTGCTTTAGGTTCTATAAATACAGCTTTAAATTCACAAGGAGATACTGTTGGAGAAGTATCAAGCAATGTACAAGATAAAGGTATAGACTTCTATATACATGACTACAAGAATCCAGCTAATATGCCTTTTGTTCCTTATGTAGAAGGAGTGCTTGCTGAAGGTATGGGTGGAACAATGGCTAATAGTTTTACTAATATATCTTTAAAAGCTATAGAAGGTGTAGGTCCTCAGTATTTAGGTGGACAAGATACAATGATAGAATTAAATCTAATAACTGATGATTTAGTGATTGTATCTGCTTTAAATAATCTTCCTATGATGGCGTCAGCTTTAGCTAAAAGATATAAAAGAATATTACCAGCTTGGCCTATTAAAGTAAGAAGTGCTTTAACTAATATGCTAGGGATATCTGAAGTATTAATAGATGCAATAGAAGTTTCTACTGTAGAAGGATATCCAGGTGTTTATTCTATAGCAATGAGATTAACATCTGTAGATAGAACTCAAAGACAAAGAGAAGCTCTTAGAAAATTAGATGTTACTCCTCAAGGAGGAAAAATAGACTATAATGGTCATTCTAATTTAGCTATGAAAAATTACTTCTCGATAGAACAACAATTAGCTCAAGCAGAACTATATCCAGATTTAGATATACCTACAATAGAAGAGTTGGCCAAGTTAGGATATAGATATGTAAAATATACTGGAACTAATAGAGTTTATCCAGACCCAGATTTTTATATAATGTATAACTATCCTTACACTTCTCTTATAATTAAGAAACTTGTTAAAGACAGTATATCTCAACAACTTATAAATACAGAAGAAAAACCTGAAGGAGAAGCATTACAAGAGTTTACTCTTAAGGATACATTAGGTGCAGAAGTTACTGCTAAAATATCTGCTTACACAGGAATGTCTATAAAAGATATACCTAATAAAGAAAATAATCCTGCGGCTACTTATGAGGAAATCTTAAAAGAAAACAAGACTAATGTAAGAGAGAAATTAAAAAATAATAAAAACTTAACAGATGCTCAAAAAAAGCAAGCAGAAGAAACTTATGATTTAATGAATATAATGAAGTATCTTACTATGTGTGATGTTAATGATGGTTGGGAAATAAAGCCTGGTTGGAAAGCAACATTATGCGATGAAAGTACTAATGAGGCAATGAGAAATGCAAATGTTAAGAACGTTTATGCAGAAGATATAAAGAAAAGAAGAAAAGATGCTCTAAGATTAATAGATAATATATTGTTACAACCATTGTCTATGTTTAATAATTTAGATAATGGATTAGAGTATAATCCTAAGATAGCAGTAGATGTAGTTAATGAATTGTTTTATAACAATAAAGACGGTAAAGCATTAATGGAATTATTATTCCCAGGATTACCAATAAAAAAAGCTAAAGTGTCAACTGGTTCTAATTATTTAGGAATAGCTGATAGTGTAAGTTTTAATAAAGACTATTTTAAAAATGTAACTCCATTAAACTTCTTAGCTGGATATACATACGCAGCTGGTTGTGCTTTATCTGGACATGAAGAATATAGGTCTAAATCAACAACAGATAAATGGGGACCTAATCATCATGGATATGGTTCAGAGGGGACATCCGCTATATATGCAGAAGATGAAAAAGTTTTAATGCCATATGCGGTTGAAGATAGAATAGCTGGTGTGTCTAAGTTATCTACTAGAATAGATTCAGCTATTAATAACGGTACTTGTTTTGGTGCATTTAGAATAACTAAATATTCAACTCCTTCAATAGTATCTGATATAGCAGAAAGAACTGATGAATCTATAATGTATGGAGGCCATTTCTACGATGCTACTTATAAAGATATAAATAATGAAAATACAGCATCTAAAAAATTAGTTAAAGCAGGTTTCTTAGACCCTTATTATAACTATAGAGAAGATGAAGAAACATTAAATGATTATAAGAGAAAAATCTTATTATCTAAAACATCTAATACAGAAGCATTCTTAAGAATAATGTTAGTTCATTTAAGAAAATTAATATTAGACGGATTGTTAATATCTGAAATAGATATAATAGCTGAAACATATAAAGAAGTAAGCAATAAAATACTTAATGGTACAGTTAATGTTGAAATAGGGCATGTTACAGATGCAATAACGTCTACTGATTACGGTAAAGCATTAGAAGAGTTAGGATTTAATAGAGAAGAAATGGCTCAATTATTAGTATCTATTAAAGAAGCAAATGAAAGAGGAATGTGTGCTAGAATGATATATCCATTCTTAACAGCTATAACTAAATGCTCTTCTGATATATATTCAACTCTTAAGTTTAGAGATTATGATAAGCTAAATGCTTTAACTGGATACATAGAAGGTGGGAACCAAAACTCTGAATCAAGAAGTACAGTTATTAAATTCTTATCTGCTTTAAGTGGTATAGAATTAACTCTACACAAAGAAGGTAAAAATGAATCTTCTGTATCTGCATCTCAAAAGTTAGTAAATAACTTAATGAAAGATGTTTATATAGCAGCATCTGACGACCCAAGAAGTTATATACTTCATTCATTCTATGATATGCTTGTAAACGATAAGAGAGGTAGATTAGTAAGAGCATTTCCTACATACTATGTAGTATTTGTAGATGAAGGTAGAAAGATAGGTTCTTGGAAGTTACATGATAACTTCTATAATATGTCTTCTATAGCAGAAATACAAGTTGTTAAATCTAGAAAGATAGCGGCAGATACTTGTACGATAACTATGAACAATATGTTTAATAGCTATACAAGAGAACCAGATATAACTACAACTCAACAGTATATGGACATATATGGTTTAAGAGATGTATTTGACTCTATATTCTCACCTCAAAGTTATTTTGAAAAAGAGAAAAGAATTAGATTAAGACAAAATGTACCAGATAAAGTTGTATTACAACCAGGTATAAGAATCCATGTAAGAATGGGTTATTCAGGAGATGGTTCTAAATTACCTGTTGTGTTCAATGGTAAAGTAGCTGAAGTAGAAGTAGGAGATGTTGCTCAAATAGTAGCTCAAGGTGATGGACATGAGCTTATGAATCCTTTAAATGCTTTTGGTGAAATGGAAGTAACAGCTTTAGACCCAGCTCAGTCAGCTATAACATGGTTTAAAGATATCCGTGGTTCATTAGCAGGAGGAGGAGAAAGTCCTCGTGATTTATTAGCTAAGCTATTAACAGCTAAATACGGTGGATGGAAAAAAGTCGCTAATAGTGCGTTTGATGGTCGTTGGTTTAATGATAACCCATTCGGTATAATGCATTTTGGAGACCCTAAGTTTAATAACATATTTGAATTAGGTGAACCTGTCCAAAATTTATATGAAGTATCTGATGAAAATTTATTAAAAGGATTTAATGAATTATATGTTGAAGATACCGCTAAGAAATCTACACCAATAATAAATACTAGTTTACAAGACAAAACTATGTGGGACTTATTACATTTAGCAGCTAATACTGGTTTAGAATATGTTGGAGCAATAAGAGATTTTGGATTTAGAAGTACTATATTCTTAGGAAGACCAAATCATTATTATGCTTATCAATATGCTTTATTAGATAATAAGATTGTTGAAAAGAGAAAGCCATTCCAACAATATCATTATTATGACTCTTATAACGATATAATCTATAACTCTATAAAAGCATCTGAAGCTCAAATGAGAACAAATGCAGTAGGTTTATGGCAATCATCATCTTTATGGTGGGGTAGAGAACAATCTACAGTTGGACCGATATATTTAGATATGAATATATATCCTGAATATCAAAAATCTATGACAGTAGATACTGGACTATTAGCAGCAGGTAACGGAGGTATAGATATACCATTTGTTGACCATTTCTCAGAAGAATGGAACTTAAATCCTAATGATGATAAAGTTAATAAGCAAACAGCTTGGAGAGTTACAGCTAATGCATTAAAGAATTCAGTTAAAGATATGTATCAAGGAGATATAGGAATAATAGGAGACCCTTCTGTTAAACCATATGATAGAGTTTATTTATATGATACATATGAAGATATGATGGGACAATTTGAAGTTGAGGCAGTTATACATACAATGTCTGTTGAAACAGGATTTACTACTTCAATAATGCCAGACGTTATAGCTAGACATGATGATAAATATGAAGCATCTGTACAATCTCTTATGAGTTCAATAGGAGCTGTAGCATCTTTAACTGTAGCAGGTAGTGTAGCAGAAACTTTATGGACATTTACATTTAATAATAAATTAGCTACTTCAATAGCTAAATCTAAATCTTTATATGGAGTAAGTTCTAAATTAAATAACTTAACAGGAACAATAGCTAAAGCTCCTGGTATGAAAGCTTATTTAGAAAAACATCCTAGTGCTAAAAATTTATTCTCAAGTTTATCTTTCAATCCAACTCAAATTGATTTAGATATAAGAAGAACAGTTGGCTTAGTAGATGAATTAAGTTCAATGACTTTAAAAGGAGGCTTAACAAATAATATTAATTTATTTGCTACAATGTTTAGTAAATATAACGATATAGATGTTTCAGGATTCCAAAATGCTGTTAATGAAGCCTTAACTAAAGATACATATGGATATAATAAAACTAGCGTTAATAATGTTAGCAATAAAAAAGATAATGCTTTTAAAGCTATGACTGAAGCTAAAAATAACTTAGATAAAAATTTATTATCTGATTTAAATGTAGATTTAGATGGTTTTAAAAATAGTATAAGAAAAAATCCAGATATCCTTAAAGAAATCAAATATGATAAGTCTATAACTAAAATATTTGAAGAATGGGATGCTCTAGACAAGATAGATATAAGCAATCCAAAAGTTATGAAACAATTCTCTGAAATATTAGATAATAAAGCAATACAAAAAGCTATAGGAAATGAAACTTTAGTTGTAAAAGGATTAGATAACTTATATGACAACTTTGCAAAAATGTTTGATGGTACAGATGCTAAACATACATTTAAAGCTATGAAAGCTGCACTTAAATGTGATGATATATTAGAAGGTATCTTAGCAGTTATAAAAGGAGTATTCAAGTTTAACTGGGCTACAATATTAGTTGATGTTGCTTTAAGTACAATAACTCATATATTCACTAAGAATACTCAATCAGTATTTACTAGATGGATGCAAGGGATACAAGCTATAGATGTTTATCCTCTTAAAAAGAATGGTAAGCCTTTAATAGCTGGAATGAATGGTCATAAAGGTTCTGTATATGGATATCCAGTTAATGATGGTTATGATTCTATACAAGGTATGGTCCTTCAATTCGTTGATACTATTAAATCTTGGGATGGTAATTTTTGCTTACAATGGGCAGATGGTCTTGTAGAAACATTTGTAGATAAAAATGTATTAGCTAATTTATCAGCTGAATGGAGAAAAGATTTAGGAATAGAAGGCTCTAATGTAACTGGAGCATTAGATGAAACAAGTGAAGAATTAAAACAGAATATATATGGTTCTGTATCTTCTGCGTATGCAGCTAATGCAAATCATGCTTATGCTATTATGACTAAATATAGAAAACAAAGTTTTGATACTAAACATAGAACGGATGAGACTTATAAGTATTATGAAATAAAAGGAGTTTCTTTATCGAATATAGCTACTAATTCTAAAGTTCAAAAATTATATTATATTGTTAGAGATGATGATATATGGAAAGCAATAGTTGATAATAGATTGGTAGTTTCTCATAGTAAAGGATACAGTAACTTAGTAACTATACCTTTTGAAGGAGGAAGTGAAAAAGTACCTGTATTAGTAGATGGTAATATAATTGAAACACCTTTACTGCAAGAAGATGCATTGTTTATATTAAAATCTTTAGTCCTTGATGAGAACTTACAAAAAGGTAAAATACATTTTAAATCAGGGGCTAGATTAAATGATGTAAATATGACATGGAAAAACACTGGATTCTCATTTACTATAGAGTATAAAGGTATAGCAGGAAGAGATAGTAAAATGGTTGAAACTCTAGATAGACTTAAAGAACAAATGCAATTAACAAATAGACCTGTATTTGCATATCAACAAGTAAAAGGATTTAATGATAAATTCGTTATTACTGTTTATCCGCCAATACAAGATACTGAAACAAAAACACAATCATAGGAGGTTAGTATGAGTAATTTCAGAAAGAACTTTAGAGATAATGTTATTGCTCCATATAATAAATACAGCTTATCTCAAGAGAAACTTGGAGAAATTATCGACACTAATAAAAATAAAAAAACTTGTACTGTATCATATAAAAACATAGATGGTATAAAAGTTATAACTTCTGATGTACCAGTAAAAAGCTACCTGTCTTCTGCGATAGGTGGCTTCCCTAAAAAGGGAGATTTTGTAGAGATACAAGAGTCTGGTAAATCAATTAGAATAATTAGTGTTGTTAAGAAAAATCAAATAATAGAATCTGAACAAACTACAGGAGATATATATTCTAATGGTGCTAGTTTTTCAGGTAATTTAGGAATATAAGATTATAATTAAAGGAGAGTTTAATATGGCAGAAAACAAAGCAGACTTATACAATGATAATAAAGCCAAATATAATAAAGCAGATATAGCTGATGATAATGGATTTGTAAATCAAAATACAGATTCGTCAGTAGTGAGCAAAAGTGACGGTAATAATGTAATGGCAGCAGGTAAGTATGCTCAAATAAAAATGGATAAAGAAACAGGTTCTATCGTTACGCATTCTATACAAAATAAAGAAACAGCAGTTATAAAAGAATTAGAAGCAGTAGATATAAATATTAATAGACATAAGTTTAATAACCAATTAATAGAGTTAACAGATTTTAGAAATGTTAATGGAAATACTATGGGTAGTATGATGATGGACGGAACAGTTTTAGTTAAAACATGGGAGCATACATTACAAAAATGGGTTTTAATAAGAAGACCTATATCAACACCTATATTCTCTAATAGATTAAACTTAGCAACAACTCCTGAACAAATGGAAGTTGATTTAAATATATTGGAGGATATAAGAAAATATTATATAGAAAAAGAAAAGGAGAAATAGTATGAAAGATTTATTCTTAACTCCTAGAGGCGATTTAGCCATAAGAAACATAAGTAGTGATACTAAAAGATTAGAAATTAATTTTATAACATCTAATTCAAATGCTTTAAGGTTAAATTTCTATATTGAAGATACTTTTCAATATAAGCCTAATGCAAATTCATTAAGTATAAATTTCTCTATTAATAAACCAGAATATAATAAAGAAATAGAGATGATTTCTGGAGATGCTTATATGGAACAAGCTATTAAAATAAGATTATCAACTGCTTTAGGTAGCTTAGAAGGAAATAGAGATATAGGTTCAAAATTAGAGCTTATAATACATGAATTTATAGACGTTCAAGCTACTCATACTAATTTAGAAAAATTAATTAAAGAAGCTATTTATGATTTAATTCCAAATGCACAAATATTAATACAAAAACCTAAAACTAAATATACTGATTATAGCACTAACTTATCAGTAGTAATAGTTGATGGTGATAAAAAGTATAATATAAATATTTAGAAAGGAGTGATTAAATGAATAGATTCGAAGAAACTTATACTTCTCTAAAAGATAAGTTCTATAGTTTATCTAAAATAGATATAGCTAAAGGTACAGTTATGGATATGATATTTAAATCATTTGCATATGTGATATCTGAAGCTTATAAATTAATAGAGAAGAATAAAAAGCCTTATCTATTTACTTCTCAAAAAGAAGATGAATTAGATTCTACAGGTTACTTTTTACAATGTCCTAGATTAGCTGATGAAACGGATGAAAATTATCTATATAGATTAATGAAATGGACACAAAGAAATGCGACTAATAACATAGACGCAATTAATGACAAAATAAAGACTTTAAGTTTTTCATCATCTGGTAACTATGTTCCATTAACAGATGGAGTAGGTACAGCAACAGTATATTTAATTCCATATAAGTATGAAGAAGACTATATTAAAAACACATTAGCTGAAGCAGAAGAAGTATTATCTAAAATTATATCGCCAGGAACAATAGTTGAATATATGGTTCCTCAACCAATAAGTGTGAAACTTGTTTGTTATTTAGATGTAAAAGATAATTCTGATTCTAATTACATACAAAGAGAAGCTATTAAGGTTATAAAAGAATATATTAATAATATAGCACCTGGCGAAAGATTAATGCTAGGTAAAATAAATAATATGGTTTTAGACATAGACGGCGTTGAATATTTCAATGTAGTTCAAGTATATCTTAATGATAAAGAATCAACTGCTTTTGAAATATTACAAACTGTATCTAGTAAAATGTTATATGATGAAATAATATGGTGGGAGGTAGACAAGTAGAATGTTTGATTACTCTAATATGATTAAAAGAGCAATTGAATTCTTCCCAATATGGTCTGATATAAGAAAAAGAGGTACAAAGTCTATAGGAGGCATGGTAGTCAACTCAGCTCTAGAAGAAACACTAGAGCTTGAGACAGCTATCCAAGCTTACAAGGACTTTTATTTTTTAGATAAATATCAAGACAAAGAGGAAGAAGTTATAGCATATGTATATGCTGCAAATGTAGGTACACTGGAAGATTTAGATAACACTTCTGTTATATATAACAATACAGAATATCTTATCACTTTAGATATAGATGAATTTTATTCTAATGAAAACTTATCTTATTATGAAAATGGACTTATATATATACAAGAATCCTTATACAATAAAAATAATATAAATTCAATAATTCTTTCTATAGATAATTACAGATACACTTACGCTTTAGAAAGAAAACATGTATGGAATATATTCGATGAGTTTGCTTGCTTTGTTGGATTAGAAAGACATGAAAATGAATCTAATACAAGCTTAAAAGAAAGAATATTATTTTCTACTAAAAACTTAGGAAGCAATACTGAAGAAGGACTTAAGAATGCAATAATGTCTGAATTAATAGGCATGTTCCCTGATATGAAATCAGAAGAAATAGAAATAAACAAATTAACACCTGAATCTTTAATAAAACCTTATAAAGAATTTAATAGTTTATTAGATATGCTTAGTTCTATAAATAGGGATGTATTAAAAGATAAACGTTGGGATTTAGATAAATGGTCTTATGATTTTAAATCAATAGCATTCTTAGATAATGTATGGGATGACGTTGTTGAATCTTATCAAAATGGTATAGGTCATGGAGATGATTTAAAAGTAGTAATAGCAGATAATGATACTACAACTGATGCAGAAATAATTTTATATGATAAGTCTACAGTTAAGTTAGATAAATATGTAGCAGATAAAAATATTAAAAAAAATATAAACTTTAAATTAAAAAGATATGAAAATATATTAAATCCAATAAAAGCAAAATACGCTATTAAAGCATCAGAAGCAATAGATATAACTCATGAAAATATAGAGTTATCTGTATTTGAAAACAATGAGAAAAAAGAAACTAGAAAAATAGAAGAGATATATAAAATGGGTAAAGGAATTACAGCTGTAGATAATTCTAAAATAACAGATGACAAACCATACAGATTAGAATTCTATTCTGATAGTAATTTCGACGGCATGAAAATATCTAAAGCAAGAGTTATTTATAAACATAAAACTACTGGAGAAATTTTAGAATCTAGAAATTTATTAAAGTCGGCACCTGGTTTTAGTTATAATGCTTCAGCTGAATTAGTTAATACTTCTATAAAGAAAACAGTTAGGTCAGTTAATCATTTTAATCAGTATGAAAATTTAGCTGATAAAAGTACTGGTATTGTTTTAGCTCCAAATAGAAATGAAGGTAAAGCTGTACTAAATGTACATGGTCTAGGTTTAAATTTAGTTAATGTAAATATAGAAAATGAATTAGCTGATATACCTACTAGTTTAATAAAGCATAATTTATTCTGTTTCTGGAGAGAGAATGAATTAGTATTTAGAAATGACACTAATAAAGAAAGAAAATTTGAAATAGAAGTAGAAGCTAATAAGATATGTTTTACATCAGAAGGTGATGCAGATTTATTTGTAGACATAGAAGGTAAAACTAAATATCTTAAATTAACTGGTCGTAGACTTGTAGAGATATTTGATGAAGACTCAGATTTATCTCCTAAGAAAATGAAAGTTACTGTTATAAGTAATTCCATAGAAACAACTAAATTCTATAACTTTAAATATTGTTGTCATACTGTAGATTTAAAATTACAATATGGAGCTCTTATAAAAGATTCAGAAGGATATAGATTACCTAACTTCGCTGTTAATAGCTTAATAGTTTCTATGTCATCTAAGACAGCATCTAGTCCTATATTAAACTCTATATATATCGGTGCAGATATGAAACAGTTAAGATATAAGACAGAGATTATAGAACCTAGACCAAATACTAATAGGATTATAGAAATCACATCTAATTGTTTAGCTGATTTATTACATGTAGATACCGTAGGAAATACTATTAGTAGAACAGAGAATTATGTACCAGCTACTTCTTATAAAGCAGTACAAGATGACGCATGGATAAGACTTGATTTAAATGAATATGAATCAATAAAAGAAATAACTACTACTGTTGGAGCTATACATGTTATAGAAGAAAGTGGAAAGCTATATTATAATGTATCATTAAAAATGGGGCAAACAGTTAATAGTGTTATAATAAATGGAGTTAAAAATGTACCAGCTAAAACTATTACATTAGAAAAGATGATACAATCTTATATACCTCATTTTGATATAGAGACAGATAGAGTATATGCATGTAAACTATGTAAAGGATTATTAGTAGCAGATAATGACCCAGATAATCCTAAGATGATAATAGTAAATATTAAATCTAATATATTCAAAGGAGTAAATGCATCATATTATAAATTTACAAAACTGCCTAATACTTTAGGAATAGTATTTAATAATGATGCTTCTGAAATACATAGTAGTGAAACTAATTTACCTTTTAATAGCATAAGTTTTGTTCCAGGAGGAACTAAAACATATCAAGCTATAAATGAAGCTGATATATATACTGGTGAAGTAAGAGGAATAAAAATACTTAATAACTTTAGTCCTATATTAAATTCTTCTGCTTTAATGTATTATCAAGTAGAACCATTTGAATCAAATGTTAAATATGAAGTTAAATTTAGTTCTACAATAGAATCTAATAATAGCTTTGATGATTTACTTAATTGGTCTATAGGTTTAAAAGATATAGCTATTAAAACACCAATAGATTTAAGCAATACTGAAAATTATGATATATCTGAATTAGAAGTAACAGATGAAGTTCTTTTAAGTAGACATATTGAATTACAGAACAGTTATAAAATAGGTGATAATAGAGAAGTCTTTACAAATAGATATATGATTATACCTGAAAGCGGTACAGTCTTATACGAAAGATATTCAGATAATCAAAATCAAAGTTTAATAGTTCAAGAAGAAATAATAATGGAAGAAGACGGCTTCACTAAATTAGCTTATTCTAATATAGATGAAATGTTATATGCAGGTTTCTCTCCTTATACTGGTTCTAATGAGTTATTAGTAAAAGACTTTGAGATATTAAAAGACGAAGGTATTATATTATGGACTAATAAAAACTATATCAATGCTTCTAGAAAGGTTTATTTAAGATATACTATAAAAAATCCAATAGCAATATTATTAGATGAAGATTTATTATATAAAGCAATTGGATATAATGTAGATGCTTATGATGAAGTTAGCAGATTTAAAATAGCTGGAGTAGATGACGGTTATAAATTTGACTTAAGACAAATAGATAACTATAAAGATGTAGATATGGTTTATACAACATGTTCATCTCCTGCATTCCAAGCAGACGGCTTTAATGACATACTTACTTTCAAGAAGATAGTAAATAGAGATACTATATTAGTTAGAACAGGATATTATTATATCAATGGTAGAGAATATTACTTATTCCCTTCTAAAGATGAAATAGTATTAGATGAAAAAAAATATATAGACATGGAGAATGTAGAATTAAGTGGAGAAGAAATAACTCTATTTAAGAGAACAGACAACTATGTGAGAAACTCTGAAATGTTATTTAGAGGAATGAATGAACTTTATAATTTTGACGCAGGTAAATCACAAGTTAAAGGTGTATCTGCAATTAATTCAATAACTGCATGTGATTCTTTTAATAGCTGGAATGTGTTTGGTACTAAAATGATATTAAAAGATGGACTTAATCAGTTAGGTATAAGTTTCATGCCAGAGATACCTAATGGATATGCATATATAGAATTAACAGATTATCTTGCAAAGGGAGATAATTATTTAAGTTTCTGGGCTGAAAAATCTTTAGAGGTATATATAGGAGAAGAGAAAAAGTATTTAGGATTAGATTTCCCTGATTCTATATCTATAAAGTTAGGTCAAGAGATACCTTATAGAAATGATGATATTAGAACAGCTACTATAAAACAAGATGATAATAAAAAATATTATTTAATAGTAAAAGGACAAGGTACTATTGATGATATTATATTATCTGATGATATAAATTCTATGTCGGCTCATGTTAAAAATATAGACTTGTTAGGTTTAAACATAAAAGAAGGATTTAAACAAGGACAAAAACATAGAGTATTTATAAAGTCTAATAAAGAAGCTATTAATAATGGAGCTGCTTTAACTAAAGATGAATATATAAAAACAGCGTCTAATATGTATTGGGGAATATCACCTTTAAAATCATATGATTCAAAAGCAGATTTTGCTACTTGTTCTACAGAGAACATACATTTTGAAAATTCATATGTTAAAACTGGAAGAACAGAAGGATATATAGAAACGGCTCCTATATATTTAGATAATCCTATGACTATAAAAAGAATTATAGTAAAAGCAAATGAAATAGGCTTTGATGATATGAGAGGATTTAAGATACAAATATTATCTTCTAATACAAGAGAAGGTGTGTATATGCCTATAAATACTTTTAACGATAATTACGGTTATGTGTATGGCGATGCATTACTTAAATATATTAAAATTAAGATTACTATGCCAGATAATAAATTCTTAAATAATTTAAATATATATGCAGAATATAAATCTACTGAATCTAATGCACCAAAAGTATTAATGCCTAGTTCAGGAGAATTAATAACTAAAATATATGATGCACAATATTCAGCTGATTATAGAATAAGAGAAATTAGTATAGCTGACATAAGTAATATAAATGATGTAGAAATACAAGTGAGAGCATCAAAAGAAGATTATAGTGCAGATGTTTGGCACCCATGGGAAACATTAGAGTTAAAACATAATCTAACTCTTAAGAATGAATTAAAATTCTATGGTACAAGATTCTTCCAAATAAAAGTTTTATTAAAAACAAGTAATGCTTTCATTAAGATAAATAATATAGATATCGAGGTGATGTAATGTTACAACCTAATAGCCGAATCAATTTAGACAAGGGTATTAAGTTTTATGAACAAGACATCTTATTTGATAATTACATTTATACGGGCGATTTTGATATCGCCCTTACTTTAGATTATGCTTCTCCTGGATTTGGATTAGGATTAACTAATAGTGAAGGACAATCTCTTACAGATAAAGAAGAAGTATTATTATTTAAAATGGGACAAAAAAGCGTAGATGTAATTCATATGAATAAAGATGCTCAGAAAACTTTAGCTACTTTTAACAGTGCCTATGCTAAAACTTATACACAAGATTTACAATATACACTACAAAAAAGAGGAGCTGAATTTACTCTATATATAGGAGAACAAAAAGTATGCGTATTTAAAGCTCCTAATGATTTTAATACATATAACTTAATTTATTATTCTAATAAAGACAATGAAATAAAAAATATTAATATAGCTTCATCTATACCTTATGGTTGGGTTACTAATATGCAAAATACTAATGGAGGCTACATATGGTTCTATAGAGATGCTTTTGAATTTAAATATTGTAATGGTGAAGCAGAGATAGAACAACCAGATATTTATCTTAACTACGGTAAATATTATCTTAAATATGAAACAGAAGGAGATTGCGATATAATTCCTTATATTTTCTTATCTGAAGATGAAAGATTGTTAGATGAAAGAAAGAATATCTTAAATCCAATGGATAATAGTTTCAGAATAGATAAACCTCAAAAGATAAGTTTAAAATTTGAAGGAACTTCAGGTAAGATTAAAAAAATAAGAATTACTACACAAAAAGATAATGAATACATAAGAACTTCTCCAGATAAAGGAGAAAAAGTTGAAATAGGTGGTAGTAAGATTAAATTATTATTAGATTTAATAGAAACAGCTGAATGGACAGGTATAATTAAAAATGCTCCAGGAAGTACACATAATAATCCAATAGATTATTCGTTAATAGAGTTCGGTGTAAATTCTTATGGATTATTTGATTTAGATATTGCTCAATCAGTAGAATATCGTTATAAATATGCAAATAAAAAACTTACTATAGAAAGTATGTATGGCAAAGTTATAAAAGAAATAAATATAACTAATAATACATTAACTATATTTAGGAACGTGAATGCAGTTATAAAAGATTTTGTAGTAAAAGACATATACAGAAACGATACAAATATAGTAGTAGAAAATACTATTAAGAAATTTGCTCCTGGTACTATATATTCTCCAATAATAGTCTTAAATGAAAATGAACAGCCATTAGATTTATCTAGTTCATATAGAGTTTATAATAAAAATGGAAAAGATTATTATTGGTTTACTAATACAGAAAGAGAATATTTTGAACCAGCTCATATGATTAGATTAACTAAACAGCCTAGTCATAAAACAGGAACAATAATTGTCTATGGTATTAAAAAGGAATCTACAATGGATATGGATAATATTCTTCGTATACCTAAAGAAGGTCTAGATACAATAGATGCTTTTGCTAATTATTATGATATCTTATTTGAAAAAGATTTAAGATATATAAACAAAGAGTATAGAGAAATACGATTAACAGATATATCTGATTATAAGTTAATAGTTGTAGATTATTTAAAAGAAGATTCATATGCAATAAATTATCGTCATGAATTTAATAGCTATGAAATAGATATATCTATTGCAGATGATAAAGAAACAAGTGTAGTTTATAATAACGCTGCTGAAAATAAAAATGGTATAACATTCATAAATGAATACAGGTATGTTAATACAAATACTGTACCTTCAGAAGATTGTTATATTGTAATAGGGAGGTAGATATAGTGAAGATATTCCCATCAACACATAAAATAAAGTCAATAACTGAATCACATGTTGATTTAGATTTAAATGTACCTTTAGCTTATATAGAGCTTGATTATAGTAAGTATAAAATAGATAAAGTTATGGAAGATATAGCAAATACAGATGTTAAAACAGAGGTTCTTGTAAATCAAGAATTCTCTTCTCCATCTGTTAAGTTATTTAATAAATTCAATGAAGCTGTTAATATGGATAATCTATTAACTAGAGTTGGAGATAAATATTATTATAGACCAAAAGATATGATTTCTTTTGAACCACAAAAATTTAATTATACAGCTACTATTAAAACTAATATAGCTTATAAAATAGCTAATAGATATAATATTAATATAGCTTGTGTAGATGATGTAGATAGTTTAGATTTATCTAAAAGAATAGCAGCAGGGTTCTCAAATCCTTCATCAAGAGAAATAGTGCCTCCTAATATTTCTATAAATAACAATAGATTAGATGCTTATACTTTTACAGATATGAGTATAACTGATTGTGATGTTTTATTCATAGAATCTCCAGATGGCATACATTATGATGATAGTCAAAAACCTACTGAAATAGATAAAATACTATTTTTAAACAATAATACAGCTATATGGATAGCTTCAGATTATGATAGAAATTATCCTTATGAAAACACATCATCATTTAATGAGTATTCAGTAAAAACTCCATTATTAAATTCAAAGACAACTATGTTATCAGATGTTTATTTTAATATAAATGCAATGCCTTATAACCCTAACGTTATTTATCATAATATATTTAATGGAGATAAAGCACCGATATTAATTGTAGAACATATAGGTAAAGGATACGAAATAATATCACATTCTAGCATTTTAAATAACATAGAAGATAATATAAAAGTAATGTACGAAATTATAATGCACTGTTATTTAAATAGATATAAAACAACAACTAATTTAACTCAATGGATAACATCAGAAATACCTGATTATCAAATAGAGTCAGGAAAGTTAGTTAAAAAGAAATACTTTATGTCAGACATAGATTTATATAAGCATTTTAATTTAAAAGCTAGTGAATTAGTTTTATATAATGTAGACATAATAGATGAACATACAAATGCTACTCCAGATGATAATACTCAAGACTTATATGACTATGTAACAGCTATACAGTTTATAGGTATGAATGGCGGTAGATTAATGTTTGATAAAGTAACTTCTAATAATAGTTCTTATTCTACAGAACCTAAAAAACCTACTAATTGGATTTCATTATATGATGGAACCAATATAATATATTTAAGAGAACTTCATTATATAGTTGAAACAGATTTATCAAATAAAGTATTCACTGTAACAAATGAAGATGACCTTAAAGTAAAGATATTAGCTTTTAAATCTACAAGTTTAGGTGTAGATACACAAATGCCTTTTGAAAAAACTATTCCTTTTATCAAAACAGATGTAAATGGAATGGAAAGAATAAGAGAAGCAGAATATGCTTTTTATATAAATATAGATAATCAAGAAATAGGATTTGATTTCTTAGAAGATTATACTGAAGATAAAGGTGAGAAGTTATTTGTTATAAGAGTATATCAAACACCTGATTCAATACAAATAACAGATATGAGACAGTTAGGTGGAGGTTTAAAAGAAGACGCTGCTGATAATTATAATTTAATGGATATAGGTCATATAAGTGGTAGACCTTATAGACCAGCAGGGACAGTAGTATTTACACTACCTACTAAATATAAAGAACATGAAGAATTAATAGAAAAAGCTATTAAAAAATATATAGGTGCGTCCGATGTACCAGTAATATTTTTTGAAGACAAATAAAATAAAAGAGGTGAAATAATTTGAGTTTAAAGAAAATAGATTTCTCTGATGGAATTAGAGCTGAAGAAATTCAAAATAACTTTGAAGATTTACAAGCTCAAATAGATAGAGAACGTAAAAGTGTAGGAGGAGCTGGTATAGCTTCTGGTTTAGAAATAACTCCAATAGTTACTCAAAATGAATTTGCCATAGAAGTTTCTGAAGCTTCTATAATAGGTAAAGATGGACAAGAAATACATATAGATAAACAAAAAATAAATATAGAACTTCCTAAGCTAGCTAAAGAAGTAGAATATTTAACTTCTAATGCTAGTAATCAAATTAAATTAAGACATACACCTTATTCTTTAAATAGAAGAATGACTGTAGAAATGCATGGTATGTTTACTCCACAATATTCTGGTATAGATATAAAATATAGAGATTCGATAGCTCAAGATGATTATATAAGAGTTAGAGCTATTAATGGGAATACTGTATCACTTACGGGGTTGACTAGAAGAGACTTAGTAGTAACTTATCATTATACAGGAAAAAGAATAGATACAATATATATAGATAAAAATGATAAGCTTAAAGTTATATCTTCAACAACATCACCAACACCTTCTGTAATGATGCCTAATGATTATAAGTATTTAATAGCTTTTATAGAAATAGATGGAGCATATACAGATGAAGAAGGTAGAACTTATGCTAATATAGTTATGAGAAAAGATTTAAGAGATGTAAGAAATATATATACAGATTTAAATGGGGACTTATGGTTATGTGGTATACCATTTAAAGATTTACAAATAATCCATATGATTGAGCCTTTAGACCCTAAAGAATATACTATGTGGTATGATACTTATACTAATCAATTAAAGACTTGGAGAAGTACAGATGAATTAATTTATATGAATGAGTACACAGTTACAACTGATTATATAAATAATCCAGATGTGGCAAAAGATTATCCAACAGATATGTATTATTATACTGGTAAGAATCAATTATCTGTATATGTAAATGATGTACAATTAAATGAAGACCAATTTGATGAACTTATAAATGGAGTACCTGCTGACATAAAAGACGTAGATAAGAAAGTTATGTCTAATACATTTAGAATATATACTGACTTAAGAATTGGAGATAAAATAGTATATAAAATAACTAACTTTGATGAACATAAAATGTGGGTTCCAGTTAATCATAGCTCTTATGTAAATGTAAAAGATATAAAACATTTTTCACCTGATTCAGAAGAAGGCGGAGCAAATTACTTTGCATCTGAAAAAGCAATAGCTTTAGGTAAAGATGAAAATTTATATCCATATAGATATCAATATTTCTTATTTGATAGACATAAAGATTTAAATATGTTATTTACTCCAGGTAAGCATGAACTAGATGTAATGGTTAATCAAACTCCTTTACATTCAGACCAATTCGAAGAAATAACTATATATGATTTATATGGACAAGACTTACCACAATCAGTTATAGATGCAGCTGGTATACATTTTGGTTGGACTTATGCTGAATTAGAAAAGTATTCAGGAGAATATGAGAATACAGGTATAGGGTTTAAATTAGTACAGCCATTAGATGCAGATTTGGCTGAAGAAGAAAATGGTGCAATGGATTTATATGTAGAAGCTTCTGTACAAAGAAGAGTTAATGATGGACCATTAAAAAGAAAATTACAAAGAACTGCTACATTTGTTTATGAGAAAACAGTAGATGTAGAAGGAAATGGAGTAGTTGATATAGAAGATGCTTATTACTTATATGGTGAAAACCAATTAGAAGTATTTTCAAATGGTAAAAGATTAGATAGAGATATTCATTTTATAGAAGGTACAGATTTATCTGACCAAGATGATATAGATGAAGAAGGTAATATAACTGCTTTAGCTCCAAGAAGAAAAGGTGCTAAAACAAAACAATTTACAATAACTAATCCTAATCCGATAACTATAACTTATAAGATAACAACTTCTATATATTCATATGACCATGTTAATCAATTAATAGACGAATTAGATTATAATGCTTTAACAGCTGTTAAAAAAGTAGATGAGCTTTATGATAAGACAGTTGATATACAAAATAGAGTTCAAGCTACGATAGAAGATTTATCTGAGGAATTAGAAGAAATAAAAGATATAGCTAATAATTTAGATGGAAAGTATTTAACTAAAGATACAGTTATATCAATATCACAAATGCCGCCGATAATGGTTTCTAATATGGTTCAATCTTTAAATCATATATCTTCATCAATAACATTTAATGCTGGTAAAACAGAATATAGTATAAAAACAGATGTAAGAGAAGAAGACTTTGTTATGGCTATTAAAAGAGATGTAACAAATCAATTAGATAAGTTCTTTATAAGAGGAGTAGATTATTCTATATATAATACTGTTAATCAAGAAGGTGCTTATGAAGATACAATTTTATCTATATCAAGTTCAGCTGCCGCTTTAATGAATACTGGAGATATAATAATATTAACAGGAATTAAATTTGGAAAGGCAGGTAGAGAGTAATGATGGCACCAAAGACTACTTGGTATGTATTAGAAGATATAGATGGTTTATTTGAATACTCACCAAAAAGAACTCATGATATGGAAGGTTCTTATGCACCAGGAGATACTTTATCAGTAAAAATACAATTATGGAATAATAGATTAGGTATGGAAGATGTGCAAGATGCAACAAATGCAAAATTAGTAATATTCTTTAAGAATTATGAAGATAATTATTTATTAAAGCTTTGTAAAGTGAAACTTAACAATGAAGAAGCCAAACCAGTTACAATAGATATGGATAGAGGTATATTCAATTTAGGAACTATATCTGGTGGAGCTAATAATGGTTCAGATTTAAATACAGATAATTATGTTGAATTTGAATTACAAATAGGAGCAATACCTATGAATGTTAAGTCAGAATTAAAAGGCTTAATATTAGATGTAGAATATGATAATTAAAAATAAGCCAGGCTTTATGCTTGGCTTTTTTACGTAATAGTATTATAAATATGAAAGAGGTGATTATATGTCTTATAAAGATTTTTCTCCTAGGTCATCTTACACATATAAAGAAGTGAAAGATTGGGAGATAGATACTGTAAAAGAAAAAGTTAATCCTGTATATAATGATGGTAATCATGAATACTATTTATCTTTAAAAGATGTTATAGAAGGAATAAATACTTCTAAATATCCTGTTAGTGGAGAGAATGTATGGTTACCAGATGAAGATGGTAATCTAATACCTTTACCTGAATGGATAGGTAATGGAAATGGTTCAGGCGGAGGAAATGGTAGTGGAGGTGCTCAAGAAACAAAGCATTATAGAGTAGAGATGATATCTACTCAAGGTAATATAATAAAAGATAAGAACTTTACTACAACACTTAAAGCGATTGTTTATGAAAATAATGAAGACGTAACAGATAAAAAAGATAAAAAATATTTTAAGTGGGCTAGATTTAGTGGAGCTACAGAAGCAGACCAAATAGCAGATGCACAATGGAATTTAAAATGGGCAGCAGGTGCTAAAGAGATTCCAATAACAGCAGATGATGTTAATAGAAATGCAATGTTTCAAGTTCAATTTGTAACAGATAAACAAGCTAATCTTTGGATGCAAGAAGCTTATAAAGCCTATATGAATAAAATAAAAAAATAAAGGAGGAAGTTAAATGTTTTTTAACCCATTAAATAAAGCGTCAGTTGACCCTAATTATAAAGTATTAGCTACAGCTCAATTGACAGTAACAGACCAAACAGATGCTTCTAATTTAGCAGGAAATATGACAGTAGTATCTGGTTCAAAATCTCAAATGTTTTTAACAGGTTCTAGTCAACCTTATAATCCAGATTACAAAGTTAGTAATTTAGTTTTAAGACCATACATGATAGCTACAAATGTATACAGAGGCTCTCAAGATAATAGATATAATCCAGATTTATTTGACCCAAAAGAATATCCTGATTTAGAAAGACCAGGAGATGTTAATGTAAGTGTTAAATATATACACGATATAGAATGGTATATAGTAGATTCAGCTAATAATCAAAAACTTATAAATATTGAAGAAGATACAAGATTCTCTCATACTTGGACTTATAGAGATGCAGAAGGAGAAGAAACAGTATTATCTGATAAGAGAACTCTTGTTATAAAAGATAATATATTAGAAAAAGACCAAGTTGCAAGTATAATGGTTAAGTTTAGTTTCAATGACCCATTTGCTGATATAAGAATACCAGTAACTTATGAGGTGCAAATAAATAACTTATCTACTGGTGTAGGTACTTCAAAAGCAGCTATTAATTCAATGGATGGTAACTCATTCTACAATGCTGATGAAGACCAACAATTAAGATTCAAAGGAGACTATTATTCTGAAGGTGTATATGTAGATTTAGACCAAAGATTACAAGACCCAACTTCTAATACTAGAGTAGAATGGTTTATAAGAACACAAAATGGTTGGACTATATTAGATGCAGCTACACAAGATGATAATCAATGGAATCAACCAGGTAAAATGTTATATGAAATACATAGAGTAGCTGAAAAAGACCATGAAGGGAATATAATTAGAACAGAAAAAACTAAGAATCCTAAAGGAGGAACAGTGTTAATAATAACTCCTGGTTTAATAGCTGGTTCTGATATTATAAGATTTACAGTAACAGACGACCAACAATCAGATATGCAATCTAATGCTTTAGAGAATGTACATGATTATTCTGACCCAACACAATGTTATATATGGTCATCTAATGGAGATAAACTATATAAAGGTATGGAAGCACCAGGTACTAATTTAAAAGCTGTAGTTACATATAGAGGAACTTTATTAGAAGATGGAGATTCTATGTATGATACTGCTTTTGATTATTATTGGTATAGAATAGATGGTTCGGGAACTGTTGTAGAAAATATATATGAAGACCAAGGTGTTTTAAAATTTATAGATACTAAAGACCCTAACTATACAAGTGATAATGGATTCCCTAAAAAGTTAAATAGAAGTATAGATATACATCCTAATCATATAGATAATAAAGCTACATTTACAGTAGACTTATTAAATAAAAAAGAAGCGTTGGTTAAGCAATATAGAGCTAACTTATTAAGAAGTATGCCAACAGAAGAAGAATTAAAAGACGCTAAAATAATAGCTGTTAATTCTGGTTTAAGTCCATATGCTTTTGCTAATATATTGGATACCGCTATAGAAATGAGAGCATTTAAAATAGCTCAAGAAGAAAACATATTAGCTGCTTATAAACAAAGAAGAGGTGAATAACTTTGGTATTCAACAGAAGTTATAATCATAAAGACGTCCTAACTAGGGCGTCTATGACTATTCAAATAATAGAAGATGTAGCTTTATACAAAGCTCAATTATTCAGTTCTAATGGAAACATATTTAGTTCTACTGATAAATCTTCAGAATTATATGTTAGAGTGTATAAAGGATTAGATGATGTAACTGTTAAATTTTCAGATATAGTTTGGAAAAGATTCACGGCTAATTCAGAAAATATAGAAGAAGATTTAGCATGGGGAGAACAACATGCTGGTAAGTCTGATATAATAATAACTAAGGATGATATAAAAGAAAAAGCAAATATCCAAGTTGAAATATATTCATTGATAAATGGAGAGAGAACTTTAGTTGCAGCAGATTTTATATCTTTTATAGATATTAATGATATGCAAGGTAGTGATACTCCTCCTAATAATCCTAAACATGGAGACTTGTGGTTAGATACTTCTGTAACACCGCCAAGACTTATGATGTGGGATTCCGATTTAGGAATGTGGATAGAAGTTGCTATAGCAGGAAAAGACAGAAGAAATTTAATTAGACATTCTAATTTTTATAAAAAGAATTTTGATTATTGGACTAATGTTAATAATGCTACTTTAGAAATAGAATCAATGTCAGGTAAGAAATGGGCTCGTATAAAATCTAATGCTATTAAAAATGATTATTGTGGAATATCACAAATAGTTAATGCTAATGCAAAAGGTCAATATTCATTTCAAATATTATCTGAAATATACATACAATCAGAATATCCAAATGGGGATTTATTAATTGCTTTTTATTCTATCAATAGTTCTAATATAAAAACATTAATTAAAGAAGAAACATTTGATATAAAGACAGAAGCAAAAGTATTTACTTCTACATTTAATTCTTTAGCAGATACTTCAAAGATAGAAGTTATAATCAGTGGACAAGAAGATACTACTTTTGATTTTGTAGTTACAAATATAAAATTAGAAAATCATCCTATACCTACTGAATGGGAGTTAGCTATAGAAGATATGCAAGACGCTTTAGACCAAAAAGTAGGAAATACGCCAGAAGAGGTATTTGATTCTCTTACTGATGGTGGAAAAATGCAAGGTATTTATATAGATATAGATGAACATGGTCAAAAGAACTATTATGTTTCTGGTAGGTATATAGATGCTTATAATTTAGTAGTAAGAAGAAAAAAAGATAATGTAGAAACTTTAAAAATAGACGAAGAGGGGAATGTCTTACTTAGAGTTAATACTCTACAAATAGTAGGTGATACAGGTCAATTTGAAGACGCAGCTACAGAAAATGATATAGCTTGGAAATTAGAAATAATATCAAGCAATGGAAACATATTTAAAAATAATATTATAGACACAGTTTTATCTGCTAGAGTTTATAAGGGGAAAAAAGACGTAACAGATGAACTACCTGCATCTAGTTTTAGATGGAAAAGAACAAGCACTAATTCAACTAGAGATGCTAAATGGAATGATGCAGACGGAATAGGTGTCAAAAGTATTACAATTACTAGGGAAGATGTAAATCAAAGAGCTACTTTTACTTGTGAAGTAGATAATTAAATTTTAGGAGGAAAATAATAAATGGCTTTATTAGCAACATCACAGATTACAATCGTAGACTTAAATGACGCAGTCTCATTACAATCATATTTAACGGGGAATGTACCTAAAGTACAATTTGTAACAAACAATGGAATGTACACACCTGACTATACTAATTCACCAGCTACAATTACAGCGGAATTATATAGATTAGGTTCATCAGACAATTTAATAACTAACAATTCAAGATACGTTACTAAAATAGAATGGTTCTATAAAATATCACCAGCAGTAGAATGGACTAAGATAGAAACAAATGATGCTAGATTTACTTTAGGAGGAACAAGTCCTAAATTCCATTCAGTATCTATAAATCAAAACTTAATGACTTCAGAAAATCCTGGTATGGCTATTAAATGTGAAATGACTTATAAAGAAGACTGGATGCCAGAAGTACATATACAAAAATCAGAAATGGATTTCTCTTTAACTGTGCAAGGGGATGACGGTACAGATGCTTATACTGCATTATTAACTAATGCCAATCATACTATAATCTGTTCATCAGAAGGAGCACCAGAAACAGGAGAGTTAGGAGAAGACGGTAGAGCTCAATCAGATGTATTAGTTTATAAAGGTTCTAAATTATTAACAGCTGTAGCAGACACAGTTACACCTAAAGTTGGACAATTCCATTATAAAATAGTAAATCCAGTTGGATGTTCAGCAGCAAGAAAAGATAATGATACTTTCTATATATCTAATTTAACAACTAAAAAAAGAAGTGCAGGTAATAATGGTGCAAGTGTTACAATAGAAATTAATTGTGAAGGTGTACAAACTTTAAGACAAGAGATGACTATAACTAAAGTATTCCACGGAGCTGACGGTACAGACGGAGCAAGTGCTCAATATGTAATTATAAATGGAGAATCAGCTTTTAAATATGGACCTAACTATAGTGGAACACCAACTCCAAGTTCTATAACACTTACTAGACAATTATTCAATGTGTCAGGTGGTAAATGGCAACATCATAATGGAACTGCATGGACAGATTTTATTCCAGCACAAACAGGAGCAACAATAACAATAGCTCATAACATGGCTAACACTTTATTTGCTGATATATCTAATAAGCAAATGAGAGTAAGATATTATGTAAATGATAAAATATTCGATGAAATGACATTAGTTAAGTTAGCAGACGGGGCTAATGGTTCTAACGGAGCAGATGCTTACACTGTTACATTAACAAATGAATCTCATACAGTTGTATGCGAGAATAATGGTACTCCTTCTACTGGAGAGTTAGATAAAGCATTTACTGATGTAGTTGTTTATAAGGGAACTAATACAGTTACTAACTTTACAATAGCAAAAGGAGATGGAGCGGATGCACCTTCTGGTTGTACAATAAGTATAGACAACACAGCTAAGAGAGTAAATGTGACTGGTTTAACAGCAGATTCAGCTAAAGCTACTTTAGTGATAACAGTAGATGGTAAGACATTTAAGAAAGTATTTACTATAACTAAATCTAAAAAAGCTATTAATGGGGAATCAGCTAAGGTATTAACTATATCTGGCCCAATGGCATTTGCTTATAAAAGTGGTTCTACTACACCATCTGTTTCTCAAATAACTTTAACAGCTACACCTACTAATTTCAAACCATTAGATACTGAAATAATTTGGACTAATACTAAAACAGGTGCAGAGTTAGGTAAAGGACCAACTTTAAATGTGGTTCATACTAATACTGGATTTGTTAATAATATCTTAGAAGTAAAAGCACATTATTCAAAAGATACTAAAGTATTTGATACACATACAATAATAAAAGTATTTGATGGTAAGAGTACAGTATCTGGATATGTATGGGGACCACAAGGTAATATAATAAAGAACGGAGAAATGTCTACTTTACCTTTAGAGGCAGTAGTATTTAATGGTTCAGCTAATATTACTTCATCTGCTACATTTAGATGGGTTAAAGTATCATCTTCAGAAGGAGAAGTTGACTTACCAAATAACACAAAATCTACAATAACAATTAATGCTTCTGATATACCTAACTTATTAGTAGTTAAATGTTACATGACTTATTCAGGTATTACTATACAAGATACAATAGTACTTGAAGATAGAATGGACCCAATACAAGCTACAGTATTCTCTACAGCAGGAGATACATTTAAGAATGGTACAGGAGAGACTCATTTAATAGCAAGAATTATAAGAAATGGTGAAGAAATAGATTCTATATCTGTAGTACAATCTAAACCTAGTTCTGGAGGCACAGGCGAAATAATATATCTTACAACAGATAATAAATATTATAAATGGTCTGATACTGTATGGACTGTAATAGATACTCCAGAAGCAGGAGCTAATGCTCATTCTAAATTTAAATATACTTGGTATAAATACAATGAATTAGGAGTACAAGTATCAGGATGGAGTAGAAATGGTAAGGTAATTAGAGTACAGAGTTCAGAAGTAACACAAAAAGCAAGTTTTGTTGTTGAAGTTGAAGATTAGAATTTAAAATAGGACATGGGAGTATTTCCTATGTCCATTTTTTTATAGTAATAATATAAACTAAAAGGAGGTCCTCTAATGAGTACAAGGACAAGAAATTTATTGGCAACAGCTACTTACACCTTAAAAGTAATTAGTGATGGTGCACAAGGACCACAGGGTCCACAAGGTCCGCAAGGAGAAGCGAAAGATTATTATGATGCTTCCTTTATGGATGGTAAGAAATATTGGAGTACAAAATATGATTCATATATAGAACCAGGCTCTAATGTAGTAGTAACTAAAGAACCAACATCAAAGATAGGCGGTAATGTTCTACAAATTCAAAATGACACATGGTTGTACTCTAAAAACAAAATAGCTATAGAACAAAATAAAATATATAAATTTACTTTTAGAGTTAGACAAATACAAGACCCGTTAAATGGTTCAGATAAGAATAAGATTTATGCAGGTGCAACTACTTTTGGTGCAAATGGTAATAGATTATCTCCTAATAATGGTACATATTTTATAGCAAGTTCTCAAGGAATAACTGTAGCTAATGGATGGAAAGAGTATACTGCTTATATGTCTACAAGTGCTAAAAGTGCTTTAGTAGGAACAGATGGTAAGACATTATGTCCAGCGGTTAAAGCTTTTGATACAGGTACAGTAGCTATTAAACCAATGTTTATAGTAAACTATTCTAGTGGAAATGGTATAGCACAAGTTGATGCTTTAACAGTTGAAGATTATACTCAAGAATGGAATGCTTTAAATATAGCAAAAGATAAATTAAATAATAATTCTCAACAAGTATTTGACGCCTTAACAGATAATGGTAAAATACAAGGTATTTATATGGAAAATGGTCAATTATATGTTAATGGACAATATATAAATGCTAAGAATCTAAGAGTAGTTGATAAAAATAATAACTTAACTTTAGGTGTAGACGAAGATGGTAATGTAACTATAAGAGCTACTAATTTAAATATAGGTACTAAACCAGTAGCATCTCAAGAAGATGTAAATAACTCTATTAACAATATGCAAATAGGTGGACGTAACTTAACGCCAAATACTGGTTTCTATAAAGGAACGACTGGTTGGAGTGTTATGAATAACTCAACTGACTTAACTTTAACAGATGGGCGTATTTCAGAATCATCTAGAGCAGTACAAGTAACTCTTGCAAATCAAGATGGTTCAGGAGTAAAAACGCCAGAATGTGCTTGTGTTCCAGGAGTTAAATATGTAGCTTCATTCTGGGTCAAAGTAAGTGTAGCTTGTAAAGTTGGTCAATTATTAAAATTTAAAGATAGTTCAAATAATGAATCTAATCCTATAAATATGATAACAAAAAATGTATCTGCAAATACATGGACTTATATTACTCAATCATTTACAGCACCAAGTACAGCTGTTAAAATGGCATCAACTCCAAGAGTAGAATTAGCAGTAGGAACTGCTACATTTATTGTGACAGAATTTAAGATAGAAGAAGGTACAAAAGCTACAGTATGGTCAGCAGCTCCAGAAGATATAGATGATAGTAAGATAGATATAGGTGGAGCAATAGATGACGTTAATAACTCAAACGGTCAAATACAGTATCCTAAATTAAACATATCAGGGATGATACGTTTTACAGACTTTGACGCTGATTTAGCAAAACATTATTCTGTTAAAAAAGATGCTCAAGGAAATGTTATAGAAACTCTTATTAATGGAGGTACTATAGAAACAGGTTCAGTAGCAGCTGATAAGATGACAATGTATAACTTATCTGTAATCAGAAGAAAGAAAGTAAATGGAGTATGGCAAGATGTTGATACGTCATTTAACATATCTGATGAAGGACATATAAAAGCTTCTGGTACATTTAGTTCATTTAACTTTAATGAATTGACTAAAGATAAAGGTTGGCAAATAAATGAAAATGGAGATTCAGTATTTAATAATACTTTAGTTAGAGGTACGGTTGAATTACCTCAAGCAGGTATGACTGATTATGGTTCTACTGGAAATGATAACTTAATTAAAAATAGTAATTTTAGAAATGGAAATACAAACTGGACAACAAGTTCATTAGCAACTTACGATAAAAATAAAAAATGTGACGAAGCATATTCATTTAAAATATCTACTAGTGGATTAACTGAGAATAAATGGACAGGTACACGACAAACAGTAATAAATGAAACAATATCAACAGGGTCAACATACACAGTTAGTGGATACTATTTTGTAGAAAATGTTTCATTGTTAGATGGTGGATTCGCATGTGAATTAAAAGGAACAAAGGCAGATGGAAGTGGGGACGTTTCATTAGGTGCATATCCTTCTTGGAACAAGTCAACAGCTGTACAAGGGCAATGGACATATTTCAAATACACGGTTAAAACAACGGTGGAATTCTCAAGAGCATATATATTCCCATGGGTACAAAAAAATGGTACAGTATGGTTCTCTAAACTTAAGTTAGAGGAAGGTGCTGAAGCTACAGAATGGACTTGCCACTCAGATGAAAAATCTAAATCATTAAGATTCTGGTCAGGAGCTTCTTATGAAAATAGATTAGATGCGCCATTCCAAGTTTTACAAGACGGTACGGTAAAAGCAACTAGAGGTGAATTTGGAGGAACGTTCACTGGTAGAATAGAAATAGGAAATATTAAAATCTATGATACAAATGATTCTGCAGGTGTTATAGAAATTAAGAATAAAAATGACGTAGCTACTATTGTTAAAATAGGGGAAGAACAATCTTATTTTAACAGCCCAGTATATATAGGTACTCCAAACAACACTACTGGTCAATATGCTAACTCTTTTAAAATATCTCCAATAGATAAGAAAATAGAAATGTATTCAGGAAGTTCTATTGTAGTAGGAGATAAGAACAGTACTAAGTTATCATTAATGAATACTAATAATAGCGGTTGGATAAAATTCGGTACTGATATAAGAATGGAAGGACAAGAAAACAGATTAAATCTATTATCAGAAGCTGGAGGAAAGATTGCTATTAGTATAGGTAACTTTGCAGATAATTCATCTCATGATGATGCAAGTTTAACTATAGATGGTAGTGCTGAAGTTAAAAGTATGAAGATAAGTCAACTTAAAATATATGGAAATCCAGACGGAAATGGAGTAGACTTCTTTATAGAGTAATTATTATATAAGTAGTGGTGTAAAATACATCACTACTTTTTCATATATTATTTAATATAAATAAACAAATATTTAGGAAAGGAAAGATATTATTTATGGCTACATCAGGTACTATAGAGAAAAAATTTCATGGTGGTTCATCTGGTGGTTATTACTTCGGTATAGATTGGAAAGTTAATAGTCAATCTACAGCAAATAATACCTCAAATGTTACAGCCTCTGTTTTTATTAGAACTACAGGTAATGGATATACAATAAGCTCATCTGCAACAAAGAATATAACACTTACTATAAATGGTACTTCATATTCTGGAACAGCTACAGTTGGTATAGGTACTAATACTAAAAAGACGCTATTAACAAAAACAGTAGATGTTAAACATAATAGTGATGGTACTAAGACTTGTGCATTTGCTTGTTCTGGAGTATTAGGGCTTACATTATCAGGAAAATATTACGGTACTGTATCTCATTCAGGTAATGGTACATTTAATACAATAAATTTAAATACTGCACCTACTTGGACAACAGATGACACAAGGATGAAAATAGGGGATAATGAAATAAAAGCTAATGTTATTATTCCAGAGAATACATCTAGTGTTTCAGTTATTTCAGCACAGGCGACAGATGCACAGACTCCTAATGCATTAAATTACTATTTACATAGATATATAAATGGTAGTTATTCAGCACAAATAAAAGCAGGTGGTACTAGCTTAACAGGTACAGATAACATATCGTCTTGGGGGCAAGGTACTCAGATTAAATACGAAGCAAAAGTTTCAGATGGTTCTTTATGGGCATCATCTTCTAAATGGTCTTGGATTTATACAAAAAATACATTTACAAGAGCGTCTGTAACTTCTATAGGTTCAATAGGAGTAGGCTCAACTAGTGTTTCATTTACTGCTACAGGAATAAGAAACTCTGGAGGAGGAAATGGATACGTTAATACATCTTTCGGATATAGAATAGAATCTTTAACCTCTGGAGTAAATATATATGGTGAAAATACCACATATCAAAATAATCAAAATAATGTTGATTTTACATTAGGTGTTAAAAATAATGGAGGAACTCCAACTAATCCTCATTGGTTAGATGCTAATGAATTAAGAACAGCTTTTAGAAATAGTAATTATACTGGTACTTTAAAATTAAGACTTGTTTCTTGGAACTCATATGGTTCTCAAGGTTATGTTGACTTTAACGTATCAGTTGATTTAAGAAAAGCTGCACCTAGTACAACTATAAAATATGCAGCTAATAATAAGATAACTCATAATGGAACAGATTATTATATTCCTGCTCATTTGCCTTTTGTTGTATCATGGAATGCTGTTAATGATACCGTAGAAGGAAATGCTTGTACTTATGATGTATATTATCAAGTAGGTTCAGGAAGTTTGAAATACTTAGGGTCAACAACAGGAACTTCTTATACTGCTTATCTTGGTGGTACTGAGATAGGAAATAATAAAACTACTAACTTTAAGATTGTAGTTAGAGTAAAAACAAAATATGGAACTACAACGGATTGTTCGGGAGCAATTATAACACTATGGGATTATGCACCGCCTACAGTTAGAGTTAATACCGTTAATAGAACGTCCACTAATGTTACTTTAACAGGTACAATAACTATTAATACGAGTATACCTAATGTTACAACAACAAATACATATTGGAAATGGTTAGGCGGTACAAATACTAATTTTAAAGTAACAAATTCATCAACATCAACTATTAAAAACTTTACAATAACAGCACCTGCTGCACAGAATTTGACAGGTACTATACATGTTGCCTCTTCTGATACAGCTAGAGATTTAATAGCTAATATAGTTACTATGTCATTGGGTAATACAGAAGTTGCTGTTAAGGGGTACATGCCAGTTATGTCTTTAACTAAAGAAGGTGTTGGTATAAATACTAGACCTCTTAATGGTTATAAATTTAGTGTAGAAGGAAATACAAAAATCAATGGTAATTTAGCAACTAATGGATTAACATTAAGCAACTTAACTGTTAATGGCACTACTAATTTAAAAGCTACAGTTTTAAATGGCGATATTACAATGAAATCTCCTAATGGAGCTTGGACTGGTGAATTTATTAAAAGATATGAAGGCGACCAATACGGAATGGGTATTGCTATACAATCTGGAGGAACTACTATTATAGGTGGAGGAGAAAGTGCAACAAGCTATATGGCTACTATATCAAATCCTGGTTCAGAAAACTTGTATTGCACATCCGATGGATTTATAAAGTTTGTATCAGGTTGCCAAAATATGGATACTAAAAGAGAAATAACTTATGATGCCAATGGTCTTCTTACGATAAATATGGGAAGTGTAAATGCTGATGCTGGTATAAGAATAACATCTAGTGCTGGAGTTCAAGGTGCTTTATGGTCAGGTACTGGAGGAACAGTATTTCAATCTATAGGAGATTATAATTTACATTTAGGCAGAAACGGAAGTACTACAGATTTAATTATTAAACCTGATGCAATAGAAGCGAGTAAAGTTATTAGAGGTAAAAATACTATAGAAGCTAACTTTACACCTGTAACTAATGTATCTCAATTTAGAGCAGTAACTAGTGGAGATGGAAATGCACAAGGCGATGGTAACACACATATAGGATATAAGGATTCAAATGGTAATTTTCATCATTATTTTAGAGGAAAAGGTGCTTTTAATGTTAATTTATCAAATGGTGCATATATATCTGTACAAGTAAGAACTCCAAAAGTTATAACTGATAGAGGGACTTATTCATTATTAAATAACACAACTGCTTATAAAACAACCTCATCAGAAGAAAGTTTTAATGAACCTAATGATAATGAAATTATAGATTTCATAAAGAATAATTCAAAAATAATTCCTTCAGAGATAAGAACACTAAACGATGAAGCAAATGTAATCGACTATTTAACTGTCGCAATAGATGAAAATATTTACGTTTCTGAATCTAATAAAGTTGAAGCTCTGTGGAAAGCTGTTAATTACTTATTAAATAAAATAGAGAACTTAGGAGGCAACAATGTACAATAAAATAACTATAGAATTAGAAAAAGATATAATATCTAAAATAAATTCAAGTGGTTTACATATAGCTACAATAAAATTAATTTTAGAAAAAGTTTTAAGAATGGTTAATGATGCTCTTAATGAAGATTTAAAAAGAAACAATGAATTTGAGAATAATCAAAATCAAATAAATGATTTAGTTGAAATAGATGAAAATTTAATAGATTAAAAATAATTAGAAGTCTTTTATGGACTTCTTTTTATCTGTAGAGTAATAATTACATGAATAAAAATAAGGTGGTGAATCGTTAATGATTAAATCAAGTAAAGCAATAGTTTCAAATAGATGTGAAATAACTTTTGATTTTACTCCACAAGATGTTAAATATTCTAGAAGCAATTACACTGCAACTCATAAAGGAGGCGGTACTACTTCTAGACAAGGAATATGGGAAGGTATAGAATGTGTATCTGCTCAAATCAAAATAGGAAACGAAGCTTGGAAAACTTATACTATACCTGCTAATAAAAAAGTAGTAGTAACAGTTTCAAGTAATAATGTAGTTGTTCAAGCTAAAGGAAAATACAGATTGAAAACTATGGGATATTACTTTAAAGATACTACAGGTAAATTGCCTTTCTTCTGGTTTGGTAATATAGGCGGAGTAGCTCATAAATACCAAAAAGGTTCATTCAGAGATTCAATGTCTAATAAACCTGATAGTAATTTCTATAGTATAAATGCATGTGTTCCAGCAGACTGGACTTATATAAAAGCTGAATGGTCAGATTGGGCATATAAACATGCTGGTACTACTTCTGATTGGCAAATAGATAATGGTAGATATGCTCAAAGAAATGGTAAAACAACTACAGCTTCATATTCTAATGGATGGATATCTGATAGTGGTTATAAACAAATATATAGAAAATCTAGTTTATTCTGGTTTGAAAAAGATTATACTGCTTCTATAACAACTTCAGGTATAGCTGTTAATCCAAATCCTCCTACTATTAATGTTATCCCTGCTAAAGGAGATACAGGTAATGTAGCGTTTTTCTATAACTCTAATAATAGTGGAGATGGTAAAATAACAGTTGAAGCTAAATGTAATAATAAAATAGTTACTATTATGGATTATAACAATAGTCCAAATTTCGGAGAACAATGGAAGAAAACTTTATCTCCTGATTTTAATAGCATATTTGGAGAAAGTTATAGAGCTAATGATGTTTATTACAGAGCTAAAGCTAAAAACGTACATGGTTATGAATCTGCATGGACTGCTTGGACAGGTATACATAGATACAATGGTAGACCTTCTATTCCACAATACCCAGCTGTAGATGGTAAGAATGATTTGTTATACGACACAATAACATTCTCTTGGCAAGCTAGTACTGACCCAGATGGAGATAGTCTATATTATCAATTGTATTTAACAGCAAGAGATGCAAATGGCTCAATATTAAAAAATGATTTCATTAGTTATAAAGTTGTTGATACATCTTTTAATTATGATATATCTAGTTTCCCAGATAAAACATCTTTTGTATTTAAAGTTAAAGCATCAGATGGAAGAATAACAAGTGATTGGTCTAAAGAAGTATCATTCCAAAAAGGTGCTAAACCTGCTTCTACAATTGCTTTAGTTTCTCCAGTATTAGCAGATACAGATATATATGCTATAAGACCTAGATTTGCATTTTCAGGATATGATGGTGAATCAACTTGTGTAGTTGAATTAAATGGTACAACATATGATTCTATAAATAATAGTAATATGTTTACAAGGTCATCTAGTAGATTTATGTTTAAACCAAATTTTAATTTAAAAGATGGTAAAGTAACTATAAAGGCGTATTTAAAAAATGCTTATGGTGAAAGTAAACATACTCAAATATATAATTTCACTAAAAAAACAGCAAGTGAAAATATAGTTGAAGGAGAAATAATAAAAGCTATACCAGTTAAAGAAGTGCAATCTATTATAAAGAATTTATGTAAAGCTTTTAAAATAGAAACTGGAATAGTAGATGTTGATAAAAATAATTATTATAGTGCTAAAACATATAATGATTGTTTTAATAGCGTTAAACAAGTTAATGATTATATGAATAATCTAATTCCTAACAATATATTTGATTATAATTTAACTACTAGAGAAGTAATCCCAGGTGAAGTTAATGATGATTTAGTTTGGGAACAATTAGTTTTAGATATAATCAATATGTAAAGGCGACATATAAAAGATATAAGGGGAAAGTCGCCTTCCCTTTACTATTTATAAAGGAGTGATATAATGGCTAGAAAATTTATGATGGGACGTCAAAGTGAAATAGCATTAAATAAAGATATGCATGACTTATTTATGTCTCTAAAATATATTAATAACGGCGTTAACCAACCAGAACAAGATTTACAAACTCCTATCCCTGTTGGTTCTATTTGGAACGATATGAATAGAGGACAAAATATAATTAAAGTAAATACATCTAATAAAGGTTGGGAGCCAGCTTTTACAGGATATTATCATCCAGTTGATTTATTTACTAAACCTCTTAATCCAGTACACGGTCAATTATGGATAGATGGAAGTAAAGATAATACATTACATTTTTATGATGAAAATACAGGAGCTTGGATAGCTGTTAGAGCAGCTTCTACAACTTCTAATCAAATACTAGTGGATATGCATAATAACTTTTTACATATGTATCCATTAAAAGATATGGATTTAGATGAAGATAGTAAGACATTTTTAATACCTCATGAACCATATGGTAAATTAACAGATGACGGATTATTTATACATCCTTCTAGTTCTAATTATGAGGCTACTTCTGATGTATCTGTTAAAGCAGCTAATGCTTCTGACAAAATGTCTTGGGTTCATGTTAATCCTCATAAGTTATTTACTATGGAAAAGAAATTAGTTAAATTAGATGATACTTTTAAAGTATATGGTTTATTCGATAATAATACTGAATTCTTTTATCAAGATGTAGATGGATGGAAACATATGATGCCTTATGATGCATTAAATCCTTTAAATGCAGATTTTAAATCATTTGATAAAGGAATTGAAATAGTTAGTGATAGAGCAAGAGCTTCTAAATACATAATGATGTATGCTTATTCTTTCTATGATACAGCTAGACCAGGTAAGCTTATAAGAAAAGATTTTGAAGTGGGAGCAAATGCAGAAGTTCATATAGGATTATCTACTAAGCATCCTATGGTGTTTGTAGATGGCTTATATTTAGAACAACATAAATATGACTATGATAACAAAACAGGAAATATAACTATTCATGATGAAATAATAAATCCTATGGATATAATGTCTTTAGTATTTAAACATAACGAAGTTATAGATTTTGAAATAAATCAAACTATAGGAGATTCAAATGATGCTTTAGTTGGAACTCTTACTAAAGATTATAATCAACCTATGGTATTTGTATCAGGTATAATGGGAGCTGAATTCTTTAATCCTGAACAAATAGTTTATGATAGAGTCGGTAAAACAATCACTATAAAGAATTGGGGGCCACATCAACCTGAAGATATATCTTATGCTATGGTAGTGGAATCAGAGAATTCATATGTCTGTCATGGTCATTTTGACAATACTAAAACAATAAGTAATGAAAATATTACAGGTAATCATGAAGATTATATGTTATGGGCCGATGGTATTCTTGTATCTTCTAGACATTTAGAAATAGGAGAAGGAACTGTTAGAGTAAACAATGCTATAGAAGGAGTGGAGTATTTATTACTAAAAATAAATGACCAATCAGAAACAGCTGTATTGTTTGATAGTAAAGCAATGAATTATACAGTAGCTATTAAGAATGAAGATGGTTCTTTATATAATGAATGTAACAATGCTTGTGTCTTTGTAGACGGTAAAGCTCTTATGATGAAAGATACTGTAGAGAAAGATGCACTACCAGTTAAAGGTGCTCATGGTCAAATAGTAAAAATAAAAGACTCAGAGAGTAGTGAAATATATAGTTATCATATATATGATGATTCTACTGCTACATGGAGTCAATTAACTTCTGAAGAAATATTAGAAATAGAAGAGTTGATAAAAGCAGATTATTCATCTGGTTCTATAATGGTAGATGCCCCAGAAGGTTCAACAACAGGTACTTATTATGCTTATACTTATGCTAATAGTGTAGAAGAACCTTTATTAAAAGGTAAACGTGCTTTAATAGCTGATAAAACAGAATATGCTGTTAATGTACAACATAAATTTAATAATGGGCAAGGTGCATTAACTGTATTCACTAATAAGCTTTACAATAGTGATGCTAGTGAAGAAGCAAGTAATACAGGAAAATTTATAGTACCTACAATGGAGAACTGTAACAAAGACATGTTTTCTCCATATGAAAATGGTGAAATATTATACTATATAGAAAGACCTGAGAAAAATGAATCATCTTCTTGTATAAAAGAAGTGCTAACAGCAGCTAATAGAAATATACAATATCAAAATGGATATACGACAACTATATCTTTAATGCCAGGAATTGTATCTATTTATTTAAATGGTGTTAGATTAGAGAGAAGAGACTTTACAGTAATAGATGACCATACAATTATGCTTCATGTTAATACAGTAGGAGGTCAAAGAAATTATGACCCTGATAATAAAGAAACTTGGAATAAGTATTTATACTTTAATTCTCAAGGAGAACATGAAATAACATCTTTAAGGGATGATATTATAGTAATAGAAGTAAGACAAGATTTTAATCTAAAAACACAAACAGTGCCAGTAAGATATCCAGGACAGAGAATATTCTATTTAGAGGATGATGGTCTACCTAAGAGTTTAATGTTATCTCAAGATTTAATAAAGATATTCATTAACGGAGTTATCTATGACGGAGAATATACTATAAATAGAGACAATGGTTCGATAACATTATTAGATTCTGAATTAGAGTCAATGTTAAATGTGGACCCAATTGCAAGATATTTTGAAACACATCCTGTAGAATACGATGAGTATTTACAAGAATACGGTAAGCCATATGTGGCTAAACCACAAACTGATAAAATCACATTTGAATGGAGGTAATTAAATGTCACAAAATTATATCTCTCCTGCTATGTTACCATTAGGTAGTATAGCGGAGTATATGGATAAAGTTGAAGGTTTCTCAAAGAAGAAAGAATCAGCTGAAGATACAAAACAAGTTAATGGAATAAAATCTGATTTAATAGCTATAGCAGCAACAGATGAAAATGGTGAGTTAATAGAAGACAGAGAAACAGTTAAAAACGCTTTAAAGTTAGGTGGAATACCTGCTAAAGATTATGTAACTACAGAAGGAGCTAATGCTTTATTATCTGATACATATCAAGTTTCTGTTAATAGCGGAAATGAAACTAAAAATTTAAGAGATGAATTATATCAATTAAAAGCAGAATTAGCTAAAGCAGGATTAATAAAAAATACTTCTTGTTACAATGGTTACATAGATGCTTTTAAAGAAGGACAAGAATCTTATCTTAAAGAAGCTATAACTGTAACATCTACAGACATGTCTCAAGTACAAGTAGGATATATATCTGTAGAAGATACATCTGAATTTACAGTTGGTGAATATATAGTAGTAGAAACTGATACACCACAAATAGTTAAGATACAAGATATATCTGGTTCAGACAGAATAGATTTAGTTAATAATATAAAAGGACCAATACCAGTTGGAACTAAAATATCTAAATCATATGGTACTTATAATCAAGGTATGTATGTATTCGGTAAAAGAAAAGATGTATCAGTAGCAACTCAAGAGAAATACATAATATTAAATGATGATGCTCAACCAATGCTATTAACTAAAAAATATACACCAAACTCTGGTTATGCAGCACAAATAAATATACCTTCTACAGCAAGAGGTGCTATAAGAAGAATAGGAGTTCAAGCTAAAGTAACAGGATTCCCAGGTGGATTAAGATGTTATGTAATAGACCAAACTTCTAACGTAGAAGATGTATTTACAATGCCTACTATAAAAGATATGAAAGAACAAGGAAAGATAATAGCAGAGTCTGATTTAATTTATGCTTCTCAAGCTACTCAATCTTTCAATGAATTATATTTTGAATTCCCTTCGGTAGTTAATTTAGAAAAACAAAACTATATATTCTTATTTGTACAAACTGATGCAGATACTCAAAATTATTGGGAATTAAGAGGGTTAAGAGGAGAGCAATCTATAGACCTTCAAACTAACTCTAAATTATATAGTTTTACAGAAGGTGCTGGTTTAAAAACTGAAGACGGTGACTTATATATAGTAGTTGTTACTTCTGATATAGTACATAATCAAATAGAATATTCTAAACAAGGTTTATATTCTAATAAAGTACAATTAACTGATTTAACTAAAGCTACTAGAATAAGAGTAGAGTTAAAAGTAAATAGAGAAGGTAGATTTAAAGTAATAGATAATCCTAATACATTAATCCCTGGTGTAGGTAATGCTCTTAATACTTACAATGAAGATAATAAGGCTTATGGTACTTCTATATTTAATGTAGGTCAAAAAATAGCTATAGGAACTCAAATAGCTGAAGTAGGAAATTCTAGAACAGATAATACATCTTTTAACTTAGCAGAAACTGCTTATGCACCTGCTGGAGCTCCTGTTTATAGAATAGGATATAAAGTACAAGCAAAAGCTTGTGTTAAATCTTTAGACTTTGCTAATGCTAAAAATCCTATAAAAACAGAAAATGTAACTTTAGTAGAATTACCTTTAGTTGCAATAATACCAGGTAAAGAAGCTGGTAAAGAAGAAATATCTTCAGACAGATTAATATTTGAAGCAGATATAAAAGCTAATGATACAGGATATGTTCTTGAACAATTCAATGAAATAGAAACTCAAATCTACTGGGAGAATCAAGGAGCTACTATAGTAGACTTAAATAACTCTCCAGAATTAGCTGGTAAGATATTAGATATAACTGTATCTACGGATAATACTTATAACAAAATAAAATAATATAACATTGACCGTGACCGTTCATAAAAGAGCGGTCAATACGGTTAATAAGAAAGGGGAACAATATGGCTGACGGAATTAAAAAAGTAAGTGAAAATGTCATAATAGATAGAAGAGCTTTAGTAATAACAGACCCAAGTGTTAAAGATAATGATGCAATATCTATAGGAGCATTACAATCTAATCCAAATACTAGAGGATTGAAAATAAAAACAGCTAAAAATACATATTCATTATTTGATGCTTCTCAATTTATAATGCCAGGTTCTATAACTACAGAATTATTAAAAGACAAATGTGTTACATCTTTAAAATTAGATGATAAATCTGTAACTGAACCTAAACTAGCAGATGATGCAGTTAGTGAAAGAACTATAATGGACTTAAATGTAACTGAAAATAAAATAGCTTTAAATGCAGTTACTGAATCTAAAATAGGAGACTTAGCAGTAGCTACTAGACACTATCAAAACAATAGCATCGTCAACTCAAAGATAGCAGACAATACTATAGAGAATGTAAAACTTGTTAATAAAACTATAACTAATCTTAAGATAGCAGATGGAACTATAATAAATAGTTTATTAGCTCCTAACTCTGTTAAAGAATTGAATATAGCTGAAGATTCTATAAAACATGAACACTTAAAGGACGGAAGTGTTTACGGTTCTAAAATCAAGGATTCAGCTATTCAAAATAAACATCTAAGTATAAATTGTGTTAATTCTCAAAACATATTAAATGGAGCTATTAATAGCGATAAAATTGCAGATAATCAAGTTATGGGTAATCACATAGCTCCAAATGAAATTGAAACAATTCATTTAGTTAATCAAGCTGTTACTAAAGATAAATTAGGTAAAGATTCTGTTAGTACAGAAGCAGTAATAGATAAAGCTATTACTAAAGACAAGCTAGCAGGTGATGTAGTTGATTTTATAGGAGACCCAGTTCAATATGATAAAGATAATAATGTTGAACTTAGAAAGAATCTAGCTGTTAATGGAGATGTTAATGTTGTTGGTAGTTTAACAGCTAATAAAGTTTATAATGCGGTATTCATGGATATAGCTGAAGCATATATACCAGGTGAAGAATTAGAACCAGGTGATATAGTAGAAATAAGAGAAGATAATAAAGTTTACAAATGTAAAGAATTTTCTTCTTCTGTAGTAGGAGTTGTATCTAACCAATATGCTGTATGTTACGGAGCAACAGAAAAAGATTTAGAAGAAGGTCTAAAAGTTGCCGTAGGTTTAATAGGTAAAGTTCCTGTTAAAGTAGCAGGTACAGTATATCCTGGTGATAGAATATTAGCAGGAGCTGATGGTATAGGATATGTAGTGCCAAGTAGTGAATATTCTGAAATGACAAATTCTAAAAATAAATATGCTCCAATAGGTAAGGCTATAGAGTATAAAGAAGCAAATAAAGTACAAAAAGCTTTATGCTTAATATATCCTAATTAATATATAACTAGAGGTGGATTAATGTCCATCTCTTTTTATGTAATATAATAAAAGATATAACTAATAAATAGAGAGGTGATTATATTGGATAAAACAAATATAGATTTTGAATACTCTATAGAACAAATAAAAAGAGAAATACCAAGTATATCTTTTCCTCAAGATAAGATACTTGATAGCGATAAAATAAATACCACTTTTAAAAACATGGAAGATAGTTTAAATACTTTATATGAAAATACAAGATATTTAGAAGACGCTATAGATTATTGCCATGCTTTTTTAAATCTAAGAATAGAAGAGTATTCTCAAGACATAAAAAGTACTTTGAAATCAATAGAAGATATAAGAGATATAAATAAAAATGCATCTTACTTAGAATATGCAATACCATTTAGAGATGATTCATCAACTAAAAAAGATAGAGATAATACTATAATATCTACAGTTATAAATAAAAATGATTATTTAATGTTAGGCATCAAAAATCAAAAAGATATAGAATGGGCTGATATAGCTAAAAAATCTGCTTATGTTCATTATAAATCTAACTTAGAAAGTATATCTAACGAAGTATATAGAACTTTTTATATAGAAGAACAAGTTGCTAATAAAGGAGTAGTAGAAACAATAACTATTACATTAAGTGAACCAACTAATATAAACTATATAGATATAAAACCTGTTAATGCTGATATACAAAATTTTAGATTAGTTTATGCTAATGGTATAGAAGAATATAAAGAATATAAATCAGGAATAATGAAGGACGAAATAGTTGCTCAAATTAAATTTGAATTAGTAAATAAAACTTATACAAATGCAAAATATTATATGCAAAAGTCTAAAGTAACAGATGATATATGGAATCAAATAAAAGACTTTGAATATAAATATGCTTTAGATGTAAGTTCTAAATTAGAAATGGAAGAAGTTATAGCTAGAGTACAGGGTGAAAAAGTAGATATATATCAAACTAACATATCTAATCAATCTGATGTTATAGAGAAGAATATGTATACTTATATGTTTGGTATAGATTCGATATCTATTAAACATATAGAGCAAGAAAAAGATAGTTGTTTTATATCAGAACCTATTAATATAGGAGATTTAAAAGCTGGAGAATATATTCAATTGCATACAGAACAAGTGTTATCTGAAACTTGTACAGTAGAATATAGTTTATTAGATGGAGATATGGAAATAGATATACTTCCTTATGGACAAGACTTTGTTAAAAATGAAAGATTATTCGCCGCATTACCTTTAAGATTTTTAGGACATGAATCTGAAACATATATAATTAAAAAAGACGGCATGATTTCAGACATAAGTTTAGACGATGCAAAACTTCAAGTATTATCTAGATTTAGTGTGGATTATTTCCCAGTAGAGAAATATAATTATACAGCTATTAATAGCAATATAAGAGTTAAAGCTACAATAAGAAATTATTCTAATGAAATAGATTCATCTTATATAAGAAATATAAAGATAAGAAAATATGGAGGTGATACACCATGGACAGATATGTAGAAGATATAACTAAATCATTAACAACTAATATGGTGTATGAAAAAACATTTATACATCCAGAGGAGTATGGAAATGAAAAGATAAATAATGCTTTTGATAAAGGTTTTACAGATGTATCTAATATAGATATACAATTAAAAGAATTAGCTATTAAAACAGAAGACGTATTAAGTCGTACTATAAAAAGATTAGATGTAGTTAAAGATACAATAAATGCAGAGAAAGAAAGACTGCAAGATATAAGTATGTTATGCAATGCAAAAACTGATTACGACAATGTCATACCATTAAAAGATAACAGTTTTATTGGAACGTATACATATGAAGACGGTGTATTTTATTCAGGATTAAATACTTCATCTTCAGTTAAATTCGCAGTAGATGATATAACTGGAAATGGATATGAAGGCAATAAGTATGTTATAAAAGATAATAGTTATTTAGAAGATGTTTTAAGCACTAAAACAAGAAGTGCATTATATGATAACAATATATCTTCTTATTGGGAATATTCAAGAATAACTGCTTCTTCATCAGAACCTTATTTAATAGCTGATTTTAATATAGACGATGCTGAAGCTAAATCAACAGTTACTTTAAGATTTGCATCTGTTGCTAATGAAGTTGTTATAAAAACTACTTCTCAAAATATAAGAGTAACAGGGATAAGATATTCTTCAGATGGAGTTAATTATAAAGATGTGGCTATGTTGCCTTTTACTATAAATAATAAAGATGACTCATATAAGAATGAAGGTTATGTATATGGTAGTAACATAATATCTTTCCCTAGTTCAAAGTATCTAAAGATAACTTTTGAATCTATAGGATACACAAACGATGTTATAGCATTTGAAAGAACTGAAACTGATTCAAATGAATCTATACAAAGAATAACCACTATAGTACCAACAGCTAAAAGACATGCTATTAAAATAAATGATATATATGTTAGAAATAAAAGCTTTGTATCTGAATCTACTATGAAGACAAATGAGTTAATAACTCAAGATACAGATGTATATGCTATCTCTGTATTTGCTAATGTATATTATCCTACAGGATTATCTACTGATAGTGTTAAATTCATATTAACTGTTAATGGGACTGATTATGAAGTTAAACCAGTTAATTCATATGATAATGGAATAAAGATAATAAGATTCTCACAAGGCAAAATGCCTACAGAATATACTCAATATATAGGAGAAAAAATACAATCAGCTTATTTAACTGTTGTAATGAAAACAAAGAATCATTTAACTCCTTATATGAATAATGTAAAGATATTACTAGGAGGTGAAATATAATGTTATATAAAGATATGCTATTAAAACTAGAATATCATAGGAATCAGATACTTAAATCTTTTATTAAGCAAGGATACTTTCCTAAGAAAGATGAGATTAATGCTAAACTTAGTTTAATAGATGAACGTATAGCGTTATTTAAATCATATACATTTATGCCAGGAGAATTATTTAATCATAAAGAAATTAATCATGCTCTTGAAATGTTATATAACGATATAGCTTTCTTATATAAAGTATTAGAAGTTATTTATATAGAAAAGTATAATTCAATGCTATTAAATATAGAAACACATATGGTTCATTTAGAATCATTAGCTGAACATTTTAAGAAAAGAGCAGATGAAGAAATAAAAGGCACGGCTTTCGGTAAAACATTATTATTTAAAACAAATGACTTTGAAGTAGATGTAAAAGATGAATCATTAGAAGTATTTGTTGGAGCCTTAGATTTAACACAAGGTTCTGAGATAGCTTGTTTTGCTAATATAAATAATACAGATAAAAGAAATATAGTATTTAAATTTAAAGCAGAAGATAGCTCTAATGATTTTATTGCTTTACCTTATAATTATAATAATGATACATATCTAGTTCCTGGAGAGATAAGCACAAAAGACCATGAACTTAATTTATCTGTAGATTTTAACATTAATAGCGAAATAGTTATACCTTTTGAATCTGTTAATCTAGACAACCAGTATAAGATATTAGGTGGTAAAGATAAGATAGTAGTTACAGATAAACAAACAGGATATATAACTGTTATGGATTTCCCTACAGTAGATAAACCATTTACTGCAACATCTAATTGTTATATCTCATTCTATACAGAAGGTATAGGTACCCTTGAATACAATTTCAGTAAAAGGCCTTTTCATACTAATTTTTCTATACAAGACGGAACAATAAAATTAACTGAAAATATACAAAAGATATTCTTAGATGTTGAAGAAGGATTCATTTGTTATTTTAATTTAGATGATAACACTAATGTATGGTGTACTAAAGAAGATGCAATTGTTGATAATAAACAATTAATATATGACGGTTTATTATTAGTAAGAGACTTTAAGATAAAAGAATATGTAAGAGATAAATCTACTAAATATAATGTGTATGTGTCTATTACAGAAATGGATAATGATGAAGTTATAGATTGTATATATATCAAGGAGGTAAATTAATATGAAATTTGAATTTGAAGTAGAATCTAAAGGACAAATAAGTGATGGATATCACACATTTGATGAATTATATAATCATAGAATGATATTATTTTCTATAATATGTAACACTTATAAAAATAAAGCATGGAAGTCATGGTTACATGATGACGGTACAATGTTTGATGATTACTTTATAGTAGGAATAGAAACATTAGAAGGAATGTTTACATACCATTATCATAAAGACCACTGGAATAAATTCAATGTAAAAGAATTAGATAAAGCACCTACATGGGACGGACATACAGCTGACGATATAATAAGATTATATTCGCTATTAAATAAGAAGGAGGACTAATATGAAGTTTTTAAAAAGAATGATATGCAAACATAAAAATCAGAGAACTGTTACTAATATAGGTGGAGATTTTATTAATTTATTAGATGCAAGAAGCGTAAGAATATGTAAAGATTGCGGGAAATCAATATTCTCGCCTTACTTAGATATAGAATGTACTAAAGTAAATGAGTTTATTGCTACAGAGGAGGATTAAAATGATACATTACAATATGAGATATAGAGGTCCATATGAATATGAAAAGTTTATATTAAATGTATTACAGTATTCTAATAATGCTCATGATTTTTCTTCAGAAGTTAATGGGCTTGAAGAATATGAAACATTAAAAGAGATACAAGATAACGTAACAGATTTATATAATAAATCTACAGGAGCATATGGCACTTCTGAACAATGCTATAAAAAACTAATAATGTTTAAGGAGGCAAAATAATGACTATACCAGTTATGAATTCTAAAGAGCTTAACAATATATTTGCTAACGCTCAAAAAGAAACACTTAAGTTTGAAGAGAAAATACAAGCTATTAAAAATGATACTAATAAGAAGATAATGATAATAAAGTATGAGAATGAATTTATCAATAAGAAATTGGATGCAATAAATACTGGTTTAATAGCTAATGATAAAATAGTTTCATTTGACCATAATTCATATGGTGTATTTAATGATTATGGATATATGGTACATCCTAAATTTAAAAAGACACCTATAGATATAATAAATTTAAAACTACCTAATGGAGATAACTTCTTTAGAGAAGGAGTAATAGCTAAAGTTAATGGAGTAGAAAGACCTGAATATACAAATATATTAATGTCTGATAATCACGTATCTAAAACAATAGTATTCGAAGAATTCGATACAGATAACATATCTTTAGAATATACTTTATCTAATGAATATACTTTAGGAGTTATGAGATTTAATACAATAGAGATAGACCCATATCTTTATGGAGCATATGATTTACTATCAGTAGAAATATATACTCTAGATAAAACTAATAATATGTCTGCTGAACCTACTCATATATTTGATGGATTTAGTAATATAGGTAGAACAAGAATAGTTCTTCCAGAAAAAATAAAATTCGCTAAAGTAGTTTTAAATTTTAAAGCTAACTTCAAAACAGAAAGAAATTCATTAGATATATATCCATTTGGATTAAAACATGTTCATTTTTTAGAATCAGATTTTGTTGAAGACAGTTTTATAATAACTCAATTTATAACAGATAAGTTTATAGAATACGTAATGGATGATATGACTTTATATACTACTCAAGGAAAACATGAGATAGATGCACATGAATACAATATAGAAGTATATACAGATTATGAAAATAATACTTTAATGGGTAAAGTTAATCTTTCATCAGATGCAGGAATATATAGAATACCTAAAAATACTAAAACACTATATGTTAAAATCCCGCTATTAAGAAAAAATATAAAAGATAATTCAACTGAATATCTTTGTTTAAATGGAGTTGGTTTAAACTTTACAACAGAAGAACAAATAATTTTATAAAATTAAGGCAATTTAGTATTGCCTTTTTTGTTTTCTTAATATATAATAATATTAAAGTTATACGTATGGTACGTACAAGGAGGATAAAAAATGGAGAAAATGATAAATGATTATTTGGCTACAAGGTTAGGCATGGAGCCAAGTGAAACAAGATATAAAGAGTTATTAGCTACTGTAAATTATCTTAAAGATAATGGAAAGACAAATAAAGAAATATTTAAAATATTAATGAATAGCAATATAGATTTACCAGAAGATTGTGAGATGTCTGCTGTAGATAAGGCAATAGTTAGACAATCTGATTTACCTGAATACTTATGGAAAGATTCTTTATTAGAAAAGGGAGTATATTATTACAATAATAGATTACATATATGTTCTAAACCGCCTACATGGAATCCTAAAACATTCCAAGAAGAGTGTGAGCCATTCTATATGGAAATGATAATAAGTTTTACAATAGAAGATTTATTAGAAATGTATTATATGGAATGTAGAGTACCATTAGGATTAAGAGATAAAGTAAGAGATACAGGAGCATTAAAACACTTATTAGGAAAGTATAATAACTTAAAGGCACCAGGTTTAGATTATGTAATGTATATGATAGATTTAGCTAGTAAAGATACAGATACAGAATTCTTAGCTAATCCTTTTGAATTAGAGAATTATTCAAAACAAGCTTTTATGGAATTAGAAAGTATGGTAGAGGAAGCTACTTTAAATAATAGTAACAAAATAACATGGAGGAATGAAAATGCAATGTAATTATATAGAGCTTGGTGGAAAAGACGGTAATATATTCAGAAGAAAGATAATTATAGATATAAAAGATAAAGAACAAGTTTTAAAAAAACAAAACTTTACCGATACTTATTCAACTGTTTATAGATATGATAATAAAAATCAAGACATAGCTAATATCATCGGTCCTCTTTACATAGACTTAGATATAAATGATTTAAAACAAGATTTTGAAAAACTAAGAAGAGATGTATTGTTATTATGTAGAAAATTGAAAACAATGTTTCATCTTACAGATGATAACTTACAAATATTCTTTTCTGGTTCTAAAGGGTTTCATATATTAGTTCCACATACTGTCTTTGGAATTAAACCTTGTAGAGATTTAAATGATAAATATAAACTTATAGCTTTAGAATTAAAAAGTTATACAATAACTAAATCAGTAGATACAAGAATATATGATTCTAAAAGATTGTTTAGAGAGCCTAATACAATAAATACAAAAACTAATTTATATAAAGTCCAAATGGATTTAAAACAAATAAGAGAGATAAGTTATGAAGAGCTATTAAAATACGCATCAACTCCTAAAGAGTTAAAAAAGATAAATAGTACATACAATATAGATGCAGACGCTTCTTTTAATAGCTTAATAGAAGAAATTAAAGAAAGACAAAAGAAAACAGTTAATCATAAGGTAGCTAGACAAATGCTAGAAAATAAAGAGCTGTTACCTTGTGTTAAGTACATATTACAGCATGGAGCTCAAAAAGGAGGCCGTAATAATACAGCTATGGCATTAGCTTCAGCATTATATCAGAGAGAACCTGATAATCAACAAGGAGTATTAGAAGTAATGCAAATTTGGAATTATAAAAAATTAGATGAACCATTATCTGATAAAGAATTAGAAAAAACAGTATTAAGTGCATATAGAAATGTACAAGATGGAAGAAGATATGGTTGTGGTGCTTTTATGGACATGGGGATATGTGTTAAAGGATGTCCAGTTAGAATTAAGAGATAAATACATATGAATTAGAGGAGAGATATTATTATGAGTACAGATATAAATAAGATATTAAATGAAGAAGTAGAAGAAGTAGAATTACATGAAGAGAGAGTAGCAATAGTAGATACTGAAGATTTCTTTAGTGCTATGGAAGAAGATTTAGATGAGTTTGAAGAGATATCTTGGAATAAAGGAGACGGATATTCTACACCAAGATTCCCAATGCTTACTCAACATTTAGAAGGATTTGATAATGGGCTTATATTATTACCAGCTGAATCAAATGCAGGTAAATCAGCAATAATGATGAACATAGTAGAAGATATGGTTATGCATGAGCCTAACAAATTATTTGGTATATACTTCTCATTAGATGATAGTAAACATGAAATAATACCAAGGGTTATAGCAATGAGAGAAGGTATACAAATATCTACAGTAGCAAAGCCACAAAGAGTTCAAAATATGATAGATAAAGGTGCGGAAAATGCAGATGAATTACAAATAGAATTACAAAAGAGACAACAAGGTATAGATAATCTTAGAGCTAATGCTAATAAAATGATGATAGTGGATTCTAATAAAGTTAAAACTTTAGATGAAATGAAAGCATATATAGAAAGAGTTATAAATTATGTAAAAGCATTAGACCCTGAAATGAATGTAGTAGTAGCAATAGACTCTATAAAAGATATATTATTAGACGACCATTATAATATAAAAACTACAAATGAAGCATCTGATTTTATAGCAAGAGCTGTTAAGCATTGGACAGTAGAATTTAATATATTAGTATTTTCATCAGTACACTTAAGAAAACTAAATGGAAATAGACGTCCTACTCTAGATGACTTAAAGGATTCAAACGTATTAGTTTATGAAGCGTCTGTAATATGGTTATTATTCAATGACGTATCTAAGAATAAACAAGGTGCTAAGTTATTCTATAGAGAAGAAGGAGTAGATGATAAACTACCTGTAATAGAGTTTGACTGGGCAAAGAATAAAAAGTCTAGTTTTAAAGGTAGAACATTTGCATACTTTGCTCCACAGATGTCAAGAGCAACAGAATGTGGTATAGATGCTAGTAGAAGATTTAATGCATTATTATATGAAGCTTAGGAAATTTCCTAGGCTTTTTTTGTTGTTTAAATTTTATTATCCTAGTAATATATATTCTGAGGTGATATTAATGTCTAGATACATGCGTCTTAGAGATTATATCTTATATACTTCTACTGTAAATACGATAGTCCAATCAGTATTTATACATGATAAGGATAACGCAGATATTGTACTTGAAGATGGAAGTTCTTTAAAAGATATACTCGGAACAATATTAAAGCCGTCAAATACGGATTTAACAGCTATTGTTAATCAAGCTATAGTTAACCAAGCTATAGCAATATAAAAAAATAAAAAAGGGAGATGTTTTATATGACTACATTTACTAAAATCACTTATGTACCAAATAAGACTAAAATAACTGCTGATAACTTAAATGCAATACAAGATGAGTTAATCAGATTAGGTTCATCTACTGGTGAAGGTGGAATAGCTGGACCTGCTGGACCTGCTGGGCCAACTGGACCTATAGGGCCACAAGGACCTGCTGGTGCTAAAGGTGAACAAGGACCAGTTGGACCAAAAGGAGACCAAGGTATACAAGGTCTTCAAGGGCCTCAAGGTGTTCCTGGTGAAAAAGGTGAACGTGGAGAAGCTGGACCACAAGGACCTCAAGGTTTACAAGGACTTCAAGGTATACAAGGACCTGTTGGACCTATAGGACCTCAAGGACCTAAAGGTGATGCAGGAGCTCCATTTGCTATTAAGAAAACATATGTGTCTATAGAAGCAATGAATGCTGATTATTCTAATGAAGAAATAAAAGAAGGCGAATTTGTAATTATAAACACAGGAAATGTATCAGATGAAGATAACGGTAAGTTATTTATAAAAGGTACAACTAAATTTGATTTCTTAGTAGACTTATCTGGAATACAAGGTATACAAGGACCTAAAGGAGACACTGGTCTTCAAGGTGAGCGTGGTGAGCAAGGACCTGCTGGTCAAAACGGTGCTCCAGGACTTCAAGGACCTATAGGACCAGCTGGGCCTCAAGGTGAAAGAGGTTTAACTGGTGAACAGGGTATACCTGGGCCTAAAGGAGAAACAGGAGCTCCAGGACCACAAGGTATACAAGGACAAAAAGGTGAAGCTTTTAGATACGAAGACTTTACTGAAGAACAATTAGAAGCACTTAAAGGACCACAAGGACCTGCTGGTGCTATTGGACCACAAGGGCCTAAAGGTGATGCATTCACTTATAATGATTTCACACAAGACCAACTTAATGCATTAAAAGGACCTAAGGGTGATAAAGGAGAACAAGGGGATGTAGGACCAGCAGGACCTGCTGGTATACAAGGGCCACAAGGTGTTCCTGGTGAGAAAGGTGAAACTGGATTACAAGGACCTGCTGGACCACAAGGTGTAAATGGTAGAGATGGTAGAGACTTTACTTATGACATGTTTACTCCTGAACAATTAGAGAAATTAAAAGGACCTAAAGGAGACCAAGGGGATATAGGACCTGCTGGACCAACTGGACCTGCTGGACCAACTGGACCTGCTGGAGAGCAAGGACCAATAGGACCACAAGGGCTTCAAGGTGAAAAAGGTTTAACTGGTGCTACTGGACAAAAAGGTGCAGATGGTAGAGATATAGAATTACAAAAATCATCTACACATATCCAATGGAAGTATACTACAGAAGCTTCAAGTGCTTGGAAAGATTTAGTAGCTTTAGCTGATATAACTGGACCAGCTGGTTCTGGTGGAATAGATGGAGTTATACCAGTAGCTGATAAACACATTAGAAGATATCAATTACCTGGATTAGGTAAAGATGGATGGGTAGTTGCAGACGGTGATGGTGTAGACGCTACTAAGTCTGGAACATTAATAACTGTAACTTGTCCAGAAGATGTTCAAATATTTGCTCTTCAAGTTAGATACTCTGGTTCTGAAATAAGTTCAGGAGGTAAATGTCAAATAAAACATGGTATGGGTAAATCTTATGATGATTTTGTTTTACCACATGTACAAGTTTTAAATGATGTAGCTGGTAATAGAGCATTAAAAACTACAGTTGGAGCTAACTTCAATGTAACACATGACCAAATAGAAATAACAGGTATGTCTACTAATCAAAATGCTTGGGTTAATTTAAGACTTATATAATTAATAGCTATTAAAGGAGTTGATAACATGAACTATTTCAATGGTAGATTTGACGTTGAAGATGGTGGATATCATGATGAAACTCATTATAGAATAGTTGGTGGATTTGTAGATAATTCAGGAACATATTTTGCAACTGATGCAAAAGTAGGAGATATCATCTATTTAGATGGTTCTCCTATAGGAGTTCCTTTATTAAGATACAAAATAGCTGAAGTAAACTATGATGAAACTAATGGTTCTACTTTAAGTGTTTTAGCAACATGGGATATGGTAGAGGGAATAGAACCTCAAGAGCCATTTGGCGGTATGGAAGGAATAATAGGAGCATTACATTCTAATGGAATAACTGCTAATATAACACCTCAATCATACAATAGTGCAAATGAGCTATTAATAGCAAATGCTAACTCTTATCAATCTATGTTATTAGGACTTAATTCTGGTGGTGGAGATGGTACTTCTCCTGATTTAACAGATGTAAATAAAAGAATAAAGGCTTTAGAAAGTAAAGTAGAGTCTGTGCAGTTAGAGTGGGAAGACTTAGTAAAATTAACTTTTGAATAAAATATTTTTTTATTTTAAAGTGTAATTTATAAAAAAAGGTTAGTAATCTGAGAATAGAGGAGATGAGAGAGAATCATCTCTTCATCATCTCCTTTAAATAAACTTATAGGAGGACACCTACATGTCACAATTCGAAAAAGAATTAAGAGAAGAATTAACAATCAGAAAAGCCAAGTATAGAGTTAAAAACTCTGAAGGTAAATATGAAGTTGTTTACTTAGAAACTTCTGCTGACCAAGTTGAGGAAACTTCTGATAGAGTATTCGTTACTCCTGCAGAAAAATCTCAAATAACTTCTAATAAAGAAGCTATAGCTGCTGAAACTCAAGCTAGAGAAGCAGCTGTTAATGGTTTATCTGGAAGATTAGATGTTGTTGAAGGAGATGGCGAAGGTTCTATAAATAAAGCTTTACAAGACGCTAAATCTTACGCTGATACTAAAGTATCAGAAGTAAATGGTGCTAACGAAGCTTTAAGTGGAAGAGTTAATACTTTAGAAGGTGAAATGGCTAAAGTAGATGGTAAAATATCTACTGCTAAAACAGGAGCTGTTGAAGATGCTAAGACTTACACTGATGCAGAAATAACTAAAATAGACACTGCTTATAAAGCTGCTGACGCTCAAGTATTATCTGATGCTAAAGCTCATGCTGAAGCTAAGGTTCAAGAAGCTAAGACTGCTTTAGAAGGTTCTATATCTGTTGTTGACGGTAAAGTTGCTTCTGCTAAGACTGAGTTACAAGGTAACATAGATATTTTAGCTGGTAGAGTTTCTACTAATGAGTCTGAAATATCTAAGTTAAAAGATGCTGTATCTAACAAAAACTCTAATACTATAGTTGTTGAAACAGAAGATGAAATAGCTACAGCTAACGCTAATCCTAAAGTTGGAGATATGGCTTACGTTATATCTACTAAGAGAGCTTACATCTATAAAGGTGTAGATGCTTTATCTGCTAAAGCAGTACCTCAAGGATGGGTAGTATTTGACGAAATAACTTCTGAGTTAGACTTAGTTAATTACTTAAAGAAATCAGAAGCTGAAGCTACTTACAGAAAGTTATCTGCTAAGATAGCTGAAAGTGACTTAGCTACTGAATTAGTAAATAAGATAGATGCTAAAGCTGATAAATCTTATGTTGATGGTGAATTAGCTGGTAAGACTGATGAGGCTTACGTTAATTCTAAAGTAGAAGAAGTTGTTGCTCCAGTTAGAACTGAATCTGCTCAAAACAAAGCTAACATAACTAAAGAAGTTGAAGACAGAAAAGCTGAAATAACTAGAGTTGAAGGTGTTATAACTTCTTCAGTTAATGCAGCTAAACAAGAATTAACTTCTTCTTTAACTGAAAAGGAAACTGCTTTAAAAGCTGAAGACACTAGGTTAAACAATAGAATAAACAAATTTGTTCCAGTTGTTGCTGAAGAAGAGCCAACTGAAACTGAAGAAGGACATGTTTGGTTACAATTAGTTTAGTGGTTAAGAGGGTAGACAGTATTTTGTCTATCCTTTTTTCTTTTTAAAACTAATATAAAATTGTAATAAAATTTTAGTAATTAAATTATAGACAAAAAAATTTTTTGTTTGTCAAATTAATACAGAAAGGAAAATGTGGTAATGGCTATTAAGACAAGATATCGTATCAAAAACTCGAGGGGTGAATATGAGATTGTCCATTTTCAGACTTCTGCTGACCAGATAATAACTGATGAAAACTTTCAGTTTGTTACGTTAGAAGAAAAAGAACAAATAGCAAAACCAAAGCATTATGTTCATAATCAAATAGCGTCAACTGATGTTTGGAAAATTAATCATAACCTTGGCAAAATTCCTTCAGTATCTATAGTGGATAGTGCAGGAACAGTTGTTATTGGAGATGTTTCTCATACAGACATTAATAATCTAACAATCAGTTTTGCATCAGGTTTTGCAGGAACTGCTTATCTAAATTAAGGGGGAATAAAATTATATGAAGTATTTAGTTAATCTTGACTTAAGTCAAAATGAATTACAAAATGCCAAAATCCAAAACTTAGCTACTGCTCCTTCAACTCCAGTTGCTGGACAAATATACTTTAATACAGCTAGTAACAAGTATTTTGGATACAATGGAACTAAATGGGTTGATTTAGGATATGAACATCCATCTACTCATACAATAGCTCAAATATCTGGTTTACAATCAGCATTAGATGGTAAAGCTGCTGTTAACCACAACCATGACAATGCTTACAAGCCTGCTAGTTATGTACCTGCTTGGAGTGAAGTAACAGGGAAACCTTCTACATTTACACCAGCATCACATACACATAACGAATATGTAAACCAAAATGCATTCTCAAATGTTAAAGTAGGAACTACTACTGTAGCTGCTGATAGTGCAACTGACACATTAGAATTCGTAGCTGGTTCTAATATAGTTTTAACTCCAGATGCTACTACTGATAAAATAACAATAGCTGTTAGTGGTGAAACTGTTAGTGCTTCTGAAAAGTCTACTTGGAATGCTAAAGAAACTACTTCTGGTGCTCAAGCTAAAGCTGACAAAGCTCTTGCAGATGCAAAAACATATGCCAATAAAAAAGTAGCAGATTTAGTTGGTACTGCTCCAGAGGCTCTTGATACATTACAAGAATTAGCTAGTGCTGTTCAAGGAAACCAAGCTGGTGTTACTGACTTATTACAAAAAGTTGGAACTAAGGCTGAAAAATCTTATGTAGATACAGAGTTAGCTAAGAAGGCTAATAGCTCACATACACATACAGGAGCTCAAGTTAACTTAACAGGATATGTTAAACCAACTGCAACTGGTGTTTTAGCTGCTTCTGATACATTAAATGCAGCTTTAGGTAAGTTAGAAAAAGCTTTAGATGGTAAACAAGCAGCTGGTTCTTACGCTCCTGCATCACATACAAGCGATACTACAGTTCATATAACTGCTTCTGAAAGAAATGCTTGGAATGCTAAATCTAACTTAGCTTTAGGTACAACTTCAGCTACAGCATTTAGAGGGGACCAAGGTTTAATAGCTTATAACCATTCTCAAGCTGCTCACGCTCCTGCTAATGCTCAAAAGAACAGTGATATAACTAAAGCTGAAATAGAAGCTAAGTTAACAGGTGCTATAACATCACATACTCATAACTACGCTGCTTCTAACCATAACCATAATGGTGTATATGCTAGAAAATATGCTGCTAATATAGGAAATGGTTCAGCTACTACTATAAGAGTTGCTCATAACTTAGGAACTGAAGATGTTACTATAACTGTTAAAGAGGTTGCTACTAAGCAAGTAGTAATGGCAGACGTTCAAATATTTGACTCTAATAATATAGATATATTATTTGCTTCTGCTCCTGCTTCTGGTGCTTACAGAGTAGTGGTAACTGGATAATTTAAACTATTACGCAGGATAGAGAAATAACGAATTTTTCTATCCTGTTATTCTTTGCAACAAAACTATAAAATAGCATCTAAAATCTTTATCTAAGAAATGGTGTTTTGATAATAAAAGGGGGAAAATATTTATGAAAATAGTTGGCAAAAATTTAACATTCAATGGTAAAAACATTTATCATGGGGGAAATAAACTAGTTGCTTCAGATGTTTTATTTACAGATGGTAAAACACTACAACAAAAATTAGATGACGGTTCTCTTAAAGGGGAAAAAGGAGATACTGGTACATTTGATTCTACTACAATTTTTAATTCATTAAACACTTCTAATAAAACAGTTATTGGAGCTATTAATGAGTTATTAAATTTAATAAATAAAGGTGATAATAGTGGTGGCGATAATGGTGAAGAAACTATTATACCAGTTAAAGGTATAACAGTTGATGATTGGAATATTGCATTAACTGTAGGACAAACAAGACAAATGATAGCATCTGTTATTCCGAGTAATGCTACTAATCAGATTATTTATTGGTATTCTGATTACCCAAATGTTGCTACTGTTAATGAAACAGGTTTAATTACTGCAATAAATCCAGGATATGCAAAAATTACAGCTACGACAGATGATGGTGGATTTAAATACGATGTCCATGTTAATATATCTGAAAAAGTTGTTGAGCCTAACCCAGAACCAGAACAACCGCCTATACTAAATCCAAGCAATAGTATGACTGTTGATAGTTCTTATACTATAAAACATGCTGAAATGCTAGAAATAAGTTATACAACAAACGTTAATATCCCTTCTTATTGTGCTTGGGAATTAAGACAAAATGGAACTTATCTTGTAAGTGCTTACAGAGATACAAGCTCTGGAAAAGTAGTATGTTATACTGGTAACTTAAGTGTTGGTACACATGATAACATAACTTTAATAGCTAAAAACTATGTTGGTAATGAGTATGTGGATATAGCAACATCAAATACATTTAGTATAATAGTAAGTAGTTATTCTGGTGGAGGTTCAGACTCTGGTGGAAGTGGAGGTACAACTACTTCTGGAATAAAAGTAGAACCTGCAAGTATTTCAATAGAAACTGGTAAAACTGCTGACGTAACAATATCATTTGGAAGTAATGTTACAAACAAAAATATTGAGTATATGAGCAGCAGTGGAGCTATTGCTAGTGTATCTGATTTAGAAAGTTACAGATACAGAATAACAGGAGTAGGTCAAGGACAAACTTCAATAAGATTTAGAACTTCTGATGGGAAATTTGAGACTTCTTGTTCTGTAACAGTTACTGCATCCTCAAGTGGAGGTGGTGGTATTAGTCCTGAACCTTCTAATGAATATACTAAATCTTGTACTCCTGAGTATATACTTGACAAAATGTACCCAATGGGTCAAGCACACGAAGCCATACCTAATGGTAATATAACAGGTTGGAAACACAATAGTAGATGGGAAAACCAATATAGACCTACTGCTATGGCTCACAGTTGTGGTCAAAGTGGATGTCCAGGAACAGGTGCGTTTAAAGCACTAGGTTGTTGGTCTAATGTATATAGAGTTGAAGGAACACCTTTTACTCAAAATACAGGTGTTGAGATGAAGGATATAAAAGTTTATGGTTGGTATAATGGAAAGTGGGAATTAGTTCAACATCTACCTGTACCAAATGGTAACTTTTATGCAGAGTCATTTAATGGAGACAGCAATAGATATTTTGGAGACAGTGTTAAACAATCTAGCACATCAAAAACTATAATACTTAGAGAAGCAAACAAGATTAATTCAGAAAACTGTATGTATCACCCATTTTCAAATATAAAGGCTTTTGATACTAAATACCAATACATTTATACTTGTATAGATTTGAGAAAAGTTAAATGGGATGAAAATGGTGTAGATGATAGAGACCAAACTCATTATTGCAGTAATTGTGGTGGAGACTGGTGGTTAGCAGAAGGATTAATGTTCCACGATAGTTGGCAACATAATAAAGGTGTATGTCAACCTAAAATGGTAGAAATTACTAATGAGTGGAGAAGATTCTCTATGACAACTGTGCCACAAGGTTGGAGTAATGGATTCCCTAAATAATAATATACAGTAACATATATAGGAGAGGTATTTACCTCTCTTTTTTATTTTTAATACACCTTCGACACTGTTCACCATAAATAGTGCCAGTATAATCAATAAAAAGAAGTAATTATAAAGAAATGAAGAGGTAATTTATATAGAGAAAGGGGTTGAAAATATGAAATTATTTGGGAAAGAGCTAACTTTCAATGGAAATAAGGTATATCATGTTGGCAATAAGCCAACAGTAAATGAAATAGGTGCAGCAACATCAAATCACAATCATGATTCAACTTATATAAAAACATCAGCTATTAATGATGGAGCTATATCTAGAACTACATTGTGGAGTGCTGATTATATAGCAAATACATATTTAGATTATACATCCACAGCAGCAAAAGCAACTAAATTAGCGACAGCAAGAAAAATTAATGGAGTTGACTTTGATGGAACAAAGGATATAACAATATCCACTACTATTCCAAGTAAGATAACTGGATTAAGAGAATTAAGATTTTCTGAAGGAGCTGTATTGTCACAGTCATCTGGTTTTGCAGGTTTAACTATATCTGCTAATCCTTTAAAGTTAAATGTTAGTGAGTTTATCATATCATCTCCTAATTTTAATCTTACAAGTGCAGGGGCTCTATCTTCTAAAAGCTTCAACTCTTCATCTATAGTTACAAATGCTTTAGAGTGTTATGGTAGTGCGACAGTGACTAGCAATTTAAGAGTTGACAATTCTATAACTTCAGGAGGTGGTATAACAACAAAAGGTGCTATATATGGTGTTAATAATATAGCTCTAGCTAACGGTTCTTTATATTGTGGAACAATTGGTAATATGATGACTTGTGATTACTTAAGATTCAATGAAAATATACTTGCAGGTGATAATAATAAAAAGATACATTTAATAGATACAGCAGGTAATGGTGCTAGTGTATATGCAGGTTCTGTATGGGCTAATAGCGGTAGTTGGTCAGATATGAGTCTAAAAGAAAATATTAGACGTGTAGCAAATTCTGAAGAAAAAACAGCTAACTTAGATATAATCAATGAGAATCAAAAAACATTAGATACATCTTATGATGTAACAAGACCTGAAATGTTTGATTTTATAAAAGATAAGTTATTATTATACTTATTTAACTATAAGCAACTAAATGAAAATGATGAATATGAAAAAAGTTCTTTTGATAATAAAATAGGTTTCATAGCTAATGAAATATCAGAAGACAGAGTAGGTAAAACTTTTGTTGGAGAACAAGATGGGAAGCTTGCTTATAGTTTAAACAATTATGTATTCTTATTAACTGGTGCTCTTCAAGAAGAAATAAAGAGAAGAGAGCTATTAGAAGAAAAAGTTTCAAAATTAGAAAAAATTATTAAACAGGAAAAAGATGGGGATTTCTAGTCCCTATTTTTTTATTTATTTAATAGAAAAAAATTTGTCGATTATTGGCGTAGTCCAACACTATATAGTATATATATAATGTAATAAAAAATATAAATATAATTTAAATTAAAGGAGTTGAAAATATGAAAATACTAGGAAAGGAATTAACCTTTAATGGTAACAAAGTGTATCATGCTGGGGATAAACCAACAGTATCTGAAATAGGTGCGGCAGCAATTTCACATACACATAATTACGCTGGTTCTTCTAGTGCAGGAGGCAATGCAGATGCAGCTGTTAAATTGGCAACTGCTAGAACTATATCTCTTGGAGGAATACTTTCTGGGTCTGCTTCATTTGATGGTTCTGGAAATGTAACTATAAAAGCAACAGCTAATGATATAACTACTATAACAAAATTATTAAATGTCACTACTTCTTGGGTAGATACAGGAATAGCTGGCTCTAACTTAGAATCAGGAACTTATGCAGTTCAAATGTATGTAAATGATGGGACTAACGTAGGCCAATATCAAGAATTCTATTCTGGAATAATGTCTTGGTATAGTGGAACTAGTAACTCTGGTGAAGCTGACGAAATATTACTTCATAAAGCAGGTCATGCAAGCAATGGAAAGCATGTATATTTAAGAACTATAAGAACAACAGGTGGTGGATATTTAAAATTACAAATATCTTGTACACATGCTTTTTCAGCAGCTTCAAATATAACATTTAAATTTAAAAAGCTTATATAGAAAGATATACCGACATTTAGCTATTAAAAATGTAGGTATATAATAGAAAGGATGGAAATTATGTTTTTAAAAGACGTATCTAATTTTAATGTAAATTCAGCTAAGATTTTAACAACTGCTAGAGCTATAAACGGTACGAATTTCGATGGTACAGGAAATATCACAACAGCAAACTGGGGTACTGCAAGAAGTCTAAACGGTGTTTCAGTAAATGGCTCTACTAACTACACTATACCAGTAGAAAACTATTGCTGTAATGTTAATGATAATAATACTAACTTATATCATAGAATTTTAACAACTGATATAGCTAATGCAAAATATGTTGATAAATCTATAATAATAGTAATGCATTCAGGTTATCATGGTGGTGGATTTGGTATTGCCAAAATAGCATTTAGAACTAATGAGATAGCGAATGCAAATAGTTCAGATGGAGAAATAAAATGGCTTGTTAGACATGGATTCGCTGCAGATGCTTTAGTATTTAACTTAATGAGTCAACCAAGAAGTGCATGTATGGATGTATTTTATAAGTCACCTGGTGCTTATGCAGGTATGACATGGTATGTGTTATCAGAAAATGGTAGAAGTCAAGCACATTCAGAAATATGGACTAAATACAATACAAATGCTTCTGGTACAAATGCATATACTGAAGCTAATATGAGAAATTTAAGAACATATGCATCTACTTTAGTTAGAGCTACAGATGCAGGACATGTATCAACGGCTAACTCTGCAAATACTTTAACAACTGCTAGAACAATAAACGGTACTTCATTTAACGGTTCTGCGAATATAACAACTGCTAAATGGGGAACAGCTAGAAGTATTACAATAGGTAACACAACTAAGACAGTTGATGGGTCTGGGAATGTAACTTGGACGTTAGCTGAAATAGGTGCAACTGGAGGAGTTTCTGGAAACTATCTTCCACTTACAGGTGGCACTTTAACTGGTGATTTAACTATTAAAAAATCAGATGGAGCTGTTAGTAAGATAAATGTTCATAGAACTTTAAGTTCTAAAGATATGAGAGGTTCTATGGATGTATATTCTTATGGTGGAGGCTCTGTTGCATTATCAACATATAATATGACAGATAACAAACAAACAAGTAGTTATGTGTTTGGTGGGGAAGCGTTCTGGTCTCCTAGAAATGCAGATGAAACTATACCAGATATAGGAACATCTTCTTATAGATTTAAGAAAGCTTGGTTAACAAATATAGATGTTGCAGGTGATTCTAATTTAAAAGGTATTATATATGGTATGAATAATATAGCTTTAGCTAGAGGAAACTTATGGATACAAGGAGCTGGTGGTAATTTAACTTGTGACTATTTAAGATTTGGAACTAGCATAATGGCTTCAAGTGATAATAATTTAATATACTTAATAGACAGAACTGGAGCAAGAGCAACTGTTGACTGTGGTGATTTAAGAGCTATTGGTTTAAAATTAACAAACACAAGTTATCCTAGCATAAGATTCTCAGATAACGTTCGTATAGAATACGATGTTGCTGGAGATGCTTTATATGCTGCTGGTACTAATTCTACTTCTAGTGGACTTAGAGAGTTTAGAGCTACTCAATGTAATAGTACAGTTAACGCTATAATAGCTGGTAAAAGATTATTTATACAATCTGGTACTCCATCAGGAGTTGCTACTGGAGATGTATGGATTCAAGCTTAAAAGCTATTAATATAATAAAGACTGAGCAATATTAGTTCGGTCTTTATTATTAATTTAAAGGAGGAATATATAATGGCAGTTTATACAAAAAAATGGAACGGTTCTGCTTGGGTTACTGCACCAGTTAAAAAATGGAATGGGAGTGCTTGGGTAGATGCTAAAGTACAAAAATGGAATGGTTCAGCTTGGACACAATTGTATCCAGAAACAGCTGTTACAACAAGTAAAACTATATCTTCAACTTCATTTAATACATATAGAGATTCAAAATGGTTAAATACAAATACTGCTAGACAAGGTGTGTATAGTTCTTATGGTTCTTGTATGGGATACTTAGGCTTAAATGCTGCTAACTTTCCAGGTTCAGGAAGTATTACTTCAATTGGCTCAGCTACTTTTACAGGAGTAAGAGGTGGAGCAGGTTCTTATAACAATAATCAAACTCTTAGATTCCATAGAAATAATGGAGCTCCAAGTTCAACACCAGGAACACCTACTGGACAATTCAATGCAACAACAGGAGGACCAGGTTCAGGAAAGACTATGTCTAATAGAGCAATAACTATGAGTTCTGAAGTTGTCAATTGGGCAAATCAAGTTGGCTCAAAACCTTATCTATATGTTTATTCTACTTCAACAAGTGATTATGCAGATATACAAACTTCATGTTCTATAACATTAAATAACTATATTTATACTGCTAAAACAATAGCATTTGAATCTGAAAAAGCAATACCGCTATTAATGACAGCAGATATGTATAAAGCTACAAAAAATAAAGAACCATATCATTCAATGACTGTTTACGAAGATGAAGTTAACATGACATTAGAAGAGATAATACAAAGAAGAATAGACGGAATAGTAGAAGATATACCTTATGAATCTGTAATACAAGCTCCAGATATAAAACCATGGACTAGAAATTATGAAGTATATGAGTCTAATACTTTTTCACTAGATAAACATCTATTCGTTAAAGTAGAAGTATTTAATATGGGAATGGATGATGAAGCTCAGTATTCCCTTGATGGGGAAGAGTGGTTTACTCTTACAGGAGAAGATGCAGAAGATGACTATCTATACGGAGAACTACCGTCAGATTTCAATAAATATAAAGATTTTATATTTGTAAGAATAATAGATAAGAAAAAAGAATTAATACATAACACTCTTACTATAGAGCCTAAAATATATATACCAGACCAATCAGGAATCATAATCGTTCCTGGAGATGTAGATTTAGATTCAATAGTTAAAGGCTAAGCATAAAGCTTAGTCTTTTTTCATATATAAAATAATATAAGAATTAAAAGGAGGGCTATTAAAGATGGCTATATTTGAAAAAACAATAGTAGATGGAATACAATTAGCAAATGGATTAGATTATTGCTATAAATGTGTTAAGCCAGGACAAACTATAGGACCTGAGCATAATATAGAATATCAAGAAGTATTTAAAATAAATGTAAATGGTTTATCTTACTGTATATGTTTAGACCACTTACAAGAAATGTTAGGTGATTATGTATTAGTACATAAAGACACATTAACAGAAGATGAAGTATTAGAGTTACCTAAAGAATTAGTAGATAATGGGACACATGAAGAAGTTATAGCTTATATAGAGAAAGCTATTAAGAAATAATGAATGTAAAACAACCTTCTTCAGTTAGAGGAAATAAGATAGCATGTATTAACTATCAAATGTGTCCAGCATGTTATGGATGTAGAGCTTATGATTCTAGAGATGAAGACTGTAGAATATGTAAAGCTGAAGATACTCAAAGAGGAAAAAGATATAACCTTTGTAATAAAGAATTACATGAGGAATGGAAAATTAATAAATTAATAAGTAAAACAACAATAAATGTACCTAATGTACAATTCGAAGATGGAGGAAAATAATATGAACGAAAATATAATACAAGGAATGATAACTAACTTAGGAAACACTATAGCACAATTAAATATAGATTTAGCAGCTGAAAGAGCTCAATCAAGATTATTAGCTGAAGAATTAGAACAACTTAGAGAAGAAGTGCAAAAACATAGAGGAATTGAAGCTATGGAAGCGAAGGAGTTAAATATAAATGAATAAGGAAAAATTTATGTCTGTTAAAGAGATGTTTCCTGTATTAGCAGATGAATCAAATATAAATAGATATTTAAACTTTATAAAAGTAGATGATTTAAGATTATTTACAGAAGAATGCTTAAAGAAAGCTGATTATAAAATAACTGAATATGAAAATAAAGTAGCAGAAATAGCTATGGATTTCTTAATAAGAAAAGAGCTATTAACTCCAGATAATCATCAAACATACGTAGATGCATTATTAGTAGCTGCTATGTTACACAATGTATACTTTGATGAAAAACATTTAATGACTTCTTTATTTAAAGCTAGAGAAGAATTTGATGAAATAGCTGGTAGAGAAGGAATATATCAATATGGTCCATTACCAGAACAAATGAGAGAAATGGTATGGGATACAATAGAAGGACAATTAGGAGATTGTACTCCAATGTCTAAAACTAAACCAAGTCCAAACTCTCCACAAGACTTATTCGCTACATCAGTTTGGATAGTAAGGAACGCTAAACACTGGTTCCATTAATTTAGAGAGGTAATCCTCTCTTTTTTATTTTAATTTTCTTATTGACTTATACGTACGATACGTATATAATAAATTTAAAGGAGTTGATAATAAATGGAATTAAAAGAAAAAGAGTTCTTTGAATATATAAAATGCCCATTAAGATATCAATTAATAAAAAAGGGACATGTTTTAGAAGAACAAAAGACATTTAATCAGATATGTTATGAAGCTATTAACAGCAATATAAATGCAAGAGTTAATGGAATGAAATCTGACTTTAGTACATTTAAAAGAAAATGGGATTCATTAGCTAAAGAAAATGAATTCTTAGGTGCTAAGAAAATATTAGATGGATGGGGATATGTATATAGAACATATGAATACATAGAAATGTTTAATATAAAATTCCTAGATTGTAACACTTCTTATAAGATAGAAATACCAGGCACACAAGTTTGTTTAACAGGTGTTTTAAATCCTATAATAGATAAAGGAACTCATATAGAAGTATTTGTTCCACATTTTAATAGGAGTTTACCAGAGAGAATAGATATAGATACTAAATTAAAACATACAATAGACGCATATGCTATTAAACAAATGTTTAAAAAAGATGCAGTATTTACTTATTATTCTCCAGCTACAGGCAAGACAATAGAAACAATAAGAGGCACAAGAGACTTTAAAAAACTAGAATCTATGCTTACAATGGTAAGTAAAGCTATTAAGTCTAATATAATATATCCAAGAGAAACTTTTATGTGTAGTTCATGTATAGCAAGAGGAATATGTAAATCATGGACAGGACAAGAGGAGGTGTAATATATGGCTAAGAAAGGTATTTACTTATCAGAAGAAGTAGGATTTAAAGCAGAAATGCCTAAATCTAAAAAGACAGTTAAAGTAAAGACTAACATAAGTTCAGCTAAAAGAGTTGAACCAAAAATAAAAAAATAATGACAATATGGGGGAAATGATAAATGGCTAGATACAAGAGAAAGAAGAGCGAAGGAAAGATAGCTCATAAGAAAACTACAATAGATGGAATAACATTTGATTCAAAAATGGAATCAGATTATTATGTTTATTTAAAAGCTGAACAAAAAGCAGGGAGAATATTAAAATTTGAAACACAACCTGAATTCGTATTACAAGAAAGATTTATAATAGTTGAAGGTAAATCTATACCTGATAGTCATCCTGATTTTGATAAGCTAAAAAGAAAACATAAAGCTCCAATAAATAGAGCTATTAAGTACATAGCAGATTTTCTTGTAATCTACGCAGATAAGTCAGTGAAGGTTATAGACGTAAAAGGAATTAAGACAGCAGACTTTAAAATTAAAGAAAAAATGTTTAACTTTAAATACCCTGACATGAATTTTGAATGTGTTATATGGGACGGACCATCAAAAGCATGGCTAGAGTATTCAGAATATGAGAAGGCTAAGAAGGCTCGTAAAAAATCAAAATCTAAAAAATAGAGGAGAAGAAATATGCAACCCACAACTAACTTTAATTTAGAAGAAGAATCTAAAAGAAAGGAAGAGTGGGACGAGATAGAAAACTTAGTACTTGATTTTCAAAAGCAGTTTACAGAAGACTCTACTAAAGAGGAGAAAGAATATGCAAAAGTATGTGGTGATTTACTAATTGCTAAATTCTCTCCTTTATTTAAAAAATATTTAACGCTATTAAAATATACACATATAGATTTTACAGATAAAGAGATGAAAGAATTCATAGTTTTATTTATAGATGACTATGAATTAAAGAAAGCTTTATATAGAAAGAAAATTAATGCTGCTAATAGAGCAGAAGTATATGCTAAATTTAATTTCGTTATAGAGACTTATGGTAAAGTAGCTGAAGAAGATATAGTAGCAGATTTAAATATGTGTTTTTTAACATTAGCTAAAAGATATAAAGCTATAGGCAAAAACTTTTGTGCTTATGTTTATAACACTTATAGACATGAAGTAGCTAGACATATAAAGAAATTTATAAATAATCCATTAAGTATACAATATAAAAATTATCAGTATGAAGATTGTATTAATGGAAATAAAGATGTACATATAGATATATCATATGAAGATAACTATTATGAAAGTTCAACAGGATTACCTGATTTAACTTGGATATCGGGACAATCTTGTTCTGACATATTTAATAAATTAACTCCATTCCAAAGAAAAATACTTATAAAGTATTATTTAGAAGACTGGAATGATAGACAAATAGCAGAAAACATGGGTGCTCATATCAATACAGTAAATCAAAAAAGAAGAGATGCTATAGATTTATTATGTACTGAAATGGGTATAAGTAAAGAAATGCTTAAGCGTAGTAGAAAGTCTGGTAAAAAAGCCAGTCTTCCTATGATTTAAATTCATATTAATGATATACCTAAAGGAAGGAAAGGTGGATAATGGTGATAACTATAGGAGCCATGATAGGTGCTGGTAAAAGCAGTTTAGCAAAATTATTAGGAGAAGAATTAGGGACAGAAGTATTTTATGAATCAGTAGATAATAACCCAATACTTCCTCTATTCTATACAGCTAGTGAAGAAGAAATACAAACAAAAAGATACCCATTCTTATTACAGTTATATTTCTTAAAAACAAGATATCAAAGTATAAAACAATCTTTATCTAATGATAATAATGTATTAGATAGAAGTATATACGAAGACTGGTATTTCGCTAAAATAAATCATGACTTAGGAAGAATATCTGATTTAGAATTCAATATATATGAAGGGCTATTAAATGAAATGATGCAGGAGCTAGATGAATTAAATTATAAAAAAGCTCCAGATTTAATGATATATCTTTCTGGTTCTTTTGAAACTATACTTAATAGAATAAATAATAGAGGTAGAGGATATGAATTAGACCCTGAACTATATGATTACTATAAGAGGTTATGGGAAGGATATGATAATTGGGTTTATAATCATTATAAAGCTAGTCCAATACTAACTATAGATATAGATAAATATGATTACGTTAATAATGAAGAACATAAAAAAGAAGTACTTAATATGATAAAAGAAAAATTAAAGGAAATAAGAAACTAGGAGGCACATTTTAAAATGAATATAATGAATATATTATTTGGTATTATAACTTTAACAGTTATAATAGGATTATCGTACATAATATCAGAAGATAAGAAAGCTATTAAATGGAGAACAGTAATAGCTGGTTTATTAGGACAATTTGTTTTAATATTCTTTGTAATAAAAGTTCCTATAGGACAAAAGATATTAGAAGCTTTAGCTATAGGTGTAAACAATATAATACAAATGGGTATGGAAGGTGTTACATTTGTATTTGGTGAATTAACATCAGGACCAATGATATTTGCTATTAGTGTATTATCTTTAATAGTATTTACATCTGCTTTAATATCAGTATTATATTTCTTAAAAGTAATACCTTTCTTTGTTAAAATAATAGGAACTGCTGTAGCTAAGTATATGGGTACTGGTAAAGTAGAAACTTTTTCTACAGTTGGTAATGCATTTTTAAGTGGTACAGAAGCACCGCTATTAGTAAAACCATATATAAGTAAATTAACTAAATCAGAATTATTTGCAGTTATGTGTGGAGGATTTGGTTCAGCATCTGGAGCAATATTAGCTGGATACTCAATGATGGGTGTAGATATGAAGTATCTTTTAATAGCTGTATTTACTGTTCCATTTAGTTGCTTAATGATATCTAAGTTATTCATACCAGAAACAGAAGAATCTCAAGTAGCTGACGGTGAAATAGTTGAATCAGAACACGATAACATATTCTCTGCTATAGGAGAGGGAGCAACAGTAGGTAAAGATTTAGCAATAAGTGTTGGTGCTATGTTAATAGCTTTTGTTGGTTTAGTTGCTGTTATCAACGGAATACTTAGTATGTTTGGTACTAATTTAAATGAATTACTAGGATTAATATTATCTCCTATAGGATATTTACTACATATACCTAATCATGAAATACAAGCTTTTAGTAGCTTAATAGGAATAAAGACAGCTGTTAATGAGTTTAGTGCTTATTCATCAATGATGGAAATAGCTAATACTTTATCTCCAAGAACAGTAGTAATACTTTCAGTTATATTATGTAACTTTGCTAACTTCTCTGTTATAGGAATACAAATTGGAGGATTCTCTATAATAGCTCCTGAAAGAAAAGATGAAGTTGCTAAAATGGGATTAAAAGCTTTATTAGTTGGATTATTCGCTACTTTAACAACTGGTGCAATAGTAGGAATGTTCTTCTAATTAATATACATATAGGACAAGTTGAAAAACTTGTTCTTTTTTTGCATATTTTTATTGACTTATACGTACAATACGTATATAATTAAATCATAAGAAAACATAAGGAGGACAATTCAATATGAGTAAAGTATCGAGAGAGAAATTTACAACTACACTTGACCCTAACGTGGTAACAAGATTGGGAATAATAAAAGCTATTAATAAAAATAAAGGGTTAAATGAAGTCATAGAAGAATTAGTAAATAAGAAATATAAGGAGATGGGTTTTGATGATACAAATAATAAAGAGAGACAAGCAAGTAAGTAATGAATTATTAAATAAATTAGCAAAGAAACATAAGACTACTAAAGAGATAGTGGCATTATTATTAAACAGAGGATATAATGAAGCGGACTTAGATTTATATATACAAAATGACGGTTTCTATACAGCACCATTTAATAGCATAAAGAATGTAGATGAAGCGGCTGAAACAATAGTATCTTATTTAGAAGATGATAAAGCAGAGATATATATATTTGCAGATTATGATGCTGATGGAGTAAATGCAGGATATGTAATGACTGATAGTCTAATGGCTGTTAAAGAGTCAATAGAAAGTAAATGTAAAGTATCTGTTTATTATCCTAATAGATGTGAAGGTTACGGATTATCAATGTCTTTCTGTAAAGCATTAGTGCCAAGAAAAACTAAAAAGAGAATATTAGTAATAACAGTAGATAACGGAATAACTAAGAAAGAAGAAGTAGCATATTTACAATCTAAAGGAGTAGAAGTTATAATAACAGACCATCATGCTCCTAAAGCTGGTCATACTCCAGAATGTTTAGTAGTAGACCCATGGTTAAATGATTTAGACAGTATAAATGCTAAAGGTTTATGTGGAACAGCAGTAGCATATAAAATAGCAGGAAGAGTATTAGAAATGTATGGAGATAATACTTTTATAATGAATTATTTACCTAATGTTGCAATAGCCACTATAACAGATATGATGCCTGCTACTCCAGAAAATATAGGATTAGTTGGATATGGATTATGGTTAATAGATAATGGTTGTGCTAATGAAGGTATTAAACACTACATATCATATAAAAATTTAAAAGAGATAACAGTTAAAGATATAGCTTTTGAAATAGGACCACAAATAAATGCTTGTGGAAGAATGGGGAATATACATAAAGCTACAGACTTCATGTTTGGTAATGGAGATGTAGAAGAAATATATAATGAAATGATAGCTTTAAATGATTCAAGAAAAGCTTTAGAAAAAGAAATAATGGAATCTATAGCTAAACAAGCTGATAACTATAAGAATGACTTAATGGTTATAATACATGTACCTAATCTAGGAGGACTTGGAGGAACTGTTGCTTCTAAAGTAGTAGAGATGTTTGGTAAGCCTTGTATCTTATTAAGTGGTGAAGGAGAAGATTTACATGGTTCTGCTAGAACTTATGGAGGATTAGATTTACTTGCTATATTTACTTACGAAGTTAAAAAAGGTAACTTAAAAGACTTTGGAGGACATAAAGTAGCTGCTGGAGTTACAGTAGAAAAATCTAAATTAGAGCTATTAAGACAATCAATAAATAGTACATTAGCTCAATTATTTATAGAGACTAATGAAGAAGTTGAAGAAGATGTAACTATAGAAGTTGATGAAATAATATCATTAGCAGATATTAAAAAGAATACTATACAACCATATGAAGGATTATTATGTTTTGGTGATTTAAAAGAACCTGTATTTGCTTTAACTGACGTAGAAGTATTAGAAGCAAGAAGTTCTTCTAACAATGCTAATCATTTATGTTTAAACCTTCAAGATAATACTTGTATAGGAACTAAAAATAGATACGGTAAAGTAGTAGGTAAAGAATTATGGATATGGAACAAGATGCCTGACTATAAAAGATTAGGAGAACCTAAAAAAGTACACTTATTAGGTAAAATAGTACCAGACTTTAGAAATCCAAGATTCTATACATTTGATGTAACTAATATAATACCAGCTTAATAAGGAGGCTATTAAAATGATAAACTGTTTAATGGATAGAATGAGGATTGTAGATAATATTCTTCATTCTTCTAATAAGAAATTATTAGATATAAATATAAACTTTGATACAGATTATCCTATAATAACTTATACATATTTTGATAAAGAAAAGAGAGAAGAAATAATAGAAACATATTGTGCGTATTCAATGAGTATCAAAGATGATTTTAATGATGATGAATACCTAATAAAAAGATTCTTTGATAGAACTTTTGAAATGAGAAATGTGTCTTTAATATCAAAAGATATAAATAAATTATAATAGTCGGCTTAAATAGTCGACTTTTTCTATGTAATATTTTAATAGCTAAAAGCTAATAACAAAAAATATAAGGAGGATTCAAATATGAAACCAACTAATACTGAAAAGATAGTAGCTAAGTCTACTAACGAATACAAAGATTATCCAACTAAGGATATCGCAAAATGGAAGAAAGTTTATCAAGCTCAAACTACTTCATATGCTTACGAGCCAGAATTACCTAATAGACCATACGGAACTACTAAAAAGTAATTCATTTCTAGAGAGAATTTTTTTATTCTCTCTTTTTTTAATTTCTTATTGACACTTATACGTATGATACGTATAATAATATATATAAAGATAAGTTATAATTTTAGGAGGAAAAATAGATTGAGTAATTTAACACATTTACATGTACATACATTCTACTCTTTATTAGATGGAATGGGTTCACCAGAGGAAAGAGTAATAAGAGCAAAAGAATTAGGAATGAAAGCATTAGCTATAACTGACCATAATCACTTAGGAGGAGTTTTAGAGTTCCAAGCAGCTTGTAAAAAGCATGGTATCAAACCACTTTTAGGTGTAGAGTTATATTGGACATGGGATAAAGATAAAATATCTTCACCTAAAGAAGATAGAGATAAAATAGCATTAGAAAAAGCTAAAGAAGCAGGAATAGAAATACCAGCTAAAACAAAGAAATCAGAAATAACTTCTTTAATAGCTCCATATCAATATGATACAAGAGGATATCACATAATCTTATTTGCTAAAAACCAAAAGGGTTGGGAGAATATAGTTAAAATACAATCTGAAGCAAGTCAATATGGATTATTCAATGGGAGATACCATTGTGATAATGAATTAATAAAGAAGTATTCAGAAGGTGTTATAATAACAACAGCTTGTATAGGTTCAGTAATGGGAAGACATTTTAGAGATAACAAAGATGAAATAAGTTATTCTGTATTTAAAGAATGGGTAGATATAGTAGGAAAAGAGAATGTCTTTGTAGAAATACAGGGATTAGAATGGGAAGAACAAGGAAGAGTAAATGAAAAGTTAATAGAAATGGCTGATACATTTGATGTAAAAGTAGTTTGTACTAATGACGTTCATTATACATATGAAAACGACCATGATGACCATGATACATTATTATGTATAGGTACAGGTAAATTTAAAGATGAAGAAGATAGAATGAAATACGATTATGAATTCTGGTTAAGAAGTTATGATGAAATGGTAACAGCTTTTGAGAGATATACTCCAGTTACTATGAGTAAAGAAGAATATATGAATAGAGTTATAGAAGGACTAGAAAATACTAATTATGTAGCTGATTTAATAGATGAAGATATACTATTAGGAAGTCCAGTACCTTTATTTACAAAAACTGATTTACCAGAAGGATATACTAATGAGAAATACTTAACTATGGAATGTTGGAGAGCTTTATATAAGTATTTAGCTAAGAATCCTGAATTTGATAGAAGAGAATATGAAGAAAGACTAGCTTGGGAATTACATGTTATTAATAGCAAAGGGTATGCTCCATATATGTTAACAGTTGAAGAATTTATAACTTGGGCTAATGCTAATGGTTGTCCTACAGGACCAGGTAGAGGTTCAGCAGCAGGTTCTTTAGTACTATTCTTATTAGGTATAACTAAAGTAATAGACCCAATACAAAATGGTTTACTATTCTCACGTTTTCTTACTCTGGATAGAACTGCGTTACCAGATGTTGATGTTGACTTCTGTTACTACGGTAGAGATTCAGTTATAAAACATTTAGAAGACAAATACGGTGAAGAATGTGTATCACATATAGGAACATATACAGAAATGGGTGTTAAGTCTGGACTTAAAGATGTAGGTAGAGTATTAAGATTAGATTTTGCTACTATGAATACTGTATCTAAATTAATCACTGAATTAACAGATGATGCTCCTGGTATAAAGTTTAAAGATTTAGATAAACTTGAAACAGAAGACCCTGCTAAGTACAAAGCATTCAAGAAGATAGAAGAACAATATCCTGAATTATTTAGATTAGCTAGAAGATTTGAAGGAACAAAGAGAAACTTTGGTGTACATGCATCAGGAATATTAGTAACTCCTACTCCAGTAAATGATACGTTCCCTACTCGTTTTGACCCTAAGTCTGGTGTTAAAGTTACTTTATATACAGGACCACAAGTTGAAAATTGTAATGGAGTTAAATATGACTTTTTAGGATTAAAAACTGTATCTGTAATAGATAGAGCTTTAAAGTCAATAGATGAAGAATTAACTTGGGAAGATTTATATCAAGCTGTTGAATTAGATGATGCAGGTGTATTTGATATGATATGTGATAGAAAAACAGATGCTATGTTCCAAATAGAGTCTGACTTATTCAAAGGTATAATAAAAGATATGCAACCTACTCATATGAATGATATAGTAGTTCTTACTTCATTAGGTAGACCAGGTCCTTTACAAGCAGGAATGCATACTAAATATAACAACAGAAAGAACGGATTAGAAGATGTTGTTATGCCTGTACATAGTATAGAAGATATCGTAGGAGATACATTCGGCACTATAGTATACCAAGAACAAGTAATGGCTATTGCTAAAAAGATAGCTGGGTTCGACGATAACCAAGCAGACTCATACCTTAGAAAAGCATTAGCGAAAAAGAAAAGAGATGTAATGGATTTATGTAAGAGATGGTTAATCTACGGTAAAGTAAACTCAGAAATACCAGCAGATTACGATAATGAAAATCCAAATAGTACAATGTATGACCCAACAGGAAAATATGGTGCAGAAATAAAAGGTGCATTACTGAATAACTATAACAAGAAAGACTTAGAAGTTTTCTGGGATGACATGGAAGGATATGCTTCATACTTATTCAATAAATCACATGCCGCTTGTTATTCGTATATCACGTTATTAACAGCTTATTTAAAAAGATATTATCCAGTTGAATTTTTCTCAGCAATCTTCTCTATACAAGATGATGAAGAGAAAAGAGCTAAGTATATATCTGTAGCAGAAGAAATGGGTATAACAATACAAACTCCTGATATAAATATATCAGGTAAAGATTTTACACCTATAGCTGAAGAAAATAGAATACTATATGGATTAGGTTCTATAAAAGGTGTTGGTGAATCAGCTATACCTGAAATAATAGCTAATAGACCATATGCTTCAATAGAAGATATGATAACTAAAATACCTAAAAAAGCTATTAATAAAAGAGTTGGTTTAGCATTAATTAAATCTGGTGCTTGTAAAGCATTTAACGACAACAGATATACTTTAATAAATGAATTTCATACAACAAGAAAAGATAAAGATGAGTTATATGATATCGAATCATATAATGAACATGTATGTATGGATATGGAGACTTCTACATTAGGGGCACCTATAACATTTAAACCATGGTGGTCAAATATAGAACAAGATGCAACTGTTCAATTTATAGCAACTGTTGAGAAAGTCTTTGAAAAGACAGATAGAAATGGTAATATGATGGGATTTGTAACTTTATCTGCTGACGGATGCACGATAGATGCAGTAGTATTTGCTAGAACATATTGTGCTCATTCAGATAAGTTTGAAATATATAACGATATACATCCTAAAGTTCTTATAAAAGGCAAGAAAGACTCTAAAGGAAAGTTAATCGTATCTTCTGTAAAATCTGCATAAATAATATAATAAAAAAAGCGAGGGTTAATTCCTCGCTTTCTCTATATATTATCTATTTTAAAGTTATAGTTGTATCTAATAAGGCTTCAAAATGTCTACCCCATGGGAAAACAACATGTTTATTCTCATTAGATTTAGTAGCTGTTACAGGTTTATTTATTTTTTTAGTACCATAGTCATTTACAGTATTGTAATAAGTGTACATAGTGGCATCAGTAAATGTATCTACTAGTCTATTTATATTGTAATTTGCACTAGATAAATCTGTTAAAGATAAATAATATTTTATATGTTTTTCATATTGTTTAACTAAAGGTTTATTATAAACAGAAGAATATTCAACTAAGTTACTTACTATGTTATCTATTTCTTGTCCAGAAGTAGATACTCCACAGTCTTCTGCTATCTTTCTTTTAGCATACGCATTTGCACCTATTTTATAGCACATATCTTTAGCATATTCATGGAATAATAAATCTACTTGTCCTTGAGCAGCTCTAGTAGTTATTATATTTCTATTACCTAGACCCATAAAACAAGCTCTACCTATTGCATGTCCTAAACATAAACCTATAGAATTACCTACTGTGTTCCAAGAAGAATAAGCTAATAATATAGGTAGTGTTTTTTGACCGTTATTTATTAAACTTAATAATTCTTTTTGTAAAGTACCTCTATTTGTAGAACCATCTATTATAGCTGTTAACTTACCAGCATTTATGTTAGCTTTTAAATGATTCATTAAAGCAGAAACATGAGTATTTGTATAACGAGATGTTAATATTAATATTTCTAATGTTTCACCATTAGTTACTGCATTACATTTAGTAGCTTCTAAATGTTTATTTACATTCTGTGCTAAAGTATCATAGTCGTATTCATCTGCTTTTATATTTTCTCCTCCTCCGAAGTATGTTACTTTTACTTTTGGAGCAGTTCCTATATTAGTCCATCTAGCAAATTGGTCTATAGATATTCTAGCTAATGCTGTCATAGCTAATTCATCTGTACCAGCCATTACTTTTCCTCTTTGAGCAGGTAAAGTATCTTGTATATAGTTTATTTCATTAGTTTGTATGTTCTTTTCACTTGAGCTATCATCAACTCCATAGAAGACATAAACATTTTCTTTGTCTTTAATAGCTTGTATTAACTTAGAAGAAAATCTTATCTTTCTTTCTCTAGCTGCTATATATCTATTTACTTGAGATGTAGTTAAGCCTGGATGAGCTATTTTATTTCCATTTATGTCATATCTCATACAATCTATTACTGATTGAAAACTCCAAGGTGATGCAGTTTTTCTTTCTACTTTACCATATGCTCTAGTTGCATTGTATTCAGATATTTTATATCCATTAAAGCCAGACGTAGCAGCTAATCTCATAACTGTATCTATTATGTATATAGGTTTTGTTGTAGATGTTAAGAAGTTGATTATTTCATCTGAAACTTGCGTATCTGAACTTATACTATAGTTATTATCTCTTGAACCTACTAAACCTCCAGAATATAGCATATCCATAGATAATAAATATGCATCTATTTCATCATTATGGTCTATATGATAAGCATTTAACCAGTTTAATAATGTGTTTCTGTCACCAACATTAAGTGTGTCCCCTTCAAACATTTGGTTATCTAATTTAGTAGCAACCAAACTTTTTGGAGGCATTATTAGTTCTAATCCCATAGCTTCTCCGCCTAATTTAACTCTTTCATAATTACAAGGTCTATTATCTAAAGGAATGTAAACTACTTTTCTTAATAGCTTTTTAGGTGTTATACATTCTTGTCTTATAGCATCTGATATAACACTTGCATAAACTTTAGCACCTTCATTTGTTAAATGTAATTTATCATATGTATGTATAGATAAATATTTAGATTCAGCATCCGCTCTTATACCTGATAAATGAAAAGTATCTATAACTTTTGCACGATTACCATATGATGCTGTTTCTTCTACAGCTTCTATATAATCTCTAACCCAATGTCCTAAGCAGTTTGGATTATTAACTGTCCCTTCTAAGTGTGTTGGATTATAGTCTGTATCTGCGTTTTCATGAGAGTTTGTAAAAAATATTTTAGCGTTTGGTGCTTTTGATTTTAATTTTTTCATTAATAGATGTAATGCCCCATAGAATGTATCAGAAGTTGTATCAAACATTTTTCCTACTGGTGTACAAGCTCTGAAGTCATTCATTATACATTCTACTATTATGATGTCTGCATCAGCTCCTACTTTATTAGCTGCATTTAATATTGCTAATGGATTTCCCCCATGAAGTGCTTTACCTAATGTACCTCCTGAAGTACCTAGATTAACTACTTCTGCTCCAAATTCTCTAGCTAATAAATCTGGATACTTATCATATCCTGCTGAGCCAGCTGTTATCGATGTTCCTAAAGTGTAAATTTTCATAATTGTAATCTCCCCTTGATTTATATTATATTTTATGCCTTTATTTAAAGACATAGAACAAATATCATGCTATAATGTCTCTTCTAAATCTTTAAATAATAAAGCAAGGAATAAATCCTTGCTTTATATATTGCCTATTGAGTAATAAGATAAATTATAGATTTCTATATTGATAACTTTTTGAAGTTGTTTTTTATTAATTAACTTGCCTTCTGTATAGTAAAGCAAACGTCCATTATTTGCTCTTGTGCCTACTTTAACAGTTTTAAGTTTATCGTAATTTTCTATAACATATCTTTGAGCTTCTTTTACTGGTATAACATGAACTTCTTTAGTCTTCTCAAAGTAATACATAAGTAAATCTGCTTTTGTTTTTAACCAGCAACCTAATGTATTTTTAGTTGTATTAGATATAGTTTCAGCAAAATAATTACTTGACTCATAAGTATCTGATTTAACTTCTATAAGCACTTGAGAGTCCACGTTCCCATCTTTATATGCTATTAAATCAATATCTTTTGCTTGATAACCTTTCATATTAGATACATCTAATACTAACCAATCATTATCTTTATACCATTTTTTAATAAGTAGCTCTGTTTTTTTAGTGGCATTATTCTTTTCATTAAAACTATAAGTTTTTATTGCTGTCATATTTTTATTTAGTAGTTTCCTTTATTTTTTTAATTAAGTATTTCATATCTTCATACTTTTCTTCTACTAAATCTTCTTTTAAATCATCTATAGCCTTTTCTAAAGTTTCTATAGAACAGAACTTATATGGGCTTAAATAATTATTAATTGTATAAGTTTCTCCACTTAATAGAGAAACAGCCTCATATTTTAAATATTGATGTTCTTTAGAACCGCCTTTTACTGGTGTAATATCTGTTATTTTGCAGAATCTATTATCAATTAGTTCTTGTTTAACAGCTAATACAGGTAGTAAATCAATTATGTATAAATAAACTATATCTCCTATTTGCATATGCCACACTCCTTAGCAAGGTTTCTTTTTACAAGATGAACTTTTTGATGTCTTTTTAGTTGTTGTTTTCTTCGCAGAAGATTTCTTTGTTTTGCAAGTCATCTGTCCAACACCTCTTTTCGATTTTGTTTTTACTTTAGGAGGACCTAAACTAGGGTCACTACTAAAACTAATTGGGTATATCGCCATTATATCATCTCCTTTAAAATATGAAAAGACGCCAACGGGGCGTCTAGTCAACTTAATCAATTATATATATTAGGAAGGAGGTTTTTATTATGTCATGCTAAACTAAAAGCATGTAACCATAGTAAAAAGAGTTATTAAAGAGATTAAAAAGAAAGAATATATGAGTTTGTATCTAGAAGGCTCTTTCTTACCTTCTTGATTTTACTATATGTATATTCTTTCCTTTAATTCACTATTTATAAAAAAATCTTCCTAATTACCTATAGGAGATACAGGATGTTTAACTTGAGCCTGTTTATCTTCTTGATTAAACTGATGGAAATGAATTAACTTACCATTCATCTTTTGATAAGTATTCCATGCAGATACTAGTTTTGGCCACTGTCCTTTTTTCTTATAATAGTTTGCTATATAAGTATAAGAAGCAGTTACTCCAGCATCCTTTGCTGTACCAGTACCAGGTCTTAATATATAAACATCATGGTTACCCTTTCCTATTTTACTTGCATATGCATTAGGTACATGTATATCAAAGTCAAAGAAATGCCCTCCAGTATCTACTACTGTAAATATACCATCTCCTATTCCTTTTTGAGCTAAGTCAGGTATATAAACTTGTGTACCATAAGGTAAGTTATGAGAAGCACAATATCTCATTTGATTTTTACCTTCTGTAGCTGTAGGAACTTTAACTGTTTTATTATTTCTAATATCAACATAGCTCATTGAATTTGATTTAGCATAATTACCGTTATCATAATATGCTGTTACAACTGCTTGTTGTATTTTAGCAGCTTTATATGTTATACCGTTAACAGTTATTTCATCTTTCATATCCATGTTTATAGCAGTACTCATTTGTGCAGCCGTTGCATCTGCTTCGATAAGGTCTTTTGGTCTAGCAAATATAGGATTATTATTAAAACTATATTTTAATACATGAGATAAATCTTCTATCTTAATATCCTTACCTTTTGGGTAATTCTTATTAGCAGCATGTGCTACTTTATTATCTCCTATATAAATACCAACATGACCAGGATGCCATATTAAATCTCCAGGTAGTGCATCTTTAACCGATTCTGTAGTAGCCGACCATGTTTTACCGCCGTTCTTATCTAATTCTTCTTTAATAGCAGTAGTATTCTTTCCGTAAATACTTTTCAATCCTGCATAGTTATAACAACAAGAAGTAAATGAAGAACAGTCATATATAGCTATTTTTTCATTAGGATTAACTCTTGGAACAGATTTATAAACTTTGTTTTCATAGTTTATCGTACGGTTACCGTTATTTTGGTCATATGAAGCTTTTAAGTTGTCATGGTCTTGTACTATCATCTTAGCCATTTCAACTATTTTATTTCTACACTCAGCTCCAAACATGCCGCCAACTGCTCCTTCTATATATAAGCTATCCTTATTAAAGTCTTCAAAATAGAAGTTCTCTGAAGAATATTTATTTTCTTCATATGTGTCCGCTTCTTCTCTTGTATCTACCCATTCTCCTTGGTTAAGTTTATTTAACTTATCTACGTCGTCTGTATAATCTTTATCAGTATCATCTAATAAAGTATCAGGAGCTTGTGGTTTTTCAGATACATTATCTTCGATATCAGTATTTTTATATTTTGCTTTAATACCTTCAGTAGGATAAGCTTTAACATCTGGTTCTTGTAAGTCTAAATCTTGTTCATACCAATTCATCATGAAGGCATAGTCTTCTTTTTTGATATTATTAACAGCCTCTTCATATTCTTTAGTGTCTGTTATTTTAGATTTCAAACTTTCTAGATATTTTTCTTTATCAGCTTGTTCCCATTCTTCAGTAATTAAACTAGGTTTATCTGTTTTATTTGTATGTACATAAGCAAATTTTTGTTTTGTACTACGTTTTTCTACTCTATTAAGAGCTTTATATTGTTCTAAATCCATGTAAGACATTTGCATTTGGTCTAACATAACAGAGCCATTCATACCTGTATCATCAAGTATTTCATATATCTGTCCTATAACTGGTTCATATCTAGTACAAGATAAACATTGGTCCAGAGTTACAGAACACGCATCATGTATTCTGTCGTCTCTAAGACATCTTATAGTTTTATATTTTCCAAAGACATCTTGTCCGCCGTAATAAACGCAGTTTATATTTACCCTAGAACCAACTCTACCTAAACTTCTTAATACAAAAGCTAATGTGTTTTCAAGTCTTACTAGTCTAGATTCAACTTTTTTAGATTGATTAATTAAAGCATCATTTATCATAGCAAAGTTTTTAGCTACTGGATGTGGCATTGGGTCCCCTGGATGATTACTTTCGTATAGTCTTGCTTCTATTTCATCTATTTTAACTTTAGGTGAATGTTTCTCAAGTTCAAATACTTTATCATCAAACGGATAAGGGTCCAAATAATTTATTGGCTTACCTTTAGATTTCTTATTCATTTCAGCTAACAAATCAAAATCAAAAGATAAATCATTATTATCGAAGTCTTTTCCTTCTTTTATTAAACCTTCTCCTAATGCAACCATAGGTATAGGATTTTTACTTCCTACACTATTGTCAGCAGTAGAATAATTAGGTGGCACAATTAAATCTGGATATATTGGGTCAACCTTGAATGGGTCTGGTTTATATAGCATACTTAATTCACCTGCTGGTCTAACACAATGGCCATCTCCTCCTGGTGAACCTTCTACAACAGAATAGTATATTGTATTTTCATTATCAGTTTTAAGCTCTTTAGTTAACGCAGTTAATCTATCATCATTTGTGATAGGAGCTTCTAATATCTCTGGTAGTCCTTTATCATATGGTTCACATGACCCTGCAAATTCATCTATTATTTTTGGGTCAGTATATGATTTCCATATTAAATATTCTTCATGTGTCATAGTAGGTATTATTTCAGGTTGAGGTATACCATTATCTTTACTTCTAACAGTATAGACAGCACTTTCTGCATTTGATACTTTAACAGATTTATATACTATCCAACCAACAGATTTTGCAGCTCCAGCTTCTACTTTATAATAACCTTTTTGATAATCTATTATTTTTACAGGTGTACCTTCATCCAATACTTTAACATGAGGGCCCGTCATATTAGGTTGTTGTCTTAGAGTACATCTTCTATTACAGTTACCAGTTGAACCGATATGAGTCATTAATACTTCATTATCAGCATTCAAAGGTTCTTCTTCAGGTAGTTCTGGTTCTCCGAAGTTTGCATATCTCCATTCAACTTGTTTATCTACTTCTCTTAATAGCAATTTCCATTGCTCTCTATCTAAATACATAAAAGGAGATGGAGCTCTATTAAGGTCAAATTCTCTCCATAAGTTTTTAGTCTTTAAGTTATTCTCATAAAGAATTTTAGATAATTCTTCTATCATCTTCTTTTCTGTAACAGTATAATCTTCTAACATTTCAGAAGTAAATAGTCCCATATTTAATGTATACTTATAAGATTTGTTTCCAAATAAAGCTCTATCTATATAAGTATGTCTATCATTAGGTTGTAGAGACATAGCAACAAGATTTTTATCTTTACTTAAAGTCATTCCTGTAGAATCTAATAGGTAATGAAAATCTTTACTATATCCATCTTTTGACCACGCATTTTCTTTATTTTCTATAGAATAGAAATGATATGGTGGCATATGAACTAATACAACACCTTTTATTTCAGCTATATTAGTTTTATCTTCTCTATTGTCGAAATTAGGTAAAGTACTATCATAACTTCCTAGAGTTCCTCCAGAAGTAGATGCTCCACTAGAATCTAAAGTGGAAGAATCAAAATTAATAGGTACTTGTTCTTCATTTCTTCTTTTTATTTCTTGTTTTATATAGTTCCATTTATTATTGGCTCTTATCCATTTAGGACAATCTTTACCACTAACATGATTATGTTGTATAACATTATCTACTGGAACACTATGTTTTTTACAAAGATATCTTGCTAGCTCTATAGTCAACTCAACTGCTTTGTTTTTATCACATTTAGGTCCATCACAAACTTCTATACCTATTGAGTTACTATTACTAGCTCCTCTATCAGCACCGTAGTTTCCTTTTCTAACAGGACCGCAGTGTGAACAAGACCAATTATCTTCAAGCATTTGAAGTATAGTCGTATCATCAATTGCATATTGAGTAGCAGTATAAGCACCGTCAGCCCCTTGTGAAAAGTGATTATATGGAGAGCTAACTTTATTAGCTCCATCTGTATTATGGATAACTATCCATTCTACTTTCATATTGTTTTTCTTATAGCTTTTACCAGCTAAACTGTCAGGCAGTAGTTTCTTTTCTACTTTACCTGTATATTCTTGTTGATTAGGCATTTGGGCTTCCTCCTCCTTTAGGAGCGTAAGTCTTACCATTTACTTTGCGGTCAAGAAGCCCTCTGTCTAAATATTTTCTTTCTGCTTGTAACATTGCCATTTTATAAGACATAACATCTTGTGGAATGTTAAGCTCAGGATTCATTAAAGCTTCATCATACTTTTCTTGCATCTTTCTATTATGATAGTAATCTGCACATACTATAAGACCGTCTTCATCGTCTTCATAGTAATAGTCCCCATAAGCTAATAATTTTCTAGTTATATCACATTTTACGCAGTCGTAAGGCCACGTTATTCTTTTTAATTGTAAAGCCATTTCTCTTTCTCCTCCTTGAATATAGCATTATTGTTATTATATATAATACTATATTCAAGTATTTTATAGGAATAAAGAAATTGGATTCTTTAATAGCTCTAAGTCTATAACCTCATCAACCTTTCTTGACGGTACCAATTCCAATTCAGGTCTTGAGAATATTGTTTTATTTCCTAAGCTATTAAGTTTAACTTTTAGTCTACTTGGCAATACAGGATGTGGTCTTCTTCTAGATTCACTAGATTTTATAAAAGCAGTTGCTTTAAATATATCTTCATTAACTGTATCCTTAATTCCCTCAACAACATTATTAGCTATTTGAGTTAATAAGTCTTCGTTATTAGACATTGCTCTTAGACCTTCTTCACTAAATTTACCTTCTATAGCCATAGCAGCTTGTAGCTTTGTAGCCATTAAAGATAAAGCTTGTTCCTGTATTGAATTTTGGTAGTACATAAAGTATACCTTTACATCGTTAGATTGAGATAATCTCCAACTTCTTCTTGAAGCTTGTCTCATTGTGAATAAGTTATATCCCATTTGATAGAATATTATAGAAGTAAATTCAAGTAAATCAAGTCCAGTTTCAACTAGGCTAGGGTTACATATCATAACTTCCATTCCTTTTTCTAAATGTTTCTCAACCCATTCTTCTCTTTTGTCTGGAGCAACATTTGATTTCATTTCAAATGCTGTTATTCCATTATCCTCTAACATCTTTAATAAACTAGAACCAGTGTCTGTTTTATTTATAAACGAATAATAAACTAAAACTTTCTCCCCTGCTTCCAATCTCTCTTGTACTAGACTTAAAAGCCTTTCTTCCTTATTTCTTTCTTCTTTAGGTAATTCAGTAGGCATGTAAATTAGTTCACCATTTTCAGGATTAACAATTGGAGATATCATATGAGGACAATCTGGGTAAGCTGTTAAAGCTTGTAAGAATGGTCCCATGCTTTTTCTAGACTGTCCACGTCTAGGAGCTGCATATTCTCTAAATGCATTTTCAAAAGCATTATATCCAGCTGTTAAATTAGCATCCATTAATACTGGTACTGGTATCTCTTCATATCCTGGAAGTCCATTAGACATATCACTTAAAGATAAGAATACTGCATTCTCTAATAAGAATTTAGTAAATACTAATGGAGATACTCCTGGTAATCTTTTTTCTTTCATGCTTCCTATTTGTCTTGCTCTTTGTCCTCCTGCACCTAAAGCATATCTTCTTTCTCTAGAATGAACTCCATACAATCTAGCAAATTCACCTTCATCTGAAAAACTAAATCCTTCTTTTCTCATAATATGAGGAACAGTTCTCCATAATAAATAGTATAACCCGTCGGCATAACCATTTAATAAAGTACCTGTTAATAAGATTGATTTCTTAGAAGCACCGATTAAATCGGCTACTGCTTGTCCTTGTTCTGAAAGTCCTTTTGCTTGATGTGCTTCATCAACTAAGCAGTAATCAAATACACCATTCATTCTTTCTCTTATATACTTTGCTATAGAGTATTTCTTAGGTCCTTTATAAGTTGAAGTTGGTTCTTCTCCAGCAAGCATTTCATTATAAGGTTCCATTAGTCGTCTTAATAGAGTAGACTCTTTTTTATTAAGTCTTTCCTTATTTAATAGCCTTTCTGTTTGAGGTATTATATGAGCTTTTTGTATCCAGCCTTCTGCACCTAATTTAAACCATTTATGGTCTTGGTCATCTCTATTTAAAGGACCCCATAAACTAGCATTACATTTAACTGTATCATATTTTCTTTCTGCTTCATTCCACTTAGAAATTTCGTTCATACATCTAGCATTAGCAACTAAAGGTTTAGACATGCTTAATTCATCAAAAAATATTCTTTTTGCACGTCTATGTCTACCTGTACCTTCGTATTCTATAGTGTATAATGGCTGTCCACATTCAGGACAAACAAAAGTCTTTTTAGACTTTGACCATATAGCAGCAGGTCTTTTATCATATGACATTTTAGCTCTTTCTTTAGAAAGTATAACATAAGAATTTTCTGCTTTATTTTTATTTCTCAATTTAGATTCTAAAGCTTTTAATTCTTTAAAATCTTCAACTATATAAGCTCTAGCATTAGGTATTCTTTCTTCTACTTCACGCTTCCACTTTATAGTTAAATGAGAAGGACAAACTACACATGCATTAAAACCTCTGCTTCTATTTGAATTATGAGCATAAGGTATTGCTGCACCCATAGAGGTCTTACCAGAACCCATTTCTGCTATTACAAAAGTAGCATCATTTTTCTTTAGGTTATTAACAACCGCTTGGATTACTGACTTCTGTGCCTCAAATAATTCTATATCTGCCTCGTGATACATGAAGTCATCTACAAAGTTTGTAAATTCATCATACGAATCTTCACCAGGCACAAATTTAGGTTTAAATGATGTTTGTATTTTCTCTGCTAATATCTCACCAAAATTAGCTAGATAGTCATTTAAACCAGTTATAGTATCTAATACTGGAGATGGATTATTGTTACCCATTATTTTTATTTCTCCAGCACTTAAACCAGATTTAACTATATTCTTTACATCATTTTTATTAAAGAAAGCTCTATATGCTTTAAAAGGAGCTTCCTCATATTTATGGAATACATATAACTCTCTTATCTTACCGTTATTTTTTAATTGAGTAAGTAAGTAGTCTTTCCATTCTTCTAAAACAGGTACTGAAGAATACTTAGCCACTTTAGCATATAACTTTTCTCTAAGTTCTTCTTCATTATTACAATAGATATATATTTCTATTTGTTCTGTACCATCTTCTCTATAAGTTACTTTATCTTTTGCATAAAATATAGTGTGAGTATAGTCACTACTAGCATCTCTCTTAGATTCTATTGAATAACCAGTTCTTCCTGTTCTGTAATTACCAGCGTTAGGTATATAGCAATTTAGATTCGGAGTTTTTAATTCCTTTAAAGAAATCTGCATTGCTGTAGCATATCCAATTACAGAACCATATATTAATTCACTTTGGGCTCTATCTATTACTATTGTATCTGCCATAAGGCTTGTTGTATTCCCTATACTTATTCTTTTAAAGCTCATTTACTCTCTCCTCCTCTTAATTATTAAGCTAATTCTATAAACTTACCGTCTGGTGTTAATAGATTAATTTGAACTTTATTTGATATTGTTTCTATACTTGTTTCGTCATTGTCTTCTCTTGAGTTATTAAAGTCTCTTACTTTTGTAACCATACCTTTAATAGCATGGTATTGACCTTCATATTCTTCAACAACTCCATCAAGACATCCTGATGTTAATACAAGTCCTATTTGTCCCATATTAAATGGTAATAATGGTCTCATACTTGTATCCTTTTCTTCTATTTCGTGTTGTTTCCAGAATGAATTCATTAACCCACTATTAGCTATTAAGTGTTCTAATTCTGATTCATCTAATACGCTTCCTCTAAATAATTCAGGAACTGTTATTCCTCCTGAAGCCAAATCATAATTAAAATCTAATTCAGTTGGTAATTGAGTTATTCTTGGTAAATTAGATAAGTAAGCATATATATCTTGCTTAGCCTCTTTAGTTATTTCTTTTTTCCCGATTATATGAACATAGTTTAAACTATTTCTAGTTAAAGAAGCTGATATAACTTGTACATCATTTAAAAATCTAGAGAATATATAAGCCATATCTTTAGTACATCTAGTTACTGGTATAGTAAATATAAATATACCATCTTTTCTTAAATACTTTATAGTATTTCTTAACCAAGCTTTTTCTTTTTTCTCTATTAGATTTCCTGTTGGTCCTAGTTCTGCTATCCAAGAAACTGGTGGACATACATGCATTATATCAAAACAATCATTTGATATTTTTGAACCACTCATTTCTCCTTTAATAGCTCTAGTTATATTTTCTTTTGCTCTAGCATGACAACTATCTCTACTTTCAAGTCCATATGTAGTACAATCACCATGAGCAGCTATTAATTCAAGTCCTTTACCTCTACCGCATCGTGGAGAGAATACATTATAAGGTCTATTTAAATTTATATGATTCATTATTTGATAAACATCTGTCGCAGACAGCTCTTCTCTATCTTCATCATATATATTTTCAGCTATATAGTCTACCCATCTTTCTGATTCATAGTTACCTATCTTTTGAAATTCCCATTCTTTATACATTTCTAATGGTGCAACTATTTGTTTTAACTCTTCTTGTTGTTCTTCTTGTAAGTTTCTTATTCTATGTGTCATATCTTTTAATTGCATTTGTAACATACTTATTTCTCTATGTGATACAGGTAAATCACGATTAGTTCTAGTAGTTAAAAGTAATTCATCTGTCATAGTTATTATTAGATTTAAATCTGTTGTAAATCTATTCTTAGCTTTAATCATCTCTGTTTTATGATTAATTGATTTTGCATATGCCGATAGTAAAGTTAATGTGTTTTTAATTGTATGTGCTGAATATAATGTTGCCATTTTATTTTCTCCTTTTCTTCTCTTTAATTTATTTTTATTATAAAAGGGGCTTATGCAGCCCCTATTAGTTTACAATTCTCATCATCATCTTTCTCTGCTTTTATAAATAACAGAGCATCTTTCTTTAATAGCTTTTTATATTTTTCATATACATTAGAAAATACTACTACTTCTAATGCACCGTCTCCTGTTTCTATAGTCATAAAGGCCATCATTTCATTTGTTTTCTTGACTCTTTGTTTCTTAACTCTAGTAACTAAAGCACGGCATTCAAATTTTGCTCTTTTCTTTAATTGTTTATATCCTATAGCTGGTAACTGATTAGTTATAGCATGTATATAATTAAACCCTAAAAGACCTTCCTCTATTTCTCTATCATCATCATATATATTTATCTTTAGATTTTTATGGAATGTGATGACATCTTGAGGTTCTTCTTCTCTAAGTTCACAATATTTATAATATGCTTTAGTTCTGTCACCAAATGCACCTGCAAATATTAAAGCATTAAATGCTTTTTTATTACAAGTTGTTTTGTTTACTTCTTCATATATATCTTCTAAAGTTGGTTCACATTCTTGAGCTAAACAATATTCTATAGAATCATATGCTTTTTCTCCAAAAGAAGATATAGCACATAAGCCTATTCTTATTGTATCATTCTCAACAGTAAATTTCCACTTTGATTTACCTACTTGTGGTTCAGCAAATTTTATACCTAGTCTTCTACATTCTTTAACTGTTTCTGCGACTCTTTCTTTTCTTTTATCAGCAGCTACATTTATATATATATTTGATAATTCTGCTGCCATATATTCTAATGGATAATTAACTTTATAATAAGCAGTCATATAACACATTATTGCATAAGCAACAGCATGTGATTTATTAAATGAATAAAGGCCACTGTCAACTATCATTTGGAATATTTCTTCAAATATATTTTCTTGAACTTTTATACCTTGAGATAAAGCATGTAGTTCATCTTTATAAGATTCTATTTTGTCCATTTTCTTTTTAGCTGAAGCCTTCATTAAGTCATATCCTTCATGAAGAGGTAGACCAAAGTTTTTACAACATTCCATTAACTGCTCTTGATATATCATTATCCCATTTGTTTCTGCCGTAGCATTATCATAAACAGGATGAAGATGTTTTACATTTGCTTTACCTTCTTGTATATCCATATATAATTTATCAGTACCTGCTGATATACATGGCCCCCTTACTAAAGCAAGACAAGCAGCTAATTCTTCTATTGTTTTAGGTGATAATCTAGGCATTCTGTCTTTATAAGTTTTAGAAGCTATCTGGAATAAACCAGTAGTATTTCTAGACCCTATTAAATCCCATATTCTCTGGTCATCATATTTATCAAATTCTACATCAAAGATATCACCAGTTTGTTCTTGAACATCTGCTAAAACATCTAGAGTTGATAAACCTAAGAAATCATATTTAACTAACATCATCTTTTCTGCCTGTGATAAGTCAAATGAAGTAGCATTTAATTCTCCTCCGTCTTTCTTTATCATAGGTATTAAGTCATGTAGAGGTGTTTTAGCTATTAAAGTACCAGCAGCATGTATTGAACTTGCTCTAGGTAATCCTTCTAGTTTCATAGCCATTGCAAACATCTCTGGATAGATAACATGATATTCTCTTAGCTCTGGTACAACTTCTAAAGATTCTTTTATAGAAAGGTCCGTCATCTTGTCCCCTTCCTCGTCATAGTGCGTCATTGGTATTAGCTTCGCAATTGCGTCCCCGTCCTCTATATCCATGATGCGAGAAGCATCTTTTATAGCTGATTTAGCTTTTCTTATTTGGAAAGTAGAAACAGCTGCACAATAGTCTGCTCCGTATTTGTCTACAGTATAGTCAAACATCATATGACGTTTAGCTGAAGCTATATCCATGTCTACGTCTGGAATGGAATTAACCCTATGAACTGAAAGGAATCTATCAAATAACAGATTATATTTAATAGCATCTACTTTAGTAAGTCCTGCTAGATAAGCAACTAAAGAACCACATACAGAACCTCTACCTGGTCCACAAAGTATATTATTTTCTTTAGCATATTCCATAAAGTCTCTAACTATTAAGAAATAAGATACAAATCCTAGTTTCTCTATAACATCTAGTTCCATATACATACGGTCCATATATTCAGAGACATCTTTGATTTTATGTTTTATTTTATCTAATTTCTTTAAACAAACATATTCAAGATAAGTTTTTGGTGTAAATTTTTCTGGACATTTGAAAGTAGGTAAATTTAGTCCATCTATTTCAATACTAACATTACATTTTTCTGCTAGTAGAATCGTATTGTCCATAGCTATTTTAGCATTATCTTTTCCTATTGAAGCTGCTAAACTATTGAACAATTCACTATACGACATAACATAATAACACTTATCTGGATAAGCAAGAGCATCAGTTAATTTAGCTTTTCTATGAACTTTAACATGTCCATCGTGAGCTAAATAGTCTTCTGCATCTAAATAATGAACGTCGTTAGAAGCTATTAAAGGGATGTTTAATTTATTAGAGAATTCTACTAACTGTTTATTAACAGTTATTTGGTCTTCAAATTCCCCTGGTTGAACTTCAAGATAAAAGTCCTCAAATATATTATTAAGTCGAAGCAATAAAGTCTCCGCTTCTTCTAGTTTATCATCTAATATCAATTGATTAACTTCACTACCCACACATGCAGTTGTAGCTGCAATTCCTGTTGTATCTATTGATTCTAAAAAGTTTAAATCTGTTCTAGGTCTATAATACTTACCAACTAATTCTGCATCTGCACATATAGTTAATAAGTTCTTTAAACCTATTTCGTTTTGAGCAAGTAATATTAAGTGATTAGTTGCTTTATTATCTTTTTCTTTTAATTCTCTATCTTCTACTGTATATACTTCACAACCTATTATAGGTTTTATTCCATTACTAACACATTCAAAATAGAAATCATACATATCTGCCATAGAACCATGATTAGTCATAGCTATTGCAGGAATGTTTAATTTCTTTGCTTTTTTAACTAAGTCTTTTATTTTTAATATTGAATCACCTATACTGCCAGAAGCAGTATGTAAATGAATAATTGCATATAATTCTTCTAATGTTTTCAATTCATTTTCTCCTTTATTAATTTTCTAAAAATAAGCACAAAAAAAGATAGTCCGAAGACTATCCCTTTATAATGATTATTTTATAGTGGTTTAGTATATTCCATATGGATATATCCTGTTTTACCATTACAAGAACAAGAACCCCATAGAGAACCATCTTTAGCTTTATCTATATACCAAACATTCACTACAGTATTTTTAGCGAATTGACCTATCTTATCAAATTCAGCTCCTCTGCCGCTTCTTACATTTAAAACGTCAGCAGTAACAACAACATCTTTTTGGTAAGTTCCAACAGAATAATTTGAATCAGATTGAGTAGGAACTGATATAGTTCTTCCTACTATACCTTCAGCTATTAATTTAGCTATTGCGTCCTTATCTGCATTGTAGATATCAGTATCTGCTTTTGAATCAACAAAACAAGTTTCGATAAGGATTGTTGGTGCTACACAATTATTTAACCAATATAAATTAGTTCTTTTCTTAGTACCTCTGTTTTTAAACTTAGTAGCTAATTTGTTATTAACTCTATCTGCAAATTCTTTACCTTTAGTAGAAACATAAAGTGTTTCTGTTCCCATTGGGGAACTAGTAGTAGTATTTGCATTAAAGTGTATTTGTACAGCAACGTCAACAGTTTGCTTATTAGCTAATGCTACTTGTTGTTGTAAATAGTTGTCTGCTTTATCAACATTGCAAGCATATACAGTATGACCGTCTGCTACTAACCACTTTTTAACTAAATCAAACATAACTCTGTTTTCTTTAGATTCATTGATGTAACCAACTGCTCCTGTACCTTTGCCAGATAATGTATGTCCAGCTGATAATGCTATTTTCATATAGAAACTCCTCCTTTGTAATAGTGTTCATATAACTTATTACTTCTAGAGGGTTTCTATATAAACCATGTTATTTATTAGTTTTATTTATTTTATTAATTTTGTTATCACTGTATCCTGTTCCTATACTAGGATTAGATATAACACCTAAAGCTATTAAGATATACATTATTAACTCAACGTATTCTCCATAGCTTTCTGGTAATAGGTTCATATCTCTTAAGATTAAACCTGCTAAAGAAAATAAAGCTAACCATAAACCATAGTTTTTAAATTTATTATTCATAATAATTCCCCCTTAAAGAAGTTAGTATGTTACATACTTTTATTACTTCTATAAGAGAGCTGTAATTAATATTTAAAATCTTGATTATTTACATTTTCAAAATCTATTTCTCTTGGAAGCTTTATACCTCCGTATTTTTCAATTTGACAATGTCTACATTCTACTTCTTTTTCTACAGCTTCTTCAAACATAGAACAATCTAATTGACATATTTCTGAATCTATTTCTAATTTAATAGTTTCTTTTGTACAATAATATTCTTTACTGTCAGCTGGACTTGTACAACAACTGCTGTTATATTTACAACCAGTTAATTCACAAATAACTTTCGTCATCTAACTCACCTCTTCTGTCATATATTCCTTCCACGGAATATTAAATTTTTCTGATATAAATTGTGCTAATACACTTCTATGGCAATCATGTGCTGCTTTTTCATAGCATATTAAATATACATTCTTGCCTTCTTTAACTTCTTCAGCTAACTGATAACATAGTTCATTAACAGCTAATGAATTATCTAGATATTCTTTATACTTAGATAACATTTCTGATTTAGTCATAATTCCATTCTTATATGAAGCTAATAAACTATCTGATGGAGCTAATATTGATTCCCAACAGGCATCATTAAATTTAGATAAATCTAGACTCTTAGGAGTCCATCTAGTTATCAATACCATTTTACCTTCGGGCAGGTTTTTCATGTTTGATATATATGAAGTATATAGCATGTTAGATTCCTACCTTTCTTATATAGTTTAGTATTCCGTCATAAATTCCAAGCTTACTATATAAGTATTGCATTTGTGATATTAAATTATCTATTTTATATGAATTGCTATTTTGTCTACCTATAGTTCTAGGTAAATGATGTATTAAATACTGAATCATTTTTCTTTTCTTTAGCATTACCATGTGTTTCAATCTCCCAGTATAAAATTAAATATTATTTCTTTTCTGTTCCAGTAGAACCGTATCCGCCTTCTCCTCTAGCAGTATTTGTTTCTACTGTATCTACTTCTTCAAATTCACAATAGAATACTTGTCTAAGAACTCCTTGTGCTATTTTTGTTTGAGCAGGTATAGTTATTTTATGTTTAGAATCATTTCTAACCATTATACCTATATCTCCTCTATAGTCCATATCTACTGTTCCTTCAAATACAGTTATGTGTGCTCTTTCTCCTTTATTAACTAACTCAATTTCAAAAGGGTTAAAACCATGTTCTTCTGTGTAGACAGGAACTCCTTTTACAGTTATCCCAGATTTATTTTTAATTTGAACGCCCCAACCTTTTGGTATTTCAAATCTTAAACCTGTAGGAACTATTACAGTTTCCCCTGGATATATACTTGTATCCTCACAAGTGAATAAATCAAATCCACTATCTGTTGGATGTGCAAATTCAGGTATAACTGCATCTTCATGTGTTCTTTCTACTTTGATTTTTAACATATAATCACTTCCTTCCTAAGCTTATTATATATGAAAAAGAGAGCTATTAACAGCCCTCTAATTCTACTATAGATTCATTTAAAAACAAACTGTATCCACAAGACAAAGCAGATGCTTTTAAAGTTTCTTTTATGTCGATGACTCTTTGATTAGTAGAACCTCTATATTTCAAGTTTAAATCTTTTTTAGATTCAACAAATCTACCATCAATAACAACATCACATTCTCTTAGTATTTTATTTGCTAAGATTTTTTCTTCAATTTCTTTATCTATAACATATCCAGTCCATAACCATATTGGTTTTTGAACTTCTTTTCTTATTCTTTTTAATAGCTTAAGAAGAGTTTCATCTTGTTGTAATGGTTCTCCTCCTAAGATATTCACACCTGCTATTTCTGGTTTTTTTAGATGTTCTATAAATTTATTTTCTGTTTGAGTATCCCATTTATCTCCGTAATTGAAATCCCAAGTAACTTCATTAAAACATCCTTTACATTTATGAGTACAACCAGAAACAAAAAGGCTGGCTCTTACGCCTGGGACCGTTGCTTATGTCGTACCACTTTATTCTTGAATAGTTCATTATATCATCTTCTTTCTATAAATGACAAACACGACTCTTTATTTCTCGTGTTTTTCCAGTATTCCAAAAATTATCGCCTAAATCAATCGGCTCTATTATTTCTAATAGGATTGGACTATCTCTTTACCATATCTATTTCTAGACTTAGGTACTTCGCACTTCGCAATAAGGAATTTCACCTTAAAGCTACGAGGATGTCTCCTTCTAGTCTCTACACCTTTCTTAATTATATTAAGACTTGGCACGGTATTGTCATATTAATTTACAATTAAATTAGATTCCGCCGTTAGCAGCTATTAAAGCCACACCCTATATTTATAGGTTCACGAAGTTATCATCATAATGTTTCCATTATGAGGAGCATTTTAGTTTACCCACATGTTCTTCTAGTAACATTCATCTTAGACTCATCTTTGTTTCCACATTGAGGACATTCCCATTCAAGATTATCATTTATTAATATCTCTTGGTCAAATCCACATTCATGACAATAGTCTGATTTAGTATTAAATTCAGCATATTGTATATTTTCATATATGAATGTTATCATTTGCTCTAATGCCTCAACATTTTTATTCATATTAGGTATCTCAACATAAGATATACATCCTCCAGTTGATATTGGTTGGAATTGAGATTCAAATTTTAATTTACTAAATGCATCTATTTCCTCTCTAACATCAACATGATATGAATTAGTATAATATTCTTTATCTGTTATATCTTCTATTTCACCATATCTAGCTTTATCTAGTCTAGCAAATCTATAACATAAACTTTCTGCTGGAGTTCCATATAAACCGAAGCCTAAACCTGTTTCTGCTTTCCATTGTTGAGTAGCAGATTTTAATTTTTCCATTACTTTAACAGCAAATTTAGTTCCTATTTCTGTAGTATGAGATTCTCCAGTCATTAATTTAGTTAATTCATATAAACCTATATATCCTAATGATATAGTAGCATATCCATTAACTAATAACTTATCTATTGTTTCACCTTTTTCTAGTCTAGCTATTCCTCCATATTGCCAATGCATTGGAGATACATCTGATGGAGTATTTTTTAATAACTCATATCTACACATAAGAGCTTCTTTACATAATTGTAATCTCTTATCGAATAGTTCCCAGAATGCTTCTTCATCGCCTCTTGCTATTATACCCATTTGAGGTAAGTTAAGTGAAACAACACCCATATTAAATCTACCTTCAAATTGATAGTTACCATTTTCGTCAGTCCATGGTGATAAGAATGAACGACATCCCATTGGTGAGAATACATTTCCTTCGTATATTTGTCTCATTCTTTTAGCAGATATGTAGTCAGGATATAATCTTTTAGCAGTACATTTTGCAGCTATTTTAGTTATATCATAATATTTTCTTCCTTCATAAGCATTGTGTTCATCTAATACATACACTAATTTAGGGAATGAAGGAGTAACATAAACACCTTTTTCATTCTTTATACCTTGTATTCTTTGTATAAGTATTTCTCTAATTATGTCAGCTATTTCTTGTTCATATTCATGACCTTCTTCTATTTCTAAAAATAAAGTAACGAATGGAGCTTGACCGTTAGTTGTCATTAATGTATTTATTTGATATTGTATAGTTTGAACTCCTGCTTTTAATTCTTTCTTAGTAAGTTCATCTACTGCTTTATTTAACTCTGCTTCATCTGACATAACATTCTTTAGCATATCATAATACTTATTCTTACTTTTAGCTAAGTATTTACCTAAATGTTTTATGTTGACAGATTGACCTCCATATTGTCCTGAAGATATCTGAGCTATTATTTGAGTTAATATAGTACAAGCAGTTTGGAATGATTTTGGTGATTCAACCATTTTTCCATTTATAACTGTACCATTGTCTAACATGTCTTTTATATTAACTAGACAACAGTTAAATATTTTTTGCATAGCATAGTCCATATCATGATAGTGAAGAACACCATCGTCATGAGCTTTAACTATATGAGCAGGTAATAATTTTCTCCTAGCTAAGTCTTTAGAAGTTTCTCCTGCTACTAAATCTCTTTGAGTAGATGCAAGAACTGCATCTTTATTAGAATTTTCTTTCATAACATCTTCATTAGTTCTATTTAATAAAGATAATATAGATTTATCTGTTGTATTAGATTGTCTTTTAAAAGATTGTATAGCTTTAAATTCTGTATAACTTTTGGCTAATATTTCTTCTTTGTATTTTAATAATTTATAAAATACTGCATCTTCAATCTCGTAAATAGTAACTTGAGATTTATTTTTAAATTGTTCTTGTATTTCTTGAGCTATAGTATGAGCTAAGGAATCATTTGAGATTCCTTGCTCGTATTTCATTGTTTTTATTATAGCTTTTTCTATTTTAGTCACATCAAATGATTTTATAGAACCATTTCTTTTGATAACTTTTTGCATATCATTTCCCCCTTATAATAAAAATCAAAGTTTATTATTTATCTGTCAAATATAAAGTCTTTATCTGTTAAAGGCTCATAAGTACCTTTTTGATATCCATTACCTTTAGTAGAAAAGAAATCATGTGTTTTTGTTTCTGTACTAAGACCATTTAATACTATAGGATTTATACTAACTTCTGGATATATTTTTTCATATCCTAAATTCTCTAATGCTCTATTTGCATTATATTTTAAAAAGTCTATTACATCTTGTTCAAGACCTGTGTTTTTATATATTGTATTAGTATAATTTATTTCATTTTGCATTAATAATTCTAAAATAGATATTACCTTTTTCTTTAGCTCTATTTTTTTATCGTCAGAAAAAGTAGCAAAAATTTCTTGTGCTAAAAGTCCTATATATTTTCCATGTAGAGATTCATCACGAAGTATTAAAGATATAATTTCTCCACTTGCTGTCATTTTACCTTGACCTGCTAAATAAAGAGGATAATAAAAACCTGAATAAAATAAAAAGCTTTCTAAAAATACACTAGTAGCCATTGATAAGTATAAACCTTCGTTGTCATTAGTATTTTCATATTGAGCTAATACTAATTCAGCTTTTCTTTGTAGTGTTGGTTCAGTTTCTATCCAATTAAATATTTCATCTATTTCTGGTATAGAAAGTAAAGTAGTAAATATAGATGAATAACTTTTAGCATGTATTTCTTCCATAGTACCCATAAAAGATAAAACTGCTTTTCTTTGAAGATTATCAGTTAAACTCATCATAGAAGGTATACCATTATTAGCTTGTTTAGTATCTAATAATGTCAATCCTCCTAACACTTTTTTATATAGATTTTTTTCTGCTTCTCCTAATTGATTCCATACTTTAAGGTCTTTAGATACAGATATTTCTTCTGGTAACCAGAATTGTTTTACATTCTGCTCCCAAAATGCTTGAGTGAAATTATCATCTTCTTTATTCCAGTTAACTGCTTTATGTCTAAATGTCATTTTTCATTTACCTCCTTTTATACTGAACACACTAAGCATTCATTATTTCTTTCCATTTTAGTTCTTGTATAGTAAAGACTTTTAAGTCCTTTTTTGTGTGCATATATATAATATCTAGCTATATCTCTTGTTGTTTTATCATCTGTAACAAATAATGTAGTAGATATACCTTGGTCAACATGTTCTTGTATTGTAGCAACCATATCTATTACATCTAACATATCCATTCTATAAGCAGATTGATACCATAACATATTTTCATTAGTTAAGAAAGGCATAGGATATATAGTAGTACTATCTCCATATGTTCTTACTTCTATTTGTTCTGTTATTGGCATTACACTAGATGTTGCATTTTGTACATAACTTATAGATTGTGTAGGTGCTATAGCTGTTAAATAAGCATTATGAATTCCATATTTTTTTACATCTGTTAATAAATTATACCAATCTTCTTTTGTAGGCACCGCTATACCATCAAATAAATTTTTAACTTTATCTGATTTAGGAGTATAATCATTTAGATAGTATTTTCTTAATACGTCACTTTCTATACCTTTAGCATATTCAGATTGCTTGAAACCTTTGAAAGCACCTCTTTGTTTAGCTATGTTCATAGAAGATTTAATAGCATAGTATCTTATCATAGCAAAGAATATATTAGCGAATTCTCTTGCTTCTTGTGAAGTATATACTATACCTTCTCTTACTAAGTAACCATGTAAATTCATAGCTCCTAAACCTATTGCGTTAGATGCGTTATTGCCATTTTGTATAGTAGGTACTTCACGTATATTTGTAACATTAGATACATAAGTTAAAGCATTTATAGCTATATCTACAGTTCTTTCTATATCTTTATTATCCATAACATTTGCTATATTTAAAGAGCCTAAATTACAACTTATATCTTGGCCCCAATTATTATTACCACTGTATCCTTTTATGTCTGATGGTGTTTGATATTGGAATATCTCACAACATAGGTTAGACATTTTTATCTTACCGACATCTTTAAGAGTATGTTCTCTATTAGCTGTATCTATATACATAACATATGGATAGCCTGATTCTTGTTGAGTTTGTGCTATTCTAGTTAATAGCTCTCTTGGGTTTATTTCTTTTTTTTGGATATCTTTATCATTAGCTAATAAATCATACCATTTAGTCATATCAATTTCATCTAAATGTACATTATATTTTTTATATACAGAGTAAGGATAAAAAGCATATCCTAATTCATTTTTTTCTGCTAATTCCATAAACTTGTCTGGTATTATTGCACCTATAGATAATGTTGCTAATCTTATTTTCTCATCTGCATTTATTTTTTTACTATCTAATAACATTTCAAAGTCTGGATGTAATACATTTAAATAAACTGCTCCTGCTCCTTGTCTAGCACCCATTTGATTAAAATATGAGAATGATTGTTCTAACATTTTAGCAACTCCCATTACTCCTCCAGAAGCATTTTTTATATTTTTTATTGGTTCGTTAGATGCTCTTAATCTTGTAAGATTTAAAGCAACTCCTCCTCCTATTTTAGATAGATGATTTGATGCAGCTACTGCATAAGATATACCTTCACAACTATCTTCTACGTTTAATAAGAAACAAGATACCATCTCACCTGCTCTTTTTCTACCAGCATTTAAGAAAGTAGGAGTAGCTGGTTGGAATTCTTGATTTATTAATTTTTCAGCAATATCTTTAGCAGATTTTATATCTCCTGCTCCTAATTCTAAAGCTACTATTAATACTTTATCTTCGTAAGTTTCTAATATTTCTTTTCCGTCATTACTTTTTAATGCATAATTTTCATAAAATTTACTTGCACTCATATAAGATTGAAATTTAAAGTTCTTTGATTTTATAAATTCATATATTGATTTAATATCTTCTATAGAATACATAAAGCCTTGGAAGCATTTGTAATAATCATGTTTAACTAAATACTCTAATCTTTCTTCAATACTATTGAATTTACGTAGTCTTTTTGCTACTGGACCATTTAAGTATGCTTCTAATGCCTCTTTATCTTTATGTAATTGTAATTGTCCATTATCATCTTTTATGATGACTTGGTTATTTAACTCTATGTGTTTCATTTAATTTTCCTCCTATCAATTTTATTTAGTAATATTATTATATTACAATATTGCACTGGTTTTTAAAATAAGAGGAAAATGAATATTTAAAAAGTATTTTCTACCAAATAATTTGTGATATGTTTAGCCCATGTTTCTAGTTTACCATAGTGTTCAATCAACTGTTCTTTTGTAAGCCAATCTCCAACTAATTTATCTGTTTCTCTAATATTTGTTTCTTTGCTATTTACATTATCTATTAAAAAAACACAACCTAAATGGTCATTTATATTACTACGCATATCTCTTACATATCCTAAGAATTTCATAGGATTATAATGTGATAAAGCTACTTCTTCTAATAATTCTCTTACTGCTCCTTGGAATAATACTTGTCTTGTTCCATCGCAAGGATTTATGTGTCCTCCAAATCCTATTGATATAGTATTATGCCATCTAGTTTCTGATGTTTTATCAGTTCTTCTAGCTACTAAATATTTCCCTTCATCACTTCTAATAAGTATATAAGGGATTATCTGTTGAAGCTCTGGTTTTCCTTCTACTTCATCTCTATAGATATATTTACCTATATGGTCAAATTTAGTCCAGATATGTGGTTCTTTTTCAACTCTTGTAAAACCATCTTCTATATGCAAAGTATTGTGATATGGGACAACATAAACTTCTTCGTTGCCATATTTTGATATCTTCTTCATATTATCACCTCAAATAAAAAAATCAGGCTATTAAAGCCTGACTTATTTAATTAGTTTAATTTATCTTTTAATTTCTTACCTGCTTTAAAACCAACGCTCTTAGAAGCAGCTATTTGTATTTTTGGTCCTTTAGGGTCTCTTGGATTAACACCTTCTCTAGCAGCTCTTTCTCTAACTTCGAAAGTACCGAATCCTACAAAAGTTATTTTACCATCTTCTAATAAAGAAGTTTCTATTCCTTTTAATACTGATTCTAAAGCTGTTTCAGCTTCCTTCTTAGTTATTTCAGCATCCATTGCTATTTGGTCTATTAATTCTTTTTTAGTCATTTTAAAAATCCTCCTTATAAAGTTCCATTTTTAATCATTTCTATACATTTAAGATGACATTTAACACATTGTTCATCATCTTGTATATCATTATATGTTTCTATCTTACGTCTTATGCGATAACAATCTTTTTCACCTAATTTATGATATTCTCCTACGCAGCCAAGGTATACATTCTTACCTTTAGATTTGTCATGTAGTAAGATAAAGTCTTGATTTATTATTCTTGTTTTAAGATGTTTATATTCTTTATGAGGTCCTGGCATAAGTAATAAATTTTGAAGGTCGCTTATATTTATTCCATTTATACTTGCCCTGGCCTCAAGATATTCAAACACTTCTATTTCATTCTTAGCCATTATATCCTCCTATTTTTCTGTTAATACTTGAGATATGCCTTCTAATATCTCTTCTCCAACAGTATTCTTTAATTCTACATTAAAGCCTTTAGATGTAGGTACATAAGTATCACTATCTTTAGCTTTCTTATGTATTCTTACATCTAAATAGTCTTTATTATTTCTTGAACAATAACTTATAACTATATTTTCACTTTTGTTTTTAGTTATTGTTTTGACTTCTTTCTGCTTATCCCAAAAGTCTGACATGTTATGCCTCCTTTATTTGAGCTGTTAAACGAGATATCGCTCCTGCTATATCTTCATTAGTAGCAAATTCAGGCTGATAGTATTCTATAGATGCCCAATCTCCTTGTGTTATCATAACAGTAAAACAAGGGTCTTCATCCGTAGATACTTCTGCTTTTATAGCATTATAACTCTCCATTAAATCATGCATATAGTCTTCTTCAAAGTCTACACCTATAAAGATTAAACAGTGAGTATTCAATTCTACTTTACCGTCTTCTTCTTTAAAGATTGCATCTTTAACAGCTTGAGTATTTTTTTGAAGATATTTTTCTCCAAACATAACTACAGATGGAGCTATCTTACCTTTACATTCACATTTAAGCATAGATAAAGTATTAAGCATGTCTTGTGTATAGAAATCTTCTTTATCACAAGACATACATCTGTAACGGTCCATATTTCCTTTTAACTCTATAAGTTCATATTTAACTGGAGCTAATACAGGTGATAACCTAGATGGGTCATCTATACCTCCTGTATAATTTAAGTTAACAGCTGTTTTTATAGTACCTGTTCTTAACAATCCTTCTATTGCTTTTTCTGCTTCAGAATAAGTGATTCTTTTATCACCTATTACATTTTCTCTATAATGTTTCCAGAAGTATTTAGGTTCTCTAACCATTTTCTTTTTATTAAGCATTTTCTTAGATTCTTCATCAATAGGATATAGCTCTAGTTCTTTAACAGCTTTATCTCCTATGATTATAACAGCATCTTTATTTTTTCTTAGATTTTCTAGTAGGTTTTCCATTTTCCACTTGTTCTTTTTGCTCATCTTTTTTCTCCTCCTTTTTATCTTCATTTTCGATAAAATCTTCTATATCCCATTCTTTCTTTTCTTCTCCATAAGTTATAACAACTTCTTCTATAGAATTAGGGTCTGGGTCTGGAGTTCCTGACCAACATTTTTCACAAGTAAACTCTGGCTTACCATCGTTTAAAGCACCAACTCCACAGTCTCTGCATACTGGTCGTCCACATTCAACACAATTATCTATTTCTGTACTTGGTACTTCTTTTTTACATCTGTCACAAACTACTTTAGATATCTCTATTGGAGTAGCTATTTCTTTTACTGAAACATTAGGTATATATTCCTCTTTTAAATCAGGATATACCTTACCACTAAGTAAAGCTATGTTGTCATTAGACGCAGTTGTATATGCTGATTTTGGTGATATATATTCACTTGATACAGCACTACTTACACTTCCGCCTGCCCAACTATTAGGATTATTAGGCATAGTTTTAGTAGACAAATCTTCTAATGCTTGTCTAGTTTTATTTTTATAATTATCACATTCTTTTAAATCTATAGTTAAACAATGATTATTAACTATATAGTCATAATGTTTACAAAAGCTTTTATGAACGCATTTGTCACATAACATAATATTCCCTCCAATATTACAAATTAATATTTAGTTCATCTTTTATATATGATTTTAACACACGTTCCTCTGTTTTGGGAACTAATTTCATAACTTCTTCTATTCTAGGAATGAATTCAAGTCTTATTGTATATAAAGAAGATTGATATTCTTTTACTAAATCACTAATTTGTAAGAAACCAGCTGTTACTGCATTTCTTCTTATATAAGTTTCTATTCCAAACTTTAAATCTAGAGAGAGGTCTGCTAAGTCTTTACCTGATGGTAATTTAACTATTTTACAATACACTCCTAATGATTCAAAATAACTTAAAGCTTTTAAAATACCATGATTACCTGCATCATCTCCATCAAAGATAAGTACAGGTGTTTTACCTGTCTTTTGTATAGCTTTAGCATGTTGTTCTGTAAATGCCGTTCCTAAAGTGGCAACTATATTTTTAACTCCATATTTATTGCCTAGAATTACATCCATAGAACCCTCTGTTATTCTTATTTCATCAAAATCATTATCTAATGCATGTGCTCCATATAGATAAGTTGATTTATTAAATATTTCAGAAGCAGCTGAATTTTTATATTTGTCTCCTCCTTTATGATTAGGGTCGACAACTCTTTTATTAAAACCAACTATATCTTTGTATCTATTTAATAGCGGAAATACTATTCTCTTATTATAAGAATCATATCCTATTCTCCAAGATTCTAAATCTATATCGTCTAGTCCTCTATCATATAAATAGTCTAATACTTCTTCATTTTTATAAAGGTCTTTACGATATTTTTCTGTGAGATTGTAATTCTTTTTGAATTCTTTTTGATTTTTATCTGTAGGTATAGGTATGTCATTCCATTGAGCTAGTTTTATAACAGCCTCTCTCCATTTTAAGTTTTCTATCCACTCTAAAAAAGCAATGGCATCGGAACCTTTATTGCCGTCTATACCTTTTTTCCCAGAATGACATCCATAACAAGACCAACTATTAGACTTTTGCCATACTGTAAAAGAAGGAGTATCATCATTATGATTAGGATGTGGACATACACCTTGCCATATCCCCATACCAACTTTTCTTAGCTTTGTATATTGCTTAACCAGTTGTACCAAGTCTGTCTTTTCTTTTAGTTCTTTTATGAACTCATCTGGAAATCTGGTGTACATATCCATTGCTCCTTTCTATTTTTATTTTATCTTAACACTAAATTTAGGTGGTTGTTCAACTAGGTTGACACCTTCTACAACTTTACCTTCTAATTTAACTGTTTCGCCATCTTTTTCAACATTAGCTTTTAAATCATTCTTTATAACTGATTCTGTTACTTTTGTATTTATTAAATGAGGTGCATTTGTTTTAGCCCATTCTAATAATGTAGCTTCATCATATTCCCATTTAGCTGGTTGACTCTTTATAGATAAAGTTCCATAAGCAAGTGGTATTGATTTCTTTTTAGAATTAGCTATCTCATGCTCTGTGAAATTCTTTAATATCTTTTCATAGTATTCATATTGTTTAGTTAATGTTCTTAATTGCTCTTCTCTAAATGTTTCAACTCTCTTAGTTGTTTTAGCTATTTCTGCATCACATATAGCATTTATTTGGTCTATATCGCTCTTTAAGTTCATCATTAACTTTAAAAAATAGTTTGCTTTATCTCTAGAATCTATCATAGGAGCATCATGCTCCTCATCTCCTGTTATAGTTATCTCTAGTTCTTTAGCCTCTTCTTCCATTAAATATGTTTCTAAAAAATCTACAAATTCATCTTTTCTTACTGACATAATTTCATCTCCTCAAGTATAGATTGTATTGCTGGTATTGCTGTTGCATATGATAAATTATTTGTTGGTATAAAGCTTAATATAGTTTCTATTCCTATACTTTGGCTTACACAATAAGTACCTACTAACTCATCAATAGGTTTATTCCAGAGTTCTATATACCAACCATATCTATCTTCAGATATGTATATATGGTTTCCTTTCTTCTCTTTTATTGCATTTGATAATAAAGTAAAGTCTATGCCCATTATATATCTAGTCCTTTCAATTCATTTAATAAAGCAGCAATTGTTGAATTATTTTTAGCTTTTTCTGCTTCTTTTTGAAACATTATTTTACAACCTAACTTCTTCATAATATCTCTCCTATCCTATCTATATAAAAAGAAACCCAGTGATTATCTGGGTTTATAGGTATTCTTGTATCTCTTTTTTAGCAAGTTTTTTAAAGTAATTTCTCTTTACTTTTTTATATATTTTTCTTTCTTTTCTAGGTATCATTATTTTATCAAATCTACCATCTTGTGTGAAATCCCATTCACATTTACCTCTCATCCAAAGATATTTATGTCTTCTTTGCATATTATTCACCTACTAAACTTTGTATAAGAGTGCTATCATAATTTTCTTTTTTAGCTATTATTTTTTGTTGAACTTCGTCCCAAGATTCAAGACATATTATTTGATAAACATAACCTGTTTTATGTACTGAGTTGGCTCTTTTAATTCTTCCATGTCTTTGAGTTTGAATAGCATATGAATCAGCTAAATCATATTCTATTAAATAGTTACATTTAGATAATGATATACCTTCTGCCATAGCGTCAGTACCTATAAGAACTTTATAGTTATCATCATCTCCAAATTTATTATAAGCTTGGTCATATCTTTCTTCTGGAGACATAGTACCATTTACAATAGCAACTTTAAATCCTAATTGATTTTCTAATTCTTCTTTTAATAGCTTTTGCATTCTTTGATATTTAGTAAATATACATACTTTAGAACCAGCATCAGTTATTTCTGTTACTAGATTCATTAAAGTATCTAATTTAGGTGAACTATCTTCACAACCATATTGTTTAGCCATTTCACTATCAGAACCAGTTAATAACCTTGGGTCATCAACTAACTCTTGTAAGAATGTTTGATATGCCATAACTAAACCAGTTGCTCTTTGATAATCTTCATTTGCCTCTAAGTCTTTAGGGTTAGGATATCTTTTTTCTAATGCTTCTATTTCTTTTCTAACATTATCTAGTTCTTCGAATAATTTAGTATTTACTTCAGACATATTAAGTGGTAATTCACAATATATTTGATTAACTACAAGTGTAGGTAATTGGTCAGCTACATCTTCTTCTGATTTTATAAATACATATGGTGCTATTTTATCTCTAAGATGTTGTTCATTTTTACAACCTGCAACTCTACCATATCCAGCATATTTTATATAACTTTTAGCAAACTTATTAAAACTAAAGAATAAATCTTTGTTTATAAGATTAAATATGCCAAATAAATTTTCTGGATTATTTGTTATAGGTGTTGCAGTTGCACCTACTATATATTTTACATCATTGAATTCATATGCAGCTTTTGCTCTGGCTGATTTGTGATTATTTATATAATGTATTTCATCATATAACATTACTTCAACGTCTTTTTCTCTGAGTTTTTGGACTACTTTTTCATTCTTTAATGTTTCATAATTTAAGATAAATAAGTCTGCATCTTCAAATTGATTATCAAATTTCTTTTTAGCTTTAGATGGAGTATCTATTGCTTTAGCTTTATAGTCAGAGAATTTCTCGACTTCTTTAACCCATTGATACTTAAGAGATGCTTTAACAACTATAGCACCTGGCTTATTAGTTAAATTAGCTTTTCTAAGTTCATGATATATACCAACTAATATTGGTGTTTTTCCTGAACCACAAGGCAATATTAATAATGCTTTACCATTATCAACTCCAAATTTTATAGTTTCTTTTTGATAACAATAAGGAGAAAGTTTCATACCTTCTCCTATATTATCCCATGGATTAGGAATTAATTCTACTTGTTCAAACTCTCGCTCTAACTCAGGGAGATAACATTTAGGCATTTTCCAGCCAGTTTTACCTCCTCTAAGTTTTTTAGAGTCGGGTATCTTTGTTATGAAATTAAAGAATTTAAAATAACCACTTTTATCTCCAGTGTAATAGACATTGTAGTTATAGCCATAATCTTTAATTTCTATCATTCATAGCCTCTCCCATAATGGTTTGCCAATCTTTAACGAATTTATCCCAAGATTTAAGTTTCTCCCAATCTTGTAAGTCATTAAAATTCATTATTAATTCGTTAGTCATAGCAACCATTTCTTCTAATTTATTTTTAGATTCATCTTCATCTAATGTTAATCCAAATTCTTTAGCTAAGAAACTTATAGCCTTACTAACTGTTAGTGGCGTATCTACAAATTTTTCAACTTCCAATATCTCTTTAACTGATTCTTTTTGTGATGTTTCTTCAAAAGGTTTATTTACTATTACAGTAAAAGCATCTTTTGCATCTTTATCACTTAAGTTTGCATTAGGAGAATATGTTTTCCAAAATATATAATCACCTTTTATAAAAGCATAACCATTATTAACTATTAAATCTAAAAGATAATCTATTTCTTCTTTAGATTTATTAAAATCAATTATTTGATTATATATTCTATCATTTTCTTTTGTTATAGCAAAATATAATGCATTATCAGATACATTTGTTAAATCTGTATGTGAATATAATGCTTTATAAAATTCAAATATCTTTTTTATATCTTCTATAGGCAGTTTATTAGCAAATTGAGATAGTATATATATAGCTAAAGCTTCTTCGCCTTTTTTCTCTGTAAGATACTCTATAGAATAAACATCAAGATTAAATAATTCTAATGCCACTATTTTAACACCACTCCTTGTTTGAGACAAGTCGTAAGTGAAATTTGTATCACAAGTTAAAAACATTTTTTGTATATTCAAAGTTACTTCAGAAGAATATACATTACATGCATTACTTATAGCTGTTAAATTAGTCATGATATATAGCTTTGAGTCTTTTGCTCTTTTAAGAAGCTCTTTTCTTATTGTTGAATTTATTTGTGTCATGAAAGACTCCTCCTAATTTCTATATATATATTTCTTATCTATTTCATTTATGAATCTAGATGGTTTTGCATATTGTAATTGACCTTGTACCATTACAGTATCAGAGAAAGTCATGAATAAGTAATCTTTTGCTCTTGTTATAGCAACATACATTAATCTTCTTTCTTCTTCCAACTGTTTTGGATTTCCTAAAGATTTATAATGAGGTGATGTTCCTTCATTACATCCGACTATTATACAAGCTTTAAATTCTAGTCCTTTAGAACTATGCATTGTCATCATATTAACTGCATCTACTTTTTCAGATTCTTCATCTATTGCATATAAAGCAGCTTGAGATAATAAATCTTCTATATTTGAGTATTCAGCAGCTACATTTATTAACTCTTGTACATTTTCGAGTCTTTCTTGCCAGTTATTTTTATAGTCAGGATTAGTTTGTAAGTAATCTACTATGTTTATAGTTGTACATAGTTGAGTTATTAAATCCTTAGGTACTAATTCAGCCATATCTTGTTCTAAATCATCTAATAGTTCTACGAATTCAGCTATAGATTTACCAGCTTTACCTGTTAATTTTATAGTTTCTATTGCTTCTCTAGTAGATAATGGTCCTCCTACATGGTCTCTAGCAAATTCATCTATTTTCTCTATAGTCTTTTCACCGATTCCTCTTTTAGGTACAGCTACTGCTCTTTTAAAAGCAGTGAAATCATGTTCATTGACTAATAGTCTTAAATAAGATAATATGTCTTGTATTTCTGCTCTTGCGAAGAAAGGAGTTCCTCCAACTATTTTACACTTTATTTTAGCTTTATTAAAAGCTTCTTCTAAAATTCTTGATGCAGCTGACATTCTATATTCTATACATATGTCTGAATATGAAAGTCCTTTTCTGCGAAGAGCTTGTACATATTGTATAACCTTAGCAGCTTCTTGCTGAGGAGTTTTGGCTCTAGAAACTATTATAGGTGAACCTTTATAATCTCTAGCAGCTCTTATTTTCTTATCTATTAATGGAGTGTTCTTAGCTATTAAAGACTTACTAGCCTCTACTATAGTTTGAGAACATCTATAATTTCTAGATAAATTATATATTTTCATATCTCTATATATATTTCTTACATTCATAACTGCCTCTATATCAGCACCTCTGAATCCATATATAGACTGATGGTCATCTAATATGAAACATACATTTTCAGCATCTCCTGCTAATAATTCTATAAGTTTTAAATCTCTTGGAGAAGAATCATGTGCTTCATCAGCAGTTATATATCTCCATTGAGCATTTATTTTTTGTTTTATTTCTGGATTATTTTCTAATAATATTATTGTGTTTAATATTAAATCATCAAAATCCATAGCCATTTCTCTTTTTAATTCTGATTGATATTTTTCATATCCATTAGCTAATACTTGTTCAGCACCTTGAGCTGATGCTAAAGCTTGACTAGGTAATATAACTCTATCTTTCTTTTGAGATATATATGAACCTAGATTTTCATGTTCTACATTTAATTCTTTAGCTATCTTTTTAAGTTTTTTAGTACAATCATCTTGACTTAATATAGTAAAATGTTTATTAAAACCAATATGAGTTGCATACTTTCTTAATAGCCTATGACAAACTGAATGGTAAGTACCTACTGTTATATTATCAGCAAGGTCTCCTACTGCTGCTCTTATTCTTTCTTTCATTTCGTTCGCAGCTTTATTAGTAAAAGTAAATAAACATATTTGAGATGGGTCTATTCCATTTAATATTCTGTATTGACTCATACTAATAACTGTTTTTGTTTTACCTGAACCAGGACCTGCGATTATCATACAAGCACCTTCTTGATGTTTGATAGCCTCTTGTTGCTCATCATTAGCTGAAGCTAATATCTCTTCTTTAGTCATAATTTTATACCTTCTTTCCTTCAATAATAAGCCAAAAGGCACATCAAGTATGTGCCCTTTAGAATTTCAAATCTATACCTAAATCAATTGATACGTCTCCGCCTTCGAACATTTCTGGTTTTTGTTTTTGTTCTACTTGTTCTCCGCCGATTAATAATTCTATTTCTTTTGATTTTTCAATACAACTCATGCCTGAAAATCCTTCTTTTAAATCTATTTCTGTACTTCCATCTTCGTTTATTGTTATTGTTGCTCTTTTCATTATGAAATTGCCTCCTAATTTATATTAATATTTTTAAAGATAGGGAGTTATTAAACTCCCCATCCTCCTTCAATGCCTGTTTGAATATCTGTAGTTTTATCAATTTTTTGTGTCAATTATTTTACTTTAGTAAAATTATCTTTTAATTGATTTTGTAATGAATTCAATTTCTTAATAATTATAAATATCTTCTTATATCATCTACGATATCTTCTAGTCTTTTTTTGATGTCTTGTTGCTCTTCCTCTGGCATAATTGTAGGAAATGCTACAGTTAAGTAGCAACTTCCTTCTTTTTTGTTTTGCGAGATTAATTCTTCATCTAATACTACATTGATAAGTGTTGTTTTCTTTTTTTTAAAAGGCCAAAAAAACATTTAAATTACCATTGAGTTATTTCTAACTCTATTTTGTTTCCTTTTTTAACAGTTTTAACATCCCATCCTTGAAGTTCTAAATCTCTCTTTAATTTATGTTTTTGATACACTTGAGACATCATATTAACTAATTTATCTTGTTGCTTATCTCTAACTATTCCACTTCTCCAAGTATCTCCTAGAAGGTCTATTCCTCCTTCTGCATTTCTAACGATACCTAAAGCAGTTTTATTTCCTTGGAATTTTAACATTGCATCAACTCTAGATTTACCAAAAGAATTCTTTATTTCTTTTTCAGTGTAATCTAATGTTAATTCCAAATCTCTTAAAGCTTCTTCAAATAATTTCATATCTACAGCTTTCGCTAATACTTTTGTTTGTACTTTAGTCCATACTGACATATTAACTTCCTCCTAAATTTTATAAATATTTTTCTGCTAACTCTTGATAAAATAAATTTCTTAAAAACTCTAAGTCTTCTTTAAAAACTTCATTTTCTTCTTCTGTATCTTTTGGTGCATTTTCTATTATACTATCAATATCTCCTTCAAGCAATGATGGTATAACAAATTCCATATAATACTTCATAGCTTGTTTAAACTCTAAGAACTCTTGAGTTTCTAATAAGGCAAAACCAAAAGAAGAATTACCTATACTAGAAATGCACATGTTTAATATAATTGCATTTTGCTTTAACTCTTCTATACCTTCTTGATATAAAAGTTCTGCTTGTTCAGCTGTTAATTCAAATGTTTCTTCTTTAATAGCTTTATTATTAGCTATTTTATCAAACATGTCTACATTCATTTTTCTTATAGCCATATTATCCCCTCCTTGGTCCGCCTGGTCCAACTTCTATTTTTGGAACATTAACTAGGCGAGTTTTCTTTTCTTTATTAGCACCATTAGCATATAAAGCTCTATTCTTTGCCCAGTTTTCTAAAGCAGCTATTTGTTCTCTAGAAGACACTGCTACTGGCACTACTTCCTCAGAAGCAGCTTGTAAGATTTCAGGAGTTATACCTCTATCTTCTCCAGTTTTTATCTTTTCTAAATATGCTCTTCTTAAAGAAGATTTTACTACTAATTCTATTTCAGCACCAGTATATTTCTCCATAGACTTAGCCATTTCTTCAAGCACATCATCTTCTACAGATTTATTTGCTTTTCTTAAATGGATATCTAGGATTTGTTTTCTTTCTTCTTTAGTTGGTAAACCAAAGAACCATATTGCGTCTAATCTTCCTGCACGAGTTAATTCTGGTGGTAATTGAGATACGTCATTAGATGTCATAACAACAAATACTCCGTTATCGTTATCGTTAAGGAATTCAAGAACACTACCAAATGCTCTAGCTATTGCACCAGAGTCTGAGCTATTAGAAGATTTATAACCTCCTAATGCTTTTTCAACTTCATCTATTAAAAGAACACATGGAGCACAAGAACGTACTAAATTTAATGCTTTGTACATATTTCTTTCTGTCTCTCCTGCGTATCTTGAAGTTATCTTAGCCATATTTAATTTTATAAATGGCATTTCCCATTTACCAGCTAATGCTTCTGCACTAAATGATTTAGATGTACCAGGTATACCTACAGATAAATATCCTTTTGGAGCAGGTATTCCATATTCTCTTGCATCTTCTGTCATACAAGCTTCAACTACATCTATCCATTCTTTAAATTTATGATTTCCTCCTACATTATCTAAACTAGCACTAGGAACTTTATAGTCTAATACACCTGATTCATTTATTATTTCTATTTTCTTTTCATTAACTATTTCTAAGTTAATTGTCCCATATTTAATAAATGATAAATTCAACATACTAAGTATTTCACTTCTAGTAAATCCAAATAGTCTTTTTGCTATATTTGTTTGTTCTCTAGATTGTAAAGTTATATCTTTTGAATTAGTCCATAAATTTAATAATTCAAAAATATCTTCTTCACTAGGAGTATCGTAATTTAAAACTTTAAATGTCTTTTGAAGTTCAAGAGGTACTTCATTACTAGGAGATATTATTATAATTGGTGTATATCTTCCTGTAGGACATTCTTTAACATCTCTAATACTTCTTATAGCCATAGGGTTACTCATAGCTAAATGATAATCTTTTAATATCCAAACTCTTGATTGTGGTAAGTCTGAATTATTACTTTCTTTAAGCATAGCATCAAGTTTTTGTAAACTTGGTCCTTCTATTTGCTCATAATGAATTGTGTTATTTTCTGTTGTTAATCTATTTATTCCTTCTGTTAAAGACCATGTATATACATTTTCATATTCTTCGACAGTATCTATTGCATTTTTAACAGCTATCATTACTTCTTTTTCTTCAGAAGTAGTTATCCAGATACCTGGTTCTCTAGCTTTTAATAAGTCTAATAAATTCTGATGAAACACGTCAATTTCCTCCTATACAGTAAATTCTCTCAACATAAAATTATTTATATTTATAATTTCAACTTTCGGTTTTAATGATATTCTATATTTGTCTATTGCTTCTAGTGAATTATACATTCTTATATATGAATTCATTTCATTAGCACTTGTAAATAAATTAGGTACATTTAACTTTGTTATTTCAGGAACTTCTATATAATCATATCCTTCATTATCTAAAATATTTTTTATCCTAGCTTTATAAGTAAAATAACCTAATGTATGTGTATTAGTATCATATACTTCATATTCTGCATTTGATTGTAAGATTAAACTAAAATTAATTCTATGATTACCTACAATAACGTCAGCTGTTAATTCCATATCTCTATTGATATCTTTACCAACATATTCATATATGCTTAACATTCCAGAACTATTAAGAGAAAATCTAGTTGCTCCTCCTATTATTTTTCCTTTATGTCTTAGTATAATATAAGCGTTAATAGGAGAATTAGAGCATAATAATATTGATTTTGTACTTAACATGTGTTGGAATATATCATTAAATCCTTTTTCTAATGCATTGTTTAAAGTATTACAAACTTCTAAAGTTTGATTCTTTATAACCATATTAGATAGTTCTTCAACTACTTTTTCTGTTTCCATAGGTATTAAATGTTCTGCTCCATCTATTTTACCTTTTAAGTTTATTGTACTAATATCTTCTAAGCTATCAGCTTCTATTGTCCAGCTTAAGTTATAAGTGGCTCTAGATAAAGCATCTGTTAAATGAATGTCTGCAATATTAGAACCCATTTTTATAACTATATCTTTTTCTTTAGCTTTTTTACCTGTTAGAAGATATATGCCACTATCTCTTGTTTCATAAGAGTAACTCATATATTATCCTCCTATCATTAAATCATCATATAAACTGTCGGCTGTCATAATTCCATCGGCATAAGATTTATTATCTTTTAATAGCCTATATAAATAACCTTCATAGCCTATATTTTTTATAATTTCATCAAATTCTTCTTCTGTATTTGGTTGTTTGAATTCATATTCAAAAACTGGTTCATTATTTTCCATCATATCACTCATATAAATATAAGAGTTATCTAAATCATATATTTCAATTTTAAACATATTTATCCTCCTATTCTTTTGTGATATAAACTAAATCTTTAGTATCTGGTTTTATATAAAGTCCTGCTAATTCTTCTAATTTATAACCAAAATATGTTGGAACAAGATTTTCATTTTTATTTTCATTAGCAAGTTTTATATCCCAAACTATTTGATTAGCTGAACCTATAGAGTTTAACATACCATCTCCTAATTCTTGTTGATATGTTCTTTCTTCTAATATAAATTGACCATCTATTAATATGTCTAAGTTTTTTAATAATTCTTTAAATGGTTTATTTAATTCATGTTTTATAAAAACACCGTCTTCATTCATACTATCTATTTTAAGTATATCTTTAAGTTCTCTCCAAGTATACATTATTATATGAAAACCATGTTCTTTAAGCTTTTTAGTTAATGGTATTAAATTTTCTATTTGGTCAGTAGGTTCTCCTCCGCCTATAGTTATGTATTTATTATTAGGGTCACATTTTTCATTTATCATATCAGCTAATTCTATTGGGTCCCAGCTATATTCAGCTTTATTCTTATCCCATGTTATGCTATTAAAACAACCTTTACATGGATTGCCTAGCATTGCTTTATCGCAGCCTAATAAAAATACTTCAATTCTTTCATTATTATTTGGACTAGGTCCAGCAGTGTCTGTACGCCACTTTATATCAAATATTCTAAGTCCTTCTTCAGGTTTCAATTCTCTCATATTAATTCCTCCTAATATTTATATAGGTTTATCTAATTTTTTACCACATACAGGACAATAGTTAATATCTAAACAGTTATTAGACCATTCTCCAAATACATCATTTTCAGTTATTCTAACTAATTGACAATCTATTTGATTAGCATCTAAATCTAATCTAACTCTAGCAGTATATCCTTCAAACTCAACACTTGATATTTGTTGTGTTCCTTTGTCACATATTTTACACATAATTATCTCTCTTTAACATACTTATTATCAAAAGATAAAAAGAACAGGACTATGCCTGTTCTATTATATCATATTCTTCACTTATATCGTGATATTCTCCACATTTAACACATTTAAGTGCTTTTGTAGAAGTATTTTCTGAAACTTTCTTACCATTAGTTATGTAAGATTTTATTTCTACTTCTTCAAATAACACATTACCACACTCATTATTTCTACAAGTAAATAAAGGTGTTTCTATCATATTAAAGACTGCCATTATTCTTCTTCTCCTTCTGAACCAGATTGTAAATATTCTATTAAAGTAGGTAACCAAGCTTCAGGTAAAGTATAGATATTAGTATATTGACCTTCAGTAACTTCATTTACATAGTAGTCAACATCATCTATGCTCCATCCATTTTCTTTAGCTATCCCTTCTATTATAGCCCAATCAGCTGATTCTTTTTGCTTTTGCTCTGTCCAAACTATAGGCTTAGATATTTGGTCATAGTATGCTTGTTCATCTTCAGCTCTATATAATTGTAAACCTATACCTACTAAAGAAGCAGCTTTCTTTAAAGCATCTGTTTGTGCAGCTTTAAATATGTGTTCTTGTTCAGATTGTTTACCTATTACAGATTTAGAACCAAATGCCTCTTTAACAACAGTTCTTTCTTTACCTGTTTGGTCTACTAGGGTTATAGTTAATCTACATTTTGCCCAAGCAACTGCTCCTTGAGGTTCCCAAGCACCATCTTGTCCATTATGAGTTTCTGTTTTATTCTTTGCATATTTATTAAAGAATGGGTCTGATTCTCTTACCCATTGTTCAGGGAATTCAGCTGACCATCCAAAATGTCCAAACGTTGAATTAAGCATATCTATAACTGTAGAACCAGATAAGTAATCTAATGTTTGTCCTCTTCCTGCATCTCTTTGTTGTATAACATATTCAGGTATTTGAGCCGTTATAGCTTTAGTCATTAAATGTGGTATTTCTATTTTTGATAATTTCATATGTTCCTCCTAAAATTATATATATTGATTATATCATAAAAAGCATAGAAGATGAACTCCTATGCATTCTTACTTTCTACTTTAAGTGCGTTATTATAATTCACTAAAGAGTATTTCTTAAAGTTTATTCCATCTATTATCTTTTGATAGAATTTATATCTTTCTTCTATTATTAACATATATTGATGTAAATCAACTGTTTTTCCACTTGGAGTAACAAAGTTTTTACAAGCTAATATTCCTTCAGCTTTTCTAGCTTCTGCATTTCCTCCAGAGCCTTTAGCTATTGCTATCGCTTTAACTGTATCATAATTTTGTTTAGTTCCATCATACATTGTTTCAGAATCATGTAATTTAGGTAATATTTCAAAGTTTAATTCATCTAAATTTGCTAAACAACTTTTAACTTGAGACATAGTCATATCTTGTTCAACTTTTATATTGTTTAAAGCATCTAAAACATCTTTCTTTTCTTGTTCCCATAATTCTGTTGTAGGAGCAACTATTTGTCTCATTATTGAATCCATTTCTTCTAATGAAGCTCTATTAGATTCATCTACTGCTACTTCTTCTACTACAGCTTCTTCATTTACTTCAACTTTCTTCTTAGTAGTCTTTTTCTTAGTAGTTGTTTTCTTAGGTTTAACTTCTTCTTTAACTTCTTCAGTTTCTTTTTCATCAACAACTGGAGTAGTTTCTTCTATTTTTTCTTCTGCTTTTGTTTCTTCAATTTCTATTTCTTTAGGTTCTTCTGTTTGAACACCTAATTTTTTTTTAGCTCCTAATTTTACTTTAGGAGTTTCAGCAGGTTCGAATTCTGGTGTAGTGTTTTCTTCTGTCTTTTCTTCTTTAACTTCTTCAACAACAGCTTCTTTCTTTAAACCTAATTTAGGCTTAGAAGATAAGCTTCCTCCTAATTTCTTTGCACCTAATACTGGTTTAGAACCAGCTGCTGGTATAGTTTTTGGAGTAGAAGTTTCTCCTGCTTCTATATCTATTTCTTTAGGTTGAGTTTTTAACCCTGTTCCTATTTTTTTAGCTCCTAATAATGGTTTTGCTGCTGGAGCAGTTGCTCCTAAATTTGTTTTCTTTAAAAATGACATTTTATATTCCTCCTCAATTATCTTATTATTTTATGGATATGGTTTAATGCTTCTATCATCACATCAGATGGAGTTTTGTTAGCATCTATTGTGTAAACAACTCCTAAATGATTGTCTATATCTTCATTTACTGATTTAACTATATTATGATATAGAATTCTATCACATATCTTTCTATCTTCTACATCTTCTATGGCATCTTTTTCTTTTTTAGACATTCTTTCTTCATATGTTTCCATAGATATTTGTAATACTAAGTTATTTATATCTATATTATTTTCTTTTAATAGCTTTAAAGTTTCTTTATTGTAAGTTAATATTTTTGAGAAACCTAACTCTAAGCCTTGATATATTATTGAACTAAATAAATATCTATCCGTTATAACATTATGTCCTTTATTTAATTCTTTTATTATGTCTATAGTATGATAATATCTTGATTCAGCAAATAATTTAGCTTGTTCATCTGCTGTTAAAGTATTATCTGTAAGCAATCTTTCTCTTATTGTTTCTGACTTATTATATTGGCCATGTAATAAGTTGCCAGGTTCTCTTGTAAATAAGAAAGTCTCATTTGAATATATTATCGGTAAGGCTGTTTTTAATTTTTCTATTAATGTTGTTTTACCAGCAGTATCTGGTCCTTCTAAAGTTATCAATCTCCCTTTTTTAAGCATAAGTTATCTCCTCTCTAAGTTGTCTATATAAGTTTTTGCACTAGCAACATCTTCTGCAACTTGTTCAGCTATTTTATATACTTCATTTTCATCATAATATTCTAACATAGAGAATAAATCTTTAGCTGAATAAGTAACAATTGTTTTTATTCCATTTACATCTATATATTGACCTTTAACTTCTTCAACAGATAAGTCTGGTCTAAACATTGTTAAACCTGTAGCTCCCATTAATATTATCACTCTTGGTTTAACAAAGTCTATAGCATAATTAACAAAATGTTTACAATTCTTTACTTCTTGTCTATTAGGTAACCTTATTAAAGATTCTCCATTAAAATCTCTTTTTAGGATACAACTTACAGCATTTACTACAAATATGTCTTTCATATCTAAACCAGCGGTTTCTAATATATTCATAGTATAATCATTTATTTCTTCATTATCCGTAGCATTATCATTTATTATTAAAATATTTGCATCTGGATTTCCCCATGGTAATTTTTTATCACATTTATTACATGTTCTACATTCTTTACAATTGACTATATGTTCACTTAGTTTGTCTTTACATAAAGGTGTTAATATTCTTCTTGCAAACTCAAGTGGATTATCTAAATTCAATTTCTTAAATATATTAAAAATCTTCTGTCTTATCATCAATGTTCTCCTCTCTAAAGCAAAAGACGGGAATTACCCGTCTTCACTTTATGCCATAGCCATATTATAAGCTATGGATTTCAATTTATTATCAACTCTATTTATAGCTTCTTGGATATTAACATTTTCTAAAGCAGTTATGCCTAATATCCCCATTACTACTAGAGCCTCTGATTCACTTAAACCTTCTTCTGTCATAAGTGTATCTATTAATTTATCCATTTAAAAACCTCCTCGTTTTTAAACAGCTCTTACCTTTTAACTTCTTGTTGCTTTTTCTCTTAACACCATTGCTTTAAATTCTGATGTCTTTCTTATTTCATCAAATATATCTTTAGTAGGCATTGCACTATCTTTAAGTTCAGAACATTGCATATCATTTTCATTACAATATCCTAAAGCAAAACACTCTGCTACTAGATATGGTTTTAAGTCTGGTAATTCTTCCAATACAGCATTTTTCATAAGATTAGCTAATTTTCTTATAGCTTCTTGTGCTCTGAAACAAAGTCTTTTGTGCATAAAGTGTTCTAATGCTTCTATAGTAAAGCCTATTGTTCCAGATGAATATATATCTATACCTAATCTTCCTCTAGCTACTTCTCTAGCTTTTTCACCAGTCCATCCTTCTCTTTCACCTAATGCATCTACTATAGTTTTATATTGTCCAGAATCTAATTCAAATCCTTCATTCCATAATTCTAATAAATCTGGATATTTAGCTATTACATCAGGAGTATACCAACCTAAGTTACTAGAATCAGTATATCTTTGAGATTGTATGTTTTTTATAACACCTTGCTCATGTCTAACTAATTGGTCTATTGCACTTCTAGGCACATCTTCTATTTCAAATATGAAATGAAATGCTCTAGAACCAGAATAATGTCTAGTCTTATGACACTTCTTCCCTACATTAACAGCGTATTTAGGGTTTGTATTATAACATTTGCACGCAAATTGTCCCCAACGTTTATAAAAGTTTTGTACTTCTTCTTTATTGATTAAAGTGACTTTCATTTAAATGTGTTCCTCCTAAAAAATAAATCTTATAGCAATAATTATATATAGCAAAGCTATTAAATACAATATCATTTTTGACATTATATCATGAGAGTCATCACATTTATATCTACTTGTTATATAAGCTAAACATACGCCTGTAATTGCAAAAAAGATTGCAACTATAATTTTAATTATAAATAATATCAATGCAATTCCTCCCCCAAACAAATTAAAGAGCCTTAAAAAGGCCCTTATTAATTAGTATCATTTTCAAACATATCTCTTAAAGAAATTATATCTTTACCAACTATATCGGCTTTATTTTGTTTTCTTAACCAACCATAGAATAAGTTCATTTCTGAAGTTGTTAATGCTCCAGTAAATCTTATATGGTTATGTTTTATAAATGTTTGAGATACACCTCTTAATAATTTCCATTGATTATAATAAGGCAATTTGGACTTAGTTTGGAAACCATTTGAGCCTTCATACACATATCCTTCTATATGTTCTATGCCATTATGTAGATAGTCTTCCTTATTGGTTTCGCTATATCTTTCTAAGAATTCTTGCCATGTATTTAATACGGCTGTTCTTTCTTTAACTTGAAGTCCTAATTCATCAGCAACTTTACATAATTCTTCATAAGGCATTTGTCTAAATTCAACTTCATTGTATATTATAGCTATTAAAACAATAAATGGTTTATCATATTTTATGATATGAGGGTCATTGATTGGGTCAATAACTTCATATACAAATGTACAATTATTATTCTTTATATAATCACATATTAATGCTTTATTTAAAATTGGTACATTGTTTTCAAATATTTCTTTAAACCATTTAGCATGGTCACTTTCTAAAGTAGTTTTAGAAGCATATATTAATTCTCCATCATGAACTCCTTGTAAACCTAAATATCCATTATACTTTAAATATTCATATACAGGGAATGTCATACTTCTCTTTAGATTGTGAAGTTTAGTGTTTTCTCTTTCATTTATATTAAAGAATTTATCATAACTTCTTAAAGTTATTTTTTTAGTTTCATTATTAAAGAATAATCCTCTAGCTTTAATTGTTTGATTATCCCATAGTCTACCTTTGAAAACCATTGGTTTAAAATTAAAAGCTGAAATTGGATATTTCTTTGATTTCTTTTCTGATACTAAATGATTATCTTGCATTAAGTTAAACATCATCTCTTCAGTTATAACTTCATAATTATTTGAATCAACAGTAGTTTGAGTATCGAATACTTCGTTTAATATTTCATGTGTTTCAAATCCATTTTCATCAAGAGTAACAACTCTTAAATGTCCTCCTGTTTCAATTTGTCCTTCTAGGTTAAAACATCTTTCTGTTGCTTTTATAGGTAGGTCTTCTATATTTCTATGACCATGTATTTGATAATAGTTTTCTGGCATATTAGTTTCAAATGCTAAATTTACAGCTAATGCATCTTCATACTTTCCAACACCTCTTATAAAATCTATAGTAGGCATAAATAAAGTATTATCTAATATCTTAGGTATACCTCCATGAGTAACCATTACTACTTTATCATTATAAGTATAATAAGCAAACTGTCTTAAATTTCTACAGAATTTTCTAGCATCTTTTTTAGAAACTTTGCCGCCTTCTATTTGAGGTAATGTTTCTTTAAAACCTTTAGTTAAATTATCATACATATCATTAGCCCAATCTCTTAACTGTTGCTCATGATTTCCCTCTAAGAATATAAAATTCTTTTGAGAAGAACATTTAAATAGATAATTTAATACTTCTTTATTTTCTATACCTCTATCTATATAATCACCTGTAAAGATGAATAAATCTTCTTCATTATAGTTTTCGTCCATATACTTTTTAAGTACAGTGTAACATCCATGTACATCTCCTATGTGATGTATTTTTCTATAATGAGATAAATCTATTTTATCAAAAGACATTTGAGGTATTATTGGTTTAGTTTTATCTAATACTTTTATACCTGTAGGTATTTGTTGAGATTTAAATCTTGCATATTGATTATCAATAGCTTGTTCTGGAACTCTTTTGTATTCAGGTAATCTATTAGCATTTCTTCTTTTACATTCTTCTATAGGTAAGTCTGTTAAGTCTATTAGATATATTCTATACCTATAAGTATCAGATATTTGTTTATATTTTTGCATATCAGCAGTTTTAGAATTAGTAGCGTCTATTACTACAAACTCTCCTCTTTTCATTCTAGCTTCTAAAACATCAAATAATATAGACCATACTGTTTTTTCATCATTTACACCTATAGTAAATGAACCATCTACTTTCATAGCGGGTGATTGTATTAATAGCCTTATATTATCTGCTGATAATGTATATTGTTCTAGTCCTAATTCTTTTATCATAGTGGATTTACCACATCCAGGTGCTCCTCTAAATAAAAGCATTGCTCTCATAGTATTCCCTCCTTATTTAATATGAATCTATTTTCTTTCTTGCTTTTCTTATAGCTTCTCTTACATTGTTTACAGACATTAAATAGTAAAGCTTTTTATTAAATTCTGTATTTACAGAAGCATATATAATTGTTTTACGTTTTAATTGATAACTGCATATTTCTACAACCTTATCTTTATATATAAAAGTTTTTATCGTATATCTTTTACACATTAAAAATCTTCTCCTATAATTCTATAATCATCTTCATAAATTTCATTCATACATGGTTTACAATTATAATATTGTACAAATGTATCTCCTTCTACTTTGTTCATTAATTTACAGTAAAGTTCCATAGCTTCTTCTAATGAGATATTATTAACTCCAGTAGAAGCTAATATCTCTCCCATACATATATCATTTTCATGACATATTGACATAAGCTTATTTTCTACTTCTGATGTGTTACAAGCATTCATAATTTCAACAACTTCTGGTTGTTCAGGATTTCCTTTTAAATTTTCAGCTGTTAAAATGCCCATCATTTTATCATCTTCTGTAAAGAAACAGTCTTTTGAACCTACTGATGCTGCCATATTAGATATTATTTGTCCTAATCTTAAATCTGGATTAGCTCTCCAGTATGATTCAAGTTGTTTTAACATTGGTCCTATTCTATCTGGGTTTCTCATAATTAAATCCTTTCTAGTCTAAATTTGTGTGTAGCATTAGGATATTTCTCTTTATCTACTGTAGATAAGAACATAGGTAATGGTCTTACATAAGTTAATCTATCTCCATATAAAGCTGTATATATAACTAACTTTTCTTTTTCTATAGTAGAAGGATGATAATATTTATCTCCAACTCTAAATATCCAAGTATCTGATTCTAATTCAGTATGATGGAAAACATGTATAGTATGTTTTTCTTTTTGTATTAATTCAAGCATATCATTTGGTTCAAGAGGAACAGATATACTAGATACAGCATATATCATATCTTCTCTGTCTTTTTCTAATTTGAAGTGTCTATAAATACCTGGTATTTGTATAAAGTTATTTGCTTTATTACATTCATCCCATATTAAATCTTTTAAATATTTTTGCATGTTTCCTCCCATTGTGTACGCATTCCGCCTGAAATAACTATCATCTTATAGTCTCCTTCTTTATATGAACCTTCTTTATTAGTTGGTATTGTATTTAAAAAGTAATTCTTTACTTGATAATATTTATTTAAATGTTCTATATAAAAACAAGTATTAATAGGTGGTAATGAAGATACTTTTAATTCTGCTAATTTTTCACCATCGGCATAATTTATAACATCTATTGTTATTATAGGATAAGTCATTTAATTCCCTCCTTTAAATTATAAACATATTTAAAAGCACTATGATTAATCTTCTTTTGATACTTCATATGACATTAATGCATTATATAAAGATTCTGGTATTATGTCATAATGTTCTTGTGCTTTACTTTTTATATATTCTTCTTTCGCTTGTTTATAAGCTTCAAATGCTAAATCACTTGTATTGTAATTTCCTAAATGATGTGCTTTATTATTTATAGTTATAGAAGCTTTAAATTTACCATTTTTTAATAAAGATACTCCTATAGGGTATTTCCCTCTAATAGAATTAGCTTTAACTAATAAAATATTAATATTTTTAGGAACTAATACGCATGTTTTAGGTGAATATATCTTATTATTTTTAAATAAAATATCTTTATCTAATTCTAATTTAGAATCTGTATTATAAGCATTTGCTTCATACCATTTTGCAAAGGTTTGAAAATTATGCCACTCAGAACAAACATGACAATCTTTATAACTAGGCTGTTTAATATGAAAAGATTCTAAATAGCAACGCTGTATCATATTTGCCCAAGAATTATAAATAGTTGAATATTCTTTATGAGAATATTTTCCTTCTCCTATATATCCAACACCATAAACTGATTTATCATATGGAGATTTTACATTGCCTTTTAAGAATGCTCTATATTTAACATTTTTCTTTATATAATTTTGTTCTATAAACAATACATCTATATCATCTTTATTTTTATATTTTATTATTTTCATTTTACTACCATTAGTATTAACAGCTATTTCTCCAGTTCTATCATTTTTAGATGGCATTTTTATCACCTTCTTTCATATTGTAAATATATTTAAGTTGAGCGTGTGTACATTCTGGGAACTTGATGTTATAACCTTTATAACGAACAATAGCATCATGTTTATATATCCAATACTTTTCATAAGCTGTTAAAAGGTCATGAGCTACATCTTTTTCTAAAATGATAAATTTAAATGATTCTATCCCATGCATATCATAGTCTTTTTGCAACTTACGATTATTATGACAGCCTTTTTGTAAATGCTGTTTATGTGTTTTAATTCTTCTGTCTATATTAGAAGAGGAACCAACATATTTCCTCCCTGTTACAGAATTCTCTATTAAGTAAACACCATTATAAATCATTTCATCTTTAGCATCTTTTGCAGAATTTTTCGTAGTCGCTTTTGTTGATATTACATCTTTGTTAATAAATGATTTTGGTTTTATTTTAATAGCCATATGTCGATTCCCCCTATTCTATTTTGTCTTATTAATTTTTAGTCAATTAAAACTCTCCAGTCATTTGATAATAAGTCTCCTGTGCTTGGGACCCACATTGAATGAGAGCCATCTGCATTCTTTATTTGGAAATATGGGTTACACTTAAATAAATCTCCTTCTTTAAGTCCCCATGCTTGAGCAGTTTGTTTATTGCAAGGTATTCCTTCTGGATAAGCTTTTTGCATTACAACAAACATTCCTTTACCATTCCAGCCAGTTCTAGTTAATTTTTGTCCAGCTTTTAAATAAGTTAAAGCTTGTGAAAAGTCTAATGATTCTTCTCTTAATTTCATTTTGTATCTCTCCTTCTAATAAGTGTGTATTATTTTATTTTAGTTAAATCTGGTTTTACAAAATGTTCTCTACATACTGCATAGTAATTATCATTTTTATTTTCACCTTCTACATTAACAAAAGCACCTTCGTATATAGGTTCACCATTTCTAACTAATAGATTGTAAGTAGCTTTACTATTACACATGCAACATGTAGTCTTTATTTCTTTTATGCTTTCTGCTAATGGTATTAACTTAGCTATAGCAGGGAATAAATCACCTGTATAACTTGTTTTAAGTCCATAACACATGATAGGAGCTATAGTAGATAAATTTTGTAGTTGTTTTATATGTTTATCACTACAAAATTGTACTTCATCTATTAATATAACATCAGGATGATATCTTTTAGCTCTTAATTGTTTAACAGCTGTTTTGTATAGTGAATTTTCATCTGTGAATGTTACACATTTTATTTCTTGTGAAGACATTCTAGATTTAATTATACCTTCATCTCTAGTATCTTTAGCATGTTTCAATACTAAAACTTTTTTATTATTAAAGTTATATGTTGAATATGTAGAGATTAAGTCTAAACTTTTACCACTATACATTGTGCCATGTATGTAGTATATTTTATGATGTTTATTCATGCTCTTCTCCTTTTAACTAAGTTTATACATTGTAACAGTTTTTCTTCCATAACTACTTATACGTTTAGAATAAGCACTATTTGATTCTCCTGATTTTCTAGGTACAAATACATCTAATCTATTAGAGCTATTAAAGTTTGAACCTCCTTTATCTCTAACAGTAAATATTTGTCCATTTAATTCAAATTTAGTACCAAAAGAATAAACATTAGAAGCAACTGTTCCAGCTACAAGTTTATTACCTTGTGCATCTATACCTGCATATCCTCCATTCTCATGAGCAAAATCACCATAGAATGTTAGAGTTATAGTTACAGCTTTTCCTCTTGTACTTATACCTCTAGATACGCTTCGGGTGGGACGTTCAGCAGAAGCAAGCTTTGCTGATGCCTCCTCTTTTTTCTTAGCCTCTAGCTTTTGATTTAACACTTCATTTTCTTTTTGTAATTTGTCTAGAGATTCTTTATTATTATCTCTTTCTTTAGTTACATTGTCAATGGTATTGTCTTTATCTTTGATAGTTTTATTTAGACTATCTATTTTAAGCTCTAATTGAGATTTTGTTTTTTGTAAATCCTCAACTTTTTGATTAAGCTTATATAATCCTATTCCTTCTCCTATTATTACACCGCCCGCAAGGACGGCGACTAACAAGTAGCTTATTTGTTTTTTCTTTAAAGCCATGTTAACATCATTCCTTTCTCTATTTAGTCAATTTATTTTTAAATGAAATATCTACACATATGTCTCCATCTTCATCTAGAGTTAATCTAAGTCTTGTATCGCAAGTCATATTAACCCATCTTTCAGAAGAAGATACTGTGTTTATAGAATCATCTTCAAAACTACTTCTGTCTTGATTAAGAATAATAGCACATGCTTCGCTATTACGAACAAGATTAGCTATTCTAGTAAGTAAAGCTTTTATAACTATACTTCTATGTCTATCTGTATTAGTGCAGATACTACATTCTTGTTCCTTTTTAGTAGACAAATCAGCTAGAGAATCTATTACTATAAGTCCTATATCATCAATGCAAGGTTTTACAACTTCTGATAATATTGTTACTAAGTTCTCTATTGATTCAGGTTGTATATAGATAACTCCATCGGCATCTATACCGTGTTCATCTATATATTCTTTTTTCATACCTCTACTGGCATCTATAAATACTGCGACTTTGTCATTATTTTGTTTTTGAAGTTCTTTAATAGCTAATAAAGCAAGCAGTGTTTTACCAGTATCAGTAGCACCACTAATTTCAGTTAGTTTACCTATCTGGTATCCTCCTTTTAGCATTTCATCTAATGATTCATTTCCTGTAGAAAGATATGTATTTTGTTTCTCCATAGTTTTCCCTCCTATAAATAAATCTTGATATTTCAATATATCTTCGTTTATTTGGTTATACATTTGACTTCCTAATAGATTTCTAGTAGGATTAGTATTTATTGTCATAATCAATTCCTTTCTCTTCAAGTATAGCTTTTAAATATTCTACTTGAGCATGTAATTTTATTGATTCAGCTTCTGCTAGAGTTCTTCTAGTATCAGCGACTTTTATTTTTGAATCGGCCTCTTTAGATTTCTTTCTGTCTGCTACTATTGTAGCAACCATATCATTCATCAAGGCGGAATCTATAACAACATATGATTGGTCATCTGTATCCTTAAAGGCAAACTTTAAGTACCAAAATTCCATATTTTCTAATGGTGCTTCTCTATCTAATTTATCAAGCCATTCTCTTTTAATAGTGAATTGTGCATGACCTCTAGCTCTATTTGGGTCTTGAGTTTTTAACTCTTCCATTATGTTGACCATACCTCTTATTTGTTGGTCTCCTTTTACTTTACCTGCTCCTGAGTTAGGTGTCATTCCAGTAGTAACTGATTCAATATTATTTTTAACAGCTTTGTGATTATTACGTTCAAATACTTCTCCCATTCTCTTTGTAGCTTTTTCAGTATTACGTTTACGTAATCCTGTATTCTTAACTTGTTTAGCTACATAATGTAGTTCATTAAAACATAAATCACATCTTATTCCTTCATTTTTACAATCTAAATGTCCAAATTCGCAACTCATATAATGCTCTCCCTTGTTATTCTAAATATTCTTTTGGTAAAATACTTATGTCATGTGTTCTATTCATTATAATAAGTATATCGTTTCCTATAGGTAACATAGGTATTGTAGTTTCAACAATTATATAATCATCTTTTTTATAGTACATGAATTTACCGCAGTGTGAGCCTTCTCCAACGACAAGGTTTTTTACATCTTCAGCTTTAATACGTTTTATTCCAACACCTGTAATCACATTTATTTGTTTAACCTTGTACTTAAACTTATTTTTATATTTTTCCATAAATTTTCCCCTTTTCTAATTAATTAAAAAGACGGGATTACTCCCGCCTTAAAGTATTACTTTTTCTTAGCAGTTTTTTTCTTAGGAGTATCAGCCTCTGCTAATATTTCATCTAAGTTTATTTCTGCTCCTTCAACTGCTTGTCCATCAAGTTTATTTTCTGCTTCTATAGCATCAACTTCTTCTTGAGATAAGACTTCTACATCTATCTTCCCAAAGTTCTCAACTTTATTTACTAAGTAGTCAAAGTAGTCTGGATTATTCATTATATAAGCTCTAGTATTTTTCATACCGTTCCAAGCAGCTTTTGTTCCATCAGCAAGTATTCTTTCTAATGGTTCACCTTTCTTATCTACTTCAGTACCGTATTCTCTATACCATGAACCTTTCTTTGTAAGTATACCACATTTCTCTGCAACTTCTATTATTTCTATAGAGCGTTCAGTTCCTTGTCCATATACTATGAAGTATTCTGTCTTTAAGTAAGGCATTCTATCTTGTCTACAGTGATTCTTATGTACTGTAACTGATATTTTCATACCTTCTTCTCTTGAAATAGGGTCCGCATCTTGTATGCTTCTTTTTCTATAGTCAAGAGTAAGCATTGAAGAATATCTTATAGCTCTACCTCCTGCTATTGTTAGAGGGTCTCCATGCATCTTTCCTATCTCTGTTGTTAAATGGTTTATAAGCACAAAACCACAATTGTGTTCAGCTATTAATGCAACCATTTTTCTCATAAGTTTTCCAAACATTCTAGCCTGTAAACCTATAGTCATAGCTGCCATATCTTTCTCAAACTCTGTTGAAGGAGTAAGACATTTTAATGAGTTTATAACACAAATGTCAAATACACCACTAGCCATTGCAGCTTCCATTCTATCTAAAGCAACTTCTGCTGCTCCATCTTTATCTAAATGTATGATTACGAATCTTTCTAAATCTATACCGAATACTGATTCTAAAGCCTCTATTTCTAAAGACTCTTCTGATTCTAACCATAAAGCCATGAAATCGGGGTCCTTTTTCATATTCATACCTATTGTTTCTAGCATATGAGATGTTTTACCTGAATCTGAATCTCCAGCTACTATCATAACCTTTCCTCTTGGTATTCCCCCTCCAGTTATTTCATTAACTCTTAATGATGGTGTAGGTATCCAATCTATTGTTAACTTCTCTCTTATCTCTTCGTCTGATGCAAATCCTATAACAGATTTTCCAACCTTGTCATTTATTTTGCTTATCATTCCAGACATCATTTTTTTCTTTTCAGCTAAACTCATTTTTTTCTTCGCCATTAACTAAATCCTCCCGAAAACTATTCTATCTTCTATATATAATTATTATACACGTACTATACGTGTAAGTCAACCTATATTTTGTCTATAAAAGCTTGTAAAGCAGCTTTTAAATTTGTAACATCTGCTATGTTTTTATCTATAGCTGATATTGCAACTTTAGGTGCTTCTTCTAATGTTTTATTAAGCTCTGCTATTTTAGCATTTAATATCCAAATAGCAGCTTTTAGTATAGGTTTTGTAGCAACCATATCTACAGAGGTTTCATCTTCGTTCTTACAGAACTTGCATAATTCCTCACTAACTAAAGCTGTAACATTTTCTTTAGTTCTACTTTCTTCTAATATGGATGCATTCAATATAGAACCAAAGAAGTTCCATAGAGAGTTTCTTAATGCGTCTTGTGTTTCTGTGTACATATCATTCACCTCTTTATTTAGTTGTATTTATATAAACCGTAGAGGTGCAATAACCTCCACGGGCTATTGTTTAATTATTGTGTTGTTTCACAAACAACTGCATCTATACTATCTGTACTGGATAATATAAATTCTTTTATTTCTTGTATCAATTCTTCACCTATTACCTCTTCAAATTTATCTTCCAATCTATTTTCTAAAGCTATTAAATAAGCATTTAAGGCGGTAGGTATAGACAATGGGTGTATTCTCTCTATAAAGTTAGATGCAAAACTATGTGAATACTTAACATCTTTACATTTCTCTATAGAATCTTTTCTAAATATATTTGCTCTCATTGACTTTTTATTTAATTCTCTTTCAGGTATAGCAGCAGCATGTTTAGAAGATAATAAATTAAAATACTTCTTTCCATCTTGTCGTACTGTAAGTATGGTCATTAATTGAGTTTCTTTTATATCAAGTTTCTCTTCCATAACTGCATATGCACCTTCCCAGTACTCTGCTTTTTCTTCTGCTTTTAATAGATTAGACTTAATCTCTTCTATTTCAGCATTATTTACAGTAGGGTTATTATTAGCTTGTTCTAATTCAGCTTCTAATTCCCTTACTCTTCTTCTTAATTCTACATTAACTTTTTTGTTATAAGTTTTATTTCTATTAGCTTTTAATAAATCTTGTTTAGTTTTATCTAAAACTTCATTTGCTAACACTAAAGCTTCAGCTATCTTTTGTTCTGGTGTCTTTTCTTCATCTGTTAAAGTGGCAACCATATTATTAAATGTTTTTTCTACTTCTATAAAATATTTTCTTACTAGTCTACCATTTTGACATTTAGACATCATAGCTAATTCTTTAGCTGTATCTAAAGTTAATATGTATTCTATAGATTTACCTTTACCTTGAGTAGCTGGTATATCTATAGTTATATAATCAATTTCACTGTTCCCATTTAGGGGAAGTGTTGAATCATTAGTTAATCTAACACCTGTATAATTCTTTAAGTTAGATTTTATCCAATCTGCAAATTTTTTTTTAACAGCTAATACTTGATGCAATTCTCTAGCATTAACTACTTTTATATCTTTATCAGTTGTATACACTGGAACTAACTCTTCTATTACAGAATTGTTTTCTATTCTTGTTAGTTTCATCTCAATAAGTCTCCTCCGAAATAATATGTATATTTAAAGTAATTATATTACAATTTTGGAAAAAAATAAAGCCCAGGATTAATTCCTGAGCTTATAGATTATTCTTCTTCCTCTTGTGTACTTTCTCCTGTGTTAGGAGCTATAGAAGCTACATTAGCAAAGTCTCCTTCAGATAATGTTATAGCTTTAGAACCTATAGACATTCTTCCTGAAGTAGCTATTGAACTAGCAGCTAATCTTATTATTTTACCTTGGTCTGTACCAACAAATAACTCATCTTCTTCATTAACAGCTAATACAGAAACTATATCTCCTGTCTTTTCTGTTATCTTATGACAAGCAACTCCTTTAACTCCTCTATTTTTAGCTTCCCAAGCAGAACCTTGAGTTTGTTTAGCTAAACCTTTAGCTGTTAAAGTAAGTATGTTAGTATTATCAGTTATTATTGTAGCTCCTATAACATAATCATCTTCAGCTACATTTATACCTTGAACACCAGCAGCACTTCTTCCTTGTGGTCTAACTGGTTTCTTAGATTCTGTAGATATAGTAAATCTAGCAGATTGACCTTTAGCTGTACATATTAATATGTCTTCTCCTTCTGTTGCTTTTAAACAAGTAGCTAATTCGTCCCCTTCTTTTATAGTTAATACTTTTGTAGCAGGGAATCTAGAAGATAAATCTTTAATAGCTAATCTCTTTATTTGTCCTAATGCAGTAACAAATATTATAGAACTATCTGCTTCATCTGCAACTCTTAATGACATTACAGATACTATATGCTCATTCTCTTGTAATGATATATAGTTATTTATATGTTTACCTTTAGCATTTTTCGCAACTTTAGGTATTTTATATCCTTTAACTTTATGACATCTTCCTATATTAGTCATAAATAATAAGTCGTCTTTAGCATTTATAGAGAATAAGTCAGTTACAACTTCATCTTCTTTTGTAACAGAACCTTTAACTCCTTTACCGCCTCTCTTTTGAGTAGTGTATTCTCTTTCTTCAACAGCTTTTATTAAACCATCTGAAGTCATAGAAACAACTAGAGGTTCATCTTTGATTAAATCTTCTTCAGATATATCTCCTCCGCCAGTTAAGTTAAATTGTGTTCTTCTTTCATCTCCGAATTTCTCTTTTAATTCGATTAATTCAGTTTTTAATTCATCAAGTGCTACATCTTCTCTTGATAATATTAATTGATACTTCTCTATTCTTGTAGCTAGTACATCATATTCATCTTGTAATTTACTTAATGAATCTTCATTAGTTAATGACTTTAATTTTACATCATCTATATATTTCGCTTGTTCCATATCAAACTCAAATGTATCCATTAATGCTTGTACAGTATCTTTTTGAGTCTTTTGTATTTCTACAACTGTATCAAAGTTTTCAGCAGCAGTAGCTATAGCCTCTATGATACGAGCTCTTTTTAAATCTTTATCAAGGTCGAATTGAGTTCTTCTTAACATAACATTCATAGCATGAGATAAATATTCATCCATATATCCTTGTAACGTAACTGTTACTGGTCTACCTTCTAATAAAGCAGTCATATTAAATGTTATGTTCTTTTGTAAATCAGTCTTCTTATATAATTGATTTAATACTAATTCAGCATTTGCATCTTTCTTTAATACTACATCAACTTTTACACCATTTTCTTCAGAAGACTCATCTATTACTTCTTTTATTCCTTCTATTTTATTATCAGATATTAAACCTCTTACTTTTTTACAGAAGTCTCCAGGACTTAATTGATAAGGGAATTCAGTTATAACTATAGCTTGAACACCTTTCTTTATGTCTTTAATTTCTGCTTTAGCTCTTAAAGTAACTTTACCTTTTCCTGTTTCATATGCTTTCTTTAAGTCTTTTTTAGAAACTATAACTCCTCCATCTGGAAAGTCAGGTCCTTGTATATGAGCCATTAAATCTTCAAGAGTAGTTTCTTTTTCATTTAATGTGTTATCAACATATGCAGTAGCTGCATCTAATAACTCTGTCATATTATGTGGTGGTATAGAAGTAGACATCCCAACAGCTATACCTTCAGTCGTGTAAATCTTATATTTCTATAAGCACTGACTATCTCTTACAAGTGATATCATATATCTCACTTGCACACCTGTTTCGGTTCTCAGCAGCTTCGTTTCCTAAAACTGCGACACTAACCATTATTGTGTCCCTACGAGCCTATTAAGGCTCTAGTCGATACGCCATACTATTGATTCGTCCATGATTGAGTATCTTTATTATATATAGGTAAATGATTATAAGTTTTACCTCTAACCATTCTTGAGAATACGTCTTGATTTTTATTTTTTCCGTACTTCTTAAATAAAGTGCCTATACTATTATTAACGTATTCTTCTCTTATTTTAATAACTTCTTCGTCAGTATATAAAGCATTATGATTATTACTTCCAATAGCCTTATAGTCTCTTATTGGATAGCTTTCATTTTCTTGTCTATATTTTTTGCCATTATTAATATCATCTATTAATGAAGGACTACAATTAAATTGTTTAGCTATCTTTATATTAGATATTTTATTCTCTTTTAATAGCTTAATTATATTTGCTATTTCGTCATTATTAAACTTTTTTAAATGACTTTGAGAATTAGTTTTTGGTTTAAGATTTTTATTATACATTTCATAACCTTCTTTTACAAATTTTTGTATCCACTTTTCTTCTATATCAGTTATATCTATCGTTTCAACAATTTCAAATGTAAAGTTATCTTCACCGTATTTTCTAATATCTTGATATAGCTCCCAATCATATTGTTTGTGATTAACATCAAAAGCTTGTCGTTTGTGATTTCCAAGCCTTCCTTCAACTCTTCCTGATTGTCCTATATATATTTTATTAGTAACATTATTAGTTATTTTATATATCCCTATTATCCTACTGTAACTCCTTTTTATTTTTTACTATATGACGGAATTACAGTCTCAAATCAAAAGTTTTAGCACGGGATTCCCATATCTCAAAGGACTTAGGGTTCCCCGTTAGCTATATAGCTATTATTTTTTGTGCTATATAACCTCGCTGGTTAAGCGATTAAGGTGTGTCATGGCACTTTTACATACCATTCGCCATAAGCATAGGCAACATACAAGGGAATTCTACTGGTTCAATTTCTGTATCATCATAGTTAGGTTTAAAATCTACTGTATTCTTATGAGAATCAGCTAACATTTGTTCACCTATTGGTGACATTTTTATTTCTGTATATCTCATAGCCGCAGCTGGGTCTCCGTCTCTAGAACCATTATTACCATCTAATTTAACTAACGGATATCTAGTGTTCCATTCTTGAGCCATTCTTACTATAGCTAAGTAACAAGCTTGGTCACCATGTGGATGATACTTACCTAACACATCTCCGACAACTCTTGCCGATTTCTTAGGCTTTGAATTAGCTTTTAAACCCATCTCATTCATTGAGTATAAACTTCTAGCTTGAACTGGCTTTAAACCACTTCTTATATCTGGTAAAGCTCTATCTCCTATAACAGAGTGAGCATATCTTTTGTATCTTGGTCTCATTACATCTGCGATACTTCTCGTAATTATTCTTTCTGCCATTATCAATATCCTCCTGTTTTATATATTGTCTTTTACTATTTTCTTAAGTTTTTCTGTTACCCATTCCAACAGTTCTTCATTTGGCTTTTGTGTTGAATAATATTCCTCACAAGCCGCTAATGTTCTTTTATATTTAGCTTCTAAGATAGCATCAATTTGGTCCAATGAATATATACCTCTTCTTATATTTAATAGCTCTTCTTTGTCTTTATCTTCAAAATAATTTATAGCTAAATGGAAAGGATGCTCCATATTCATCTCTATAAAATGTTTATATCTAACTAAGAAGTCCATTATTCTATAAGCCCCCATTGCATGTTTTGGAGCATATCCTAAAGATTCAACATGGTCTTTTCCATTGTTAGACATCATCTTTCTCTTATTAAAATACATTCCTTTACAAGCATAGAATAAGTAAGGCATATTCATCTTACATATTTCTTCTCTTCTATCTATTATTGCTTTAACATCATTATAATTAGGATGTTCTTTAGGCAATAATATCTCTAACTCTTTAGAGTATAATACCTCTATATAATTTACATTAGCTTTAAAAAATAAACTACTTAATTTTCTTATATCATATACAACGATATCTTCTTCTGATGATTCTACACTAACAGAATAATCTTTTCTTTCGTATAAATCATCATAAGTAGGTAAAACAAACAGTTTATAGTCTTTATCTGACTCAGGAGTATTTAAGTTGTAGTTGTGAGAACCAACTAAAGCTTTTAATACTGACACTCTATTGTTTGTTAAATTATCTGTCATATCCAATCTCCTTATATTTTCTTAAAGAGAGGTTGCCCTCTCTTATATTAATTCACCCATGTCTTCTTCTAATATCATTTCTTTTCTTAAAGCTACATTATCTCCCATACAAGTAGTTATTATAGTTTCATCATATTCTATATCGTCTATACTAACTTGTATAAGTACTCTTGAGTCTTTATTCATAGTAGAGTCTCTTAAGTCTATAGCTTCCATTTCTCCTACGTATAATTCCAATGTTTCCATCGGTACTGACTATTTCTTCACTCAGGCTGATAACTAACTGCCTTCAACGTGCAACCCATTTCGAATTACGTATCAATAGTAATTCTACTTGCCAACAACGGCAATAGTCGATACAGGTTTATACTACAATATGTTTCCAATTACAATTGTACCAAATATTTTCAAAGCTTTTAAGAGTAAGTCTATCTTTATAGTTTTCATAAACTACGGATTTCTTTTCTCCATTTTTCTTTTTAGTTCTTATATCAATAACATCTTCATCTTTAATAGCAGAAGTTCCATTTTTCTCTCCTCTATTAGCAGTATTATTTTTATGAAATTCTTTATTCTCTTTAGTATAAACTTCTGGCATTACACTCTTCCAAGTGTAACCGTTCCATATTTTATGGAAACCAGTCTTATTTATAATATGAGAATAATCATCATAAACATCTTGTTTCCTTTCTAGATTATTATATCTAGTTCTTATATTTTCTACTTCTAAAATAGTTAATTTAGAATTATGATGTTTTTCTAAACCATACCCATTGTATCCTTCAGCAATAGTGTTTAATGTTTCAATATAATAAGACTCTCTTTTAAATAAATCTTCTTCTTTACATTCTTCAAGAACTTCTATTTTAAAGTTATTTATTCCATATTGTCTTATTGCAACATATAATTCTTTTTCATATTCTTTATTAGTAGAATCATTATATCTTTGTTTATGACTATTCCATCTTTTATTGATATTTGAACTACAACCTATATAAGCCTTGTTGTTTATTATATTTGTTATTTTGTAAATTCCACATTTATTTAACATTCCATTCCTCCTAGACCTTACTTTGTTAAATAAATTGTAGCATTTTCCCACGAGACTTGCAATACCTTTTTACAATTAATGTAAATGGCTCCAGCATCCCTCGTTAGCAGTTCTGATGAACTACCCCACTGATAAGTGGAAAAGGTTGTAAGGGCTCGGAATCTCTAACCCTTTGTATCTAGTAACTTGACATCTTTCACCCATTTCAGCTAATGCTTGGTCCTTTTCATCTACTGTATAACAGTATCTATATTCTTTTTTGTTTTTATAAACTTTGAATAAAGGTGGACAAGATATATATAAATGTCCATTTTCTATAATAGGTCTCATGAATCTATAGAAGAATGTTATCCATAAAGTTTGTATGTGTAATCCGTCATCATCCGCATCCGCAGCTATTATTATTTTATGATATTTTAAATTATCTAAATTAAAATCTTCTCCTATACCAGTACCTAATGCTTTTATAACATCTTCTAGTTTAGGTGATTTTAATATATCTGATAACTTAGAATCTTCAACATTATTTATCTTACCGAATACAGGCAATATTGCTTGAGTTTTAGCATCTCTTGCTTTCTTACAAGAACCTCCTGCTGAATCTCCTTCTGCTAACCAGATTTCACATTCTTCTGCATTCTTAGAAGAACAAGTAGTTAATTTATCTGGTATTCCTCCAAATAACTTTTTAGCTCCTCTTTCTGCCTCTCTTGTTTTTCTAACTGCCTCTCTAGTTTGTTGAGCTTGTATAGCTTTAGCTACTATTAATTTAGCTGTTTCAGGATTCTTATCTAAGAATTCTTCTATCATTTCTACAGTAGCTTCTCTTACAACCGCTCTTATACCAGGCATATTAAGTTTAGCTTTACCTTGTCCATCAAAAACAGGGTTAGCAACTTTAACTGATATTACAGAAACTAAACCTTCTCTAACATCATCTTGCACTAAAGATACTAATTTACCTTTAGTTGTATTTTCATAGTAGCTATTAATAGCTCTATATAGACCTTCTTTAAATCCAGTAGCGTGATGTCCTCCTAATGGGTTAGGAACATTATTAGTAAACATATACATTTCTTCTGAATAAGTAGTATTATAACCTAAAGCTATGTCTACATCTATTTTACCGAATTTATCGTTTTCTACTTCAAAAGTAGTATGAATTGGTTCTACTATAGTTTCTTTCTTTTCAGAAAGTTTTTGTATATAAGCTGTTAATCCATCAGGATTACAGAATGTAGTTTGTATTTGTTTCCCATTATAATCTATATCAACATGTATAGATAAGCCAGGATTTAAGAATGTTAATTGTTCCATTCTCTTTACTATTGCTGGTATATCATAATCATCATCAACCCATATACTCATATCTGGAATTAATTCAATTAATGTACCATGTTGTATTTCATCCTCTTCAGCTTCTCCTATTTCAACAAGCTCTTGAGTCAGTAATCCTTTTTCCCAACCTAATTGATATTGAGTACCTTCTTTAGTTATAGTAGCAACAAATTGGTCACAAGTAAAGTTGACAGCTGATGCTCCTGTACCGTTTACGTTTTTCTTCATATAAGACGTTACTCTTATACCGTTAATTTAATAACCGCTCATGTTTCCATGAGAACCAGACTATATCATATATCTCTCCAACATTAGCTCGAAGAGATATCTTCCCATTTCCACTCACTTGAGTGTACGATACTCACTTCCTTCTATGGTTTTTCTCCAATAGAAGTGTTTTCTCTAGTCGTTGAACTTTCATTATTAATATATCCGAATTGCCTTTCATAATACAATCTTGCATCAATTGCTAATTGTTTTGCTTTTTGTTCACCATATTTTTTACATCCAAAGTTTTTCCTAACTTTTTTACCATTTTCATCTCTTATTTCCATGCACCATCTGTTTCTTTTTTCGTCATATCTGATTCCTGGTATTCCACTTGTATTATTAGATTTAATTGGTAAGTTTCTTTTATTTCCAGAATGATTAGTTATTCTTAAGTTTTCTTTCATGTTATTTTTTGGATTTCTGTCAATATGGTCTATTATAATGTTTTTATCAGTAACTCCTAAAATTAATCTATGAATATATTGTTTTGTATTGCTACAAACATAATATCCATTCCCTTTAGGCATTATGCTCCATACATAATTTTTACATAATTCCACATCTTCTAAATCAATATAAACATCATGGTAGCCATGTGTAGCAGAAAATAATTTAATTATTGCTTTATCTTCTAGTTCTTCTATTAAGCATAATGGTTTATCTAAACTTTCTTCTGCTTTTAAAGCCAGTTCTTTTGCATATTTACCATATCTTGATACAGAATAACTTACGTTTCTTCCGCTCAATGTTGTACTTGTATAACTGTCTCTTGATTTTATATATTTCATATTTTATTTCAATTCGGTTTTATATTTATTAATAAAGCTTAGCTGCTGATTAGCATATCTTTTGACTTAGCCTCCCAGCAATTAGAGAAGTTTAACGAGGACTAAACTTGTAAGTCAATCCTCCTGTTTTTATACCTTGTTCTAGCATAGAACCTTTAGCATTAAATTTACCTCCAGACTTTAATTGTCCTAAAGCAACTTCTGCCATAGATTTACTAGGGTCATCTTTAGACGGTGTTAAAGGTACTCCTCTACCATCATCTTGTACTCTCATAACCTTATTAGATTCTATTTGTAACCATATATTTTTACAGTATCCAGCCATAAATTCATCTACAGCATTATCTACTATTTCATAAGCACAATAGTTCATATTAGGTAAGTACATACCTCTTCTTTGTCTAACGTGTTCAACATCTGAAAGAGTCGTAATTTCTACTTCATTAGCAATATTCTTCTTCGTCATAAATTTTCCTCCTATATAAATAAAAAAAGAGCTATTAAAAGCTCTCTTAATATTTTATATTAATTATTTTTTCATGTCAACTTCTCTAGCTACTTTAACAGTTCCTTCGTCTTCTAAAGTTTCTATTTTGAAGTTACCTGTTACTTTACCTATAAATGCTGATACAAGAGTTTGACAATTTTCCTCTATAGTAAATTCGTCATTATACTCTGCTGTTAATTGTGCAGGATAATATTTGTTACCATAGATTTGTTTTTTCATTGTGTCTTCAGCTATTAATATAATAACTTGTTGTCCATTGTGTAGTTTGAACATTTTCATTGTTAACACATAAGTATTATCCATTATGTTTACTTTGACTACTGGGTTAAGTGCTAACATTCTTGCTATATATTCAGCTTGGTCTCTTATATCATCTTCAGCTTTAATTGCGTTATCAATTTCTTTGATACCGTCTTCTATAAATTGGTCTATCTTTCTATCTTTATCGTTTATCATATAAAAATACCTCCGTATAATTTCTATATATTTAATATATTATACAGAGGTATTATTATTTCAGATTATTTACCTAATTTCTTAAGACTTCCTAATTTTTTAGGTCCTCCAGCAGTTGGTGCTTTTGGTGCAACTCCTGGTGCTTTAGCAGGTGCAAATGATGGTGCAGCACTTCCTGTAGATTTCTTAGCTCCTGTTGAAGCAGTTTTTCCAGCAGGTGCAAATCCAAATAATTTATTTACTAGGATTTCTTCTCCTCCATCTATTATTTCACCGTCTTTTTCGTAATCCTTACCAGCTTGAGCTCTACCTTGTACAGTTATGAAATCTCCATTAGAGTAGTTTTCATTAACAGCATCAGCAGCTGTTCCGAATAATACTAATTTAACTAATTGTTCTTCATAGTATTCAGAACCTTCTTTCTTATATCCTTTAGATACTCCTACTGTTAAGTACATTAAAGATTTCTTTTCTCCAGAACCAGCAAAGTATCTCATAGCATTAGAGAAGTTAGCTATTCTACCTCTTACTAATCTATCTCCTTGAGAAGTTATATTTAATGTATTGTATTCATGTTTCTTTTGAACTAATACTTCCCAACTACCTGGCACTATTTCACCTTCATTATTAGTGTAGTCATTACCCATTACTAAGTTTCCTTCTAGAACTACATCTTCCTCTTTAGACCATGTTTCAGATATTCTTTCAGCAGCGTATCCGAATGCTTTACATCTTATAAAATCAGACTTATATGTACCGTCCTCTTCTTTTCTTGTATTTACTGCTAATGAAAAACTAACAAAAGCTTTCTTTTCTCCTTCAGCAGCTCTGAAATTTGGTTCACTTAATATTCTTCCTATAAATATTTGCATTTTAAATATCCTCCTTATTGCCTTACGGCATACCTAATTAACTTTATTTTATCATTTATTTCAATTTATTGCAAAAAAAAGAAGCCCCACTCTCTGGGGGCTTATCCTATATTTCATGAGGCGACCTTTGCATATTGCTTCCTCACCTACATATTACTATTACTTTATGTTTTATCACATATAAAATTAGAAAAATTTAGTAAGTTTATTTAAGTTTACTGTTCTTCATCACTCATAGCTTCACCTATAGATGTAACTATGTATTCTAAGTTATCATTGTTAGTGAATTCATATATATCATTGAATTGTCCATCAGATAAATCAGATATAAAAGCATTTATATCTTCTATTCCTACTTGTTGCATGTAATAACTTAACATCATTTTATCTTCACTATCTGTTAAATTAGTAAATGTAGCGTATATTGGCATTAAGTTATAAGCTGTTAAGTTCTGAGCTAATCCTAATATAACTTCTTCTTCAACACCAGCTTCTTGCATAGAAGGTGCAACTGCATTCCAAGCCTCTGTTATATCTAAATCTATAACATTACCTTCTTCATCTTCTACTTGAACTATTATTGGTTCAGCAGTAACTTCTTCTGTATTAGGGTCTACATCAACCTCAACTGGTTCTGCTTTCTTTTTAGAAGCTTTCTTAGGTTTTTCTTCTTTAACAGGAGCTGGCTCTTCAAAAGTTATTGGAGCATCAGCTTGTATTGGGTCTTGTTCTATATCAACTGAAACAGGTTCTTTAACTACGTCATTTTTAATAGCGTCTTTACCTGTTGGTAATGAATTTGAATCAAAAGAAGCTGTTAAGTTCATGTTAGATAAAGCTCCTATTAATTGTGTTCTAACCATACCTCTTTGATATGGGTCTGTCATTAATTCTAAATCTTCTAATACTAAAGCTATTTGTTCATTTATTGTGTTTATCATTTTTCAATATCCTCCTAATTATTCTTGTATTTCTAATTCTTCTTCAGTTGTATTAGATATATAATTTACTTTTAAATTTTTATCTACAACAATTGCACTTATTGTTTTCTCTCCTGGAGCTTCGAACATTGGCTCTTTTAATATGTCTTCTACTATAGAACGTAATGCTCTTGCACCTATTTTTCTTGTTTTAGCCTCTTTAGCTATTTTAAATAAAGCTTCTTCTGAGAATGATAATTCTACATTATCCATTTCAAAACTCTTTTGGAATTGCTTTATTATTGCATTATTTGGTTTAGTTAGTATTTCAACTAAAGCCTCCTCAGATAATTCTTGTAAAGCAGTTACGATTGGGAATCTACCTAACAATTCTGGCATCATACCAAAGTTTTTTAAATCCTCGTGTTTAACTTGTATTATTAATTCATTATACTTTTGAGAATCTTTTCTTGTATCTACTTTACCAGTAAATCCTACAGACGAAGATTTATCATTAGATTTAAGTCTTTTTTCTATAACTTTTTCTATACCTTCAAAAGCTCCAGATAATATAAATAATACATTAGTAGTATCAAACTTTATAGTACCTGTTTTAGTTTTTATATCAAAGACTCCTCCTTCAACTATTTTAAGTAAACTCTGTTGAACTCCTTCACCTTTAACATCTCTAGCTCCATTCCCGTTTTTCTCTCTTTTTAACTTATCACCTTCGTCAAGAAGTACTATCCCTTTTTGAGCTTTTTCTAAATCATTATCAGCAGCTGCTAATAAATTCTTTAGTATATCTTCTGTATCTCTACCAACGTATCCTGTAGATGATATAGAAGTAACATCTTCTATAACTAATGGTAAATCCATTGCTTTAGATAAAGCTTTTACAGAAGCTGTTTTACCTGAACCAGTAGAACCAACTAATAATACATTAGACTTTTCTATCATTAAATCTTCTTCTGATTGATTTAATCTTTTATAATGATTATATAAAGCTATAGCTAATGTTTTCTTAGCATCTTCTTGTCCTATTATCCATTCATCTAATTGAGATTTTATTTTCTTAGGTGTTACTTCATTTAAGTCTTGTTTAACAGCTTCATTCTTTTTAGATGAATCATTCATTAATTCAAGACAAGCTTTAACACATTTCTCACATATAACCGTACTTGGGTCTGTCCCTAAGAATACTAATTCTTCCTCTGATGCTACTTTCTTTTTATCTATTTTTTTGCTACAAAATGAGCATTGTACTTTTTCTGACATATATCAATTTCCTTCCTTTATTTTATCAATTCATTTTATAATTTATTTAATATAGACATGAATATAGTTCTATCAAATGTTGTACCGAATTTTATAGTTCCTCCATTGCTGTTAGTTAAACCTCCAGCATCTTGTATGGCTCTTTCCATAGATACTCCTCTAGCTGTTTTTATTCTAGCTATTTTAGTAGTCATATTAAATATAACTACAGCATCTATATCTTTTTCTTGAGCTAATATGTGATTAGCTAATTCTATTTCATACATTTCTCCATAGGTAACTGCAAACTTTTTGCTACCTAATTCAACTATTTCATATCTTTTGTTTTGTATGTTATTAGTCATTATCTTTTTAGCAAAGATAAGCATTTCTTTTTCTGTTTCTGTAACTATTTCTTCTTTTAAAGATATTCTTTCTGCTATTTTATCTATTATTTCTTGTTTACCTAGATATTTAGAAAGTTCATCTATATTCTTACCAAAGTATAATCTTTTTTCTGCCCAAGACCAATCTATATAGGCAGTTACATTTTCTTTAAATATATCTAAAGAATGATTATTAAAATCTTCTGGATACATTTCATTACACTTTATATATAAATTTTCAAAACAATTACATACTAACAATTCTGAACTCATATTTAAATAAGATGCATTTTTAAGTCCAACAGCGATGACCATTTCATATTTAGCTGCATCTTCTTGATATTGACTAACTGGTGTTTTATAACTATAAAATTGTGTATCTATATTATCCCCATGTATATACTTTAAAAGTATAGCTGATGCTATACCTTCAAAGTCATTTTTAGTTATTAATAATATTCTATTCATTTGAGATTCCTTTTCTGCTTTCTATAACAGAATCTATGATTCCGTATTCTATAGCTTGTTCTGCTGTTAACCAGTTGTCATATCTCATTAATTCTTCGAATTGTTCTGCTGTTCTTTTTCCTTGTGACATTCTTGCATATTCTTCTATAAGCATTTGATGTAATGATTCTACATGTTTCCAATTAGACTCCATAGAGTGATAATCTCCTTTCACTCCTGAAGATAATCTATGTATCATTATTTGAGAACGTCTTAACATATGTCTTTTACCTGGAGTTCCAGATGCTAATAAGAATGAACCCATTGAAGCTTGCATTCCTAAACCTACAGTTCTTACATCACATGATATAAATTCCATAGTGTCAGCTATAGCTAACCCATCCATTACAGAACCTCCTGGTGAATTTATATACATAGTTATCTCTGCATGTGGGTCTTGTTTTTCTAATAATAGTAACTGTGCTACTACTGATGACGCCATTGCAGTATTAACTTCACTTTCTACAACTATTACTCTATCTTTTAATAAACCTGAAAATGGGTCAAACGTACTTGTTTTACCATCTTCAACCTCTATAACTTGAGGTACTATTGCATTTCTTGGTATTTCTAATTTCATATCAAATCTCCTCCTGATTATATTAAATATTCTATATCTTTATCTATCTAACAAGTATACCTTACTTATTAAATAAAAAAAAGAACTAAATAATTAGTTCCTCTTTTTATCT